CACAAGGTACAGTAGGTTCACAAGGTACGGTAGGTTCACAAGGAACTCAAGGTCTTCAAGGTCTTCAAGGTCTTCAAGGTCGTCAGGGTCTTCAGGGGACTCAAGGTACGGTAGGTTCACAAGGTACAGTAGGTTCACAAGGTACAGTAGGTTCACAAGGTACAGTTGGTTCACAAGGAACTCAAGGTCTTCAAGGTCTTCAAGGTCGTCAAGGTCTTCAGGGGACACAAGGTACAGTAGGTTCACAAGGTACGGTAGGTTCACAAGGAACTCAAGGTCTTCAAGGATCGGCAGGACCATCAACAACTATTAATGCTACAGACACAACAACAAATGCGACATTTTATCCAGTATTTGTTGCTGCTGCAGGATCAAACCAAACCGCAAGTGTAAGAACTACAGCAACGGCATTTACATTTAATGCAAGCACTGGTGACTTAACAGTTGGTGGATCAATAACTGCAAACTCTGATGAAAGACTAAAAACTAATATTCATACAATTGAAAATGCACTTGAAAAAGTTATTAATCTTAGAGGTGTAGAATATGATCGTATTGATACTAACGTTCACACCATAGGTTTGATTGCACAAGAGTTGGAAACAGTATATCCAGACCTCGTTATAGAAAGTAATGGATACAAATCAGTTGCTTATGGAAATCTTGTTGGATTACTCATAGAAGCAATTAAAGAACAACAAGTTCAAATTCAAAATTTATACAGCATTATAAATAGAAACAAATCAACTTAATGAATTATGTCATCAGTAGTAATAGGAGCTAATGGAGGAGCTTTTGTTGGTTGTAGTACTGCAATTGATGCCAATCAAACTCTCACTACAACCTATAATTGGATGACAATAGGTCCTACAACTATAAATAGTGGTGTCACAGTCACTATAAATACTGGTGCTCGTTGGGTTATTGTTTAATTGAGGAATTATGATTAATACAAGAATAATTTATCCAAATGATGAAGGTGGAGTTTCTGTAATAATTCCTACTATGGAATGTCTCTCACTTGAAAAATTAATTGAAAGTGTACCAGAAGGAAAACCATATCAAGTTGTTGATATTTCGGAAATTCCTAATGATAGAACTTACAGAAATGCTTGGACTTATGAGGAGGTTTGAAAATGCCTATTGGAATTAATATAGATAAAGCAAAAGAAATTCACAAAGATAAAATTCGTGAAGTAAGAAATCCTTTACTTGAGCAAAAGGATGTGGAGTTTATGAAGGCACTTGAAGTAGGAAATTCTACTAAAGTTGCAGAAGTTACTACAGAAAAACAAGCACTTCGTGATGCAACCGCAATTATTGATGATGTAATTCCAACAGCAACTGATGTTCTTGGAGTGACTGAAGAACTCAAGCAAGTTTGGAATGAAAATGTTTTAGGTCCAAATCCACTGGTATAAACTATGAGTACTTTAAGTGTAGGTACAATTCAAAGTAACACTACTTCTCCACCAACTATCAATAATAGTGCTGGAACTCAAATTGGAACTTTTTGTAGATCCTGGGTGAACTTTAATGGTAGTGGAGTTGTTGCTACTCGTGCTTCTTTTAATGTACTTAGTATTACTGATAATGGGACTGGAGACTATACGGTGAACTTTACGACTGCGATGCCCGATGCGAATTACTCGGCAGTATTTTCTGCGAACTATGAATCTACATCAGCGAATCTCTATTACGGATTAACTGCTTCACGACTCTTAGCATCAGGTAGTTGTCGTTTTGTCACTGGTCCAGAGGGCACCACCAACGCCAGATGGGTTGCGGACGACTACGCCACTGTGAATGCCGCCATCTTCAGATAAGAACCCCCCATAAAAATCATCATATACCTCACAAAATCTCCACATTTCCAGAAACAGTAATTTATCCACCACCACAAAATGGCAATCACAGTTTCAGGACCAACTATAATTTTTGATGATACTAGTGTTGCACAAGCAAGTCTTTATAATGAAACTTTTGGTACTGGAGTTTTTCCTGAAGGTGGCACAAGTCTCACTATTTCAGGAGGAACAGCATTTTCAAGTGCTACTGGTGGTAAAGGAAATGTAGCAACTGTTGTGGGTGTAAAAACAGATGCTTCTGTGATACTTGAAACACCTCAAAGTGGAAGTGTAACTGTAAATCCAATTGTATCTGGAGTTTATGTTTTTGCTATTGGAGGTGGAGGAGGTGGTGGTGGATTCTCCGGTCCTTTAACACGTGTTACTGGAACAGCTGGAACTCCTTCGTTTTTTTCTACTGTTGTTGGAGGTGGAGGAGTTGGAGGTTCTCCAGCTGGGTCTACGACTGCGGGGGCTGGTGGACCTGCAACTGGAGGAACAACAAATACACCAGGAAGTGCCGGTGGTGCGGGTGGTAACAATGTAATTGTTCCGTCTGTTCCAACTGCTACTGGTGGTGCTGCTGGAGGATTTCCAAATGGAATATCCGGAGCAGGAGGAGCAGCTGCTCTAGCAGCTGCTCTTTCGTCTATACCTGGAGGTCCTGGAAGTCCCTTTGGTGGTGGAGGTGGTGGTGCTAGTTCTGGAGCAGTCCTCCTCGGCGCCGTCGCCGCCGGTGGAGGTGGTGGAGGACTTGCAATTCATTCAAGACTTACTATAACTGGAGGTTCTCCATATTCATATCAAGTGGGTGCTGGCGGTGGTGCTGGTACTGGCACTGGTGGTCCTGGAGGGATTGGATATTTAAAATTTGTTTTATATGATTGATTCAAAATAAATAGTTCAAATGATTTGATTTTTTATGGCATTTCAGACATTATGGTATGATACTAATCTACCTGAAGATATTATAAGTATTTTAGAAAAAGATTTAAAAGTCTTTGAAAATAATTTTGGGGATTCTGTGATTGGATATGGTGGTCAGGGAGAAGTAAATAAGGGCATTAGAAATAGTAAAAATGTATGGATTCCTACTACACACTGGATTGGTGGATTTCTTTGGCATTATGCCACAAGAGCAAATAGAGAAAATTTTCTTTATGATTTAACTTGTATTGATGGGGAGAATTTACAATATACAAGATACTCAGAAGGTGAATTTTATAATTGGCATACTGATGCAGGTATAGATGTTTCTTACAAACCACAAAATATTACAACTTCTGGTGTTAATGACCCACAAGATTTTATTGCAACAAATGTAGAATATGTAAGAAAACTTTCTTTTAGTTTACAACTTTCAAATTTTGATGAATATACTGGAGGTGAAGTCCAGTTTCTTGATAATTCTGGGAAACCTTATTTTATGCCAAAGCAAAAAGGGACTATTGCATTTTTTGATTCAAGAACACCACATAGAGTAAAGAAAGTAAAATCTGGTGTCAGAAAATCTTTAGTTGGGTGGATTATTGGTCCAAGATTTCGCTAAACAACAACAAAAATGAGGAGATTTTATGATGGAAAGACAATATCCACAAAAACAAACCTTACCAACCTATCAAATGACTAATCATCAGTCATTTGAAAAAAATGGATATCTTTTTGTTCCAGGTATGGTAACAAATCCAGAAATGATTTTTTCACCAGTTCCAGAAGAAAGAGGGCAAATTAATTATTTTGGAAAAAATAAATCTAATTATGAACCAGAAGAAAAACAAGTTCAAGGTTCATTATCAAGATATAATTTTCCTCCATATAAAGAACTTCATTATCTTGTCAAAAAAGAAGTAGAAGATACTTTAGGTATTGATTTATATCCTACTTATTATTTTGATAGATTTTATTTTACTGGACAAGGATTGAAAAGACATAGTGATAGACCTTCCTGTGAAGTGAGTGTTACTCTTCAAATCAGTACAAATAGAAAAGAACCTTGGCCTATTTGGTTTGAGACACCCAATAGTAATGAAAGCTTTGTAAATATGAAAAATGGTGATGCAGTCATTTACAAAGGATGTGAAAGAGAGCACTGGAGGTATCCTTTAGAATCAAAATATAATAAAATTCAAAGAGTGTTTAAAAAAGATGATACATACCATCATCAAATCTTTTTTCATTATGTGAATGCAAATGGACCTTATCTTCCCTTTGCTTTTGATAGAACTTGATAAATAACTAAAAAGATTATAAAAATATGAGTACTTTAGCTGTAAATAAAGCAACTGATGTAGTAGGGACTTCTTTTTATGAATTAATGAGACTTGAAACAGCAAAATCTGCTACAGGCACCTCAGTTGAATACGCAAGTATTCCAAGTTGGGTAAAGCGAATTACGGTGATGCTTGCTGGAGTCAGCACTAGTGGCAGTAGTTTTATACAAATTCGCCTAATTGTCGGAGGAAGTGTTGTTAGTACAGGTTACCTTGGCACTGGTGGGGGTGGGGCTTTTACTACTGGATTTACGGATACAGTCTCCGCCGCCGCCGCTGTTCGCCATGGTCACTTGGTGCTGACGCAATTTTCCTCAACCCAATGGATTGGAAGCGGAAATATTGCGCGTTCTGACATAAGCAACATGAATACCATAGCTGGTTCAGTTACTATTTCTGGCACTGTCACAGGAATCCGAGTCACCACCGTGAACGGCACAGACACCTTTGACGCCGGTAACATCAACGTCATATTAGAAGGATATAACGTATAAGCACTTGTATAATTTTTGATTTTGATGTAAAATAGATACATAAGATAAATTAGAATGGTTATATGAACTTTGTAAAACTTGCTCTTGATAATGGTGGGTCAATACATCCCCTGATTCTTCCACATGAAGAACTCAAAGGACCATCAATTACAAATCCTTCGGTTTATAATGATAATGGTAGAATTCTAGTCAATCTAAGAAATATAAACTATACTCTTTATCATTCGGAAAAAAAGATTTATGAAAACCAGTGGGGACCACTAGTTTATATTCATCCAGAGAACGATTGGAGACTTCGCACTTGGAACATTATGTGCGAGATGAATGATGATATGAGTATTAAATCTTATCATCATATTGATACTTCAAAATTCCCAGATAAAGAACTGTGGGAATTTGTGGGACTAGAAGATTGTCGTATTGTTCGCTGGAACGATAAACTTTATGTAACAGGAGTGCGAAGAGACTTAGATACGATTGGAACTGGTCGTATGGAACTTTCGGAGATTGAAATTACTGAAAGTGGAGTTAAAGAAATCAGCCAGCGTCGTATTCCTGCTCCTCCACCAGATGAAGAATATTGTAATAAGAACTGGATGCCAATTCTGGATATGCCATATCATTATGTGAAATGGACGAATGGTACAGAAGTTGTTAAGTACAATCCAGAAAAAGGGACAACTGAAACTGTTGTAAGAAAAGACTGGAAGAATTTTGGAACGATTGACCTTCGTGGTGGTTCTCAGGTTATTCCTGTTGGTGAGTATCGTATGTGCCTGACACACGAAACTTATATGACTCAAAGTGCCGCCGGAAGAAAAGATGGTGTGTATCGTCACCGTTTTGTGGTCTGGGACAAGGACTGGAACATCGTTAAAGTATCAAGGCAGTTTTCTTTTATGAATGCCGAGATTGAATTTGCCGTAGGTATGGTAGAATACAAAGGTGATTATTTGATTACTTTTGGATTTCAAGATAATGCGGCATATTTGGTAAGAGCTTCTAAAGAATTTGTGTTGGACTTTATTGGTCTTGAAACTGTATCTGAACCACAACCGGAAGCATTCCCATCATTCACTGGTTATCCTACAGAATCATTAGAAGGTCATATCTATTATACAAATGAGGAATGGACTTTACGACCATTTTATGTGAATATTATTGAGTTTCTTAAAGAGAAGAAAATCAAATCTGTTCTTGATGTGGGTGGATGTACTGGTGAAGTTCCCAAAATTATGTTCTCAAAAATTCCATCTCTTGATACTGCACTAATTCTTGAACCAGTTCCTGTGAATTTTAACTTCATTCAAGAAAGATTTAAGAACGAGTATCGTATTAAAGTTATCAATAAGGCACTATATTACGGACAAGATTTCATTTTACTTGGTCAATCTGATGGTAATGTGGGTGGATATAATATGCACTCCAATAATCACACGATTCAGTTTAATGATATTCCTACTATAACTTTGGAAAATCTTCCCAAATATGATTTTCTGAAGATTGATATTGAAGGTGCAGAAAAAAATATTCTTGAAAATGCAACTTGTTTTGCGGACTTCAAGTATATTGCAATTGAATTTCACGATGAACTGGGAACTATTTGGCCTGAATTGGTTGAGAAATATATTCCCACTCATAAGATTGCGGTGGATGGTAGATTGTATGAAAATTCAGAATCGGTATTGCTTGAGTTAAAATGATGGAACATATTTGTGGAAGTGATAATTTCGGTGAAGGTTGGTTTTCTTATCCCAATCTTTACTCTAGAATTGTGAAACGATTTCCTTCGGGTAGTCGTTTTGTGGAAGTTGGTTGTTGGAAAGGTAAATCAGCAGCATATATGTGTGTTGAGATTGCCAACTCCAATAAGGATATTGAGTTCTTCTGTGTAGATACTTGGGAAGGAAGTGTTGAGCACGAAGGAATGGAAGAGTTATCTAAACTCTATGATATCTTTATTGACAATATGAGACCTGTTGGTGAATATTATTTTCCACTTAAGATGACTTCTCTTGAGGCAGTCAAAAAATTCAAGGATGAATCTTTGGATTTTGTTTTTATTGACGCTTCTCATGAGTATGAGGATGTCCGAGATGATATTATTGCCTGGTATCCTAAAGTAAAATCAGGTGGAATAATTGCAGGGCACGATTATTATCACGATGAATACGATTGGTTTCCTGGTGTCAAACGAGCAGTAAATGAATTACTGACTGGATTTACGCCAGATGAAAAGTGTTGGATTTATTACAAACCAGATAAATCTAAACTTAATAATCTACCCCCAGTTCATTATATTAGTGTTGATTACTGTACCGAAAGAAGAGAAAAGTTACATCAAAAGTTCTCTGAGGTTGGTGTTGATCGTATCACACCTCATATTTTTTATAAGTATGATGATACTCAACACGAAATTATATCTGAATACGTTGACCGTTTGACTATTGGAAGTAGAGGTCCTGTCACATCGCATCTTAAGGCAATCAAAGAATGGTATGATAATACTACTGAAGAGGTTGCATTTTTCTGTGAAGATGATTTGAGTATGGAACTGGTTCAGTACTGGAACTTTACTTGGGATGATTTTTACAATAGTCTTCCTGATGACTGGGAGATTGTTCAACTTGCCTGGTTGCGTGAAGAAGAATTTGATAGATTTAAAATTGGATTCCGCAATCGTTGTTGGTGTGATTGGTCTGGTTGTGCTTATCTTATTAAACGAGAATTTGCCAAAAAACTAATTGATACATATTATTATGATGGTAAGTTTCATTTAGATGTACAGGGTGCCGACATTTATCTCAGAGAGGACTGGGCTAAGGTTCCCGTGATTGAAACCATTATCTTCTCTCCATTAGGTAAAGTTTATGGTGCTCCTTTATTTACTGAAGACCTGAGTTTTATGCCTTCGTACCTTGACCCGAATACGGAAGAAGGGAAGAAGCAACCAGTTAATTCATACCATCATCAATCCTATCAAGATAATTTAAATTGGTGGAGAAATATTGGTTCTATTCTTACGATTGAAGAATTTATGAGAGAATGACTAAAATGAACAAAATTACTACGCACATAAAATAATGAAAAAGAACAAACTTGAAAATTTTCCCTCAGTCTATTATATTTCTCTTGAAGAAAGTACAGACCGTCAAAAAAATCTGGAAAAGCAGTTTGCCGAATATGGAATAACTCCCACCGCAATCATATCCAAAAGATATAGTGAGTCTGATGATGAAATCACCGGAAAGTTTTTGGATCAAATGAATGGGGGAACAATCGGTTGTGCGGTCTCTCACATTAAAGCAATTCGTAAGTGGTATGAAGAAACTGATGAAGAATATGCATTTTTCTGTGAGGATGATTTAAGTCTTGAAACTATTCAATATTGGGACTTTACTTGGGAAGAGTTTATTGAAACAATTCCTGAGGGTTCTTTGTATGTTCAATTACTTTTAATCCGAGATAACTATGAAACATTTGAAATTAGAAAAAAATTATGGGATGACTGGGCAGCAACGGCATATATTCTTACAAGAGAATATGCAAAATTACTAGTTGATAGTTATTCTTTGGGTGAAAAGAAGTTTCATCTTGAAATTCCTGGTGTTAATAATTATGCGGTTCCTTTGGTTGAGAATATTTTATTTGAAACGGTAAATAAAGGTGGAGCTGCCGTTCCTTTATTTGTAGAAGATGTCAAGTTTGCCACTACATTTTCTCCCGAAGAAGATAAGGAAGTTGTTAATAATCAGAAAGGGGGTCATTATGGGGCAAGAGAAACTGTTTTAAATTATTGGAAAAATAAAAATAAACCTTTTGCAATTAATAAAAAAGAAGAACCTAAAGTTTTTATGATGAATGAAATTGAATATCTTCTTGGGGAGTATGCTAATGACCCAGAAAATGCCGAGAACAATCTTAAACTCGGTGCTTGGTATTGGAATCAAAAGCATACTGCACCGGCACTCTCATACTTTTTAAGATGTGCCGAAAGAGCAGAAGATCCACATCTTGCTTATGAAGCTCTTCTATGGGCTCATCTTTGCTATGAAATGCAAGGAACCCGAGATTTGACTGCTCGTACTTTAGTTCAACACGCATTATATGTTTTGCCGAATCGTCCAGAAGCATATTATTTTCTTGCCAGGTTTCATAGTAAGAGAGAGCAGTGGACTGATACTTATCTTGTCGCAACTCAGGGTCTGAATCTGGCGGAAAAGGATTTGCAACCATTTAGAAATGATATTGGATATCCGGGAGATTATGGATTGTTATTTGAAAAAGCAATCTCAGGATGGTGGTGGGGTAAAAACGAGGAGTCTGGTTCAATCTTGAAGGATTTGCACGAGAATTATCGGATGCAAGAAGGATATCGTAATGCAGTTTTGGATAATATTCAGAAATATTTTCCCAATCTTTTAGTGCCATCTAACTTTGATTGGGGTAGTACAGATCCAGAATATGCAGAAATGTTCTCAAGAGAGAATTTTATTGAAAGGACATATGAAAAATGGTGTCCAATAAAAGCAGGAGATGTTGTATTTGATGCTGGTGCAAACTGTGGATCCTTTACTTATTCAATTCTGGATAAAAAACCAAAGCAAGTCTATTGTGTTGAACCTTCTAATACTCTTATTCATTCTCTGAAAAAGAATGTTGGTCACGGTCCTGTAACTTTTATCAACAAGGCTATTTCTGATGCCGAAGAGGATAATAAAGTTATTGCTGAAAGGGGTGTTTATATCTATGAAAATGATGGAAACGAATATCCCACAACAACATTCAAAAAAATTGTTGAAGAAAATAACATTACTAGAATTGATTTCTTGAAGTTTGATTGTGAAGGTGGGGAGTATTCTATTTTCACTAAAGAAAATTATGATTTCATTATTAAGAATGTTGGACACTGTGCGGGCGAATGGCATATTAATGACCATAAGAATGCTATAGAAAAGTTTATTGAATTCAGAGACTTATATCTCACCAAATGCAAATTATTTCATGTTTATGAAAGAAGCGGTAAGGAAGTTACCGAACACATTTTTAATAATAATTATCTCTATGGATTTAAAGAATACTGGAAGGACACTTATCTCGGACAGTTTATTATCTACTTTACCCTTAATAATTCAACCGAAAGTAGTGTAGATGTTGTTGAAGTTAGTGAAAGTGAGAAAATGGATATCGTCCTTCAGGGAAAATACGGCGAATATACTGATGAGATTATTGATGAGTATTTAAGAGTTCCTTTCGTAAATAATGTAATTGTTTCTTGTTGGGATGATGATAGACCAGAACATTATCATTCATCAAAAGTTAAATATGTCAGAAGTGTATATCCATTAACTCCAGGAACTTGCAATAAAAACTTACAGATTACAACATCTTTTGCTGGAATCAAACTCTGTAAAACAAAGTTTTCTGCAAAGATGAGATCTGACCAAAAATATAATTACAATAGTATGGTGAATATGTATGAATTTCTTATGGAAAATCATATTGAAGGTAATATTTTTGTTGCGGGAATGTTCCCATCTTTACTTTTCCATCCAAGAGATCACATTTATTGGGGTACAACGGAAAATCTGCATCAATTGTTTGATATTCCTTTAGAGTACAATAGTATTGCTGATAAAGTTCGTATTGGAAAATATGAACTTGCACAGTATGCAAACTATTTGACACGACCTGAAACTTATATTGGAGCACACTACTGTGCCAGATTTGATGATTGTGTTAAGAAAATGCTGATTGAACCTGAGAAATACCTTTATGATGATGCAATTAATTGGCAAGATGCTAAGGATTTTAGTGATAGAATAACTCCTTTAATGTTCAAGTCTTTTTCAAGAAAATGTATAGATTTTGATTGGACCTGCAAACCAGGATTTACAATTCAATCATATTTGGATGTTTGTTCTTGGCACGAAGATGATTCTAATATAAATTAAACATATTCAACAAAGGAGAAAATAAAATGAACTTTGCCGTATATTCAAAGGACGATTGTCCATATTGCCACAAGATTAAAACTGTTTTGGAGTTGACAAATAATAACTTTGTGGTGTATAATTTGGGAGAGGACTTTACTAAAGAAGAGTTCTATAGTGAGTTTGGAGAAGGTTCCACATTTCCACAGGTTCTCTGTGACGATAAGAGATTGGGTGGTTGTACCGATACCGTCAAGTTTCTCAAGGAACAGCAAATGATATAATGCCAGACATAAATAATGATATAACACCGAATCGTGGTGTAGAACTTATACTTACTGGAGGAAAAAGAAAACAACCTAAACTTTTTCATCTTATATTTGAGAAGATGATTTTCTTTTTCAAACGAGAAGTAACCATCTATCTTGAATTTTCGATAAAGTCAAGGAAAGTCGAGTAGTTTCCTAGGAGAACAAAAATGTTGGCAACTAGTTTAGTTATAGGTTCATTCTTAACCGTACTATTTTTTATAATGGGTCTATTATTAGGTTGGGTCGGTAGAGAATATATGATGACACATCAGGAAGGACCAAAGCAAATTGCCTATCATCCAGAGTTTTATAATAAGGACGGCGATCTTATTGACGAAGAAATTGTTTCGGTAAGATTTGAGCCAGGATACTTTGATGATGGAGATGAAGATCTCGAAGATGATGAAGAATAATCTCTAAATACCATTACAATTGTGATTACATATTAAACAATTATGACTGCGACAAAAGCAAAACCAAAAACAAAAACAACCCCATCGGTAAGTATTGATTTGCCAGCAAATCCTTTTATCTTTGAGGTTCTGAATTTAGTGTCAAAGCAAAGAACCAATATTAAAAAAGTTGAGGTTCTACAAAAATATAATGACCCATCACTCAGGGCAATTTTTATCTGGAACTTTGATGAGAGTGTATTTTCTTGTCTTCCAGAAGGTATTGTTCCCTATTCAAGTGTTGGGGAACAGGGTTCATTTAGTGGAACTTTGAGTGAGAAGATTGATGATGCCGTGGGAAAAATGAGTGAAATTGGTTCTAATTCACTCGGTTCACAAGACCAAGGTTTTTCCTCAATCCGCAAAGAATATACAAAGTTCTATAACTTTATTAAAGGTGGAAATGATAGTCTGACTTCTCTTCGTAGAGAAACGATGTTCATTAATATTCTTCAGGGTCTTCATCCTTTAGAGGCAGAGATTTTATGTTTGGTCAAAGATAAGAAACTTGAGACTAAATATAAAATCACGAAAGAAATTGTTGCCCAAGCCTATCCCGAAATTTCATGGGGAGGTCGTTCGTGAGTCGAGTTCGTAATGTAGAAAGCAATACAATCGAGGATAAGACTACTGTGGAATGGACTCCAGAAGAAAAAAAAGATATTCCTCCTCGTTATGGATGTGAGATTCTAATTGAGAATGGAACTGTTTCTCAGATTAAAGACCCATCCTTTCCTAATGATGCATATATTGTATGGTATACAGTAAACGAAAATTCTTATATGGATTTGTGTCGTGGAACAAGAGTTAAAATCTTTGATATGTACTATGATAAGTTTGGTTCCGGTGCAGTAAAAAAAATTGATTGGGGTTATGGTAGAATATCTCCTAGAATGTGGGGATACAGAGCACCCGAAAAGAAAAAGCGAAAGTGATTTCCTAGAAAGGCGGAAAAAAATCCCCCAAAAAATTCACCCAAAAAGGTTTTCAAGAGAGGATTGACAAGTCCTCTCTTTTTTTGTATAATGAAAAAAGAATATTAATCTAAATGGACCAAGAAAAAATTAAATTAATTATTCGGAATATGGAACTGCTCTTGGATGCACTCAAGGCAGAAGTATATCCAGACACTAAACAATATAAGTATGATGATATTCGTCCAGAAGAAATTGACTATGATGAGGTTTTTTAACTAATGTCTTTAAGAGCAAAGAAACTTGTAAAACTGTTGGAAAGATTGATTAAACAGGACCATCTATATTCTAATGAAGAACTTAAGCAAATGAAATCACAATTGCGAGTTGTGAAAGAAGAACTTGCAGAACTAGAAGCAAAAACATCAAAAGGATTTGGAAAATGAAACCAATTAAAGCAAAAGACCTTTTAGAACTTGACCGTTATATGCAAGTTGTGATGATTCGTCAGACACAACTTCCACAAACTCTTGTTTGGCAGGCAGGTAAGAATGATTATAGTGAAGACCCTATTCACACCAAGTTTCCTCCTGCGGAAAAAGAATGTGGTAAATGGGTAATTGAACAGTTACTTGCAAATGAACGAGGACACTGGGGTCCACTGGAGCATCCTGCCATTTCTCTGGACTGTGTTGGGTTTGTTCATAATGTAATGGTTCAGGCAAGGACTCACCGTGTTGGAGTTTCCTTTGATGTCCAGTCTCAGCGTTATACTGGTCGTCGTGTATTAAAGGTTGCGACTGGGGACCTGAAACCCGAAGAGGTTTTCTATGTGCGTCCAGAAGGTCTCTACCTTGACCGTAAAGGGCACAAGTACGAATGGACGAAGGAAGATTACGAAAGGCAACTAAAGTTCTGTCTGGCGGCATCTGAGAGGTATGCAGAGGGTTATGATACTCGTGGTATGGCAGAGGAACATCTTCGTGATTATCTTCCTCAAAACATTCGCCAGAACTTTGTGGTTTCGTTCTCGCTCCGTGCCGCACTTCACTTTCTGGACCTTCGTGCTAAACTTGATGCTCAAGTAGAGATTCAGGCATTATGTGAATCGATGGTGCCAGTAATGAAAGAATGGGTCCCAGAAATCTTCAGTTATTATGAAGAAAAGCGTCTACACAAAGCACGACTTTCTCCCTAAATATTTTGTAAATTATTATACCTTATGTGCCCAACTTATAGATTTGAGAATACAGAAACAGGTGAAATCTTTGAGAAATGGATGCTTATGGCAGACAAAGACCCATATCTCAAAGAAAATACTCATATGAAACCTCTTATACCAACACAAATGAATGTTGGTGAAGTGGGGGATTGGAGAAATAAACTAACCTCCAAACATCCTTCGTGGAATGATGTACTCGGACAAGCTCAGAAAATGCCCGGTTCAACTGTAAAAAAACTATAAACACTTATGGCAAGAAGAAAAAGAGCAGAGCAACAAAATGATGTTGGTCTTACCACTCGTCAAACAAAGCGTAAAAAACCCTTAAGTGGTGAATATCTAGTAGATATTGACCCACTTACAGATAATCAAAGAAAACTTTTTGATTCTTATGCGGAACAGAAACATTTAGTTGCCTATGGGTGTGCCGGTACGGGTAAAACTTTTATTACTCTTTATAATGCTCTTCGTGAGGTTTTAGATGAAAAAACACCTTACGAAAAAATCTATCTTGTCCGTTCTTTAGTTGCCACAAGAGAGATTGGATTTCTTCCCGGTTCTTATGATGACAAGTCGGATATTTACCAAATTCCTTATAAGAATATGGTTAAGTATATGTTCCAGATGCCTTCTGATGCTGAATTTGAGATGCTTTATGGCAATCTCAAGGCACAGGAAACCATTAAGTTCTGGAGTACTTCATTCCTCAGAGGAACCACGCTTGATAATTCTATTATTATTGTGGATGAATTCCAAAATATGTCATATCACGAACTTGATTCTATTATCACTCGTGTTGGTGAAAACTCTAAAATTATGTTTTGTGGAGATGCGTCTCAGTCAGATTTACAAAAAACTAATGAGAGAAATGGTATTATTGATTTTATGACAGTCTTGCGTAAAATGACATCTTTTGATATAATTGAATTTGGTGTCGATGATATTGTTCGTTCTGGACTTGTCAAAGAATATATTATTGCGAAACTAGAAGCAGGTTTTTAATGTTTAATCATCTTGATAATGTACTTCCTCAACTTGAAAGAGAAACGATTGATGGGGTCCGATACTATTCTATTCCCGATGAGGACCAACTACTCAAGTTGGTCTCCATTACCTCAGTAACCAGTCATTTTAATAAGGAAATCTTTGTCAAATGGCGTAAAAGAGTCGGTAATGAGGAAGCAGACCGAATCACCAAGTCATCAACAAGTCGTGGAACCGACTTACATACTCTGGTAGAGAATTATCTTTATAATAGAGACCTTCCAACAGTTCAACCCATATCGGATTTTCTTTTTAAGATTGCTAAAACTGAACTGAATAAAATTGATAATATTTACTGCCTAGAAGGTGCCTTATACAGTAAGCAACTTGGTGTGGCAGGGACAACTGATTGTATTGCCGAGTTTGATGGAGAACTTTCGGTTATTGACTTCAAGACTTCTAAAAAACCCAAACCCAGAGAATGGATTGAGAATTATTTCGTTCAGGCGATGTTCTATGGAATGGCACTCTATGAGATGACTGGTATTCGGATTAAGAAACTAGTAATCATTATGACCTGCGAGAACGGAGAATGTGTCATTTACGAAGAAAGAGACCTAAACAAGTATATGAAACTCGTGGTCCAATACATCAAAAAGTTTGTGAATGATAAACTCGAATTGATGTCTACTTGACTAATTGATTATTATATCTTATAATACATATTATTACTGCTAAACTATGACAAATATACTAGCGACATTTCTAGAGATTAATATAGAAGATATGGAATCACCCGAATCGAATAAAGAATTAGAGAAGGCAATTGAAGATAAGTTTCTTACACCTTCTAAGTTTGCTATAGAAATCGAAAAAATAGTTGCCGAAGAAAACTGCAATTATATCGATGCAATTTGTCATTATTGTGAAATTAATGGTATTGATATTGAATCAGTTACTAAGTTAGTTTCCAAACCTCTTAAAGAAAGATTGAAGTATGATGCGATTAATTTGAATTTTATGAAGCGAATTTCGAAAGCAAAACTGCCTATCTGATGTCACCCTTTGAAACTTATCAGGCTTATTTGGGAATCAAGAATCACTTTTCTAATCCCAAATATGATTACTTTAAATATAAAAAAACAAGAGCAACACTAACTTCCTTCAATAAACGCAAAGACAAATATTTCTTCGAGAAATCTTCAAGAAAATATAATGATAAAGAAATTGTTAATTTTCTAGTATCAAACTTTGTAGCAGCAGACAATACGAGTAACTTATGGATTGGCGAAATTATCAATTCTGGAGAAAGAACCTACCAAGAATGGATGAAAAGGCAGCAGAGTCTGACTTACTTATTCAAGGAGCAATCGACAGAATTGTTCTCTCAGGCAAAATTAGAGAATGTATTCGACTGCTCGAAAGGTCATCCAATTCTTCTCAAAACATTTCTAAAAAGTGAATTGGCACCCGAAATAATGGTAATCTATGATAAAATATTTTCGTATATTAGTGAGTTTGACAAGAAACTTCTGGACCCAGTATGGGAAACCGTAAGTTTAAAAATTAAGAAATACAAACCCTTTATACATATTGATATATTCCAGTACAAAAAACTTTTACGGGACATTATAAATGAGTAGTTTTTTTGATTCTGATATTATTCAGGATGAACTAAAAGAAATCAATCAACTTCAAGAGTTTATATACAATAGTATTTTAACTTTTGGTATGATGCCTCGTGAAGATAAACTGGAACATATTGATAAAATGACAATACTGCTTGAAAAGCAGCGTATTATGTACACAAGACTTTCTCTTTCCGATGACCCTCAAGCAGTTGAGATGAAAGAAAATCTAAGAAGGTCAGTTGCTCTGATGGGATTTCCACCAGAGACTGATATGAATATACTTTTCAGTAGTATGACAAAAACAATTGAATCACTCAAAAAGTATCTTGACTAATGAGTGATTTTTTGCTATAATATCTAAGTAATCCAACAAATCCAAACTATCCTAAAAAATCTTATGTCGTTCTCGGACTTAAAAAAACAATCTAAACTTGGTTCTCTCACCGAAAAACTGGTGAAAGAAGTCGAAAAAATGAATAATTCTGGTAATTCTTCTGATGACCGTCTGTGGAAATTGGAATGTGATAAAGCAAATAATGGTTATGCCGTCATTCGCTTCCTTCCTGCTCCTGATGGTGAAGACCTACCATTCGTCAAAGTCTATTCTCACGCCTTTCAGGGACCCGGAGGTTGGTTGATAGACTCGTGTCTCACTACTCTCAACCAGAAGTGCCCCGTATGTGAGCACAACGGTCAATTGTGGAACTCTGGTATAGACTCCAATAAGGAAGTTGCCCGTAAGCAGAAGCGTAAACTGACTTATATGAGTAATATCTATGTTGTCAAGGACCCTGCTAATCCTGATAATGAGGGTAAAGTCTTTCTCTTCAAGTATGGTAAGAAAATCTTTGACAAACTCACGGAAGCGATGCAACCTGAGTTTGAAGATGAAACTGCCATCGATCCGTTTGATTTCTGGACTGGTGCTAATTTCAAACTGAAGGCAAAGAGTGTTGCTGGTTATAGGAACTATGATTCCAGCGAATTTGCCGCTCAGGGTGCTTTGTTGAATGATGATGATGCTATGGAAGCAATCTGGAAGAAGCAGTTTTCTCTTTCCGAGTTTGTTTCTCCTGACCAGTTCAAGTCCTATGAAGAAATGAAGAAGCGTCTTGAAGTTGCCTTAGGTGGAAAAACATCCCGTACTGATTCTGAAGTTGAGGATGAGGATGACTATCGTGGTCCTGCTCCTTCTCTGACTGAAGACCTGCGTACCGAACTTAGCAACCTGAAACCGACTCGTTCTGTTGCGGTTGATGATGATGAGGATTCTGATGAAACCTTATCATATTTTGCCCGCCTAGCGGAATAATAGGTAAAGAGGAGAGAAATCTCCTCTTTTTTATGGCATCGTGACTCTTGTGTTTTCGGTGCGAATTAATTTTTTATCAATATATTGAGAAGACCTATCATAATACATAATCCTTCTCATATCATTTAAGTATTGTTGTAGATATTCCGTTCTTAGTAGATAGATGGACCTCTTTTCCTCATTCTTTCTAGTTTCATATTCATAGTTACTAATACCGACAACAGGATTTAAAGTTTGTATGGAAATATTAGGGTCTGGAATAGTAAATGTTGGGTCTACAATTTTACCACTAGGAAGTATGAGTCTTCCATTAGAATCTTTGATTTCTTTAGTTTCATAATGATGTATTGCATTTAAGTCATTTCCATATAATTGTTCCGAGTATCTATAGATATCCCTATTAGAAAGAGGCCATTCATCTCTGATATGTACAATACCTGCCGTTAATATAACAACCCAGTCATAATCTGCCTTTCCATAAACTTCTTCGGCAACAGTATCGGGTCTTGCTCCTTCCGGAATCTGATACTTATTAAACAGAGTAAAAACATTCTTTAAGTCATCACGAAGTTTTACACGACGAAATAGATTCTTTGCTCTTACATAATTCTGTGAAGAATTACTATCCACAAAGGGTGATTGGTACTCTAAATCTGGAAGCTCTCTAAAGTAAGACATATCAGTAACCTACTGCTTGTTGACCAATACTACTATTATAATCTTCATTATAAATCGGATTCAGTTCGGTAAAACTAAGAGACAATTTCATATGAACCGGAGTTTTATCAGCATAAGTAGCATATGAACCTGAACCCGTATAATTCATACCCATACTAGTCAGAGCACAGGGTTTGAATTTGTTTAGGTAAGGATGGTCTTGACTTCCACTCTTATATTTTAGAAGGAAAATATTTGGTGCTGAAATGAATAAACCAGCACCTTCAGTATTGCTACCAGTTTTTGGTGCCATAGATTGCTTAAAGATTCTTATAATTTCTTTAACTACATTAGATTCTTTCTCATCTCTTGGAGCAAAATCAAAATCAAAGGCAAAAGACCTTAAATTGACACCCTGGAATAATAGTTCTAGATTTGGATTTAAAACATTTCCACTGGCTCTTGATAATAATCCTTCTGGAGACGTATTTGCTCCCAATTCATTAACTAGTTTTGATTGAAAATACTTTGTGATTAAATCCTGCCCACCACCTTTGGTTGCAATTTCACGTCCAGTGTTTCCAATTTCTCTAGCAGCATCAACAAGACCTTTTCCAAAGTTACCACTATTAAGAACTTTTCCTGCTTGTTCAGCACCAAAAGCGGCAAGAGGATTCAAACTATCATCACCCCAATTGACTTGATTTGTGTCTCCAATATTTGATGGTATTGGTAATTGTATTGTTTTTTCTGCTTTTTGTTTTGAATTTTTTTCAGTCCCTGTCTGCAACTTAAGATTATTTGTTCCAGTTTCAAGTCCAGGAGGAACATACTTAATCACACCTATTTCTAGGTAATCGTCGTCCTTACCAATACTTTTTTGTGGATATCTAAGAGGTGCCGCAGACGAAGAAAGTTTAGCAGAAGCATCTCCAGCAATTCTTTCCGCATTCGGTGATAAACTTCTTGATATGTTAAATCCGTTTACCATTTATCTTTTTAGTTATTTATCTTGATTTGTCCGAAAGGTATTCTTCTCAAATCACTTACTTCATTTTTATCTACAATATGTAGAGGTCCAATCACTTCTTCAAGAGTATATTGACGTTGTTCTCCCCAGTGAAAGTTAATACCACTAAATCCCCAGGAATAAACATTTGTAACGGCAACAAAAGGATTTGCATCATACCTTACACGAGGGGTCTTTGGTCTATAAACAAAAGTATAAAACTTACCTGCCTGTGGAGACCTTGTGGTTTCTTTCAATACATCAAGTATTTCTAACATCAAATCCTCCGCATCTTCTGTTCCGTATAAGTTTTTAAGTAGGGGTTTGATACGATTCATTTTTTACCAATTCCAAGCTCATTTTCCGTCAAAATTCTGAAGGTCCATCCTCTGTCCTTACAATATTCTCTTGCTGCCTCCCATTTTGATTGATTCTTGGCATACTCATATGCCTCATAGATATATCCTTTGGTCTGCCTTTTTGGTTTGGGTGGTGGCATCGTTTGCTTATAAGGTTTAATCTCAATCAAATATTTTTTAGTGCTTCCATCTGGTTCTTTGACCTTTATATAAGCATCCGGAAAATATCTATGAACCTTGCCATCTACAGAAGAACGATAAGGAATGGCAAGTTCTTCAGAGGCATATTCTAAAATATTTTCATTCGTATCGCAATATTTCAGAAACTTCAATTCCCACAAAGACCTGTATATAATGTTAGTCGGGTCACCAAGATACTTTTCTGGAAATGATGGTTTAAATTTTCCTTTATAAGACATCTAAATACTTATACTAATAAGACTCATAAAAGGTATTTAGAGTGCCTAGTATCCGCAGAATATCAGATTTTAAACCACTCTTTACGAATCTCGCTCAGAGTTCACACTTTCAGGTCATATTTGGTGGTTTGCCCGGTCCACTTTTATCACATCTTGCGATAAGAGGAGTTGACCCGTTATTTGTTGCTAATGATGCTGGATTACTTTGTTTTTCGGCATCACTACCAGGAACTACATTAGCAACCGCAGATATTACCAATAATTATACAGGAGTAAACGAAAGAGTTGCTCATCGCAGAATCTTTACAGAAATTGGTCTGGAGTTTTATGTTGATAGTAATTATACCACTTTAAAATTCATAGAGCACTGGATGGAGTTTATTGCCAGCGGATCTAATGAGAATCCATCTAGAGAAGGATATTACTTTAGAATGAGATATCCAAGAGATTATAAGAGTGATATGACTAAGATTATTAAATTTGACCGAGATTATAATGTAGAAATTGAATATAACTTTTTTGGACTTTTCCCACTCTCTTTAAATTCCATACCAGTAAACTATAATGGTTCTGACACGCTCAAGATGAGTGCCACATTTAATTATGAAAGATATGTTTGTGGCAGAACATTAAGTTTGGACTTCACACGAAATAACAACAATAATAAAATTTCTAATACTGTCGTCAACAGTACCATAAATCAAGTAAATAGACAAAATAGACTTGCAACAGGAAGAGATGAGTTGATTAATAGAAACCTCAATCTTGGAACCGGTAGACTAGATGATCCAAGACCTGTTGGGGTTGCCTAAGTCGTCTAAATAATTTTAACTGAACTTTATAGGATATTATGCCTTTACCAAAGATTGCAACTCCAATTTATGAGTTGGAAATTCCATCATTAAAAAAGAAAATTAGATATAGACCCTTTCTGGTTAAAGAAGAAAAAATTCTGATTATTGCTTTGGAAAGTGAAGATTCCAAGCAAATTGCAAATGCGGTTAAGAACGTTATTTCAAATTGCATCTTAACTAAAGGTGTTAAAGTAGAAGACTTATCCACATTTGATATTGAATATTTGTTCCTCAATATCAGAGGTAAGTCAGTTGGGGAAACTGTAGATGTTTTAATTACTTGCCCTGATGATGAAACAACTCAGGTTCCGATGAGTATTAATTTGGATGAGATTACTGTTGAAGTTGACCCAAAACATTCTCGTGATATTAGATTAGATGATACTCTGACTTTGAGAATGAGATATCCATCTATGACTGAATTTATCAAGAATAATTTTGATTCTGGCGATGGTGTAAGTGTTGATGATACTTTTGATTTAATTATATCCTGTATTGAACAGATTTATTCGGAAGAAGAATCTTGGACTGCAAGTGATTCTACTAAAAAAGAACTACTAGAATTTGTAGAGCAATTAAGTTCCAAACAATTCAAAGAAGTTGAAAAGTTCTTTGAGACTATGCCTAAACTTTCTCATACAATCAAGATTAAAAATCCAAAAACTGGTGTAGAAAGTGAAGTTGTATTGGAGGGTCTGTCGGCTTTTTTCGTGTAGGTATGGCGCATACTGATCTTGCGTCATACTACAAGACAAACTTTGCTCTGATGCAGCATCATAAATACTCTTTGACTGAACTTGAAGATATGTTGCCTTGGGAGAGGGAAATTTATATAACTCTCTTACAAAATTATATTGAAGAAGAAAACCTAAAGAATCAAGCAAATGGCTGATTTAGCACAAGTAGCTCAAAGTGGGGTAGATCCTATATCAGGGTCCTATTTGTCTGCGGAAAGAAGAAAGGCACTATTCAAGAGAAGTCAAGTATCATCAAATATTTTTGGTGGTGGAGGAGCACTTGTTCCTATTAGTAAGAAATCGGACCCAGAGACCTTATCAATTGTAAAGTCGCAATCCACATCAATAACTTCTTTACAAGGTCAGGTCAATACTTTAAGTTCCGAAGTTGCTAATTTAAATAAAGTAATATTCATTCAGACACAGACGATAAACGGAGTACAAGAACTAGTTGGAAGTTTGAGAGGTGAAGTTACTGGCTTTAATGCTTCTTTAAATAATGTTACAAAGGCAATTACTAATGATAGTGTTTTAGAACAAAATCGTATAAAGCAAGAAAACGAGGAGCAAAGAAGAGCAACAGAATTAGGACTAAGAGTAGGTAGAGAAAGTCTTTTAGAAAAAGCAATACAAAGTGCATTAATTGCTCCGGTTCAGGCAATCGCACAGAAAACACAATCCATTCTAAGTAGATTATCACAGTTCTTTGGAACATTATTACTTGGATGGTTGACGAATCAAGGAATTGAAACTCTTAGAGCAATTTCCGAAGATAATGGTAAAAAATTAATAGAAATCAGAGATAATGTTCTAAAGGCTCTTGGAATTGGTGCCGCAACATTATTCTTATTGAACGGTGGATTTTTTGCAATTGCCGGAACTATTGCAAGATTATCTCTTAAAATTGGTGGATGGTTACTTAAGAATACTGTAGGTAGATTTTTTGGAGCACTTGGAGGTCTTCTAAAGGGTGCCGGAAATGCAATAGTTTCAACTGCAAAGGCTGGAATAGCAGCAATAACAGGAACAGGAGCAAAAGCAGCGGCACCAGCAGCAGCAGGAGCAGCAGCGGCTGCCCCCGCTACCAGAGCAGGAGTTGCTGCTGCTGCATCTTCTGCAGATGATGCATCTAAAGTTGCCGCTAAAGCAGCTGCAAAAACTGGAGGAAGATTCGTTCCTGGAGTAGGATCGGTTATTTCTGGAGCTGCTGCTTTATATGATTTTTCTAAAGGAGATATTCTTGGAGGTGCTTTAAATACTATTGGAATTATTCCTGGACCTGTTGGTTGGGTAGGAACTCTTGGAAGATTGGGTCTTGAAGGAACAAGAATAGCAGGTGGAACTGATAATAAACCACAAACACCAGCATCAACTTCTTCTGCATCGGCAAAAACATCAGCGGCAAAACCACAAAGTCAAGTCATACCACCATCCACAAAACCACCATCAACTACTGTGGCCGCCACTGTAAGTGATAAACCATTTGAGCAGCAAATGGGTGATTTAAAGGCACAGGCAAATTCAATTGATTTCACTCAGGCACCACAATACGGAGAAGTTAATATAACACCAGAAGAAGGTAATCAGGTTTCATCTCAATCAAGTCAAGTAAATATAAGACCACTACCGGCACAAACTAATGGAGTTCCTGCTCAAGTTAATGTTGGTCCTGCACCTGCTCCAGCACCAAATGTAATTTACAGAAGAGTTGGGTCTTCTGCACAACAAAGGTCGGGTGCCGCTCCTACTGGCGGACCCGTAAATCAAGTTCCATCAATATCAGCATCAAATCCAGATAATTTCTATGTGCTTTATTCACAAGTAAATTATAATGTGGTGACATAAGATGGCAGTAGCAGTAAAACCATCTAATAGTCTTCTTAATATTCGTTCTGGCATTAAGTCAATAAAGAATTCATTTTCTGGTCTTAGAAAGAATGCCGGAAATCTTAATGATGTTATGTTGAAAAAAACAAAAGTAAAAAGAGAATCAATAGCAAGAAATTATATACTTTCTCAAAGAAGACAAGAACAAGAAAGAAGAAAAAATAAAGAAGACCTTTTAGAGGCATCAAGTATTGGTGGAGTGTTTAAGAGGCAGGCAAAGGCAGTTGCTTCAAGTACTAAAGGATTCTTGGGAAGAATTATGGACTTCTTAGGAACTCTGTTAGTTGGTTGGTTACTTACCAATTTGCCATCAATTATTACGATGGCACAGGAATTGATTGCCAGAATACAAAGACTTTATACTATTGTAACTGGATTTTTTAATAATACCGTGAATTTGTTTAAAGGATTTGGAAAACTTCTAAGTGCCGTTGGTAAAAATATTTTAACTTTTGATTTTACTGATAGTAAGGGAAGAGTTGATGGCGCCTTAAAGGACTTGGGTGGTACTTTTGATGATATGCAAAGTCAGTTTGATGAAGGATTTAAGTTACTCACAACATCTCTTGGGGAAGGAGTTGTAAGTGGAGAAGACGCACAACCTTTTGGAACTCAATATGAAAATGAAAGTATGCAGGAGCAACCTTCTGGTAGTTCTAGTGGTAGAGCAGTTTCTGGTGATAATGTAGATAAAAAAGTTTTGGATTTTATTGCAGATGGAGAAGCAAGTCAGAGTGACCCTTATGGTGGATTTAATACATCAAGAGGAAAAACTCAAGGGAGAGCAACAGATAAAACAATTGGGTGGTTAGCACAAAATGCTCAAGGTGCTATCGGCAGATATCAACATATGCCAGAATACTTATTAGAAAGAGGACAAGCAGCTGGATTTAATGCAAATACAAAGTTCACTCCCGAAGTTCAAGATAAAATTACTTTACACTTTTTAAAAACTTCACATTCATACGATGCCTGGAAATCTGGCAAATTAAGTGATGAAGATTTTCTTGGCAAATTAGCACCAACTTGGAGAGCTATTCCCCAAGGTCCAAAAAATGCTGCAAGATTGGGTGGAAGTCCAAATTCTACCTATAACGATAGATATGCTGGTGGAAATGCATCAAAAGGAACTTGGGACCAGAGATTATCAAAACTTAAATCTGTTAAAAGTGGTGCCACTCAACAAGCACCGCAAGCACCATCAACACCAAGAGCAACCCAAACAACGCCAGCAGTTACAACATCAGTTATAGACCAATTCAAAGGAAAACCGGGAGGAGCAGCAGGAATAATTACATCAGAAAGAGGAATGAGATTAAGTCCCACATCTGGTAAATATAGAATGCACCATGGAATTGATATAGCTCCAGCGGGTCGTGGATATTATGTTGCATTAAAACTTTCTGGTAAGGTTAATCTTGTTGCTTTTGATTCTGGAGGTTACGGAAATTATGTTGATATTAAATCTGGAAATACCATATATCGCTTCGCTCACTTGGCAAAGGTATATGTAAAGCAAGGGCAGACTTATAATGGAGCAACAATTGGTGAAATTGGAAGTACTGGGGGAAGTACAGGAATACATCTTCACTTTGAAGTAAGACCAGGAGGTGGAGATTCTATAAACCCAAGACCATATCTAGGACTTCTTTCAATCGGAAAACAACTTACTGGACTTTCAGGGCAACCGACACAAATATCAACCCCAACACAAGCACAAATAACACCATCAGGAACTCAACAAAGAAGACAAGCATCTCAACAATTGGCACAACAACCAGCAGGACCTAGTATTATTATAATAGAAGAAGAACCTCCTGCACCACAACCACAAGGTTCTATTGGTGGTGGAGGAGCGATGATGATTCCTATCATAATTAATCCGTTAAATAGTTTCATCACAAAGAAACTTTTACTAGACTTAGCATACACATAATGTCAATTAAAAAGTCAATTTACGAAGAACTTATACTTGAATCCAACGACCAGAAGAGGACCGTTGATATTAGAACTGGTACGGTTTCTATTGATTACTATGAGGATATTTTCTCACCCACGATTACCGTAAAGATTCAGGTAGGAAATACCGGAGATTCTATTCAGGCACAGGATAATGAAGGAAATGCCACAGGAAAATTTCAGTCAATTTATAATGGTCTTCCTCTAAGAGGTGGTGAGAGAGTTTCTCTAAAGATTGCCGGAAATTCTGGAACAAATCCAGGACTAGATTTTGCAACGGACGAGAAAGATTATCTTTATGTTTCTAGTATTACAAATGTTATTTCAGAATCTCAACGAGAATTCTTTGAACTCAATCTAGTTTCAAGAGAAGCAATCACGAATGAAACCATAAGAGTTCCAAAAAGGTTTCCACCCGGTCAATCAATTAGTGATTCTGTAGAAAGCATTATCAAAGAGTATCTAAAAACCGATAAGATTGATAAGATTGATAAGACACAGAACAAATATGGATTTATTGGTAACCTAAGAAAACCCTTTACCGTATTAGTATGGTTGGCATCCAAAGGAGTACCTGATTCCTCAAAGAAAGACGCAACGGCAGGGTGTGTATTCTACCAAACTCAAGATGGATTTAACTTTAGGTCAATTGATAACCTAATCTCACAACCTCCAAGAAAATCTTTTAATGATAAAGAATTTGTTTATATCTATACCGATGTAAATCAGTCCGGAAATGAAAGAAATACACAAAATGATTTCAATATTCTACAATATACCACAAATAGAAATCAAAATCTAATTGAGAAACTTCGATTGGGTGTATATTCCAGTTATAGAATGTTTTATAATCCACTAACCTTTGAGTTTACACCACCAGAGAAAGGAACTTTTAATACCTTTAAGTTAAGTAATTATGTGAGTGGTATGAATAATTTGGGGCAAGAACTTCAACTACCGAAGATTTCAAGTAGTTCTAATGTAAGTCTTGGAGATTCACCCTCAAGAATTTTAACTCAGGTTTTGGACATTGGTACTGTGGAGGTTGGAGTTTCAACGGAAGGAAACTCTGACCCACTTAAGTATCAATCTCAGGCGATTATGAGATACAACATACTCTTTACTCAAACTTTGAGTATGACCGTACCCTCAAACACTAATTTAAGAGCTGGTGATATCATAACCTGTAAGTTTCCTAAAATTTCCAGAGAAGATGGTGCAACATATGACGACGAACAAAGTGGTCTATATATGATAAAAGAATTATGTCATCATTTTGATACAGAAGGTTCATATACTTCTATGACATTAATTAGAGATACATTTGGCAATTACGGAACGAACACCGGACAATCATAAATGGAAGAATCACTACTCAAAAGTAATTTTCTGGGAAGAGACGGATTCCGTTGGTGGATAGGGCAGGTTGCGCCGGAAGAAGTTCAGAAGCAACTCAATAAAGATGGATGGGGAAATAGACTTAAAGTTCGCATTATGGGATATCATCCTTATAGTGTCGCAGAACTACCAAATGAAGACCTTCCTTGGGCTCAAGTTCTTCTATCTACATCAGATGGAACCGGGTCATCAAACTACGCAACAAGCCATAAAGTAAGACCGAGTGATATTGTATTTGGATTTTTTCTGGATGGTGATAACGCTCAAATCCCTGTTATCTCTGGGTGTTTTGGAAAAACAAGTCAGGTTCCAAGTGAAGATTATGTTAGCCCGTTTATACCATTTACTGGATACACCACACGAATTACAAATGATGGTTCCCGGATAAAGAAAAACGAACAAAACGAACAGACAACAGAAGCACAAAAGTCTCCATATTATCTACCACCACAAACCGCAAATGGTATTAACGAACTTGCCTGGTTTAGTGGAACTGGAGACACACTTCAACTCGGGACTGCAAAACCTGGGTCAAAAATGGAAAAAATTTCCACAGAACTTGAAAATGCGATTAAGTATCTGCAGGACTTAAAATCATTTCCAAATCTGGCACAAGAATGGATTGATATTAAAGTTGAGGAATTGTGCGAACAAATCTCTCAAAAAATACAAGGAATTACCACAGAAATAGTTTCCGGAGTTGTTAATAGTACTTACGAAGAATTGCAACCGGTTTTGCAGCAAGGTGCAGAACAAGTATATGATACGGTAAACTCCGCAACAAAGGCGGCAACTCAAAGTAAATCCACGGCACATTTGGCAGGCGTAGAAGCACAGAAAGCAACAATTGAACCCGTAAAACAATTACAAAAACTAATTCCTTGTTTGATTTCAAGTATTATAGAAAGTCTTGGAGGTCTTATAAGTGATATGGTTTGTGCGTTATTAGAAAATGTTACGAATGTTGTGTCTTGTGTTATCGATCAATTTCTCGGAGGACTACTCAACGGAATTATTGATTTAATTATAGCAGGAATGTCTGGAGTTCTTGGAGTTCTTTCTTTACTCTTAAGTTTTAGCAATTTTAATCTTGGACGCAGTATACGACAAAATGCAGAAGGTCTTCTTGGTATTCCATTATCACTCAATTGCGGAGAAGAAGAAACTGATCCGGGTGTTGAGAAATGGACGATTGGTTCTGGACCAACACAATCCCCACCATTTGATATAGATGATATTTTAGAACTGGCAAATAATGCTAATGCTATTGTTTCTGACCCAGAATCTGGATTATCTGGTATTGAAGGTATTATAGGACCTCTTGATTTCTTAAATCCAGAAATTAGTGACCCTGACTTTATTGGTGGTGGATTGAGTAATTGTTTTGGTGGAGCGCCAACCGTATGTAATCCTCCATCTATTAATATTTTTGGTGGCGGTGGTTCTGGAGCATCGGCACTTCCAATCTTTGGATCGATTAGTGAAGGTACTGGAAGTATTATTGGTGCAATTCTTACATCAGGAGGTTCTGGTTATGCCTATCCGCCATTTGTATCAATTACTGATAATTGTGGAAAAGGATATGGTGCTGTGGCTCAATCAGTTATTGAGAACGGGCAGGTTACCGCAATTTTAATCAATTCTGATGGTGAAGGTTATACATTAGGAAATCAACCACAAGTTGGTGATATTACTGGTACAGGTACTGGGGGTGCTGGTGGTACTGGAGGTGATATTGCTGGTGCTGGTGGTACTGGAGGTGCTGGAGATGGTATTACACTCACGGACCAACAGAACATCACAATTTCTGAAGTTTTAATTCAAAATCCTGGATATAATTATCAAGACGGAGATACTGTAACTGACAACTTTGGAAATGAATATGATGTTGTGATTGATAATGGATCGATCATTAGCATTACTCCGATAAATATTACTGATATTACAGATTTGCCAATTATTAGAGTGATAAGTAAAACTGGTTCTGGAGCGAAATTAAAACCAGTATTTGGATTTAGAACTTTATTCCAAGGTGAAGTAAAACAAGTTATTGATTGTGTGGTATAAAAATGGCTAGAGAGGCAAACTGGGAAGAAAGAAGTTATTGGAAACTGGGACCCAACTTCGGAATAGATGTTAAAAATCCGCAGTTGGGATTGGATGGTCCAGATGTTTATACTATGTACGGAGTTACCGATGATAAGGATATTAATACACTCGGTCTAAGTAATGGTAACGGTCTCTTTAAGATTTATAATGACCGTTCAATAGAAATTGTTGCGGGGCAAAATAATTCAGGTGGTGGAGTAGATATTGTAATTGCCGGTAAGAATGGAGATATAACAATCACGGCAGAAAGAAATGGTAATGTTAGAATCCGAGCAAAAAATATAATTCTTGATGCCGATGAAAACATTAACCTGACGGCAGGTAAAAATGTAAATATTAAGGCTGGTTCTCGTGTTGTAACTCAATCAAATCAGGCGGACTGTATAGCAAAGACTGGCAATCTCGCTCCTAAAGGAACCTCTAGCGGAGAAAAAATATTTCCTGCTGGTTCTCCCTGTGGTGATGATAATGTTGCAGAAACTTTTAATGCCGGTGGCACAAATAAATACGGAGCGATAGGATAATCATATGGCAGACAAGACCTATCTAAGTAAAGAAATAAACTTCAATAAGGCTCCAATAATGTGGTCTGGAATGGAAGTTTATCCAGGAAATGGGGCGGATTCTAATCTTTATGGAACTCTGAATGTAATCAAAAGTCCAGATGAACCCACAACTCCTGATATCAATACTGATGGTAATGTGAATGTTAAGAAGAATGTGAATGTCAAAAAAGATGTTAATGTAGATGGAAATGTAAATGTAGGAAAGAATGTTAAGGCAAAAGGAGAAGTTTATTCAAATAATGGAAAACATAGACTTTCATCAAAGAAAAACTTTGATATTCCTCACCCAACAAAGGAAGGTTGGAGACTGACTCATAGTTGTCTTGAGGGTCCAGAAGCGGCAGTATATGTTCGGGGAAAATTAATAAATACAAATATAATTAAACTTCCCGAATACTGGGAAAAACTTGTGGATCCGAATACAATCACAATCTCGGTTACTCCAATTGGTTCTCATCAGAATATTTTTGTGAAAGAGTTTGATAGTAAAGAAATTGTATTAGAATCTGCAGAAAATACTCCAGTATGCTGTTTTTATCATATATTTGGGGAAAGAATGGATACTGAAAAATTAATAGTAGAATATGAAGGGGACATAGAAGATTATCCGGGAGATAATTCTGAAAGGTCTATTGTTGGTTATCATTATGATAAAAAAAGTAATTTATAAGAAATGACAGCATTTAGTACTTTCACCTACGCAAAAAAGTATTTTGTTTCTCCAGAAATAGAGTTTGTACCCGAACCGGATGCCGATTTTGGTGAAACTTATAAACCACCACAGGACTTAATTAATTTACTCGCTGATAATTTAATTGTATATGATAAAGTTGGAATCGGAACCACAACTCCATCAAGAGCACTCGAAGTAATTGGTAATGCTTTAATTTCTGGTGTTACTACATTTAATCAAGACATTTATCTCGACGGACCTCTTCGAGATAAATTTAGAAATAAAGGAACTCTGGGACAAGTTCTTTTAAGTGATGGTAATAGTGTTTTTTGGGGTGATGTCTCTGGAATTGGAACTCCGTTGCAAACAATTGGAATATATGATGAGACTAACTTTCAAGGAACAGTTTCTAATCTAAATTTTCTTGATGGAAACGACCCAAATAATCTTGTAAGTGCTACTATTTCTGGTGTTAATACAAGTTTTGCAAATATTGTTATTTCTGATAGATGGTCTTTATCTGGTTCAGATATTTACAGGATATCTAACGTTGGAATTGGAATAACTGTCCCATCCTCAACTTTAGATATTACTGGAACAGTCCACGCAACCGGAGCAGTTGATTTTGATTCAACTCTAAATGTTGATGGTGATACTACTTTAAATTTAACTTTAGATGTTGATGGTGCTACCACACTTAATAATACTCTGGATGTTGACCTTGCCACCACACTTAATAGTACTTTAGATGTTGATGGTGCCACTACACTTAATAATACTCTGGATGTTGACCTTGCTACCACACTTAATAGTACTTTAGATGTTGATGGTGCCACTACACTTAATAATACTCTGGATGTTGACCTTGCTACCACACTTAATAATACTCTGGATGTTGACCTTGCTACCACACTTAATAGTACTTTAGATGTTGATGGTGCCACTACACTTAATAATACTTTAGATGTTGATGGTGCCACCACACTTAATAATACTCTAGATGTAATTGGTATTACAACTTTAAGAAATCAATTAAATGTTGGTGGTGCCACTTCTCTTGCTAGTACCTTAGATGTAATTGGTATTGCAACTTTAAGAAATCAATTAATTGTTGGCGGTGCTACTTCTCTTGCTAGTACCTTAAATGTTGGCGGCGCTACTACACTTGCTAGTACCCTAACTGTTGATGGAGTATCAGTATTTCAAAATACTGTAGAACTAAATTCATCTCTTATTGATATCAATAATAGTACAGCAACTGGAAAATTTGATTATCGCTTATCATCTGTAGGAACTGGTGTATCTTGGAGACCACCGGGAGTTCAGACACAAAATGCTATTTGGGTTACGATGGATGGAAATGATTTAAATACTGGATATTTGGAAGGAGATTCTAAAAGAACTATTGGTGCAGCTGCATCTGTTGCTCAAGATGGAGATACAATTTTTGTTCGTTCCGGTGTTTACTTTGAAGATAATCCAATTGGTTTGAGAACTGATGTTTCAGTTTCCGGGCAAGATTTAAGATTAGTTACTATTGTTCCAAATAATGTAACTAAAGATGTATTTCACGTAAGACGAGGATGTCTAATAGAAAATGTAAATTTTTCTGGTTCTAATATTTCTATTGCTCATACTGGTGCCGGTGCAGTAGCATTTCCACCTACAAATCCTTCAAATTATGCAGTTTCTGGTTATATTGCCCCAGGACCAGCAAATGAAGGTCCAAGCGGAAGATGGAGAAGTCCATACATAAGAAACTGTACCAACTTTATGACTAAAAGTATTGGTATGAAAATTGATGGTAATCACGCAACTGCATCGACAATTGGTGCCGATTTGAAGTGTATGGTTTGTGATTCATTTACACAATATAATGAGGCAGGTATTGGAGTTTCTATTACAAATAATGGATATGCCCAGTTAGTTTCTATCTTTACAATTAATTGTGATATTGGAATTTATGCGGACAGTGGTGGTTCTTGTGACCTTACTAATTCTAACTCATCTTTTGGTAATTTTGGATTGGTTGCCGTTGGATTAGGTAGTACTGAATTTACTGGAATTGTAAGCACATTTCCTCCAACAAGAACACAACCTGGTGTTGATGCCGGAAGTGATAAAGTTACATTTGCTAATATGAAAGACTCTCTTAATCTTGTTAGAAGACCTTATGATGGTCAGGCACTTTTCTTTGAGATTAATTTAGATAATTATCCGGATGCTCAAGGAAGTGGAATACTTCAGGAACCGATGATACAAATACAGTCAATTACGGTTACAAATGGCGGGTCTGGATATAGTTCGGCAAATCCTCCAACTATAATTATCCGTGATTCTGGTGACCTATCTCAACAACCAAAAGGTCCTCAAGGAATTATTGCAGAATTAAGTCCGACTGTTGATGAAGTTTCTGGAGCAATCATATCAATAGATGTTGTAAATAGTGGAAGAAATTATTTACCGACGCAGAATTTAGAAGTTTTTATTGATGGTACAGGAGGGGCAGCGGCGACAATTGTTACTCAACCGATTTACTTTACAATTGATTCTGCAACGGAAACAACTTCCGTTACTGGAATTACAACCGTCACATTTAATCAATTTATTCCATATGAATTATTTGGAGGAGAAGAAGTATCATTAAAGAGGATTACTCGTATTCTTACAAGTTCTCATTCCTTTGAATATATTGGAACTGGAACTAACATAAATACATCAACGCCATTTAAGGGTGGTGTTTCTATTAAAGAAAATGAAGTTGTTGCCTTGGATGGAGCACAAATTCCATTTACAAGTACCGATCAAAAAGGTAATTTTGATATTGGTGAGGGATTTCAAATTAATCAACCATCAGCAACAATACGAGGAAGAGATTTTAGTAAGGCAATACAGGCAGAAGTTACGCCACTCATACTTGCACTGAGATAAGATATGGCAGTCGCACCACTTAATAAATTTTTAACTATTGCAGTTCCAGTTGCTCCGGGAGAGCAAATAGTATATACAACTCCGATTGGAGTTTCTGCAATTCTTCTTTATGCTCAGGTTGCAAATGTGGGGGTTAATACTTTTCCGACAGTATCTCTTACACACAGAAGAACAAGTTCATCGGCAAGAACTGCTGGTAATACTAGAAGTATTAGAGTCGTTAAAGATGTAGAAATACCACCAAATGATGCGGTGGTAATTATTGATGGGAGATTAGTATTAGAAAGAACTGCCATAATTAATGATTCGGTTGTGGTGGAAGGAACTCAGGCAGGTATTGTATCAATTACTAATTGTTTATATGATAATAATAGTGGAATTACAACAATTACAACAATTAGCCCTCATAATTTTAATGTAAATGATGAAGTCACTATGAGTGGATTGGCATTTACTTGTAGTGGATCATTTGGATTAACCACATCTATTTTCCCATCACCTCAACAATCTTTTACTATTGATTCTATAATCGGAAGTGTTGGAACATCAAAAACTTTTGTTACTAATTCTGGAAAAGTTGTCGGTATTGCTCATACTTACTTAAGTGGGGGGGAAGTGGGACCGCTTCAAATGGAATTTATTTGTAGCATTCTTGAGAATAGTACAACCTAATTATGCCAAGATATCTTAGTAATAGAGTTAAAAGAACTCCCCAATCTGGACTTTCTACGGATAGATATAGATATCTAGACTTAGATCAAGCAGAACCAAATCTTGGAGATCCTGAAGTACCTGGAGAATTAATACCGGTAGGAACTCAATATCAGGTTATATCTCTTCTGGAAAGACCGGGAGAAAGATATTGGATTCCTGTTGGTGGAGGATTGATTCCTGGAGCAATTAGTGTCTATGAAGAAGGTATTATAACACCTGCTGGAGGTATTAGTAGCATCTCTCAACTCAATTTCAAAGGAAGTGCAATTGCGGTTCAGGGTTACTTAAATTTTGATGGATCTCCTGGAATTGCTGCTACTATAACAGTATCTCCTCCTGGAAATAATGGGGGAGTTTTATTCAAAGAAAATAATGATTTTGCAACATCTTCAAGTTTAGTTTTCAATAGTTCTGTTGGCATTTTAACAATTGGTAACGGATTAAATGTTGGAACTGGTGGATCAATTTTTACGGTAAAACCAGATGGATTAGTTGGTATAGGAACCACAGATCCCACACAAGAATTACACGTTCAAGGAGATATTAGACTTACAGGAACAATTTATGATTCTAATAATCAACCTGGAGTAACTCAGGATATACTAGTTAAAAATGCCTTTGGTGGATTAAATTGGACTAATCAATCAACAATTAGATCAGGAGCTGGTGGAACTTATACAAATATTCAATATAATAATAATGTTGGATTAGTTGATGGTGCCCCTAATTTTGTATTTGATGACCTTAATAGTAGAGTTGGAGTTGGAAGCACTCAACCAAAGGTTTTACTAGATGTTTTAGGAATATCTAGTTTTAAGGGTGGAACCACGATTGATAATCTTAATGTAACTGGAACTACAACAACTAGAAATCTTCAAGTTACTGGAATTACTACAGTTGGATTTGTTACCGGAACAAGTGCTTTCTTTACGGGTATTGTAACAGCATTAAAATTTGTCGGTGGTTTTGATATAACAAATTTATATGTAACTGGAGTTTCAACACTCTTACAAAAAGTTAATATTAATAGTGATTTAGGAGTTACTGGTCTTACCACAACTCAAAATCTTCAGGTTTACCAATCAACCACACTCAATCGATTAAATGTATCTGGTGTTTCCACATTTAGTTCTCAAGTTAATGTTAATAATCTAAATGTTACTGGAGTAGGTACATTTGATAATATTAAACTTGATACAAACACGGTCAGTACAAATGTTGGAAATCTGATTTTAGACTCAAGTGCTGGAACAACTCAAATTAATGATGCAATTTATGTAAACGACCCAACAGAATCTACAGATAAAAATACTGGATCAATTATTACAGAAGGTGGAGTTGGAATTGAAAAAAATCTAAATGTTGGTGGAGATTCTATTTTTACTGGGGGAATTGAACTAGATTCAACTCTTAGAGACATTTATAATAATGTAGGTGTTGCCGGATCTGTATTGATTTCTACTGGCATAGGCGTAAGTTGGACTCCTTCCTTTGCCGCCGGTCTTCAAGGTCTTCAAGGTACTCAGGGTCTTCAAGGTAATCAAGGTCTTCAAGGAACTCAAGGTCTCCAAGGAACTCAAGGTCGTCAAGGTACTCAGGGTCTTCAAGGTCTTCAGGGTCGCCAAGGAACTCAAGGTACTCAAGGTACGCAAGGAACTCAGGGGAACCAGGGTCTTCAAGGTACTCAAGGTCTTCAAGGCACTCAAGGAACCCAGGGTCTTCAAGGCACTCAAGGTACTCAGGGTCTTCAAGGTACTGCTGGAGTAACGGGAGGTACAGGTACTCAAGGAACCCAAGGTCTCCAAGGCACTCAGGGTACTCAAGGTACTCAGGGTCTTCAAGGTCTTCAAGGTCTTCAAGGTCTTCAAGGTCTTCAAGGTCTTCAAGGTCTTCAAGGTCTTCAAGGCACTCAGGGTCTTCAGGGTGCTCAGGGTCTTCAAGGTCGCCAAGGCACTCAAGGTACTTCTGGTTCACAAGGTCTTCAAGGCACTCAAGGTACACAGGGTACACAGGGTACTCAAGGAACTCAAGGCACTCAGGGTCTTCAGGGTCTTCAGGGTCGCCAAGGAACTCAGGGTCTTCAGGGAATAGCGGGACAAAATGCCGGTCAAGGTACTCAGGGTCTTCAAGGTCTTCAAGGCACTCAAGGTACACAGGGTACACAGGGTACTCAAGGAACTCAAGGCACTCAGGGTCTTCAGGGTCTTCAGGGTCGCCAAGGAACTCAGGGTCTTCAGGGAATAGCGGGACAAAATGCCGGTCAAGGTACTCAGGGTCTTCAAGGTCTTCAAGGCACTCAAGGTACACAGGGTACTCAAGGAACTCAAGGCACTCAGGGTCTTCAGGGTCTTCAGGGTCGCCAAGGAACTCAGGGTCTTCAGGGAATAGCGGGACAAAATGCCGGTCAAGGTACTCAAGGTACTCAGGGTCTTCAAGGTACTCAAGGTACTCAAGGTGTTCAGGGAATAGCGGGACAAAATGCCGGTCAAGGTACTCAGGGTCTTCAGGGTCTTCAGGGTCGCCAAGGAACTCAGGGTCTTCAGGGAATAGCGGGACAAAATGCCGGTCAAGGTACTCAGGGTCTTCAAGGTACTCAAGGTACTCAAGGTGTTCAGGGAATAGCGGGACAAAATGCCGGTCAAGGTACTCAGGGTCTTCAAGGTACTCAAGGACCTCAAGGTCAGGGTACTCAAGGAACTTCAGGTGCAAATGCCGGTCAAGGTACTCAGGGTCTTCAAGGTCTTCAAGGTCTTCAGGGTCGCCAAGGAACTCAAGGTGTTCAGGGAATAGCGGGACAAACTGCCGGTCAAGGTACTCAGGGTCTTCAGGGTCTTCAAGGTACTCAAGGTACTCAAGGTGTTCAGGGAATAGCGGGACAAAATGCCGGTCAAGGTACTCAGGGTCTTCAAGGTACTCAAGGACCTCAAGGTGTTCAGGGAATAGCGGGACAAAATGCCGGTCAAGGTACTCAGGGTCGCCAAGGAACTCAAGGTGTTCAGGGAATAGCGGGACAAAATGCCGGTCAAGGTACTCAGGGTCTTCAAGGTACTCAAGGTGTTCAGGGAATAGCGGGACAAAATGCCGGTCAAGGTACTCAGGGTCTTCAGGGTCTTCAGGGTCGCCAAGGAACTCAAGGTGTTCAGGGAATAGCGGGACAAAATGCCGGTCAAGGTACTCAGGGTCTTCAAGGTACTCAAGGTTTAAGTAATCAAGGTGTTCAAGGAAGTTCCGGCGGTGCCGGTGGTGGAGGATCTGGAGCTTTTAATACTGACCTTACAAACAGGGAATTTGTTGATGTAACTGCAGGTTCTGGAACTGATATTACTACTGGACCAACAGCAATTTATACATTTCCATCAACTGTTGGTAGTAGGTATATAATTGAGTCTATTTACGTTGCAAATATTTACACCGATGACTTATACTTAGCAGCTAGACATGATTTTAGTGGTGGTTCTAATGTCCCTATAGCAAATAGATTAATTGTTCCTTATGAAGGATCCGTAGAACTAATACAACAACCAATGGTTGCAGGACCATCAGATATTTTGAGATTCCAGGCACTAAATGGTACAACCACTTCTTCTATTGGTATCAATAATGGTCTAAGTACATTTATCACTTTTTCAACTAAAACTGATACTAATTTCTTTGGAACTGGTGCTATTATATTAAGTGGTACTCAAACAGTTTTTACATCTACAACATATCCTTCAGTTATTCAATCAATTCGTCTGTGTAATTATAATCTAAACATAGATATTAATGCTAGTATTTCTATCTTCAATAGTTCTGGAGTTAGAGTTGGATTTCTAGTTCGTAATCTCACTATTCCGAAAAACAGTATTGTTGAAATTTTAGAAAGACCAACAAGACTTGGTATTTTAGAAACGATCAGAGCATTTTCGAGTTATACTAACAGTTTAACAGTTTGTGTTTCCGGTAAATACATAGTATAATAATTCAATAAAGTATTTGATTATGAACTCAGTTTTAATTGCAATGCCTTGTTATGGTGGAATGGTTAGTGATAAAACTGTAAAGGGACTGTTTAATCTTGGGAAGGATTTGAGAACTAAATCAATAGATCATGGATTTTTGACTATTGCTAATGAAAGTCTTATCACAAAGGGTAGATCTAGAATTGCTAATTTTTTTATGAATAATACTGAGTATGAAAAGATTTTATTTATTGATGCTGATGTTGGATTTGCATCAGAAGATGCATTGAATCTTATTTTATCTGATAAGGAGATTATATGTGGAGCATATCCGATGAAGAGTATTCCTTTGAGATATAACTACAATATATCATCTCCACCAGTTGCAGAAGATAGTCTAGTTCAGATAGAAAATATTGGTTTTGGATTTTGTTGTATTCGTAGAAAAGTTTTTCAGAGCATTCAAAATCACTATGGAGAAGAATTGAAGTATTACCCCACTCTAAATAACTCAAACTATCCAGTAACAGAAAAAGAGTATAATAATTCTTATCATTATTTTCTTGAAATGAAAAAAGATATGCACTTTCTACCGGAAGATTTTTCATTCTTTGAGAGAGCATCAAGTGTTGGATATAAGTCTTGGTTAGATACAACTATTCATCTTAGTCATGTTGGATCTCATGTCTTTCAGGAAGAGTAAATAAAAATGGCTACTGGAATCTTTAGTCTTAACAAGGTTTATAAAAGACAGTTTCAGAATGTAAAAGATAAGAACTTTACTAGTTGGCCTGAAGGTGCTATTGAGGGTTATTGGGGAGGAGGACTTACTCCTCCATCTACAGTATTATCTAGTATAGATAGATTAGAGTTTTCAACAGAAACCGTAACATCTGTAGGAAATTTACCGACAGGAAGAGCAGCTCAGGGGACAATAAGTGCTCCATTTTTTGGATATTTTGGTGGTGGAGCACCTACAGTAACAGAAATAAATAAGATTGATTATGCAACAAATGCCACATCAGTATTAAGTGCAGTTTTACCAGCAGCAAGAGGTTGGCTTGCCGGAATAACTAATAAAGGTTCTTATGGATATTTTGCTGGAGGAGCTCCTAGTCCAACTGCACCAAATGCTGGTTCATCTAACATAACCAGATTAAACTTTTCAACCGAAACTGTTCAATCCCTCAGTACACCAATCAATAGAAATAGATATAAGTTCTCCGCTTTTTCAAGTACAAACTTTGGATATTTTAATGCAGGAGTAAGCGATCCAAATCCTATAAGTTCAATTGATCGTATAGATTATTCAACAGAATCTGTAAAATTTGTAGCAAATTTACCAGTAGGAGCACCCCAAAACACATCATTTGCAAGTGCTGCTAATGGATATGTTAATGATGGTTATAGTGGATTTCTTCAACGTTTACAATTCGCAAATGAGACATTAACAACACTTCCTGCCGTTGCTTCATCTGCATTCGGTGGTAGAGCTGCTGTATCAAGCTTTAGTTATGGTTTTTATGCCGGAACTCCAACCACCATACAAAAATTTGATTTTTCTGCTGAGACTGCAGTAACAGGTGCCAATTTACTTGCTGTAAGAAATTTAGCAGCTGCTGTTTATGGAGGGCAATCAGTATAATTTATGAGAACCTTTTATTTTATGTCTGGACTTCCACGTTCAGGTTCCACACTTTTGACTGCTCTTTTAAATCAGAACCCAGAGATACACGCATCCACAAACTCTCCACTTCTGGATACCATTCACTATACCGAAGAGTACCTTTTACACAATTCAGAGCAATATAAGGCAACACCAAATCCAGAAGGAGCACATAGAGTTCTATCATCCATACCTGATAACTATTACTTTCATACTTCTCAGAATATTATTATTGATAAGTCAAGAGGTTGGGTCAATCAAATTCAACATATTCAAGATTACATTACACCAGATCCAAAGATTATCTGTCCTGTAAGGTCTATTCAAGATATTTTGTCTTCCTTTATGCTACTGATTCGCAAATCAAAAACAATCTCCTTTATTGACGAAGTATTACTCAAAAATCAAATAGAAATTACAGATAATAATCGTTGCGATTATCTAATGTCTTCACAAGGTATCATAGGGCAATCTTATCACGCACTTAAAGAAGCCTTTCGTAAGGGATATGAGAACAACTTGTTACTTATTGAGTATGATAATCTAGTTCAAGAACCACAAAGAGAACTCAATCGGATTTATGAGTTTCTAAATCTACCAAGTTACTCTCATATCTTTGAGAATGTAACTCCAAAGGCAAATGAGAACGATGAGGTTTATCGTTTAGAGAATATGCATACTGTAAGAAATAGAGTAGAGAAGATATATCGTGATAACTCAAAGTACCTTTCTGAGTATGTAATGAATAAATACGATCATATGGAGTTTTGGAAAAAGGAAACTTCAAAATATCCTATCTTTGGTCTGTAATGTCAGTATTCTCACTTCAAGAAGCTAGAGCAGAACAAGTCAAGAATGTATCCTTTAATGATGCAAAATTTAGTTTTTGGCCTGAGGGTTCTGTTAGAGGATATTATGTGGGTGGTATTATCCCCTATGTCTCTACAATAGAACGTATAAATTTTTCAAATGAAACTATAACACTTCCGGGTTCTAATTTGCCTGCAACAAGAGGATTTATGTCAGGAGTCTCAAGTGTGTTATATGGATATTTTGGTGGTGGTTATACTATTAGTACTAATTATTCTACAATAGAACGTATAGATTTCTTCACAGAAATCAGAACAACTCCAAGTCCTGTGCTAACCCAAGCAAGAAATAATACGGCAGCAATCTCAGGTAGTTATTATGGATATTTTGGTGGTGGTGGAAGTACTGCTCTTGGGGGTACTTTGCGTTCCACCGTAGACCGTTTAGAGTTTTCCACAGAAACCGTAGCATCTTCGGTTAATAATCTACCTATAGCAAAATCTGGTGCAGGAGCAACCGCAACTAATTATTATGGTTACTTTGCTGGTGGTCGTGTTACGGCTCTTGGTATTTCCACCATAGACCGTTTGGATCTATCATCGGAATCTTTTTCTACACCAACTCCTAAATTAACTCAATCAAAATTTCCTTTATCGGCAACCTCAAGTCGTTCTTATGGTTACTTTGGTGGTGGATATTTCAATCCTCCTCTTACTTATCTTTCTACTATAGATCGTTTAGATTTTTCTACTGAAACCGTAACATCATCTCCAACTCTTACCTTATCTATAGGAAAATCTGGTATGGCAGTAACCTCAAACTTTTCTTATGGTTATTTTGCCGGTGGGCAAACAGCACCTCTGGTTCGAACAAACGCTATTGACCGTATAGATTTCGTTACAGAAACTAGATTAACTCTAGCAACTGTATTAGCACAATCAAAATCTAACATAGGATCAACCTCAGGAGCTCAATCAACAGGTGTCGCTAATGGTTCTCAAGGAGGAGGTACGGATATATCTTGAGTACCTAATCAATCTAAATACAACAACTACATTATTCTTTATGAAGTCTGGAGCAACTGAAAGTTCTTTTTATTATCTTTCACAACATCTCAATATTCCACAAGAAGTTCATATTGCAAGGTCATCGCAAGAACTTCTAGAATCATCAAAACCAATTAAGATACTCTGGGCACACGATAATTGTGACCAACCAATACACGCAAATTTACCTGCAGTCGCAAATCAGTTAAGTGCGATTGTATGTCTTTCGGAATGGGAAAGGCAGAAATATATCAAATACAAAAGAGCACCAGAAGAAAAACTGAAGGTGATTTATTATGGATTAGATTCAATATTTGTCCCATCATCAAAACCCAAATCAAAGACCGCAATCTTCTTTTCTGCTCCTCATAAAGGAATTACACCCCTTCCAAAAATCTGGAAACAAGTGATTAAAAATCATCCAGATGCTCATCTTAAAGTCTTCTCCTCTATGTCTTTGTATGAGAATGCTGGAAGTACTCAACAAGAAACAGAGGAGTTCTTGGAAGCAATTCAAGAATTAAAGACACTTCCAAATGTTCTTTACTCACCTTGTATTGAAAGAGAAGAATTGGTATCTCATATTCAGGATGCTGCATTCTTTGTTCATCCAAATGTATGGGAAGAAACCTTCTGTCTTTCATTAGCAGAGGCTATGTCTTGTGGTTGTTATCCAATTACAAGTAATATTGGAGCACTTCCAGAAGTTTCATTTGGTAAAGGAAAATATATTTCTATGACTGGTGAGAATACACCAACAGGATGGAAACCATCATCTCAGTTTATAAATGAGTTTGCAGAAGAAGTTTCAAGATGCTTTGAGTTTTTTGATAAAGAACCAGAGACTTTTTATAATGCAACAAAAGACCTATCAAAACTCACAAGAGAAACTTATGATTGGAATAAGTCGGCATCTGTATGGAAAGAATTGATTGGTCAGTTCTCAAATCAAAAATTTGTTTGTGGTGATAATTGGATTTATGAACAAGTCTACCAAAAGAATGAATATCAGGTAGAAAGTTTTTCACCAGAAGATGTTGTAATTGATATTGGAGCACATAAAGGATACTTCACTCAACTGTGTATGGACAAAGGTTGCAAACAAATTCATTCATTTGAACCAGAACCAAAGAATTTTGAAGAACTTATGAATAATTTGAAAGATTATAAGTGTTTTCAGGCATATAATCTTGCAGTATTAGATAGGAAAAGAGAGAAAGAACTTACTATAATTCCTGGAAGTAATACTGGAATGCACTCTTTTTATCAGAAAAGTGAATTTAAAACTAAAGTCAAAACTGTAGGACTTGATGATATTTTGATTAATTTTCCTAAGGTTTCTTTACTTAAAGTAGATGCCGAAGGATCTGAATATGAAATTTTAATGAAATCAAAGTTATTATTTAAAGTTGAAAAGATTGTAGGTGAGTATCATAATGATTTGAGTGATAAAACATCTAAAGATTTGTTTGAATTTTTAGAAAATAAAAACTTTAAGATTACAAAAGTTCAAAAGTATAATGAAACGACTGGATTCTTCTGTGTAGAAAACAATCTAAATACCAAAAGATAAAATAAATGAACAACACTATGCAAAATAACTATGAGGTAATTGCTCTTGCAACTCCTAAAGAAGTATTAGATGATAATAATGAGTTTATGTTTAAGGTTCTCAACGAAGTAGATCGTTGGAATGAGAGTGAAACTGAATTATCACATACTCGTTCAGAGTTTCAAATTGAAAAATTTATTGTTCACGATAACTTTACAATTCCATCTGCATTTCAATCAGCACTTGTGAATCGTAAAAGTTCTGCAGAAGGACTACTTCAACAAATTATTGACGCAAAGAAACAAGCAAGGGAATTTCATTATAAGTGGGATGGGAAGGATAAGACACAACCAATTTGGTGGAAGACTCGTGAAGGTGGTGAAGAGTTATGTTGGTATGATATTGAGGAATTTAACTTTAATAGAATGCTTCAAGGTTTAATTAAGAACTTCAAGTGTTATGCACACGAACTTGAGTTTTTTGATAAACTGATTAATCGTCTGATTGAATTGAATGGTGGAAAATTAATTACAAGAGAACAATTTATTGAAGATCAACCAGTTTATTGGGAACGTAGATTGTCTAATCAGGCATTAGATGATTTACTTCAAGCAAAAACTGGCGTAAATGCTGGTAATATTCGTTCTATGAGACGTGCAAGTGCCCCCACAGTAATGGATGATGATTTAAATAGAACAAAGGGAACATTTGGAGATCCAACTGATCCTCTTGATTTCTTAAATAAACTTCAAGAAAATGTTGCTGCTGGTATTGAAGAAATTACAGGAATGAGTCGGCAACTTCTTTCTGGTGTTGAGCAAAAAGAAGCAAAACAAATTACAAGTTCGTTATTTAATTCAGAGCTTAAGAAGTAACGTAAAATGCCAGTCATTCGAGGTAGTGGTGGTAATCCTTCTAGATATGGAAATTTTGTAGGAGATGTCTTTGGACTAAGAGATGTCTATGAAAAACAAGTAGAAAACGTAGAGCAAAATAATAAATTTGCTTCTTGGCCTGAGCAGGCTCGTATTGGATATTTTGGTGGTGGCCAGCTGCCCACCAACAGTACCATAGACCGTTTAGAGTTTTCAACAGAAATCATAACAACTCCAACACCAAAGTTATCTGTAGCAAAATCCAATTTAGCAGCAACCTCAAGTAGTTTTTACGGTTACTTTGGTGGAGGCGGCGCTGGACCCCTGCTTTTCAGTACCATAGACCGTCTGGACTTCTCTACAGAATCTGTAACAACTCCAACTCCTAAGTTAACTGCGGCCAGAACCAGTTTATCAGCAACTTCAAGTAGTTTTTATGGTTACTTTGGTGGTGGACTTACTTTTCCTCCTGTTATTCGTAGATCCACAATAGACCGTTTACATTTTTCTACAGAAACAGTCACAACTCCAACGCCTAAGTTATCTCAAGCAAAACAGAGTATAGCAGCAACTTCAAGTAGTTTTTATGGTTACTTTGGTGGTGGTTTTGTTCTTACTAATAATGTTTCCACCATAGACCGATTAGATTTCTCTACAGAATCTGTAACAACTCCAACGCCTAAGTTATCTACAACAAATTCCACTTTAGCAGCAACCTCAAGTGCTTCTTATGCTTATTTTGGTGGTGGTTATGTTGCACCGACTCTAATTTCTACCATAAATCGTTTAGATTTCTCTACAGACATCGTAACAACCCCAACTCCTAAGTTATCTCAGGGAAGATCTAATATAACAGCAACCTCAAATTTTTCTTATGGTTACTTTGGTGGTGGGAATGACGCTCCTCTTACTAATGTTTCTACAATTGATCGCTTAGATTTTTCTACAGAAACAGTATTTGTACCAATACCTAAATTATCTCAAGCAAAACAGAATATAGCAGCAACTTCAGGAGGACAATCAGTCTAAATACAACAACTATATCATCTTTATATGAATGACACTCTTGCAAATATTTTAATACAACCAAAAGTTCTTACATCAGATGCAATTGATTTCCTAATCAATCACGCAAATAATTCTTCACAAGAACAAATGGGTGTATTTGATCCAGATAAAGCAAATAAAACTTTTGATGATAATCCCGGAAAAGTTGATAGGTCTTCCAGAGATGTAAAATCTGCAGATATAATAGAAATATTGCCACAGATTAAGGAACTTTATGATAATATAGTTCATCACGTTATTAATCCTTTTTATGATTTCAAGATAAGAGATAGTGAACTTCCACAACTTCTTGTCTATGAACAAGGAGGTCACTATAAACCTCATTATGATGCAGTAGCACAGTGGAAAAATCCAGATGGAACTATCATTTGGAAAAAATCTGTTGAACGAGATTTATCTACGGTTCTTTTTCTAAATGATGAGTTTGAGGGAGGAGACTTTGTATTTCCAGATTTAAGAATTAGAGTACGTCCAGAACCAGGGCTTCTTATTGCTTTTCCATCAACACAATATTATCTTCATCAGGTAGAACCAGTCATTTCAGGAACTCGTTATGCTATGGTAAATTGGATGACTATACAAGGAATTAAAACCAAAGCAGAGCAAGATAAAGAACTTGAAGATAAATATGGAATAAAAGTTTACTAGAGATATGTCTAAACTTCTTAAGCACTATTGGATAAATCGTGATACTGGTCAATATGCGATAACACCAGCACAAGGATATATGATTCCAAATATTGAAGGTTTAGAAAGAATTTATGACTTAACAGATGAAAATAATGTTCCATATTCACTATCTACTTGTCCTGATGAGACTGTTGTAAATCCAACAGAAGGACTCTGGATATTGACTCAATCAGAATGGGATAATGAAATAAATCTCTATGATTCAAGAGAAGAAAAGAAAAGATATGATTTAATTCGTATAATTCGTGATGAAATTCTTGCAACTACAGATTGGATTGTAATTAAAGGAACCGAACAAGAAATATCACTAGACGTTGACTTTAAAACCTGGAGACAAGAACTAAGAGACCTTCCTTCTTCACAAACATTTCCCAAAGGATTTCCGCCATTACCACTAATTGTAAAAGACAATTCAGAAGTTTTAAGACTTTATGATAGGTGGTCTGAAGTTTCTCAGATTCCTATGATTAATGACCCCTTATCTGTTGAGTAACTGATAGCATTTTTCATTTTTATCATAAGCATAATCAACGTACTGACCATTCTTTCGTACAAAGTGTAGGAATAGTTGCATAAAACGATCATTATTGTGAGTTCTCAGAGGACTTCTCCAGTGCTCTACAAGTGTTCCTAAGTATGCAACTCCATCTCCAACTGGTGTAACTGCTTTAATTGTTTTACCAGTCAGGTCTTTGATTTTAATTGGCCAAGAAGCATCACCACAGATATTCATAGTGATTGATACTTCACAAGAAGGACGATCAGTATGGCAGTTCATCCATCCACCATTATGATAAGTTGTGGAGAACCAATATGTTGGAATGAGTTCTTCACCTAGTAAATCTTCAAGAACTGGTTGAATTCTCTTCATTACAAAGGTGCAAGAAGGTGGAGCATAACAAGTCAAAACTCTACCTCTTTCTGGGTCCCAATGTCCCTCTAAAGAACCTAAATCATTTATAGCACCACATAAGTTTTGATATTTGATTTGTATTGCTTCTTCTTTGGTAATAATATTTGGAAGATAATACCAACCTTTTTTTACAAAATCACTCATACTTATTATTTTTTCTATACTATGTATTATAACTCAATTTGGTGCCCAAAACCCCTTGACACCTGCCCCCAGATGCCCTATAATACCTAGGTAATCAAACGAAACGCCTGATGCCTGCCGAAGAGACCCTGACCCGTTGTGTTGTCGATACGCTTGCTCGTAAGTTCTATCTGTATTCGAGTGAGGGTGGTGAACGAGTTGTGAATTGTGAAACTCCAGACCAGTTTATGAATGTACTGGAAGTGGTTCGTGCTCAGGTAAGTGATGATTGTCTTGCATACTCAAATCCTCTTTGATAAATGGAAAAGTTTACGGTAGAAGAATTTCAAGAAGACTTTGATAATCTACTAGAAAGAGTGGAAAATGGAGAGTCTTTTATTGTTACTAGCGAACACGGAGATGCTATGATGATTCCTTATAGACAATACAAAGAAGCAGACGACCTCATACGAATACACACCGACCACGAAGAAGGTTGTTGAGTCAAGGCAACTTATAGGTCTTATATGTTGCTTCAAGGCAACTTTTATGCGAGTGAGACTTGGTAGTCAGAGGGCACTTATAACGCCTTTCCGCCAGATTAGCGGCTTTGACCTGGTTCGAATCCAGGCACTCGTATTGCTATTCGTCATTTGCGAATAGCGAATGCTCATTTAGCAATCTGTTTGAATGCAGCGTTCTCATAAAGCGCCGAAGGTGGGTTAGATTCCCACAATGAGCACTTGACTATTAGGACTCTTTGAGTTATAATAGTCTCATACACAAGCCCGTGTAGCCCAGCGGAAGAGGCAAGAGACTTATGAAAATTGAGCCTCATTTGGGAAACCTTATGAGTGCAATTCCTCAAATTCGGTGAAACCTGTAAAATGGCAATACCGAGCCAAGCATCGTAAGATGAAGGTGTAGAGACTAGACGGGGAACATCTAAACCGAAAGGTATGATGAAGGTATAGTCCAGACCACAAACCGAAAGGGTAGTGAAAACTATAGTGGTAAGAAAATCTCTCAAGCGGTGGTTCGAATCCACTCACGGGTATGAACTGGTAAACTTATATAAATAACTATACAATAAGTTTACCAGTATGAGACATTCATATAGCATAGAAGAATTTAAAAAAGCAGTAGAAGAAAGTTATTCCATAGCACAAGCACTTACAAAACTTGGATTATCTCCAAGAGGTGGAAACTATAGAGTATTTAAAAAATTTGAAAAACTTTATGGAATAGACACTTCACATTTTACAGGTCAAGGACATCTAAAGGGAAAAACTCATAAGTTTAATACAACACCATTAAGTGAAATCCTTGTTAAGAATTATGAGTACAATTCTAACAAATTGCGAAAAAGATTAATTATAGAGGGATTAAAGAATCATAGATGTGAATGCTGCGGATTGAGTGAATGGTTAGAAGAACCAATACCTTTAGAATTAGATCATATTGATGGAGACCATTATAACAATATATTAGAAAATTTAAAAATCTTATGCCCAAATTGTCACGCTAAAACTCCAACATATCGTGGTAAAAATAAGAAAAATAAAAACTCACAAACAATAAAAAATAAAATCCAAACAATACTAACCAAAAAAATTCATAAATGTTCTTCTTGTGGGGTTGAATTGAAAACAAACTGCAAAACTGGTCTTTGTAATAGTTGCTATTCAAAATCCCAAAGAAAAGTTGAAAGACCTTCTAAAGAACAATTATTACAAGAAGTAAAAGAAAGTTCTTATCTTGCTGTAGGTAAAAAATATGGAGTTAGTGATAATTCTATTCGTAAATGGTTAAAATAAATATAAGATATTGAGATACTCAAATGTCTTTCAAGTATAAAATAAGTCAGTCATATTGTTGGTATAATAACGGAAGTATGATTGTGAAAATGTACTTCATCAACGAGATTCCATTTACCTTCGATGAATTACCTGATGGGCACTTATACGATGAAGACCTCTGTAGAACGGCAGATAAGTATCGTGCATTTGAACCAGATGATTTATTTAAAAACTCATTCTATCTTATAGACGAGGAAGCACACCCATTACTTTTTGATATGGACCTAGAAAACCCCCAAGACCTTCCAGATGAAGGTTATGAGTTTTTGCGGCAGGACTTATCTTCATAAATAAAACATAATAGGTCTATAGATAATAAAATGGGTCTGAACAAATTAGATAATTTCATAAAGAACACAGAAGGTCGCATTCTTTATGTTTCGCCTAGTGACCTTGATTCCACAGATAGCATCAGTAATCAGGGTAACTCACTTGCTCAACCCTTTAAGACGCTACAGAGAGCACTTTTAGAGGCAGCAAGATTTTCCTATCTAAGAGGAAATAGTAATGATGAAGTAGAGAAAACCACAATTCTCTTGATGCCTGGGCAGCATACTGTTGATAATCGTCCGGGTTTTTCTATAAAGGATGTTGGTGGAACAGCAACAGTAACATCTCCGAGTGGAACAACATCTCCAGCATCGAGCACATTATCACTCACACTTGAATCAGTATTCGACCTTACACAAGAAGATAATATTCTTTATAAGTTTAATAGTGCAAACGGCGGGGTTGTTGTACCCAGAGGAACCTCAATTGTTGGTCTAGATTTAAGAAAGACCAAGATTCGCCCAAAATATGTTCCGAACCCAACAGATTCTGCTGTTCCAAACTCGGCAATTTTTAGAATTACCGGTGCCTGCTATTTCTGGCAGTTCTGTATCTTTGATGGTAGCACAGAGGGTACTGTTTATACTGACCCAGCAGATTTCTCCGTCAATAACCAATCAACTCCAATATTTTCTCACCACAAACTCACCTGCTTTGAGTATGCTGATGGAGTAAATCTATATGAAGATACGGGTCTGACTGACCTTGATATGTATTATGCAAAACTCTCTAATGCATTTAATCTTGCATCTGGTAGAGATATTGATCAAAAGTACCCCGCTGATTCTCTTGGTTTTGAGAAGCAGAGACCAGAATGGGAAATTGTAGGTGCCTTTGCCGCAGATCCTCTTCAGATTTCTACAATTGAGTCTGGGTCTGGTGGAACCGCAACTAATCAGGTCACGGTCAAAACTGCAGTAGCTCACGAATTCACGGCAGGAACCCCAATCAAGATTAGTGGAGTTTCTCCAGTAGAATATAATATCTCAACAAAAGTTCAGAGTATTAGTGCAACTGATCCAACCGTATTTACATACTTACTCCCAAGTTTTCCACCCAATCTGGCAACACCAGGAAATGCATCGAGTGGATTTGTAACAATTGAAACTGATACCGTATCTGGAGCATCTCCATATATCTTTAATATTTCCTTGCGTTCTGTTTATGGTATGAACGGAATGCTTGCCGATGGTAGTAAGGCATCGGGTTTCCGTTCGATGGTTGTGGCACAATTCACGGGCGTATCTCTACAAAAAGACGACCGTGCATTTGTAAAATACAATCCAACAAATAGAGATTATTCCGATAATATTACTATATCCAGAGTTGCAGGAGCAACTTTATCTTCCCAATCATCTTCACTCGGAACGGTTTATCACCTAGATCCACTATCAATTTATAGAAGTGGATGGGAATCAAGTCATATTAAGGCAACGAATGATGCCTTTATTCAGATTGTATCCGTCTTTGCGATTGGATTCAATAAGCACTTTGATGCAGAAACTGGTGCTGACCTAAGTATCACCAACTCAAACTCCAACTTCGGTCAGATTTCACTTACATCTTCTGGATTTAAGAAAGAAGCATTTGATAAAGACAATAAGGCATTCATTACCTCAATTATTGCTCCAAGAGCAATAGTGGAAGATGAGCAAGATATTGATTGGATTTCATTAGATGTTACAAAGACTATATCAGTCGCAAACAGCACCAGATTATATCTCTTTGGATTTACTTCTCAAGATGATATCCCCCCAATTCTTACTCAAGGATATAGAATTGGTGCAAAAGTAAGTGACAAACTATATTTCGTTGGAAACGGAACAGAATACTCGGCAAATATTTTAATGTCCGATGGTATTACAAGTTCTGTTAAAGAATATACATCATCCATACCATCATCTAATATTTTTACACTTGGTACTCATAACATCCAAACGGGTGAAAAAGTTATTATTCTAAGTGACGATGGTGATTTGCCAGAAAATATTGTAGAAAATACAGTTTATTATGCAATCAGACAATCTTCCACTCAAATTAAACTTGCTTCTTCAGAGTCGGCAGCTGTAAGTGGAACTGCAATTGATGTATATAAAGGAACTAATCTAAGAATTCTGAGCAGAGTATCTGATAAGATTGCCGGAGATGTTGGACATCCAGTACAATATGATACTACAAATAGTCAGTGGTACATTAACACAAATGTAAGTAGTGACATTTATACGGCAATTGTTGCATTAGGTGTTGCTGTATTGACCGAAAGAACCGAACCTTCTTATGTAAAAAGAATTGAAGACACCAGAAGTTTGGATGAAAAACTTTATAAAATTAGAGTTGTAATTCCAAAAGAACTTGTGGGTTCTAAAAATCCAGAAGACGGATTTGTAATTCAAGAATCAAGTTCAACTGGGTATCGTAATAATAGTGATTTTAGTCTTTCGAGTCTTACGGAATCCGACTATGAGTATAACCGAAATTCAAGATTTATTAGTACTTGCTCTCGTGCATCCTCAACCGTAACTGTAATTTCTGAACTTCCACACAATCTTCAGGTTGGTGATAGTATTATTATTAAAAATGTAACGGACAGTACTAACACAACTGGTGAAGATAATCTTGGTTATAACGGAACCTTTACGGTTGCATCAGTTGTTGATGATATGACCTTTACTCATACCACAACAAGAACTCCCGCATTATTCACAAATGTAACCTCCAATAGAACAACCTCATCTCCAAGATTTGAAAGAAATAACTTACAATCAAATCTTTACAATTATAGAAGCGAAGTAATTACTTCATACATTAGTGGTATTCAGGATGGTGTTTATCATATCTATACTTTAAGTGCCAATAAGGCAATTCCAACGGAGTTCACAAACATTAAGTATAGTCAGAATGTTGTTGACCTTTATCCTCAGTTAGACAGAGATAATGTTAATGATACTCCAACATCTGCCAAAACATTTGCAAAGAGGTCCCCGATTGGTGATGTCGTAACAAGTGACCTTAAGAAGAGTATTACAAAAGAATCGACCGATACCTTACTCACAAATCTAGGAGTTGGTCTTGATGTATCCTCAGTATCTAACTCTACATCAAGTGCAACGATTACCTTTGCAAGAGAGCACGGTCTTGCCGGTATTGTAACCTTCAGTACTTTAGTTGCTGGTGCATCTTATAATTCTGGAACATATCAAAACCTCAAACTTCTCAATACTTCTCAGACTGGAACCTGGAGAGGAGCAACTGCAAAAGTTGTGGTATCTGGTGGAGCGGTAATTTCTGCAGATGTTGTTTCTTCTGGATCTGGATATTCTGCCGGTGCATTATATTTTGATGCCTCTGTGATAGGTAATGGTAATGGTAATGCAAGATTTAATATTATCACATCAGGAATTACAACGGCAATTGGTAATGTGGTTCAATTTACGGGTGATGGAACAACCTCAGACACATATCACCGTATTACGGCAGTTTCGGCAGACAATCAGATTTCAATTGCCAAGACAGCAGGAGACTCTGTAGTTACGGCAAATCAATATGCCTTTATCGTTGGACCTTCGGTTCGGATTACAACCACCAGTTATTCTTCTGGGTCTGGGATAAGTACCTTTAATTGTTCTGCACCTCACGGATTAGTTGCCGGTAATAGATTTAGAGTGATTGATTCCTCAAATAATAATAGAGGAGATTATATTGTAAAAGATAGAGTTAGTGTAAATGCATTTACGGCACTTACACCTTCTCTGAGTGTGAATGGTGGATATGTACTGAAGCACGGGCTTTCTGCAAATAATGCCAGTTCTGATTCTACAGCAGAAAATCTAGGAATCAGAAGTATTCCATTATTTGATAAGGAAACACTTGTTGCCGCTAGTGGAATTACCACCACTTCTCTCACAGTTGCAGTATCAAGCCCTGTAAGTGCAGCAGCAATCACCAAGAGATTCCCACTTGGTTCTTATATTCAGATTGATGAAGAGATTATGAGAGTTGCGAGTAGCACTCTGAGTGGTGGTGGAGGAAATGAGATTACGGTGATTCGTGGTGCTCTATCCACGAAACAAACCGCTCACGATAGTGGTTCACTTATCAGAAAGATTAAACCAATCTCAATTGAATTCAGAAGACCTTCAATTGTTAGAGCTTCGGGGCATACTTTTGAGTATCTTGGATATGGTCCAGGAAACTACTCAACAGGATTGCCTCAGGTTCAGACCGTAACTTTGACAGAAAGAGAAGAGTTCTTGGTACAGTCACAGGAAAGGTCTGGTGGTATTGTTGTTTATACTGGTATGAATAATAATGGTGACTCCTTTATTGGTAATCGTAAAACATCTTCATCAACTGGTGAGGAAGTTACATATGATAATCCAATTCCAACGGTTACCGGTGAAGACCCATCTAGATTAAGTGCCGTATTTGATGAAGTAACCGTTAAAGAACGTCTTGTTGTTGAGGGTGGTAATTCTGGCACGATTCTTTCTCAATTTGATGGTCCGGTTACATTTAATAAGGAAGTTAAGTTTACAAATGCTGTAAATATTAAATCACAATTAAAAGTAAGTTCTAATACTCCGTCCACAACCACGGCAAATGGAGCACTAGTTGTAAGTGGTGGTGTCGGTATTGCTCAGAACCTGAATGTAGGTGGAAATTTAAATGTAACTGGAACTATTACTGGTAATGTGACCGGTAATATAACTGGTAACATAGTCGGTGATGTGACTGGAACTGCAACTAATGCAAATAATATAAACATTTCCTCTACTACATCATCAGACACTACAACTTCAATAGTATTAGTTGCAAATCAATCAACAGGTAATCAAAGTCCGTTTATTGATTCTGGATTGACTTATAATGCTAATACTAATGCTTTAACAGCATCTACATTTGTTGGTACTCTTAGTAATTTATTAACACTTAATACTTCTGGTACTGGATTATCTGGATCCGCAACATTTAATAATTCCGGTGCTGCCACATTTACTGTAACTTCTAATGCAACTTCAGCAAACACGGCATCAACTATTGTTGCTCGTAATGCTTCTAACAACTTTAGTGCTGGAACCATTACTGCCACATTATCTGGTAATGCGACTTCTGCTTCTACTGCCGCCGATTTAAGTTTCGGTTCTGCCAATCAAGTTGTCTTTAAGGATGGTTCCAATAATGCTACCACTTCATCTAGTTTAGTTTTTGATGGAACGAATTTATCTGTAAGTGGAGATATTACTGCTTTTGCTTCCGACGAAAGACTCAAAACAAATATTCAACCACTAGAAAATGCTCTAGATAAAGTTCTTGCTCTGAGCGGATTTACATATAACTTTAATGAGATTGGGCAGTCACTTGGTTTTGATGGTTTAGTTCGTTATGTGGGCGTATCTGCACAACAAGTTCAGGTAGTTCTTCCAGAAGCAGTCAAACCTGCTCCTGTAGATTCTAACTACATTACGGTTCAATACGAAAAACTTGTTCCTCTACTGATTGAGGCAATCAAAGAACTCAAAGCAGAAATCAACGAACTCAAAGGAGTTAAGTAACTATGGCGCTACAAGCATCGGGTTCAATATCTGCTTCAGATATCTCAAGAGAGTTTGGACCAACTACAAATATAAGTTTTGGAGCTTACCGAGTTAGTCAAACTGTTGGAACATTATCAAATCTTCCCTTAGATACTGGAATTCCTCAATCTGGACCTATCGCATTTAGTGATTTTTATTCTAAAAAATTAAATGTTGTCGTTGGTTTTTATGATACCTCATTCATTGCTCAACGTTTGAGTGCTCGTGTTAGGTATAATAATCAAAACGTGACTGTGATTGGTGAATTTAAAACTAGACCAGCAAGTGGTGCAAATACAAGAATTATTATTAATGTAAATAAAATTATTGGATCTAATAAGGCATCAATTAATAATGTGGCACTAACAACTGGCGAATGGGAAGCAAATACGCAATTAGAACTTGAAATTGGACCAAGTGGGCAACTTTATGGTTCTGGGGGAGATGGTGGAAAAGGAGCAGACAGTACTCTTACCAATTCAACCGTAGGTGGTGATGGAAGTAGTGCCTTAGGAATTCAATATCCAACAATCGTTACAAATAGAGGATACATCCAATCCGGTGGTGGAGGCGGCGGCGGAGGTTCTTGGACTAATCAATCTAGAAGAACAGGGTCTATTACAAGGCGCAGAACAGAAGTACGCACAGCAGGAGCTGGGGGTGGTGGAGGTTCTGGATATCCTGGCGGTAACGGGGGTGCTGGTGGTGGAAATGCAAGCAACGATGGAAGTGCTGGTGCTTCAGGTGGGTTGACTACTGGTGGTGCTGGAGGAACAAGTGGAAATGCCGCAGGTGCCGGAGGATCTAATGGAGGTAATGGTGCTAGCGGAACTGGAAATGCCGGAGGATCGCAAGGAAGAGCAATTATTATCTACAACGATGGAAGCGGAACATCTATATCAAACGTCGGAGGTTCCATATCTGGACCAATACTTTATAATACTACTCCAACCTAACTTCATAAAGTCAATAAATAACTAAAAAGTATCCAGAAGATGGCAAATTATAATAAGTCATTTAATTTTAGAAATGGAGTTCAGGTTGATGATGACAACTTTATTGTAAATGCAAATGGTCTGGTTGGAATCGGAACATCAATTCCAACAGAGTTTTTGGATGTTTACGGAACCGCAAAGGTTACTGGATTAGTCACGGCAACCAATCTAACAATCACCGGAGTTTCCACTTTTTATAATGATGTAAAGGTTGGTTCTGCAATTACATTTAATGTCTCTACGGGAATTGTAAGTGCCACGGCATTTTATGGAAGTGCCTCTGGTCTTACTGACATTTATGCAATTGCTGTTGATGGATGGTATATTAGTGCAGGAAATATTTCTACAACATCAAAAGTTGGTGTAGGAACAGATATTCCAAATTATTCTTTACAAGTTGGTCTAGATCCTCTCACAGGAAATGGATTATCTGTTGATGAGATTACGGGAAATGTAAATACAACTGGAATTATAACCGCATCTAGTTTAAGTGGTTTAGGAACTAATATTACTAATTTAAATGCATCTAATATTGCATCCGGAACACTAGATAATGCCAGATTGTCACAAAATATTAATGTCTCTGGTATTGTAACGGCATACTCATTTAGTGGATTCGGAACAAATTTACAGGGACTTAATGCCACCAATATCACTAATGGAACCTTAGATAATTCTAGATTACCTCAAAATATTAGTATTACTGGAATAATTACCGCAAGTAATGGAGTTATTACTTCATTAACAAACACTAATTTAAATAATACAGGAATTGCAACCCTTGGTGTAGCAAACGCATCTAGACTTTTAGTTTCTGGGGTTACAACCTCAACTGGAGGATTTGTAGGAAATGTAACTGGAACTGCCACAACCGCTACCAGCATTAGTGGATCTCCTAATATTACAGTATCTAATATAACTTCCTCAAATATTAATAATATAGGAATTATAACCTCTTCAAGTATTATAAGTCAATCATCATCTATAGGAATCTCAACTGTCTCCACAAGACTTTATGCGGAGTCAATTGGAGTGGGTACAAACTCTCCTTCAAGTGATATTCATATCAGAAGAAGTTCCACATCTAAATTACAAGTTACGAGTGATACTGCAGAGGCAATTGTTGCAGTAGGTAGAAGCACAACTCTTACTGGGAATAATGGTGCTCTAAGATTTGGAAATACTTCTGGAGTATATCCCTACAGTAATTCAAGAACTTTGGATGTTATTAATTATGGTACTGGAAATTTAAATCATTACCTCAATTATAGTGCAGGTAGTGGAAATATTGGAGATTTTAACTGGATTTATGCTCCAGATGCTTCAAATCCTTTGATGACATTAACTTATGGAGGAAATCTTGGAATTGGTATTACGAATCCTACAAGTAAACTTCAGGTTTCTGGAGATGTAAGTGTTTCTTCTTTAAATGTATCTCAAGATATTGTTGCAACTGGAGCAGCAACCAGTACGAGTGTTCGAACACTTTATATTTTAGACGGTCAATCTGGACTTCTTGATGCTAATGGAAATCAAATCATGAGTGTAGGTGATGAAAATGTAAATGCAACTTCTGGAATATCAACTTTCTATGACATTAATGTGACTAATCATGGATTTTTTGAACAAAAAGTTGGTATTGGAAATACAATTCCATTAGAACCTTTGCATATTGGTGGAAATTATTTATTAACTCCAGAAGATGCAGTAGTTATTAATTCATCTGGAATAGGAATTGGAACAACTTCAATTAGATTTGGTCTTGGTATTGATGCCTCAGAAGTAGACACAGTTTTTGGTACAGTTGGTATTGGAACCACAAACGTAGATAATCCCTTAGGAACAAGATTACTGGTAAACGGACCAGCAAGAGTAATTGGTGGTGATGTTTCTGTTGGTATAAACACTTCTACTGGTTTAATTCTTACATCTGCTAATGGAACTAAGTATAGATTGTTTGTAAGTAATACAGGAGTTCTTAGTACAGTTGTAGTTCCATAAGGGGCTTGACATAATCTCTAAATCGCTGTAGACTAGGTTTGTCTCCGTTGAAGATGAGATACTAAGACACTTTAAGAACTGGCACAGGGGTCCGCACAGACCCCTTTTTTGCTGTATAATAATCCTATAAGCAAATGAGAAACGTGATTCAACTCCGTCCCCACCAGCAAGATGCCCTGAATGCTCTGCAACAGCATTCTAAAGGTATCTGTGTGTTTCCTACCGGTGGTGGTAAGACCAACGTTGGTATCTTTGATGCGATGGAGCAATTCAAGTCTGATGCTCCTAAGACTATTGTAGTTGTTAGTCCTCGTATTTTGTTGGCAGAACAACTTTCTAGTGAATATTTGGAGTTCATCACCAACGCTTCTGTTCTTCATATCCACTCGGGAGAAACTAGACATTTTAGCACCACGAAACCTAGTGTAATTCGTACTTGGTACGAACAAACACAAGGTCACAAACTTATCTTCACTACCTATAATTCTCTACAGCAACTTCAACGTGCTGATATTAAAGTCAACACTACTTTGTTTGATGAGGCGCACAATAGCATTCAACGCCATTTCTTCCCTGCGGTAGAGTATTTCAGTGCAGAGGCAGAGCGTTGTTTCTTCTTCACCGCCACTCCCAAATACAGTAATGTAATTGGTAAGGCAGGTATGAATGATACTGAGGTCTACGGTAGCATCATCGCTAAGGTTCCTGCTCCTCAACTGGTTCAGAACGGTTACATCATTCCTCCTAAGGTGATTGCAACTCAAATGCGCCTTTCTGTCAAGGGTGAGGATATTGCTCAGCGTGACTGTGAGTATCTTCTTCAGACCATTCAGGACAATCCCGTTGATAAGATTCTGATTTGTGCCAAGGCAACCAAGCACATTATTGGTTTGCTTTCCGAAACTGACTTTGCCGAACAACTGGCAGAGGAAGGTTATTCTGTGATGCACATCACTTCTAAGCACGGTGCATTTATTGATGGTGATAAGGTGAATCGTGAGGTGTTCTTTGACACTCTCAACGAATGGGGTAAGGATGCAGACAAGAAGTTTGTGGTTCTTCATCACAGCATTTTGGCAGAAGGCATCAACATCTCTGCTCTGGAAGCGGTCGTGTTTATGCGCTCTATGGACATCGTGGGCATCGGTCAGACCGTTGGGCGGACGCTGCGCCTTCACCCTGCAGATGCCGCTGGAATCCGCTCTGGTGCCCTTCAGGCAGGTGCTTTGGACTCCTACACCAAATCCTATGGTCTGGTCATCTGCCCGACCTTTGACAAGGCATCTACGGGCACCGCACAGAAGGTCCAGAACGTGGTGGACATCATCTTTAAGCAGGGAGACGTTGCAGTCAGCACAATCAATCGCTGATGTGATATAATTAACTTATAGAACAAATTAATTATGGATGAAGAACAACTTAAAATATATGCCGAACCAATTACATCTTTATATTATGTTAGAACAAAACTTCCAGAAGATATTCTTGAAAAAATAAATGAAGATATTGATTTTATTTTAGAGAATAAATCTAATCTTATAAAATGGAATCATTATTTGGCAGGAAATATTGAAGAAGAATATAAACTTTCTACTGAATCCTCACATTTAATTGAGAATTTTTCTATTGATGTTGCTAAAAGTTATTTTCGGGTAGTAGAAGACGAGCAACTAAATCCCGTTAAAAAATTTGACCACGATAATAACTTTTTTGAGAGAGAAATTAATTATGAACTTGAAAGTCTTTGGATTAACTTGCAAAAAAAATATGAGTTTAATCCACGACATTCTCACGCAGGAGATTATTCATTTGTAATTTGGATGCGTATTCCTTATGATTTAACTAATGAATTAGATCATAAAAATTGTAGGAATTCAAATGAATCCTTAAATTCTTTATTTGAATTTCATTTTATTTCCCCAAATGGAAATATGGAGACTTTGCCTTTGTTTATAGATAAAACTTGGGAGGGAACTATGGTAATGTTTCCATCCTGGTTAAATCATAGTGTTTATCCATTTTATACTTCTGACGACTATAGGATAAGTATTTCTGGAAATATTGTAGTAAAAATTGAGGATGATATAGATGGGTAAAGATTTTGATAACCAAAGTAGGATTCCTATTTTTCCAGTATCATTTTTTCACAGTAAAATTGAAAATAATGATGAAATAAAAGAAATGTTAGTACCAAAGATTCTTAAGGATTCTGAGGAACTTTCAATTCCCGAAGGATGGTTTACTAATAAACTTAAAACATCTTTTTCTGGGGAAAAACCAGGAGAAGAAATATTTTTTGGAGAAGACAATACATATCAATCAATTTTAGAAAAAAAATATGCCAAATGTCTTGACAGTTTTTTTGACTCAACATATCAAATTATGATTGATGAGATATGGTACAATTGCTATACTAATGGAGAATATCAGGAAGACCATGATCATCTGGGAAATATTTTTAGAAGCACTCACTTCTCTTGCATTCATTTTCTTTCATTTGATAAAACTAGACATAAACCTCCTATTTTTAGAGACCCTTTAGAGCAATTAAGATGTTTTTCACTAGAGTTTAATAGAAATCAATATGATAGTAAATATAAACCAAAAATTCAAGAGGGAGATTTTATAATGTTTCCATCGTATCTTAGACATTCGGTAGAACCTTGTGCTTATACTGAAGATTATCCTCGTATAACAATTGCTATGAATATTAAGGTTTTGCAGTACGGAGATGAATCAATATGAGTATTGATGTTTATGATAATTTTTTTACTGAAGAAGAACATCTTTTTATTCTTGACTATTGTATCAAAGCATCTTATTTTTATGGAGAAGGTGGCGGTTCAGATTCTAATTCTCCAACTAATTTTAAATACTGTACTGGATTAGTTCACGAAGTTTATCATCACACTGAGGATAATCCATTATCAGATGAATCACATTTAATTGGAGGAGACCCTTCAAAAATTGTTAATCAAAAAAAATTGTTTGATCTATTTTCAAGTTCAATAGAAACTCAATTTACACAGTATAAAACAAAAGATATTACAAGAATTTACATCAATTGTTTTGCCGCATTAGAAAAGTCTTATTTTCATACTGATGGAGAGGTTGGAACTACATTTCTATATTATCCAAATGAAACTTGGGACTTAGATGATGGTGGAGAAACCAAGTTTTTTATTGATGGGGGATTTTATGGAATTCCACCCATTCCAAATCGTTTAATTTCATTTGATGCTAATTTAGAACATACGGCAACACCTTTTCGTAATCGGCATCGCTTTTCAATTGCCATAAAGTACGGTATTCATTATGAGGAGTGTATATGATTGAAGTGACCGATAATTTTCTATCACAAGAACAATTTGATTTTGTTTTGGAATATTGTAAATCTTCTGTGTATACCTATGGTGAAGCAGATGATGAAAATCATCCGCCTACTGGAATGGTTCATAACATTTCAGAAACCGAACCAATTTATAATTTATTTAAAACTAAAACTAAAGAGTTTGTTACAAATCTCAAATTGTACAGGATGTACATAAATTGTTTTGCTCCATCAGAAAATCCTTATTTTCATACTGATGGAAGTAGTGAAGAAGTTACATTTTTATATTATCCAAATGAAACTTGGGATTTGGATGATGGTGGAGAAACTCAATTTTTTATTGATGAAAGACTTTATGGAATTCTGCCTATTCCAAATCGTCTAGTTGCTTTTAATGCAAGTTTACTTCATAAAGCAACATCTTTTTATGATAGACACCGTTTTTCAGTTGCCATAAAATATGGTGCTGGGTGTCCAGATTAAAAACTGGCACAGGGGGTTCTCAAGGGACCCCTTTCCTGCTATAATATCCAGGCACTTCAAAACATTATGACTAAACCAATTTTGTCTCCAACTGAATATGATACACTTTGCAATATTCTTGAGTTTTGTTGGGAATTACTTCGCAACGAACCAGAACTTTGTGAGCAATCAATTGATTATAGTGATAACTATGATGATGATGGTAATCAAATTGATGTAATTCGAACGGGTCAATCTGGACTTGGATTTTCTGAAGCATTTGAATATACACTTGATAATCCAAATGCTAAAAATATTATGGTGATGGTATCTAATTTAATGTATAAGTTGAACTGTAATCCTTGTCTTGCAAATGGTTTTGGTAACACTTGGGAAACTCTTGCACCTCTTGTAGATAATAACGAACGTCATCATTTGGAAGAACTTAGTGATGATCCGGATGTTACGACTCAAACACTTGAAGGATATGTTATCGAAAGTATTGGATTGAAAAATAAGGTTGCCCGTCTCCAAGAACATTATGAAAATGTAAATGAAATTGGTTATATTCAAGTAGATGATAATCTTTGGATTGATGGAGGTAATTCTGATCTTATTCCTTAAACCTTAAGACACTTTTCAAACTGGCACAGGGGGTTCTCAACGGACCCCTTTCCTGCTATAATACACAAGTAACCAAAAGAGGAAACTCAAATGAAGTATCGGGTGATTTTTATTGCCGGTAATCAACGCCAAACAGAAGAAGTATATGCTAACAATCCTGCTGAGGCAAAAAGAGTTATTGAGGCACGAAATCCAAACGCCAGAGTTGTGAATGTCACATGCTGACCCCTAAAATACCAAATACTCCTAATTATGATATTCTGAATAATAAACCTTCAGACCCTGCCGGTTATGTAACTAAAGACGGAAAATGGGCAGCAGTTCCTTGGGGTAATAAGTTCGTCATTATCTGTAATGGTGAACAGGTTCATACCTCAAACAATCTCACAACTGCCAAGGATTACATTCAGAAAAAAGTCAAACAGACTCCACGAAAGCGGAGTTCATCATCCAGTCTTGAGAACTATCTATGAAAAAGATTGTCTTTCTTCTGCCTCTTCTGTTCATTCAACCGGCATCGGCAAATGAGATGATGATTACTGTGAATGTGAATCGGGTTTGTGCCGCAATTGTGGGCATTCCTTATGCTTCTGATAATTTTTCGGATGCTGAATTCCAAAAATTTAAACAGTGTCTTCGGTTCGTTCGTCAGTTTGATGGAGTTCAGTGATGGAAGTATTTCAACAAACCTCTGATGTCCCATATGACCGTCATAACTACGAACTTGTCCTGAAAAGTGGCAAAACCGTATTTTTTGACGATTGGGAGGGCGTTCAGGGGTATTGGTTCGTTCACAATCAAATCCCCGATTATTTGGATTATGTAAATGCCCTTGATAAACCTAAAAAGAAATCTAAGGCAGTCGGGTTCTAAATATACTCGCTTATAAAATGGAATAATGACTCAATCCTCATTTGAAATACTTCACTTTTCTCAAAGAAAGTGGAAATCATATCACGAACAAGGTTGCTATCGTATCAACCTTGTTTTTCGTGCATCTGATACTGATGATGAATACTACAGCACAAAGCAGAGATTTCTGAATGAGTCTAAAGAATGGAAAAAGTCTGAGATTGTTCAGGATTTAGACCTTCATCAAAAGTATTCTGATGGTCTTCGTATGATTAACAAAAGGACAGGGAAGGATTTATTTGATGAAATGAAGTATGATGAACCAGAAGGAAGTGAAGATGATTCAAAACTGATTCCTCTTGAATTCATAAATCTCAATAATATTGAAAGAGAAGATGTTTATACCAAAGGATATCAAGAAAACTGGAATACGATGTTCCAATATAATGAGAAGTTTGATGTCTTTCGGTTTTATGAGTATTTTGAGATAAATCCTGCCACAGAAGGTATCATTGCATACATCAAAGAATTACAGCAGATGTCTAATCCTGATACATATTATGCAGGGCAATTCTTTCGTGCTCTCAAATCACTAGAAATTTTTTGGGACTAAAATGACTCCATTTCAATCTGCCTGTGTGGTAATATTTGGAATACTTGCATACCTTATATGGGTAGATGAAAATATAGCAGTATATTTGACTCTTATTTTCAAAATTATAAAAATCAATACCGAAAGAATGTTATGGATGATAAGACTTCATCCAAAAAATCCTATTACAAACCTGATGATGAAATGGAAGTATGAAAAACTCGCAAGAGAACTTCAGGCAGAAATGGAATGTAAAGCAACTGAACTCAACAACAATAGCAAGATTATTGAGTGAGCTTGAGGGAGTTTCATACTTACTTGATTGTATTGATGAAGAAGACTTTGAGATCATAACTCAACTCAAGAAAAAATACTATAAGATGTATTTTTCTATGCTAAAATCGGAATGACTAATCCAATTGAAGAACTGGCACAACCACCCCCAAAATGGGTGAAACTACCCCTATAATGAGTATATCTAAAACAGACCGATGAACCGCCGATTAGTCACAGTCAAACCCAAATCCAGTAAGGCAAAGAACCGTCTTGCTAACACGATGGAGGGTAATCCTCTGTGTGTTGTAGAACAGGATACTGGTGGTGAGTTGTTTCTCGCATCAGCAAATCGCAAATACTTTTTTTGGGTATCAACTCGTGAGGGTGTAAATCGTTTTGGTGACAAAGCTGACGCACACTGGGAGGTATTATGAGAGTGCGCGTGATTTCGGATTTACATTTAGAGTGTTGCGAGCACGGTCACGGTGTTCCTGATCTGGGAGAAGGTGAAGTCCTAATTCTTGGTGGGGACATTCTATGTGCTCGTCATTTTAAGAAGGACGGACCTCTTAAGAAAGTTTATAAGGACTTTCTACAAAGGTGTGTAGATAACTTTGATTGGGTTCTGTATCTTGCAGGAAACCACGAAGCATATGGATACAACTACGAAGGAACTTGGAATGTTCTTGCAGAGCATCTACCTGATGGTATTCACCTGATGGAAAATAGTGTGGTGAAAATCCAAGATTGGAATTTCATAGGTTCCACACTTTGGACTGATTTTCGTAATGAGAATGCTCTGGAGATGATGGAAGCTTCCCAATGTATGAATGATTATAAGGTCATTCGTATTGGTTCTAACTACCGCAAACTAACTCCCGATGATACTCTCAAGTTTCATAAGAAATCTAAACAGTTTCTTCTGGACACTCTACCTATATTTGAGAACCAAAAGGTCTGGGTTCTTACACATCACGGACCTTCTTATGAATCCGTTCATCCAAAATATAGAAGTTCTGGAATTGCGAATGGTGCTTATGTAAGTGACCTCGATGATTTGATTTTGAATAATCCTCAAATCAAATACTGGAGTCACGGTCATACTCACGAGAGTCTAGATTACAAAATTGGTAATTGTAGAGTTGTATGTAATCCTCGTGGTTACTACAACGGATATAATAATGCAGACCTGAACATTAACTTTGATCCTAACTTTGAGGTGGAACTATGAAAGTAAAAACACTTGTGATACTAGAACAAGCAATCGAGGAGGGTGTGCGTCGTGGTTGGCAACGTGCTCATAAGCATGTAGAAAATCCTAATGAAGGGTCAATCATGGCACATCTTGAAGAGTGTGTAATGGCACAAATTTACGAATACTTTACCTTTGAGGACGAAACTTATGTCTGAACGCTCACAAGCATTTATGAACGCAGTATGGGATTGTAGGAACAATCAAGGTGCCGATACTGAAGAGAAATTGGTTTCTGCAATTCTACAAGTTGCCGCAGAAACTGTAAGGTTTTATACTGCTCAAGACAATTTGATTGTTCTGGATAAAAATGATATGCTACAACTCGCACAGGAACTTGACGAATAGTCAAAGTCTTGCTATGATGACTGAGTATCTGGAACACTTTGCCAACATATGATCAAACCCATTAAAGAAGAGTTTCCTCACGGAGATGGATTTCCTATTAAAATTACTCATAAGGATGGTAAAGAACTAAAGGATGTCAAGACCTGTTATTTCCAGACCGAAGACCACGCTCAAAAGTACATTGCCCGCAACAACTTTAAGAAAAAAGATTATACAATCACCTATAAAAATGGATGAAAAGAAACTGATTGATGATTGCTTTTATATTGAAAAAGCAAGATGGGATGTATATCACTCCTATAATAAAGAAGAAAAACGACTTATTACATCACTGACTGAAGAAGGTTGTATTAATGCTACTAGGTACTATATGAAAGGTCTTCAAGAAGGATTTATGGAAGTAATTACTCATCAGGGAAGTGTGGATGGAAAACTCTGATTATCCATATCATACTCTGGATTACACCACACCTTGGGCGGAATTTTTGGCATATGCAGAGATTTGCCATCAACTGAATGTTCCTAATCAACCAAGTGTGGGTAGATTTATGAGGTATAGGAATTATCTTAAAGAAATTGGAGTGCTGTAATGAGATTTAGATTATTTGATTGGTTTCTCAAAGATTATGAGATGCCTGACAAGCACAAACTTATCGTTTTTGATGAATATGATAATGAATATTGTCTTGTGGGACTTTGTTCTTCTCTTGCCAAACAAGTTCTACTACTTGCAGAACGCATTACTACTCTGGAACAAAAGTACGAAGGTGCTCTTATAGACATTAAGCGTCTTGAAGAAGAGAATATAGAAACTACCAATTGCTTATATGAAAATGCCAACTCTATAGATGCGGTTGATGCCCGTATAGATATTCTTGCCGAACATTGTGGAATTACCGAAGATGTATGAATCGCTTACAGTTTTTGAACGGGCACTCGCTCGGTTTGGTGATAAAGTGGGTCTCATTGCAGGACTTGAAATCGCAGATAAAATGTCGCCAGAAGACGCTTACCAGCAAATCAAGGAACTTTACAAAGAACTTAAGACTCTCCGTAAGGAAGAAAAGTCCGACTGGGAGTCCCCAAACTAGAGTCTGCTCTAAGTGTGGTGAAGAGAAACCACTTGACGCAGAGCACTATCAGGTGGTAAAATACTTTAAAGAAGGATTTAGTTTTTATTGTAATGAGTGTAACAAACCCAAACCAAGAGATTGATACTCTTAAGATTACTGAAAATGCCGATGGTTCATTTACGATGGACTGGGACAAGGAAGACCCGAACTGGAAGTGGTTAAATGGGTTGACTTCTGCTGAGATTCAGGTTATAGTACAGCAAGCAGTTGAGGAGGAACTCAAACGACATGGTAAATAAAGTCTGGGAAACGATGAACGAACTTGAGATGATTACATCCAAGATTTGTTCTGCCCGTGAGATTATTGATGCTGCAATAGATAGGATTCAAGAACATCAATACGATAAAGCAGAAACTATGATGTCTGCTGCTTATGAGTTTCTTGAATACTATCTGAATGAGTTTGATGAAAAGTTCAAACTTGCCTGGCAAGAGACTGTTGTTGCCGGTAAAGAAGAGAATACTGCCTTTTTTAATGTTGATACGGCAGGAAATATGACTCCTTCTTATATTTCTCCAGTCACCTGCGATAAAGATGACTCATCACCAGAGTGTAAAGGTGCTTGGAATAACTTTTGGGACTCAGAAGAAGTAAAGGATGATTGTATGCCACCTTGGGGACATAGTGACTTGGAGTATCTTATTGCAAATTCAAAGAAAGATAAAGTAGTCAAGTGGCAACTTCCTGTAGAAGAAGTGGAGAATGGTGATACTGGAGAAACTGAATACTTTATCACCTTCCCCGATGACTTGTTGGAAGCAGCAAATCTTAAACAAGGTGATGATGTAGAATGGGTGGATAGGAATGATGGTACTTTTCTTCTGCGAAAGATTGAAAAGACCTTAAATCACGATGAGGCAATTGCTGCTGGTTGGACTATGACTGATGATGGTTTCTGGATTAAAGAATGAGAACTATACAAACCTGTGGTGGATTTGATGGTGAAGTTTATAATATCACCGTTGCGTTTGAGAAGCAAGCAATTACCTTAGATGGACTTTCTAAGGATGATATGTTGGAAATAAAGTCCTGTATTGATTGTATGTTATTTGAGGAGGAAAACGATGGCACTATCAAAATCAGTTGAAGAAAATTTAAAAGATGCAGAACAATCTTTGAGAGCAGCACTGGCATTTGCGGCACGACAAGAACGACCTATGGTATGTTTGGTGATTTCTGATATGATTAGTCGTATTGAATCAGTTCAAAATACTGATTCAATTCTGGATAAACTGGAAAACCGTAAATTCGGTGATACTGGATTTTTCGGAACCATATTTGGAGCAGATGATGACCGAACCTAATACTGAAGAAAATCCTCTAATAAGTCCAGAAGAATTACAAAAACCAAATACTCTAGGGGAGAGTTTGAAAGAATGGTGGGACTCTGATGCCTGCAAAGAAATGCAAAAGGCAAATGAAGAAGCAAAGCAACGAGCAGTAGGTAAGTACTTTATGCTCTCTGAGTCTGATAAACTTGATATGGTTCAGGCAATCTGCTATATTATGTGTAAGGCAGAAAGTGAAGGAACCAGTCACAGAGGACTGCAAGATGCTTTGGGAATCTATCCTACTGGTTTCTGGGTGGATCACCTTATGGAGGTTCATAATGCCCTGTGGTCTTATTATCACGATCAAAAGCAAGAAAAAGAACTCAAAGATGATTTGGATGCTTTAGATGAATTTATCGAAAACAAAAGAGAATGTTAAATTTCTACATAATATAAAGGATTTGTGTTAGAATCCTAACATTCTTATTAAACCTATGACACTTCCCAAAACAAACTCAGAATATCTCAGTCAAGAAGAGTGGAGAGAACTGAATGCTCTGAGAGAAGCAATTAATTACGATCCAAGTCAAGTATGCCCCCAAAAGATGGAGGAATTTACTGCATTATTTGTAAGGTCTCTCTATGGTAAAGGAAACTTTGTATCTTCACAAACAAAATAAATATTGTATCTAATTTACCGAGTATTATGAGTACAATCGATCAGCATATTGAAAAGGATAAGAAAGTTCTTGATGATCCTACAATCTCCCCACAAACCCGCAGACACACAGCAGAAGAACTACAGGCATTAGAATCATATAAAGAACATCATCCAGAAGATTCTCACGATCCAACACCACTTGAATTGTATTGTGATTCCCATCCTGATGCACTAGAATGTAGAATGTATGATGATTGATTGTGAGGGGGTTGACAACCCTCTTTTTTATGTTATAGTTGTATTCATATATTGGGATATGATGATTAAATCTCCATTAAAGTGGGCAGGAAATAAGTTTAGGGTCCTGCCCCATCTTTTACCTCTAATTGGAACTCCCACCAGATATTGTGAGCCTTTTGGTGGAAGTCTGTCTGTAGCACTAAATGTACATGCAGATGAATATATTCTGAATGATATTAATTCGGATTTGTATTTTCTTTACACAAATATTGATATTGAGTTTGTATCTGACTGTACCCAGATATTTGTTGATGATAATAATAGCAGACAAAAGTATATTGAAATGAGAAATCGGTTTAATTCTGAAACTGATGCCAGAGAGCGAGCTAAACTGTTCCTGTACTTGAATAAACACGCCTTTAATGGTCTTTGTCGTTATAATTCCAAGAATGAGTTTAATGTTCCCTATGGTAAAGAGAATAAGAACTCAAAGACTGGGAAGATAGAAAATACAAAGGCACACTTTCCTGAAAAAGAAATGTTGGACTTTATTGCCACATTTAATAATAGATGTGTTGAGTTCACCAATACCACATTCTCTAACGAATTGCTGTATGAATCTTTAGGCGAAGGTGATGTTGTTTACTTTGACCCTCCATATGTTCCTGCATCTGAGACTTCTAACTTTACCAATTATGCAACAGATGGATTTACTCACGAACAGCAGATTGAATTGAGAGATTTAGCAGAAACTCTGGTAAATCGTGGAATTAAAGTGATACTTTCTAATCACGATGTTCCCGTTACAAGAGAACTTTATAAAAATGCCGAAATCCATTCAATTCAGGTGTCAAGGTCCATTTCTGCAAACAGTTCTAGCAGAAAAAAGGCAAATGAACTGATTGCCGTGTGGCAGTCCTGAAACTGACACAAGACCCCCCTTGACTTTGGTTGATGGAGGGTCTATAATATGGGAGTCAAACATCAAACCCTCCACGTAGAGGATTTTTAAAAAATGACACTCGCTAACATTACTGAAAACGTTGTTGGTCTCTTGACCGAACAGTTTGAGAAGGGGCAGGGGTTAACTGCTGTTCCTCTGAAAAATTACTCTGGTCCTGCACTTGAAACCTGGTCTGAGTTTGCTCTCAGTTCTGTGATTACTCTTTTGAAGGAAGAGTTTCCTGAGACCGAGATTGAGCATAGTAAAGACTATATCAAATCTGATTTCAAGGGATTTGGTAAGGAACGTCTTGATCAGCACGTTAAGGTAAATGGTAAGTATGCCTATCTTCAGGAAGACCGTGCTTGGGTTGACAAACCCTTCTATACTCTTAAGCGAGCAGTTATTCGCAACATCATTATGTCTTGTGCAGAACAACTGTACCCTGACTGTAAGTTTGGTGTTGTTGGATATTGCATCGACATTCGTGAGGATTTGGTCAACACTTGCAACTACACTCAAGGTTACGGTGATCGTATCCAGATGTTCTCCCTTACTGGTCGTCGTCGTTCTAAGAAAGTGAACGGCAAAGCAGTAAACTGGTATGAAACTGGTTTTAATCAAGAGACTGTAGTAAACTATCTCAATTATGTTTATGAGACTCTCAAGAATGCAATTATCTCCACAACTCCTGTTCGGTGATTGTCTGGTTGAAATGAACAAGATCGCAGATGGGTCGGTTGATCTGATCCTCTGCGATCTTCCCTATGGAACTAGCGATAGAAGGGGTGTAGAAAGTAAAGGAAGTAATCGACTCTTGGGTTGGGATACTGTAATTCCACTTGATCAATTGTGGGAACAATACAAACGCATTCTAAAACCGTTAGGAACTGTTGTATTGACAGCAGATCAACCTTTCACCAGTCAACTCATCTTGAGTAATCTAGAATGGTTTAAGTATGAATGGATTTGGAAAAAGAAGAAGACAACTGGATTTCTTCTTGCCAACTATCGTCCTATGAAATGTACTGAAGACGTTGTTGTATTCTCTTCTGGTGGAGCTGCCGCAGCATCAAAAAATGGAAAAAATATGACATACAATCCGCAGGGATTGATTGAAAAGAACGTCAAGAAAAAAAACAACGCAAAGCGTCTTGGTAATTTCTTACATAATCCAGAGCACATGGGTAAGAACAATAAGTTACTTCATGAGACTGAATATGAGCAAAAATACACTAACTATCCATCAGAAATTATTGAGTTTGGATTGGATAGAAATGTTGTTCACCCCACACAAAAACCAGTTGCTTTGATGGAATATCTCATAAAAACATACAGTAACGAGGGAGAAACTATCTTGGATAATTGTATGGGTTCTGGTACAACTGGCGTTGCCTGTATGAACACTAACAGAAACTTTATTGGTATTGAAATGGATGAGAACTACTATAAGATTGCCGAAGAACGAATCAAGAATTCTGTGCCAGTTCAGGAAGTGGTACAAGACCCCTCCACGCCGCTGCTGGATGCCCTATACTAACAAGGTAATCAACGAAACGCCTCCGATGGCAACCCGCTCACGAATTGGTATTGAACTCTCTGATGGTTCTGTGCTCTCTGCCTATCATCACTGGGATGGTTATCCTGAGTGGTTGGGTCGTATTCTCAACACTCACTACAACGCAAAATCTCTTGCTGAAGAACTGATTGATGGTGGTGATATGAGTTCCTGCTGGACTGATGAACGTTGGGATGATAGTGTCGTGCAGGGTGTTTATGGTCCCCAATATTATTCGCAAAGGAACGAAGATTGCCCTCCTCGCCTTGATGCTAACTTGAATGAATATCTGTCTGACGGTGAAGAGTATTGGTATCTCTTTACTAATGGTGAGTGGGTATGCTATGCTAACGACTCCCGTGGTCTCAATATGGTAAAAGAAGTTCCTATTCATCCTGCCGCTCTTGCCGTATGATTAACTTCATTTCCGGAACCATCTTCGGTATTATTGTTGCAACGATTGGATTCAGTCCAGTTGCCGGTGCCCTAGATGGTATGATGCTTAATCTACAGAAAACTACTGTAGAAATGAATGCTCCGAAGCTTCCGCCGCCTGTGTCACGTTAAGAACTGGCACACAGGGGACCCCAGACCCCTCTGGATGCCCTATAATAACCTCATAAGCAAGCAAACCGATGACGACCACCTTCGCTGACTACGCTGCCCAGCAAGACGCCCGTAACACCATCCAGTTGAATGTTACGAAATGGACTCTGATGCTGTGTGATGCTCTCAAGCAGAACTTTATTGATTACAGCATTAAGTCTCACCAGAAGTTTGTTGATGATGCTGATACTCATGAGTATCACCAGAAGCAGATTGCCAATCTGAAAGAAGGTATTTGTAATTATGAGTTTATTATTGAGAGTGGTCGCAAGTATCACAAAATCATTATGGTAATTGATAACGGTCCTAATCGTTCTCCTTCCCGTTCTGTTCATGCATTCATAGAAAAGAAGACTGGACAAATTTATAAAAGTGCCAGTTGGAAATCTCCTGCCAAAGGTGTTCGCTACGATCTCCGCATTATTGAGCAGAGGGAGTGGTTGCTGCAGAATGCCGACTGGGCATCTTCTTATCTTTATGCTCGCTGAGGATTTTATCATGTACTCATTCAAACCTTCTGCCTCTGGTGACTATGTTGCCGCTTTTGATGTTGCCGCAACCGTGATTATCAACTCTCTTATTAAAAAAGGAGCAAAATACATTCGTCTTCATGATGATTTGTATGATATTCTTGGGGCAGAATCAAAAGCAGAGCAAACCGCAGTCCGAATGGCAGTTAGAAAGGCAAAGGCATCTGGACTTATAGTAAAAACCCAAATAGATACAATTTACGGAGTAAAATGAAAAAACTTCTTCTCCTTCTTCCACTGGTATTCCTACCCGCACCAGTAATGGCACAACAGGTGAATCAATTTGGTGTCTGTACTCAATATCAGGAGGTCTATGTTCGCGGTGGTTATGACCAGTACGGAAACTACTATCCGGGTGGAGTTCAGACTCAATCCTATAATGTTCCTTGTAATCAGGTGAGTGGTGGCAATTGGAATCCCACATATCAGCGCCAGAGAGTCTGCAATCCTGCTGCTGGTGCTGCCGTTGGTTATGGACTAGCAACTGCTCTCTCAGGTCAAACGGGATACAACTACAATTCCAACTATACTCGCAACCGTAACTCTGGTAGTTACAATTATTCTTATGGAAATAAGAGAAGTAATTCGTGGGGTATTTTTGGTGCAGGTATTGGAGCACTAATGTTTGGTTGCTGATTATGCTTACGATTTTCTTTTGGTGGTTAGGGTTGGCATCATTTGCTCTGTTCTTTAATTATTGTCTACATTCAAATAATGACCAAGACTGATAAACTGATTTTTATCTCTTCATTCATCGTTTTTATGAATTGGGGAACACGATTGACTTCTGTAATTTTTGAGAACTTGCTATGAGTACCATTTTTCACAGTGGATACGGTTATCGCAAGCGGACCTGTGAGGATGTTGCCTCTTGGTTTCTGAATAAGTTCCTCCCACGCCACAAAATCTATGTGGAGATTGTTCATCGTGGATTGAGGCGTGAGCACGTTTATGGTTGGTGTGATGTTCTGGGTGAAACCTATCGCCCCAGAGAGTTCCTGATTGAACTGAATACTCATATGTCAGAAGAGTTGTATATAAAAACTCTTTTTCATGAACTGACTCACCTGAGGCAGTGGGTAGTAGGTTCTCTCCGCCAGAAACGCGGAAAAATGTATTATGGTAAAGATTGCATGGAAGATTATGAATATTGGTATCAAGGGCACGAAATTGAGGCACGGGAGCAAGAAGAAACCCTATATCTGGAGTACTTAATTGAGAAACAGGGTGTGCCAGCTCCCAAAGTGGCATGGTGGTTCCCCAACCGCCTGATGAATGCCCTATAATAACAAGGTAATCAAGGGAACGGAACCCGTGACTCTGCCCGCATACAGCGCCATCTCTTTTCACTCCAAGGAGGAGCACCAAGCGGCACTCTATGATGCCTGCCTGCTGATTGTGAATACCTACAATCAGACTGATATGCTTGATGGTTTTGACCCTTACGGCGTGACTTCATATGATTTTATGAAGTTTGCCCGTCACATTCTTAACTCTATTGGTGAGGGTAACTGAAATGACAATTCAAACCGACCAACAACTTGATGAGTTTGTGGATTATGTTTTCTCCTTCTATGGTGAAGGTGGAATCTATCCTATGGATGCAACTCTTCCTCTGATTCAAAAAGCAACTGATGATTTGATTCAGATTCTTCAAATCAAGAATGAAGAGTTCTGTGGTGATAGTATTGACCGCGAACTTGTAAGAGACCTTCTCATTTCCAAATACAATCTCAAGTTTCCTACTAACTAATTATGGCACTCTCTAGTCAAACAATCAGCAATCTGGCATCGGCACTGGTTCCTGAAGTGATTGATTACATCTATGAGGATGAGCGTTGGTGTGAATTTATGCAGCAAGTTGTCCCTGATGCTCTGAAAGAAAAACTTGGAGAAGTTGATGAGGACTTGCAATTTGACCTTGCTATGTGTATAATGGATCGTATCTGTCTCAAACAAGGATGAGGAACTTCAAAAAACAGCAGATTCTGCCCGCACCAGACCAAGCATAGCACCTAAAGGGTGAAAATCGCAAAAAATCAGGTTTTGACCCTAGTGTTTGCAAGGGTTCTGGGTGCCTCTCCAAGCACCGACCGCTGCCTATGGTATCCCAGACACTCAAAACCAATTTCCAAACTGGCACAGCGGCACTACTGTGGTGCTGGTAATGCCCTATAATTACAAGGTAATCAACGGAACACCCCATGCAACTCACTTCTACCACCGGCACAATGGTTGTTGACTATTTCCCCGTTGCCGGTGATACTCAGTTTATCTACAAGGTTCTCAAGTTTCAAGGTGTGGATACGATGAGCACTAAATGTATCACCAAAAGTGACTTTGAGCGTGAGTGTGATGAGCGTATCGGTCTTGGTTATAAAGTGACCGGATTCAATACTCAACCTGCTAATGTCAATCCTATGATGGGTGCCTGCTGATGAAAGTTACTTACATCTTTCTGGCATTCATCGGCATTCTGATGTATAATGCAGCACTTGCTCATCGTGATGCAAAACTGTTCAAGGCATATGATACTGTATGTGCCTCACTTCCAGAATCTCACCCCAATTGCCGTTACTCCAAATGAATGAAGTTCTTTCCCCTCTCTGGTATAATTACTATGCCATTATTCAGCAAGATTCTCCTGAGATTTTAGATGAATATATTGAAAGCACTGCCGCAAAACTGGAATTGACGGTTGATTACTTTGTTGCGGAGTTTCTATGACTAATGAAATCAAGATTCTTCTGGCACTACAACAAGTGGGGGGTATTAGAAAACTTATGAAAGATAATGAATACGAGCATTATTTTAACTCATACTTAGTACCGATTCATACAGAACTTCGCCGCCAGTTGACTTGTCTACAACATTCTGCTAAACTAAATAGTGATGCCTGAGTTGGGTGCAATCTTCACAGGTAGAGGAGGAGCAGAGATGCTCCTTTTCTTGTATAAATACTATTGCACCCAACAAAAGAGCAGATATGTCTAAAGGTAAGATTTATTGTGCCTATTGTATTGCGACAAGAAAAAAATATATTGGACAAACAATTAAAAAATATATAAATTCAAGAATTGGAGAGCATTTTTTAGATTGTGTCAATTATAATCACAAGTTTGCAAATGCCCTTAAAAAATATGGTAAGGATGGATTTATTTGGGGTATAATAGAAGAATATGATATTTCTTTATTAAATGAAATGGAAATATACTGGATTCATACATACGATACTTTTAATAATGGATATAATACAACTACCGGTGGAAATCAAGGAAGAGAATATTGTATAAAAGAATATCTTGTAGAAGAACCAAATGGAAAAAGAGAACTGATAAAAAATCTATCCAAATATTGTAGAGATAATAATCTAAATGCGGGTCATATTCACGAAACTCTTTATGGAAAAAGATTACAACATAAAGGTTATAAAATTATTCCAAGAACTGAAGAAGAAGTTGAGAAATATCAAAAAGAAAGGGAAATTAGAGAAGATACAAGCAGAAAAGGTCTTCCTGGGGAAAGAAATGGAAGAGCAATTCTTAATTGGGATAAAGTTAATCAAATTAGAAAATTGCATACATTAAAACAATATAAAAATATACAAATAGCGGAAATGTTTGGTATTAAACTTGTAACATTTGAAAAGATTGTTGCAAATAAGTTGTGGACAGTTTAATAGGTGTCACATTCTTCTTGACTTTTTCTCTAAAATAACTTATGATATATCTGTTAAACAAATAAGGTAAATGGACCAAAAGTATTTGTATCTTGTGGAGCATTTTTTGCCATTCCCCATCTCAGAATATTCTGGAATCTGGAATGTAATTGCAAAAAGTGATAATGAGTGTTTTGATTTAATTGTTTCTGAGGACGGCAATCAATATTCAGAACATTATAATAAACTTCGTGAAAATGTCATCAAAGCACAAAAATTTGCCTTAAAAGATGACTATCAAAGTTCAGTAATTGAAGCATTCTTAACCTAATGATTCCCGAGTTTCCTCATAAGGCACCCACAAAAGAGTATTCTTATGAGTACGAACAATTCAATACAAGAATGATTCGTATTTGGTTGTGCTGTACTCGTAAGTTTGACTATAATCTTGGTGCTCCTACCAAAACTGTGTGGGGTTTCTATTCGCCAAAGAAAAAAGTCTATTATGCTCCTGTGAATTCTAAGACTGCTGGCAAAGAGGTAAATATAGAGAATACTACTTCATATACTGCTATGCCACCTAAGAAAACTTCTCTGGAGATGTGTTTCGTATGATGACTTTCACCGAAGGAATTCAAGTTGAGTATAAGAAATGCACTGGGGTTATTGAATTCGTATGTGATGAATATGTCACAGTTTGTATAGAAACCTATGATGATAAGTTCAGAAGTGTTTGTATGCTTGTTTATCCAAATGAATGGAAAGATATAGAAATTATTGGAGACTATGAAACAGAAGCAAAGTAATCTATGGAGACTGATTGCAAAGTCTCTGGGGGAGAAGACCGGTAAGACCGACAAAGAATCGGACCAAATTGCGGTGGTTCGTCTGATTGCGTTCCTCTCCATTTTTATTACAAACTCATTTATTGTGTATAATGCTCTTCGTACTCACCATTTTCCTAATTATGAAATACAGCGTTGTCTACCTCAAACCCAAGAAAAAGGGTCAGTTCAGTAAACAGTCTGCGGTCTTCCTTGATGTTGAGAGTGCCTTTTTCTGGAAGAATATGGTAGAATCACAGGGATGTAAAAAAGCAGAAGTATTACCGGTATTTTGATATGTACTTTAATTTTGAGGAAAATGAAACTAATTGATTATCTGTTTGTTGATGATTTCGGCAAAGAGTATTACCTGAATATTCTACAAATCAAACGACTTTGCTTGCTTCAGTTGAATGTTGACCTTAATGAATATGCAGGAAGTTCTGGTTTGCTTGTAAATGTCGGACATTCTTCCTTGTTTGGATTTGACCTTCATATCTGGAAGTATAGTGTTTCTGTTGATGTTCTTTCTTGGTACTGTAGAAATTTGAATACTTATCGTGATGAATACTACACCGAAAATGCCGACTGATTATGAGTTTCACTAAAACTATTTCCGCTGTTGCAGCACTCGCAAGTATCTTTGGTGTGAGTGTTGCTGGTTATAAACTTGCCGAAAGTTCTGCGAATACTCCACCATCAGCACTTGATGAGAGGATTATGCAACTTGAGAAACAACTGGAAGAAGTGACATCACAAAAACCAGTTGTAGAAGTGGCACAACCACTACAACTACCAGCACCAGAACCTGTTATACTACCTCCAGTAACACCACTTCCACCAGTAACGGAGACGCAAAATGACTGACGAACAACTACTCAATTCACTACAAGGAACTATGGCAACGATTGACCCTTATTCAGTTAAAAAAGAAGCAATTGATGAGTATCTTATAGATACTATTGAGGAACGACTTACTCGTATTGAAGATAAAGTTGATTTACTCATTACTCAACTTAAAATAGAGTTTTATAAGAAAAATGATGGGACATCCAGATGATATTATACTCACAAATCCCTCAAAGATGTTTGAGTATGAAAAATTAGCAAGAAATATTGATAATTGTGAGAATGTAGAAGAACTACAGATTTCACTCAAAGGTATGCTAAAGTTGTATATGAAACAACAAGAAGTAACGGCAGAAGTATTAAAAATGAGAATGTGATTAAATTAACAGCAACATCTCTTCGTATTATTGGTAGTATTCTGTTATTGGTTGGATACTTCATTCTTCTTTATGTGGATGTAAAGTTGGGGTGTTATTTTCGTTTGATTGGTGGATTGGCAATGGTTCCGTTCTGTGTTAAAATTAAAACTTGGGATATTGTAGGATTACAGACATTCTTCGCAACAATAGATATATCAAAGATTATTCAATTGAGTTATGAAAATTGATATTACAATAGAAGATTATGGTATAATTATAAATGCTCTACACTATTACAAAAAAATAGAGAAGAAAGGAAACTTTCAGCAGTATGATGACGAAAGAATTAATTCCTTGAGAGACAAACTCTCGCACCAAATGGTCTGGGAACAAAATAAATAAATAATGATGCTTATGTGTGTCGTAACCAGAAGCAAAGATTGGGTGCTTTCGGGCACCTTTTCTTGTATAACTTGTATAAATAGTATTACGACACACTATAAAGCAGATGTATTACTACACTTACGCATATTTGCGTGAAGATAAGACACCTTATTACATAGGAAAAGGTAAAGGTAATAGGGCATATAGAAGAAGAGATAAAGGCATCAAACCACCAAAAGATAAATCAAAAATACTTATTCTAAAACAAAACTTAACCGAAGAAGAATCGTTTAGGCACGAGGTTTATATGATTGCGGTGTTCGGTAGAAAAGATTTGGGAACTGGTATTCTTCATAATAAAACTAATGGTGGAGATGGAGTTTCTGGTGCTGTTGTAAGTGATGAAACCAGAAGAAAAATGAGTGAAGCACTTAAAGGCAAACCTCGTTCAAAAGAAATAAGAAGAAAAATAAGTGAATCACATAAAGGTAAAACTCATTCAGAAGAATCCAGAAGAAATATGAGTGAATCGCAAAAAGGTAAAACTTTTTCCGAAGAAACCAAAAGAAAATTAAGTGAATCGCAAAAAGGTAAAAATCATTCAGAAGAAACCAGAAGAAAAATGAGTGAGGCACGAAAAGGTAAAAAGTGGTGGAATGATGGTTGCGGAAATTGTAAAATGATGCTAGAATGTCCCGGTGATGGTTGGAGACTTGGAAAAAAATGATTGACTGGGACACAAGATTTCAAGCACTACCTGACGCAGAGAAGGGCAAGATTGCTCTGTTGAGAGTGATTGAATGTTCAAATGGTATTATTCAGTATAAGTTTCGTGATGAGGATGAAGATGCCTTATCAGTAGAAGAAACCAGAGATGCTATGAAGTTTTCTATGAGTGCGATGAAAACTATGGAAATCCCTTTGGGGGAAGAAGTGATTACATTTGCCCCCGAAACCGCAGAACTTTTTACTGAAATGAGACGATTGTATATCTCTGGTGCGAAACAGAATAATCAGGCAGATTATAATGAGTTTCTCAAAGGTTCTAAAGCAAATCTACTTGCGGTAGGTAGAGAACGCATCTTGGAAGCAAGACGACTTGCGTTTAATCATATTGACGAACTACCACCTCATACATTAGAATGGGGACTTGCTTATATCTTTAGTTTTGCCGAATGGATACCTTATGATTGAACCAACACTAAAAATAGGAACAACGGGATATAAACTCAACCCAGAGAAACTCAAAGGAGCACCTCAAAGTGTTCTTCCTTGTAGAAATGGTTCATCATTGGGAATATCAAAGGTATTGTAAAGAAAATGACTAATCCACTAATTGAAAAATATAATGAAATCCACAATCCAAAACCACCAGAACCTCCAAAACCAGTAGAGAAATCAAAACCACGAAAACTCGCAAAATGTTATGACCCTGATGACTTGAATGTATCTTTTCAACAAGTAGTAGATAAAATCCAACAAGGAAAAGCACAGGTTGCGAGTATGAGTATGGAAAGGGATATAATGGGTATTGTGCGTAATAAAATTATCTTTGAGGTTTATGTGGATGACTAATAAAGATAAAGACATTATAAGATTAGCAAGACAGTCGGGAGCAACAGAAACCTATACCAGAATGATTTTTGAAACAATCCTTGAAGAACAGAGGACACTTGACGAACTGGCACAAGACCCCTCCACAGGGGCACCAGATGCCTTATAATAGTCTCATAACCAAAGGAACTCCAAATGACTATTGAAATCACAAACCAAGTTCGTATTCAAGAATACGGAGATTATTGGTATACGGTAGAAGACACTCATATTGATGTGGGATGCGATGGATGCACCATTTCTTATTGGCAGTTTGATAAAGAAAAAGGAGATAAACGAATTCAACATATTTGTATGGGAAATGTAGAAGCACTTGCTGTTGCTGATGCCATCTACAAACTCTTCAAGGTGAACATAAAATGACTAAACACGAGATTGGAGCAACAATTGGATTTTATATTGTTGTGGGATTATTGGGTTGGGCACTTGTGTCTTTCTTTCCTCTTACTTGGGGACAGGCACTCATAATCTCTTGGATGTTTAACAAACTTATTGATGTATTAGAATGACTTCTATTCTCCAACAATACACTCTTGAAGATTTCGTCAAATGTCGTAATCAAAAAGAGTGGGTTTGCGATAATTGTATGAAATGTGGTGATAGAGATTGTTGCTCTGGAAATCACATTATGTTTAGAGTTCCTAAAACTGATGATTGTCTTTGTTCTATTTGTATGAGTGGATTGAAATGAAACCCTTTTTGGGAGGAAAAATGACTTACGAAGTTCAAACTTGGGATGACGCAGATAAAACTGTGTATTATGAAACCGTAAAGGATGCTATTGATTATGAGAATGCTCGTGATATAATTGTAGAGAAGTATCCAAACCGTAAAGTAATTGCTGTGATTAGAAAATGAATTTACTTGAAACACTTGAATACTTTCTCACAGAAACCGCAGCAGATATGGATGGTTTGTCTTGGGAAATCCGTGAGGAAACTAACTATGAGGACAACAACATAGACCATTTGACTGAATGTTATGACTTCAATAAAGAACTTTATGATAATCTCAAACAAATCAAACTGATGATTGAAGAGAAAGACCCAGTAAAACAAATCCTCAACGACCCTAATGATGAACTGATTGAAAAGTTTGTGGAAAAGAAAAAAGAAGTTAATGATAAACTGATTGAGAATGTGCTAAAATGGTCTGATAAAGTTTTAGATGGTATTGATTTGAATGAAAAACTACCCGATGAAGAAAATGACTGAACCAACAGACACAGAAATCCTTGAATTTCTACTCAATCAATTTCATCCACACAATCTCCAAATGAATGGTGAAAGTGATTGGGTGTTTATGAATGGTGGGTCTCGTATGAACCATCTAAAAGGAAAAACCGTAAGAAATGCTGTGATTACTGCGATGAGGGCAAAATGAAACCGATGAAACATAAATGGACTATTCAAACATCCATAAGTGTTTTTGAATATTGTTTATACACTTGGAGAGGAACTATGTATCCTCATTTGGATGGTTTCAAAAATCCAGATAGATTGAGAATACAGTTCTTTTACTATTTGAATTATGGTATGACTGGAAACGAAATGAACTTACAGGAGTGAAAAAATGAAATTTGATTATTGTAGTGAAAAATTTGGTTATACTTTCAACTTTTCTTTGACTGAAGATGAAATTAGAAAATATCTTCATAAACGAGGACATACCTATGATTTTGTGTATGGTATATTTCCACCAAATATACGGGAAGGGCATAATATATTCACATCCATAGAAATCATCAGGGATGCTCTTTCTGGGGATGAAGTTGATTTGGGTATTGACTATAAGAAGAAGTATGAGGAACTTGTAGAACTTCTGGAACCTCATAAGATTGATGAGAGTATGGAACCATCAACAACACTCAAAATGCTACTGAAATACAACAAATGAACTCCAACATCAAAGACAATCTATTTCAAATTCAAGAAGTTGCTACAAAGGCACTTGAAGAACATAAGAACTCCACCGAACGATTTAGTGGTGTAAATTATGCTGACCTGCGAGTGGTTGATGTATATGTGAAGTATAGTATTCACGATGAGGATGCGGAGTATGGTGTGTTGATTGAAGAGTGCTCTCCAACTGCTTATGAACTTCAAGAATATATGGTAGAATACCTGAAAGAAAACCTTCCTGATTATTTGAGGGATTATGTGTATGTTGAATTGGAGTGGTAATTATGACCTACGAAGAGTTTTTAGATATTCCAGTTAGTGCTCTCAAAGATATTGAAACTATCCTTATCATGAAAGACAAACATAATCTGGATATTACTAAACAAGAAGAAGATTTGTGTAGGCACATCAGTAAGTATTATGGAGAGCAAATCAAATCTTATGAACTCTTCAAGAACAAAGAAAAACTTGAACGACTTTTTAGAAAATGACTAACGAAGAACTTCTAAAACTTGCTGAAACCTATGGGTTTGATAGACACATAAGTAAAACAACACACGACATTTACTGGGAATGTGATGAAGAAGACCTCTTGAAGTTTGCCCGAGAACTCTATGATGAGGGTTATACTAAAGGTTTCAAAGTAGGGCACGATGCTGGTTGGGAACTAAATGAAGAAGTATCACGCAGAGGGTTATGACTTTACTTGATACTCTCAACTATTATCTTGAAGAAGCATCAGGAGAGATGGAAAGTCTTTCTTGGGAAATCCGTGAGGAAACTAATTATACCGAAAATAACATAGAGAGTTTGTCTGAACTTTATGATTTTCATAAAGAAAACTATGATAATCTCAAACAAATCAAATCCATTATTGAGGAACTAAAATGACTGAAATTCAAAAAGTAAAAGCAGAAATCAAAATGCTTGAGAAGAAACTCTCATTCTTGGAGGAACTGGAAAAAACAAAATCACCAGTAGAAGAAGCATTCAAAAGAGTTTATGGTAGGTATCCTGTGACTGATATTGCCGATACTTGTTGGGATGGTTCAACTTGGACGAATTTTGAGCAGGGTTATAATGCTGCTTATGAAGAGAAAGTATCACAAGAACCAGAAGAAGAACCAGAAGAACTCAAAACTCTTCATCAATTATTTCATGAAACAGTATGGATTGTACCTGATTGTGATGAGTTTTGTGAAATTGTAAAAGAATGGATGTCTCAATACACTCATAATGTGATGACTGGAGAATACTTGAAAGGATATGAAGAATGTCTTACTGTTTTGGGAGAAAATTTGAAATGACGAAACAAGAACTCAAAGAACTTATCACCCCAGAGTTTCTTTCTACACTTCATAGTGCTGTGGAATGTTGTGGTTGGGATGTTGATGCGATGGAGTATAACATAGGACAACCAGTAAAACCTTCTGGGGATAATCTACCGTATCCTTATATATCTTCCTACATTCATAATCCAAAACAATCTAATTGGACTTGTTATATGTTTGGTGGTAGTCCTGGTTGTGGAATTGCTTATACTCCACAAGAAGGACACGTTCCTAATAGGTTTGTGAGGTTTATGATGAAACTTTGTTTTGATTGTACTTGGGTAGAGGAGAAATGAAATACAACAGACCTATGAATGTCTTTGAGAAACTCCAATCTGGTTGGTATTGGATTGGTGAATGTTTTGATGAATGGTGCTGGACTATGACCCACGATGATGGAGAGTTCTTCAATTATCTTCAAAGTGATTATGTGAAGTATGAGGAGGATATGTATTATGAGTAAAGAAGAATACTATAAACACATAGAAGAAAATGATTTTTACCCAGAGCATTCTCATAAGTGGATTGTGAGAACTTATATTGATAGTTATGATGGTACTATTGAAGAATTCTATCGCAACTTCGGTACATTTGAAACCAAAAAAGAAGCAAAAGAGTTTATTGAGAATTATAAGAAAAAATACACAACCAAAGGATTTATTACAAGGTATAGTATTCAAGGGCTTTGTGAGGTATTGTGAGGGACACTTGACGAACTGGCACAAGGACACTCCAAATGCTCCTGTGATGCCCTATAATACACTCATAAGCAACCAACCGATGACTAACCTTTCACCCCAAACACAAGCAATCATAGATGCTGCCGATGAAGTATTTTCTAACGGAGGAACAATCCGAGAGGGTTTTGCTGCTGCTCTTCGTGTTCTTGCTGATAATGTTGCCCCTGAAAATTATGCCTGTTTTTCAGGGCATAGAGAATGGGATGAAGCACTTGAAACAAGAAATGAAAGTATTCGTGAGGCAATTTTAGATATTGCTACTGAATTGGAGGCAAACTGATGACTGACGACAATCTTACACCAACTCTTGGTATTATCCTTAGTGGTATTGTGATAGGATTTTTTCCAGGACTTCTCTTGGGAACAGTCACCGCACGACAAGAAACAGAAGAAAAAGTAATTGTGTATTGTATGGAACAACCAAAGGGGTGTAAGGTGAAGTATGATTACTACAAGTTGGAGGCAAACTGATGACTGAACAAGAACTTATTGAACTCTGGGGAGATGGAACCCAGTTTGGAATGAATACTGAAATGATTGGTGCTCTCAATAATGCCTTCCGTGAGGTTGCTGTAAAGTTTGCTCTTATATCTACTTATAAGGCATATAATAAGGGTTATAGTGATGGTTATGGAGAAGGTGTGGATAGTGTAAGGTCTGGTGTTCTTGGAGATTGAAGAATGACTAATCCTGAAATTATTGAACTTGCTAAATCCTATGGGTTTGATAGACACATAAGTAAAACAACAAACGACATTTACTGGGAATGTGATGAAGAAGACCTCTTGAAGTTTGCCCGAGAACTTTATGATGAAGGTTATACTAAAGGTTTCAAAGTGGGGCACGATGCTGGTTGGGAATTAAATGAAGAAGTATCACGCAAAGGATTATGACTGAAATGAAACTTTTTATCTTTACTCTCATTATTCCACTTCTTATCATTACTGGTTATTTCCTTTCTATGGAACTACTAAACACTTACAATACTCAAAAGGACAGAGAGATGTTCTTGAAATCTTATGAGATTGTGATAGAATGTAGAAAATCTTATGGTGTGAATGATACTGCGGCAAATGAGATTTGTGGTCAAGTTCCTGTATTTGTGGATGCTGTAAAATGACTGAACGACTAAATCACAAACTTGATACAAGCAAACTCAAAACCATCAAAGATATAAAAAATGTCTTTGATACTATGGGTTTGATTGCTTCTATGGGTGAAGATAATGAACAATATGAAGTCGCAAAGGAATACTTCACCATTCCTTATAAGCATCCTGAAATCAAAGGTTCATTTCAATTACCACGCAAGTCATTAGAAGAAATCTCACAAGAACTGGAAGAGAAGTTTGAGAAACTGATTGAGAAAACTCATCTTGAATATAGGATTGGGCACAACTGGTTGTATAAGTTGAAAAGGTATGATGAGTTCTGTAAGAAACAGGATGAGGACTTTGAATCCGCAAAAAAATATGGTAGTTTTCCAGTAACACTTACAGTAGGAACAGATGGTTCTTATCTTGTTGCCAATAATACTGTATCTTGGAATACAGAGTATAGAATTGGTACAAATAAGGTAGGTTATTGGTCTATTCAACCAAACATCAAAATGTATCTGGATAAGAAACCTAACTGGTTGGTGAGGAATTGTGCTAAAATCTTTTTTGACTTTACTTGGAAAGATAAATGACTTATCCATCTTATTGTTGTCCTAAATGCGGAGAACCGATAGGATATATTGGAAGGTTCTTTCAGTTTCTTCGTATTCCATTACATCGGTGTAAGGACACTTGAAGAACTGGCACAGGGGATGCTCTGGGTGCCTCTGGATGCCCTATAATACTCTTATACACACAGACACCTGATGATTGACCTTTCACAACTGACCAAAGAACAACTCAACGAACTTGAACTTCAAATCCAAAAGCATAAGGAACAGCAGAAGGTAAATGATGCTTTGGAAAATCTAAAAGGTTATAAAGTAACTTTTTATGTGAGGTTTGACCCCGAAAAGCATAAGGATGATGATATGCTTACAGATGATGGAGAACTTGACCCAGGAATTTTTGCTGATTATCTGTGCGATAATGTTGCCTCAAGATTGAGTACTGATTTTGATTTTGGTGCTTATGAAGATATGAGTTATCCTATTGTGGAGATAGCAACAGAAGAAGAAATTAAACATCAATTTTGAGGAACTGAAATGAAACGCAACAACTTTGATTTTACGGATGCTTGGATTGCTGTGATTACTGGTGGTATTGTTTTGGTTCTTCTTGCTGCCCCCATCACAGGGGTCATGCAGGTCCTCACAACTCAGAAAGCACTCAACGAGCAATGTGGAACTAACTACAACTTCCTTCAAGTTGCTACTGCGGGTGATAATCTTTCCCGTCTTTGCCAAATCAAAAATCAAACGGTGACTATCAAATGACTTACCAAATCACCCGACAACTTCGTATTCACAACATTGAAGATGATTGGTTCTACCAACTTACTGATGATGGTCAAGGTCTTGTAGAGATTAATCAATACACATCTCACGGAATTGAAGAAACTAAAACGGGGGAACCTTTTCACATTCCCAAAGATTGCCTTGAAACCTTTATCTCTGTCCTCCAAGAACTGAAATGAGATACTACGAAAGTAGAACCTACGAACACCAGTGCGACTTTGATGCTAAAAACAGAGCACAAAAAGCATCACAAGATTACTACAACAAGTGGATAAATCTTCGTAAAGAAGTTCGTAATCTTGTAAGAGAACAAAACCTCATCATTACTCCTGAATTTGCTAAACTGATTGGACTGAAATGACTAACCACATCATTCCCAAAGTCGCATACATTCCTCTGGAATACACACTTTCCGTAGATGAGTTTATTTCAATGTGGGGAGAACTGGAAGATGTAGACTATCCTACACAAGATGACTACGATAAATGGTGTCTTGATGCTGCTAAAGCATATTTTTATGATATGAGAGGTGAGATTGAAAACAACATTCGTTTGATAGAGGACAACTGAAATGAAAATGACTAAAGAGGCACAAGCAGTCGCAGATGCTATTGAAGAAGTGAGATTTGACTGGGGTGATATGGAACAATCTCATCCTCATACTATTGCTGTTGCTACTCTTCGTAAAGTTGTAGAAGAACTCAAGTGGATTGGTATTACTGAAAAGAACATTCTTGAACTTGCGAATGAACTGGAGGAACTGAAATGACTGCCTTCAATTACAAAGGATACGGACGCATCTACACTAATCCAGAAAACATTCAAGATGTAGAAAACATCATTCAAGAACTTGATGAGTTTGAGTGGGGGTATTATACAGGAGGACTTGTAGCATCTTGGGATATGTATCCAAATGTTGAGTATGTTGGTAAGTTTGAACTGAATGAAGACAAGTTCAAACAAATCTGTAAGGAACGAAACATTCCTGTTTTTGTCTTTAATGCTTATGATAATGATTATCCTCGTGGTTATGTCAAAACCTTGAATGTAGAAGAAATCAAAACACTTTCTTATGGAGAACTGAAATGACTAACCAACCTAAAAAAATTCAAGTCAAAGAAACTCAAAAGTATTATGGGGACATTGATGGAAAACTTGAAGACATTATTTCCTCACTTCAAGCAGAATTAGATGCTGGTTGGGAGGGGATTGAGAGTGAATATGAATGGGATTATGGTGGTGAAAAATACACTGAATATTATCTCTACAAGCATCGTGAAGAAACCGACAAGGAATATGATAAACGGATGAAACAACTGGAGAAAGAAAAGGCAGAGAAAGTAAAAGCAAAGGAACGAAAACTACAACAACTCAAGAAAGACCTTGCTTCTTTGAGTGATACTGATAGAAAACATTTGGGTCTGTAGGACACTTGAAGAACTGGCACAAGACCCCTCCACAGACCCACAGGATGCCTTATAATACACTCATACACACAAAGACCTGATGACTTACCAAATCACAAAAGAGTTTCGCATTCACCACGAGGATGGTTGGTTCTACCAATTCACTGATGATTGTCTCTGTTCTATTTGCTTGGAGGTATTGAAATGAACCAAGCAAACAAGAACTCATTTTTCTTTTATGTCCTCAAAGAAGGTGGTGGAAAAATTGACCCAAGAAGTATAGAGTTTATGATTGAAGCACTCAAAGAATGGTTGCCTAATACTATTGGATATCCAGACACCGACTATTCTATGAATGCTTATAAGTTGGGGCAAAGAGAATACAAAGAATTCATTATGAGGAACCTCAAATGACTGAAAACATTCAAAAGTATCCAAATGTAAATCGTGTTGAAGTAATTTCAAATGATGATGGAGACCTTTTTTGGGATGAATGGGATGAGTGTTCTAAAGTTCAGGTAAGTTTTCATAATGATGGGAAGACACTCAAAGTATTTCTCACGGGGAACATAAAATGACTAAACACGAGATTGGAGCAACAATTGGATTTTATATTGTTGTGGGATTATTGGGTTGGGCACTTGTGTCTTTCTTTCCTCTTACTTGGGGACAGGCACTCATAATCTCTTGGATGTTTAACAAACTTATTGATGTTCTACAATGACTAACGAAGAAAAACTCAATCTTCTCCTCAAGGTTCTCAAAGAAGTAGCAGAGGTAAAACACTGCTATGAAGGTCTATTTGGAGATGATTATACTCCAAGTGCTGGTAGTTATGATGATGCCTTTGAAGATGGTTGTGCTTATGGTGAGATTACCTTTGCCCGCACTATGTTAGAATGTATTGGTGAAAAGTTTGAATACCCTTGTATGAAAGAAAATGACTGAAACCGACATCTCAAAAGTTCTCATAGAAGGAGACTACGCAACCATTATGGGTGTGAAGTATAAGAGAGTGGAAGAACCAAAGAAACCAGAAACTCTTTATGGTATTATTGCTGATTGGTGGGATGAAATCTTTCTCAATAATAATGAGGCAGCAGAGACTATTGAAAGTTTGGTAGATAGAATTGAGAAAGAATGGTTGCCGAAAGAACAATCAGCAGCAGGAAGTCAAAATATTTATGTGGAGTGTAGTGTAGAAGGATTTAATGATTGTCTCACCAAAATCAAGAGGAAACTACGATGACTAAACATCCTGCAAATGAATATTTTGACCCTCAAAAAGACGCTCAACTTTCATTTAACAAATGGTTTTATGAAGATTTTTACGGTAGATTTACATATCGGTATGAATACTTTATGGACGACATAAAAATTGAGGATGAGAACCAAAGGAAACAAATACTTATTAGTTGGGTTGAAAGTGCATTTTTGTGTGGATACGAATGTGCGCTTTATAAGCAACTGGAAGAAGAGGTAGAGAACGATAATAAATAAGAATGTCTGTTGGTACTGCAATTCTCTACGGACAGATTAGGTGCTCTTCGGGGCACCTTTTCTATTATAAACTCTTATAAATACTAATGCAGTACCAGTAGAATAGAAATGACTTCACAAAGTCCAAGAATATACTTGTATAAGATTACCTTTGAAGAAGTTCCATATTACTATTATGGAGTTCATAAAGAAAAAACATATAATGAGTATTATATGGGTTCTCCAAAGACAAACCGATGGTGTTGGAAACTTTATACACCAAAGAAACAAATAGTTCAATTCTTTGACTTCACAGATGAAGGTTGGTTAGAAGCACAAGAAGTTGAAACAAGATTGATTAAACCATTCTTTAATGCCGATAAGTGGTGTCTTAATGAAGGTTGTGGTGGAAAAGTATCTTTGAAAGTTTTGAAAGAAAATGGTAAAAAACTTGTGAAAAAAATAAAAGAAGAAAATATTGGTATATTTTCTATGACGCAAGAAGAACTATCCAAAGCAGGTAGAAAAGGTGGTAAAATGGGAGCAAAAACACAAATGCAAAATAAAACTGGAGTGTTTGGTAGAACCAAAGAGCAAATGACCGAAGATGGTAAAAAGGGAGCACAAAAAGTCCAAGAACTTGGTATCGGAATATTTGCACTAACAAGTGAAGAATTATCTGCCTCTGCTAAAAAAGCATATGCAAATGGACTTGGAAAATTACCAAAAGAAGTAAGAAGTGAAATTGGTAGAAGAAATGGGAGAAAAAGATATGAAGAGGGTACAGGTTGTTTTTCATTAACACCAGAACAAAAAAGTGAATTATCAAAAAGAAATAACGCACAAAGATGGATGTGCCTTGAAACTGGTTATGTTTCTAACTCTGGTGGTTTATCAAAATACCAGAAAGCAAAAGGTATTGATACTTCTAAAAGAAAACGAATAGCATAAGGACACTTTACGAACTGGAACACGGGCACTTGAAAACGGGTGCCCTTTGTCGTATAATACTTTCATACACACAGACACCTGATGACTGAAGAAGAAATGCTTGACCTTGCTGAAAAGCATCTTGAAGTATTGGTTGATGATTATGAGGGAATAGAGTATTTTTCTTCAACCAAAAAACAAATGGTTGAGTTTGCCCTAAAAATCCACGAAATGGGTTATAATGCTGGTATGAAACCTTATGGAGGAACTGAAAATGACTGAGAGAACCGACGACTGGAGAACCATCTTTGGAGACCTCACAACCGATGGTGTCTATGAGATGTGTGAAATCAACGCATATAAACTCACATCACACTTGGAGGAACTCTACCTGAAGATTGCCGAACTTGAGGCAAAACTGAATGACTGATGCTCAAATCTGCGAAATGCTTAATAGGCATCGGGTTCTTATTATTGATGAGATGACTGCTTGGTGTCATAAAATAAACAAAAACTACCCTGCTGCTGAACTTCAAAAAAAAGTAAATGATGAAAAGTGGATTGAATTTTCCCAATGGTTCAAGGATATAAGAGATGACTGAAGAATACGGGAATATATCAGACGGGTTTCTACTTAATCCAGAAGAAATCCAAAACTTACGAGAAAACAAAAGGTATCTCACGGCACGAGCAACACAGAAACTCCGCAAACTGAAAGCACAACAACAAACTCAAGAACTTCTAAATGCCGCACACCGGGTCTCTGATGGTGGTGTTCCTCTGGGAAAACTTATTCGTGAGGGACACGACGACCCGATGGTTGCAAGAGTGAGATATGAGTATGCTGCTCTTTTGAGAGAACTAATCAATCAGTGTGGTTATGATAATTATAATGTAGATGGAGACCACGGGTTGCTTGTTGTGAATGTTCGTGATATACTGGGTATTATTGAGGTGCTGGAGGCATTATGACTGAACCTTATCCTGACGAAATGTTTGAGGAAGCAGAACGCAGAGAAAAGAGTAATCGTGTGCTTCAAAGGTATAATGATTTCCATAATCTTGAATGTTCTGGACTTCCTCACGGAACTCCTATCACACCAGAACAGCAACAAATTATCGCATTTCAGTCTATGATTGATGCTCTGCGTTGTGAGAACCTAAACAGGGAGTATAATGAGATTGCGATTGCTGATATTGAGGACTTGATTGAGGCACTTTATCAACAATCAATTTCATTCCTTAAAAAAGTAAAAGAATTCAAAGATAGTGCGGAGGGTGTAGCATAATGTTATCACCCGCAGATAGAATTGTAGAAGCAACGATGTGTTGTACTCTTCGTCCCAAAAAGAACGATAGGGAAAAAGTAATCTCCGCCGCACTTCGGTTTGTGATTGAAGAGTTTGAAGAATATCGTGAATTTGGATGTGGTGATATGGTAGTGAGTTGTAGAGACCTTTGGGAACTTATACACGAACTGGAAGACACAGAGACGATTGAAGAACCGGCACAAGACCTCACCAATCCCCCTGTGGATGCCTTATAATAGTCTCATAAGCACAAACACATTATGTCTCTTGATATTTCGTTGGAAATTGAAGTTGATACGGGAGCACCTGAACCTCATAAGGTTGAGTTGTATTCTGGAAACATCACTCACAACCTGAATACGATGGCAGAAGAAGCAGGCATCTATAAGTGTCTGTGGCGTCCTGATGACCTTTATGAAAATCCAACTGCTGATAAACTTATTCCACATCTTGAGGCAGGACTTCTAAAACTCAAATCTCATCCAGAACACTATAAGCAGTTTGATGCTTCTAATGGTTGGGGAACTTACAAAGACTTTGTTCCCTTTGTGGAAGAGGTGTTGGATGCTTGTAAGGAACACCCAAAGGCAAATGTTAGAACTTGGACTTGAGGACACTTGAGAAACCGGCACAAGGGCACTTCACAGGTGCCCTTTGATGCCTTATAATACTTTTATACACAAAGGAGGTTCTCCAAATGACTTTTCAACCTTACAATATCGTTTCCGGAACTCAAATTGTTCATAGTTTGACCGATGTTTATGAATTCACCGATGAAGCAGAGGAAATGGTTTATCGTGTAGAACTAAACGCAGACAATTCGGGAGTTTACATCCGTTCAAGTGAGAAAGCACTTGAAGAAGGTTCTAAAAACATCACCGAAGATATGTCTATCGGCAACAAAGAACTTTCTATTGTTGTTGCGAAAAGGATTTTGGAATTGTATGGAGTAAATTGAAATGACCACCATTAACAAACAGCACTGGGATGATTTGTATGCTCGTCTTCACGATGCTTATGTTGAATGTTTGAAGTATCATAATCCAACTTATGAGCAGAAACTTGCTCAAGTTCTGGACCATATGATTTCCAACAAAAAGTATTTGAACATCAAATGAACCTCACTCAACGACAACTGAATATTCTCACAGTCTCACTTACTAACTTCTATGATGAGGTTTGTAAGACAGGAACAACACCTGAAATGAAACAGGACATTATGGGACTCTGTAAACTGGTGAATGATGAGTATGCTAAATCTTTTGCTGAAACACTATGAAAATCACATTCAACGGGCACCAACAAACTGAACGACAAGTAGAACTCTCTCAACAAGAACTTTTTCAACTCTTTGAGGTGATGAAGGAATCACTTCTTGATAATGTTGAGTATGGGCAATTTGAGGGATATTCTTTTTACAACGAAAAGACTATGAAGATTATGAAACTCTGTGAGACACATAATGTAGATGTTGCTTACACCAAAGACCGTCTTTCTTTCTTTACTGAAGTAGTCAAAAATCTACCCAATCCTTATCAATGACTGAAATAAAATTATGTAAGGATTGTAAGCACTATAAAAAAGATTGGTCTGCTCATATTACTGGTTCTGGGGACACATTTGATTTGTGCGTTCATCCACTTGTAACTGGAAATGTTGTGACTGGGAAATCTAATGGTCGTTATTGTGATACTACAAGAAGGTTTCACGAATGTGGTATCATTGGGAATCTCTGGGAGGCAAAATGACTGAAAATCCTGATGAGTTTGTGTTGGAAGATGTGAAGATGGTTCACTGGGAAAATATGACGGAAGATGTATATTGGTGCGGAATATACTTGAATGATGGAAGGATATTTCACCTTCATATTGGGGGTGATAATCTCAGGGTTTCTTTGAGTGATGAGACACCAGAATAAATAAGAACACAGAGAACTTATAAAATGTCGCTTGCTCACAGTCCCTCCATAATTACAAATGGTCTTGTCCTTTGTTTAGATGCTGCGAACTCAAAGTCTTATCCTGGTTCTGGAACTGCTTGGACTGATTTGAGTGGTCGTGGGAATAATGGAACTCTTGTGAATGGTGTTGGGTATAATAGTAGTAATTTAGGGTCTATTGTGTTTGATGGCAGTAATGATTATGTAACTTTGGGAACACCAAGTTTATTAAATGGAGTTCAAGTTCCGATTACAATATCTATGTGGGCAAAAGCAAATTCTTTTTCTTCATCTAGCACATTGTGGGGAGTTTATAAAGCTGTTTCAGTTGGTCAATTGTACAGTCTTTTAAGAGTTGATACTGGAAATTTAAGATATTTTGCATCAAATTCTGGGGGCGGATTTCAATTTAATGGTACTTTAACCCCGTCTGCCAATGTTTGGAATTTTTATGCAGTTACTGTATCTGGGTCAATAGCATCTCCATCAGTAACCATATATTTAAATAATTCTTCTCAAACTTTTTCTTATAGTTCTTTATCTTCTTCACCAGATTTAAGCGTTGACTTTAGAATTGGTGGAAATCAAGCAATAGTATCTGAGCTTTGGAATGGAAATATTTCAAATGTTTCTTATTATAATAGAGCACTCTCCGCAACAGAAATCCAACAAAACTATAATGCCCTTAGAGGCAGGTTCTCAGTATAACATAAATATAAAAACGAAGAGGTATTGAGAGAGAATGGGAATATCTTATAATCCTTCCATAGTTTCATCGGGATTGGTACTTGCTTTAGATGCTGGGAACCCTAGGTCTTATCCTGGAACTGGAGAAATTTGGACTGATTTGAGTGGTAGAGGCAATAATGCAACAAGAACAAATATTGGTGGGTATGGAGGTCAAGTAACCTATAATTCTTCTGGTTTTTTTGATTTTAGTATGAATACTCCTACATCTTATGCTACTGCTAGTGATGGTAATGGTTTTACTATGTCTAGCGTTATTGTTCCAACGACTGGTTCTTTTACTTTAAATACATTTGTTAGAAGAAACATATCAGTAAAAGCAGCAGGGGATAGAGAAACTATTTTTAGTAATACTTCAAGTTCTGATGGGTGGAGGTTTGGTATGACCGATACTGGTGGGGTATATTATTTAATTGGTGGTGTTGGTGGTTTTGGATATCAAGAAGGTGGTTTGGGTGGTTCAACTTTAAATAATGGAAACTGGCATATGATGACTGCAGTTTTTGATAGAGCAGCACAACTTGGAAGTTATACAATATATGGTTATGTTGATGGTATTGTTTCTGGAAGTGTGGCTATTGCCGCTGGTGCTGGCGGAAACGTTGCCATACCCACATATGAACCTGGAATTGGATATCGTGGATGTTGTGATATTTTTGCTGGACAAATATCAACAATGTCCGCATACAACAGAGCACTCACAGCAGCAGAAGTCCGACAAAACTTTAGTGCTATTCGATCACGTTATGGAATCTAAATATCTAAAAAAACTATGTACGAATCAAGAAACTTTGCAATCTTCTCAACAACAGAAATTGATAAGATTGATTTCTCTCAAGTATGCGAAACTTCCGCAGAAACACTTCGCATCAGCACAGATGGTACTAAAACTTTCGTAAAGTGGGACCAAGGACCTTATGACCCAACACCTTATGAAATCACAAACGCAGAGACAAACGAAATAGAAACAATCATACCACAAGAACCACAACCACCAAGTTTTATTAGTGAACTCACAACACTTGAAGGGATTTATAGTTACACAGAGATTTTAGAGATATTGAGTGGTGAGGAATGGGTGAGTATTATGGAGGGTATGTAAGGTGGCTTGTGCTGCGGGTCCTGATGTAAGTGAGAGTGGTTTAGTATTAGCACTTGATGGTGCAAATACAAAAAGTTATAGTCAAAATGTTTTTCCTTATCCACTAGATGGATATTCTTGGGGAACCAGTGGGCATCAAATGACAGTATCCAGAGATACTTCAACTTCAAGTCCAGTTGGAAATTCTCCCTTAAAACTAATAACATCAGGAACTGCTGCATATACTAATACATATAATTCACTCCCATTTACTTTATCTCCTGCTGCACAAGGACAAACTTGGACATTTAGTTTTTGGGTAAAAGGAAGTTCATCATTTTCAGCATCTATGCTAATATTTGAGTCCAACTCAAGTGGAAATTATATTGCATATGGACAACCTTATTATAGTGTAACTACAGAATGGACTCGTATTTCTGGTAGTTATACTATGACACAAGCAACTACTGCTGGAGTACAAGTTAGAATAGATTGTTATGTTAATGGTGTGACACTATGGGTTGATGGATTTCAGTTAGAAAAAGCAAGTTCTGCATCTTCATTTAATTCCATATCAAATACAAATGGAACCACTTGGAGAGATTTGATTGGTAATGGGAATACAGGAACACTGACGAATGGACCGACTTATAGTAGTGCAAATGGTGGTTCTTTGAGTTTTGATGGAACTAATGATTTTGTAACAACTGCAAATACTACAATATCTGGAAGTCAAACTTTTTCAGTATGGGCAATGGTTACTGGAGGACCAAATGCTCCTGCGGGAATTTTAACACAACACAATTATGCTTCAACAGCAAATTTTGGAATTAATCACGTAGGTGCAAACAAACTTGCACCTTCAATTGGGTATACAAATGGAACAAGAGAATATGATGCTAAAGTGACAAATTTTATTATTACCAATGATGTTATTTTTAACGCAGTTTTAGTTTATAACTCATCGGAGAATAAAATTTATTGGTATATAAATGGTCAGTTAGATTCTTCTTATATACTTTCAGCAACACCAAAATCAACAAACTATCCAATTTGTTTGGGTAGATGGGATGGTGGTTACGGAGCTTATTACTTTAATGGGAGAGTATATTCTGGAAATATTCACAACAGAGCACTCACAGCACAAGAAGTCCAACAGAACTATAATGCAACCAGAGGAAGGTTTGGTATCTAAAACCACTTCTCAAACTGTCCACCAGACTCTTCACGGGGTCCTTTTTTTATGCTATAATACATTCATACACACAGAAACCTGATGACTTTGGAAGAATTCTTTGAGATGGTTACGAACACTATTGCGGAACCTCATTCACAAATTTGCGAACACGATAAACGCAGAGCAATTCGTGTGTTTCTTTATCTTGATGAATTTATGATAGAGAATGTGCCCGAGTATTGTGGTGATACAGAGTTAGGTGAGATTGACTTTGGTTCTTATGCTGCTGAACAACTTGATATTCTTGAAGGAAAATGAAGACTTGGTTTGAAGATGCTTGGTGGTCCTGGGGTAATTGTATTCACTTTCGTCTTGATTATAATGACCGCATAGACCGTTGTGCCTTCTGGGAAGAGTTGAATATAGGTTATTATCAAATGCAGGATGAATACATAATGTCTCAACCAAATTTTGACCCTTATAATCTATCAGGCAGAGACCCTTATTATTCTTATGTAATGAGTAAAAAATGGTTTGAGAAGTTATGGGGTAAGGGTGTCAAACCAGAGACGATGTATGTATCTCAAGAAGCATATGATACACTGGTTGAAAAAATAAACAATCCAGACCCAGAACAAATAGAGTCTTTGAGAAAACTTATGAATCGCAAATCCCCTTGGGAGGTAGAAGAATGAACCGACAAGATTATTACAGAGCAGTGCTACTTGGTGTTATAGTTGGTATGGGATTCCTTTCTCTATTAGTGTTGATAAATCCGGGAGAGGATGTAAAACCAGTAGAACCAGACCAAAAGTTTGAGGTGGTGGATACTTATAAAGGATGTGATGTGGTACGATATACTCCTGATAATTCTGCACGATACACTTATTTCTTGGATTGTAACAAATGAAACATCAACAGAAAAGAAAGAAACACACTAATCATTCTATGAGTAGTGGAAATGGTGTTCCTTGGGCAACATCTAAAATATTTACTAGTGTATATTGTAAGCACTTAGATGTTAGGGGACCTGGATTTACTGAACTTAATAAACCAAAAAGTGAAGTAATTCCAACAATATTTAAAATCATTAAAAGAGATGACTGACACAATTGATTCTGGCACATTAGAGGATTGGTTAGGTGAAGAACCTGCACCAGATAAACTTGAATACTTAGAGCAACAAAACAATCGTCGTATTGAGATTAAAAAACTCTTTGATGAATGGTTTGATGAGATGGAGGGTTATTCCTTTCGTTCAGAACGATTCTGGGATGACTTTGATTATGCCAAAGAAAGTGGTGATACAAGAAATATTAAAAGGTGGTTGCGAACTGCATTCGAAATAGGGTATAATGAGGGGCAACGACTTTATGGTGGATCGGAGTAATATTATTCATAAAACCATAAGAAACCTTTGTAGGTATATTTGTTGGGATTGCGTAGACTCTTTAACAAACCACTTCCATTACTACCATCACCTATCTGTCGTATTGCCTCACTAATGCTTTCATAATGAACTTCAACGTGAGTCACTTTATGTACTCCTTTGACTGATCGTTTATGAGTTTTTGTGTCTAATACTTTCCATCTGTATCCATAGTAGGTATTACCTTTCTTTGCGGCATTTAATACGTTACTGTTTCTTTTTTTATCTCCCGTAATTTCTAATGCAGCAGCTCTGGCATTCTCCCATTCCTTAACTTCACCTGTTTCAATATGTGTACCCTGAACTCTGATACTTAAACATTTACCGGTTGATCTTTCTTCTGGTTTAATTTGTCTCCAGGTTGATTTCTTTTCTTTTATTACAACAACAGGTTCTTCAATAATAATAGGTTCTGGTTTCTTTTTGGGTAGAGGATCATTATATTCTGGTTTATATTGTTCAAACCAATAAGTTACCTTATCTTCCAGTATTTTCTCATCACATTCATCAATCTGTTTAATCATGAACTTGTGTAGTCCATATTGACGGAATGCTCTGTGTATAAGTTGAGTGGACATTCTGTTTGATGCCTGAATGTGATTCTGCCATTCTTTATTCATCGACAGTGTGGTTGCATTCAGGTACTTGTGCCCCGTTTCTTTGTTGATGATGACGTATACTATACCCTGTGCCATATGTGGTGTATTGCAAAGAACGATTATAGTATTGTATGTATGTTATTATAGTATTGCAAAGAACGACTATAGTATTGTGAGGGTACTCTTTTGTTATGATTTGCTTATATTACTGATAGTGTTGTGGAAAAACCTGTGGAAAACTGGTGTATTCTGGGGAAAATGTGTTAGAATACTTATAAAATACTTATAAATGCTGATAAAATACTTATAAATGTGTGTTCTTATGAGTTAAATGCTTATAAATGTGTGTTCTTATTGCAACCTTTACCTGTATAGCATAAGAATCGCAGTTTGTCAAGCCCCACCCCCGCCAAAATACTCTGAGACCCACACAAATTCTCGACGAGACCTTGACAAATCTCATAATCTAGTCTAGAATACTCATAAGCACACAAAATCTAGTCGAGAACGCATATATACATACAACAATCTCGTCGAGAACACACTTGCAGCTCGTCGAGATATGTGCTACAATCATCTAGTACACATACACATCTCGAAGAGCTATGTACGACGACTACGATCTCGACTATACATACACCATCGATGCATCATATGATCTCGACGGGTATACACTAGATCTCGACGAGGATTATGCGCGAGATGCACATGATTACGAATCACTTGCATATCGTCACTATGCATGATATAATCTAGTACACACACAACGAGACTCCTATGATTGCCCAGAAGCGCCTTGTACGGGTTACATTAGACATTATGTGCTATGATGACCTAGATATAGAAACAACCGACTGGAAGGACCTTCTAGACCTCGAAGGTGACGAAGATGTCTATGCTAGCATAAAGGAACTCGAACCGTGGGTGTAATGTGCCACTTCATTAATTGGCACAAACTTATATAAATAAAATCACTTGAGTTCTTATATCATAGAGCAGCACTTGAACTCTCCTGCGGGATACAGAGTCAATCTGACAGAATATAAGAAACTAAGTATCCCTTAAATATCATCTAGGCGGACAGGGTTTAACTATAGGTTTCCCACGGCGCCGAATATAGCGAACAAACGAAGATTACCGAACTGAATATAGTTATCTCGTGTTCTTGAAACGATATCAAGAATAGGAGGATTTTTTAGTATCCGGATATAATGATGTGACAATTCTCGAACTGGCACAAGACCCCTAGACTTCCTGCCTAAACCCTGATATTCTACATTCATACCTGAGGAATTCACCGATGCAAACTTGGTATCTGCAAGTCCAAGATTCAGAGTATAATGTTCTACTACTCAATCAAGAGATTGGCAATTATAAAAAGTATAACAAATGGATAGAGAAGAAGATTGATGAGATTATCTTTCGTCAGTATCCTACAGCGAAACGTTGGGAAGTTAGGACTAATCCTTATACTTCCAGAGTTGTGATGTGACACTCTGAGAACTGGCACAAGGGGGGTTGCGGTTCTCCACAATCCCTGATATATTACATTCATACCTGAGACACCAAATGGTTTTCGTCATTTCCGAACTCAACGGTTGCACTTACAAACTGGATGCAAACAATCAGCGGGTCCTAATGTATGCTCCGCTGCTATCTGATGGTTCATATGAAACTGCAGGGTCTGCATATGATTGGGTAGAATGGGACCGTTTAGACCCTGATGTTCTAGAAGAAGCAGACCGTATTCACAAACTGTTGCTGGCAGAGGTATGATTATGAACTACGATAATTTCTGGAAGAATGTATTAGGGCAGGAAGATTGGGTTAATGTATTAGGGCAGGAAGATTGGGTTAATGAACTAGTCAAATGGGAGAATTCTCATCCAGAGTATACACCCAACACACCAAGGAGAATTGATACTGTGCCACTTGAGGAACTGTCACAAGACCCCTAGACTTCCTGCCTCAATCCTGTTATTCTACATTCATACCAAACAAATCCAAATGAAGATTATCTACACCCGACAGAATGCCGATGGCAGTTATGATCAGTGTGGAATGAATAATCAGCGTTTGACTAGTCACTACAAGACAACTTCAGGGTTTCTTCGTTATGGCATCCCGAGCAACTTCTATGGTAACACTTTGAAGTTGGAAGTGTGGTATGGTGATAACATCTACCGCAACCCTGACAAGACGATGTTTGTGACAGTCTAGGAAGTGTCACAAGGGGGTTGATTAATCCCCCAAAACCTGTTATTCTACATTCGTACTCAAGCAATTCACCAAATGACATTCGACCGTGACCAACTCGTTGAAGATTACGTCCAGCAAATGATTGAGAGTATGGATTACAAAACTATGGAACGTTTTGTTTATGATACTATGGTAGAAAATCTTACCGATTATACTGATGAAGAACTGATTACAGAGGTTACAGAATACAGTCCAGAACTGTTGGAGGATGTGCCAGTGGCATAAGTGGCACAAGACCCCTAGACTTCCTGCCTCAATCCTGTTATTCTACATTCGTACTCAAGCAATTCACCAAATGACTATCACGATGACTGCCAACTACAAAGAAGTTCTGAAACTGGAAACTGTTGAGTTCATTGAGGAGAACTGTGTTGAAGGTGAGTATGATTTAGATGATGCTCTCAAGTTTATTGATGAGCACAATGAGGATGACTTCGTGGCATATTATGATGAGTATGTTCGTGTTGGTGAGAATATTGGTTATGATGTAGTTGATGCCTTTATTGAATATCAAGGTAGTGTTTCGTATGTTGAGCACGTAGAAGATGCTTATCGTGGGTGTTATGCTGATGGTGCTGACTTCGCTGAAGAATTCTATAGTGACCTCGGTGATGTTCCTTCTGGTTTGGTAATTGATTGGGAGGCAACTTGGCAGCAGAATCTATCATATGACTTTGACTTCGTGAATGGTTATGTGTTTAGTTCTTCGTTCTAGAGTATAATACAGAGAGGAATGAGTTTGCCTCTCTATAAGCAAAAGTTACTCCTGTGGTGATATCATATTAATAGGGTTATGGGTGTTGTATGTGAGGAGGGTGTGGTGACCTTCCTCATTTTTTTTATATAATCCTAGTTTTGTCAAGGTCTCCTATGCCAGTTCGTAGAGTGTCACAGACCCCCTTGTGAGACCCCACAAACCCTGTTATATTACATTCGTACCTGAGACACCAACCCGATGTTTGAAGAACTCTGGAGCGAGATTCAAGATGCTCCCGGTGAGATATTTGACCTGCCCGAACTTCGTGAACTTGATGAAGAAAAGTTCAATCTAAATGACTACCTAAACTCTAACATTGATTACTAAAACTATGGAAGTTCTAGAACTCAACCAAAATGAGATTCGTGCGCTGCTGGCACTCATTGAGTTTCATGATGATTATGAGGAAGTGAGTGAAGTTCTTTGCATAGACATTTCCAAACTCTATGACAAAATTAAGTCCATTCGTACCTATTGATTATGCCTGAGATTATGACATTCACTGGTGACGCCGTAACCTATCTGGGTTTGATTGGTGTCATCAGCACCGCAATCATCGTGGTTTCGGTGTTTCGTTCCTACTTCAATTCTCCCCTGCGTAAATGACAACCCTCACCCTCCAAGTTACTGAAGTTTCCTTTGATTTTGATGACTTAGACTTCACCCCCGAAGAACAACAAGCAGTGCTAGATGATGTGCTTGGTAATGTCTTTGAGGTTGAAGTTGATGATGGTTATGATGATGAAGTTGTTGCCGATGCTTTAGTTGAAGAGGTGACAGATTATGCCGGTTGGTGTGTCTGTTCTCTGGATTTCGTTCACGTTCTTAACACTCACTAATCAAACAAAATGACACTCAACAAAGCACAATTTCAACAATTCATTGATAATTATGCCAACCATATTATCGAAGGTTTAGATAATGATTCTATGGAGATTATGCTCTTTGATTTAATCACCTCAGAGTATGCAGACTATACTGAGGAGCAGATTGTGAATGAGATTACAGAGATTTATGGTGAGGAGTTTGCCATAGATTTGTTAGAATCTGCAACTGCTGTGCCAGTCTGACTAGTGGCACAGAGGGGGTTCCGCTGCCCCCTCCGACCCCTTATAATTGATTCATACCACGCAACCCAACCAATGCGGAAGATTGAAAAGATGATGAACGCTGCCATCACCAACGGTCGCAACTTCAGCAGCGGCAATACTACTGTCACTCACGAAGATGGCGTGGCAATTGTTACTCTTCACGGCAACAAGATTGCCGAAGTTGGTGATAATTTCGTCACTCTGTTTGATGGCGGTTGGCAGTCTGCTACCACCAAATCCCGCCTGAATGCTATTCTTCGTGTTCACGGGATTCAGGGTGAATGTGTATTCCAAAAGAACTTTAAATGGTTCATCCACAAGTTCATCGGGCAGGCAGGATCTTCCCCCGTGTTTAATGAGTGTGACTTTGTAAATGGAATGGTTCTGGTATAGTGCGACACTTGGGGAACTGGCACACGGTTCCCCCCAGACCCCCTCCTGACCCCTTACAATAGCAGTATGAAAAACACCCACCTCGAACACCCCGAAGATTCTATCCTGACCGGCGACCTGACCGTGTTGGATTGGTTCGTGAATCCCGGACCCCTGAGTGTAAAGATTGATGGAAGTCCTGCTATTGTTTGGGGCACCAATCCTGCCACGGGAAAGTATTTCGTGGGAACCAAAAGTGTATTCAACAAAGTTAAAATCAAAATCAATCACTCTCATGAAGAAATTGATGCAAACCATCAGGGTGAAGTTGCGCGTATTCTTCACGCTTGTTTTGATTATCTTCCTCGCACAGATACTGTCTACCAATGTGATTTTATTGGGTTTGGTGGTTCTGATGAGTATACTCCCAACACGATCACTTACAAGTTTCCTGAAGTAGTTTCTCAGCAAATCATCGTTGCTCCGCATACCTGCTACTTTGCAGAATCTGATTTGCGTGATGCTGTGGCGATGCCTGATCGTGCCATCTGGAATGACACCGACAGCGTAAAGTTTGTCAAACCTGATGCATACATCGCCCACAATCAGGAGTCCTTCGCTGATGTTGAGGAGGTTGTATCCTTTGCCCGGCAAGTTGCAACCACAGTAGAGTTTGTTTCTGACAAGCAAGCAGCAAAGATTAAGCAACAACTGAATGCCTGTATTCGTGCCGGTGATGCTATCATTGCCCAAGAGTTTGAGGATTTTAATTGTGACCCTAACCTGATTGGACTGTGGGCACTAGTGAAGTCCATCAAGGAAGATTGCCTCTTTATCTGTCGCAATTCGGGTCCTGCTGCTTATCTTGGTTATGACCGAATTGATGCCGAAGGTTATGTAATGTCCAATCAGTTTGGTATGTTCAAACTGGTCAATCGTGAGGTCTTCAGTTATGCTAACTTCAACAACGGGAGGTTTCAGGTCGCATAAGCAACGCTGATGGTTCGGGGGGTTGACCTGCCCCCCGTGCCGTGTCATACTATGTTCATAAGCAACCCACCCAAGCAAATGACCCTGAACGTTCTTCAAGTCGCTGCCCAACTGAAGGTCACCAACTTTTCCGCATTTGCCAAACCTGCTAAAAACAAAGGTTCACGGGGTCAACTGATTGAAACTGCTCTGGGCATTCCTAACAGTTCCAACCTCAAAGATTTGGTGGACGGTGAACTTAAGACTTTCACGGTTGGTGAGTCTATCGCCGTCACACAGTTGAAGCACTGCCTCTCTGAGATTCTGGAGGACGGTGTAACCTTTGCCGACAGTAAGGTTGGAGAAAAACTCTCTCAAACCATCTACGTTGGTTTCACCCGTGCCAACGATTATGTGGGCACCGAGGTTCTGAATCCTGAGACTCACCCTGAGCACTATCAAGAATTGGCAGAGGATTACACCTTCATTTGTGATACCATCCGAACTCTTTTCAACGCTGGAAAGCAACTGAGCACCATCACCGGACCTAACGGACTCCTGCAAATCCGCACCAAAGCATCTAAAACTAATGGTCGTTATGTTCCTCTGATGTTTGCAGGTTGCACCCTCAAAGATAAGGGTATGGCATTCTACCTCTGTGGTAAGTTCGGCAAGGAGGTTATCTGAATCAGGGGGGCAACTTAGCCCCTTTTTTTATACTTTTCTTTTTTTATTTTAGAGCTGCCCCAGTACCGACCGTTTGCGTCATCAGGGCGACCTTGCCCCTCTCTCCCTTGTCCCATTATCATAATGCCCCAGAAGCACCCTGCTGCCGCTGCTGTGCCACTTTCCGAACCGTCCACCACCTGCCCCCAGACCCCCCAGACCCTGTAGAATTATCCCATACCAAGCAACCCAACCGATGCGAATCGAAGTCCGCTACCAGACCCCCTACAACCAGACCGAGTGGCGCTCCCAGTTCTTCGGCACCCTTGACGAGGCGGAGAGGATGGTAGACTTCTACAAGTCCTGCGGGTCCCCCTCCCACATCGCCCCCAGCAGTCTGGCACAGTTCGCCCACCTGGCATAGTGGCACACCGGGTGCCTCTGGCACCCTCTCCACCCCTTATAATTGATTCATACCACGCAACCCAAGCAAATGCAAATCACTAAAGTCTACGCTGTCATCGGTGGTTGGGATTATGAAGGTGAGGACTTCAAATCGCTCCGCTTGTTTGACTGCTTCTCCACCGCAAATGCTTACCTTGTGTATCTTGAGGAGCAGGAGGGTTATGATTACTCCAAGATGGATGTTCGGGAGGTGAGTATGGAATCCGCCCTGATGTGTGCCGCCTGAGGAACTGGCACATCGGGTGCCCATGGCACCCTCTCCACCCCTTATAATTGATTCATACCAACCAACCCAAGCAAATGACCGTCACCACCTACCAGACCTGCCTGACCGACCAAACCTACAACGGTTGGACCAATTATGAAACCTGGAACGTAGCTCTCTGGATTCAGAATGATGCTTACGTTCAGGATGCTATCGAAGAACGTGATATCTGCTGCTATGAAGAACTGCTGGAATTGATGTATGATTGTGGTGCCAAAGAAACCCGCGACGGTGTGAAATGGACTGACCCTAAAATCAACCGCGCAGAAATCAACGGCGACGTTTTCGACTTCTAAATCTCAAGTCCTGGGGAATGACTCTAAACTTCTCCCACACTTTCATTAACATTTTTCATTCTACATTATGTCCCGCGATGTCCTTCTCTCACTCCTTGCTAAAGGTTCGAATGGTGAGCAAATTCTCCAAATTCTTGATTCAATTGTTGATGGGGTTTCTGATAGTGTCGGTCCTGATTCCGCTGCTAATCCTACTCTAAGTGAGATTCAGTTCTGATACCTAACCAATTGCCAGACTGGCACACGCTGCCCCAGACCGGCGCCGATGACCCTGTAGACTAAAGCATACCAAACGAACCGACCCGATGAACCACTATGTCGCTGCCGGACTCCTGCTCGCCGCCGCATTCATCATCCCCATCCTATGGGTTGCCGTAGGACTCCCCCACAACGGCAAAAACTTTGGCGAGTGGTGGTGGTAATCTGCCCCCATTCCGTGCTATGATTTCATCAGTTCCACCGACACCGACCCGAATGACCGCCTTCAACCCCTACGTCGCAACCCTGATTGAAATGGGATACGATGAGCAGGACTGCCGGAACGTCGCTGCCGCTGGTTTGGATGCCACCTATCCCCGAACCATCCACGGGAGGACCTTCCAAACCAAAGCAGAATACGATGAGGCACTGGCAGACTTCCTCAACGGAATCTGAGGGGTCTGACCCCCGACCTGCTACAATACTATCAACCGCAACCGCTTCTGATGACCCGCAACGCAACCGACGACCTGCAGCAGTTCCTGGATGACCTGACCCCAGAGCAGCGGCAGCAGATCGCTGATACCACCACTCAGGAATGGATGGATGCCCTGGGCGCTAGCGTCAAGGACCCGACCTTCTGGCAGGGTATCGGTGCCGCTTTTCTGGAGGGAATGGCACGGGGGTTTGACCAGCACCTAAACGACCGCTGACCTGCTACAATACTATCAACCGCAACCCCCCGATGGCATCACCAGTCAAGATTCGTGACGCTCAACGCCAACTCTGCAAGGCAGGCGCCACCATCACCCCCGGTAGCAAGCATCTTAAGGTCACCCATCCCACCATCGCCCAGACCTTCACTCTGCCTCATGGGGGCAGCAACGGGAGACCGACCCTCTCTATCGGAATGACCCATAAATTCCACAAGTTTCATGCCCTGCTGCTAGCGGCGCGGGATGCCGCCTGATTCTGTGCTATGATTCTCTCAGTTCCAAAGCAACCCACCCCGATGAACTCAAACCTAAACCGTGCTCTGCTGACCTGGTTTGACCCCACCAACGGTCGCACCATCACGGTTATTGCCAATGATGACCTACGCCAGTCGCCTGCTCAAATGCAGCTCTGGGTTGATTCAATGAACCGGCATCTGGTGACCTCTGGGGCATATGCCAACGGGTCGCGCTACCACCTAGGGTGAGACCCTCTGGGGGACCTTGACCGGTGCCCCCTCTATACTGTAGAATTCCAAAGCAACCGACACCTGACCCGATGACCTCTGCCGAACTGAACGCTGCCATTGCCTCTGGTGAAATGAAGGTCACCCGCCTGCCCCGCCGTGGTCCCCGTCCCGGTCAGGCAGCGATGACCCGTAAAGAGGACCTTGCTGCCCGCCATCTTGAGCGCCGCATCAAGCAGGGGTGGGTTTCCCTCTGACCCCATTCCGTGCTATGATTCTCTCAGTTCCAAAGCAACCCACCTAATGGCACTCTACAACCAAGCATCCGACCTCCAGACCCGCAGCACCGTATGGGTCGGAACTAAGGTCAGCAACCTTCCTAAGTTCAATGGCACAGAATGGGAAGTAAAGCAGGGGCATCAGGCAAACTCCCATACGCGGGGATGGGAGAATGATGGTCTGTCCGCTGTTGAGTTGGCAGACCTTCACACCCCGTTCGTGGGTTGGCAGGGTCCGGGGCATCAGCACTGGTGCAACCCCGAAGCGAAGCGTCTGACCTGGGTGGGGTGAGATTCGTGGGGGTGGGGTTCGTTCCCTGCCCCCCGATTCGTGGTATGATTCTCTCAGTTCCAAAGCAACCGACCCTGATGACCTTCTCCCAAATCCTTCTCAACGCTGCCGACGACAACGGGCAAATCAGGTGGAGCACCGCCTGTCAGGCAGCAAAGGAGCACGGTCTGTTCGATGACTTCCGGACTGAGTACGGGGTAACCTCTGCCTTCGGCGGGGTCGATGCCGGTGAGTTCCTGGTCTGGTTGGGGTACTGACCCCTACCCCTTGGTCGTTCGTGTGGGGGCAGTCTGGTCGTTCGTGATAGGACAGTCCCCTTGGTGCCGCGTCCGGGTCCCGCGCCCCCGTATATAAAAACGCCTAACTACCCTAACCTACAAAGTGTTACGGAAGCGAGAGATATATAAACACCAAACATAAAAATTTTTTTCGCTATATAAAAATAAAATAAGGTTTTATAAACACGAAGATGAAAAAAAATTCCGGAGAAATTTTTGAGTCCGTACAGGTTGATCCAATTACAGGAAAATATTTTGTGATTATTCCCGAGCAAATTATTAATGAACTTTCTTGGTATGAGGATACTGAAATTAAATTCTCATTAGATGGAGAAGAAGTCATTCTCTCAGAAAAAGAGTAATTGACAATAGATACATAATGATGTATGATACTGAAGTAACTACTTTCAATTATGGCTAAAGGATTTACCGTAAAAGCAAACGCCCCCGTGGCATCAAATAAAGAAATTGAGTGGGATTATGAACTCGCAAAAGAAATGGTGAGAGGCAAATCAATTGTCTTTTGTCTTCCTGGAAGAGGAGTCTCATATGCCTACCTAAAGAGTTTTGTTCAATTATGTTTTGATCTTGTACAGAACGGTGCAAGTATTCAAATCTCCCAAGACTATTCATCGATGGTAAACTTTGCAAGATGCAAGTGCCTTGGTGCAAATGTTCTTCGTGGACCTGACCAGCTTCCTTGGGATGGAAAACTTAAGTATGATTGGCAACTTTGGATTGACTCTGATATTGTCTTTAATACTGAAAAATTCTGGCAACTTGTTCTGATGGATAGGGATATCGCATCGGGATGGTATGCAACAGAAGATGGGCACACCACATCAGTCGCTCACTGGATGGAAGAAGATGACTTCCGTAATAATGGTGGAGTTATGAATCACGAAACTGTTGAGAGTATCTCAAAGCGTCGTAAACCATTCACCGTTGATTATGCAGGATTTGGTTGGTTACTGATTAAGCACGGAGTATTTGAACACTCCGAAATGAAGTATCCCTGGTTTGCTCCCAAGATGCAAGTCTTTGAATCCGGAGAAGTTCAGGATATGTGTGGAGAAGATGTATCATTCTGTTTGGATGCAAAGGAAGCAGGATTTGAAATTTGGTGCGATCCTCGTATTAGAGTCGGTCACGAAAAGACAAGAGTGATTTGATGTCTAACGAATCTTACAATATAATCTGTAAGGGTCGTAAAATTTATTCCAATCTTACAGAAGAAGAATACTTTAATACTATGGAGGATCTGTCGGAACAATTTTATCAGACAGGTTCTCCAAATCCAAATGAAATTGAAACTGAAATTATAGGAGAAAATTAATGGCAATTAAAAAATCATCGGGTGGTGGAAAGCAGGTAATCGAATCTCTTCCCAAGAAGACCAAGCAAGGTTGTGGTGCTCATACTAAGTATTCTGCTACGTCTCGTAATAAAGCTCGTAAAAGATATAGAGGTCAGGGATAAGGGATGACTCCTGATTTAACACTCTACACCTACCTAGCACCTAGTAAAGTCTGTGCTGGAGTAGGTGTTTTTTCTTTAGTGGATATTCCAAAAGGAACAGTCATATTTGAATCAAATAAAAAAATAAAAATATCTTGGAATTCGATTTCAGATAACATTCACGGTAGAGTGAAATCAATCACTCTTAATGATGATGAAGGATTCTGGATTGATTGTGATCTCAACAAAACTTATGGTGCATATTATATTAATCATACACTTTATAATGAAAATGTAAAATATAATTATGAAAATGGATCTTGGTACGCATCTAAAGACATTTCTAAAGACGAAGAACTACTTAACACATACCAACAAGAGGAAATGAATTGGCTTACTTAAATCATAGTTTACCAGATTGGTCTTGTTACATTCGTAATGAGTTTCTTTATAATCAGAATAAAGGTCATGGCGAAGTAACTAAATGTGATGTTCACTCTGTGGCAAGTATAGAAAAACGTGTACCTCTTTTCGAAGCATTCTTAGAGAATGGTGTAAATTGGACTAGAAGACCTTTACATGCCTTTTGTTGGGATTCGAATGCAGAAATAGAACCCTTAGAAGACATTATGTATTGGGACTGCTTTTCACCTTATATTGATGTTCAAAGAAGGCACAGACTTGCAAATTTAGATGCACAACTCATTCGTCCGGACGGAAAAAAAGTATTAGGAACTTACATGTTTACTCTCGACTGGTCTTGGGAGAATAAAGGAGTACCCGATTTAAATTTTTCAGAGACTCCGGAGCATAAGTGTGCTCATTTATTTAAAGTTGAAACAGGAAATTACTATGCATATCCAAACAATCGCATTATTTGGTATGATAATGCCTGGACATTCAATAGGATCGATAAAAATCCTGGTTATGAGATTGATATGACAGTTTATTCTGTAGAAAATAAGAGAAAACTGGAAACATCAGATCATTATATGTACGAAATTGTTGACTTAGAGAAGAAATAAATAACTTTTTACTAGAATAATAATTGGAACAGTATTCAATGGGAACTCATCTCCTTTTAGAGGTGTATGATGTTAAATTTGACCTCTTAAATGATGTAATATCTCTTCAAGAAGCAATGGAGAAGGGTATTAGTCGGGCAAATATGACTATTTTAAACATTTTTTCCCATTGTTTTCTTCCACAAGGATGTACAATCGTCATTGCCCTCTCAGAAAGTCATGTATCTTGTCACACCTGGCCTGAAAATGGTTGTATAGCAATTGATGTCTATACTTGCGGTGAAGGAAATCCTAGATTAGTTGCAATTGAGTTATTAAAATATCTAAATTCCGATAATTATAATCTTCGTGAAGTAAATCGTTAAATACTAATAGGAGATAGAAACCTCCTTCATAAAAGTTCTGTTTTATTCATTAAAACAGGAGTTTCAAATGCTATTCGAATCTGACGACAATCAAAAAAGAGTTATTCAAGAAGTTGTTTATGACATTGCACCAAAACACAATCTAAAAAAACAGGTTGAACTACACGAAAAAATTCGTAATGATGAAGACTATGATGACTGGACATATGGAACAGAACCAAACTATGGTTCTTCTTGGAAGTAGATATAAATAAATAAAAAACTTTTGTTCGATGGCAATTCAAAGGATATCCAGATCATTTAAAGATATCAGTTTATCCTTTGAACCACATCCCGTGACAAAGGATCTGCCTATATTAAAAAATGAAAACGCAATTCGAAGATCTGTAAGAAATATTGTAGAAACTATTCCGACAGAAAGATTCTTCAATTCTCTATTAGGGTCCGATATTACAAAAAGTTTATTTGAATTTGTTGATTTTGGTACTGCATCAGTAATACAAAGTCAAATTGAAATATCCATTAATAACTTTGAACCAAGAGTTAATAATGTAATAGTTCAAGTAGATCCTATTCCGGATGACAATACATTTAATGTAACAATTATTTTTGATATTATAGGACAAGAATTTCCAACTCAAGAATATTCATTCATACTAGAGGCAACGAGATAAAATGCCTTTTACTAAGTTTACAAATCTAGATTTTGATCAGATAAAGACCTCTATCAAGGATTATCTCCGTGCCAACTCCACATTCACGGATTTTGACTTTGAAGGGTCTAATTTTTCGGTATTAATAGATACTCTGGCGTATAATACCTATATTACGGCATTCAACTCAAACATGATTGTGAATGAATCCTTTTTGGATTCGGCAACTCTTCGTGAAAATGTCGTTTCACTGGCAAGAAATATTGGATATGTACCTCGTTCCAGGACGGCAGCAAAGGCACAGGTATCATTTGACATATCTACTGCCGCAAATACTCCCACACTCACCTTACAGGCAGGTCTGGTGTGTGTAGGGTCCGTTGATAATACATCATATACATTTTCAATTCCAGAAAGTATATCATCAAATGTTGTTGGAGGAACAGCATCCTTTAATAATATTGACATTTATCAAGGAACCTTCTTGACAAAACAATTTGTGGTGGATGGATCTCTGGACCAAAGATTTATATTAAACAATCCATTCATAGACACCTCAACTATTTCCGTTTATGTGAAAGGAATTAATGATAGTGATCTTGGAGTAGAATATTCTTCTGTTGATAATATTCTCGAAGTAAATTCGTCTTCAAGAATCTATCTATTACAAGAAGTTCAGGATGAAAAATATGAATTACTTTTTGGCGATGGTCTTATCGGGCAAAAATTAGAAAATAATGCAGTAATCACGGTAAATTATATTGTTACTGATGGTGAAGAGGGTAATGGCGCTTCTTCATTTTCTTTTTCTGGAAGTGTTAGAAATGCAAGTAACGCGACAATTGACATAGGTTCAGTCTCTGTCGTAACAAATCAACCATCTCAAAATGGTTCTGATATAGAATCTATAGATTCTGTTAAATATTTTGCACCAAGAATATATTCATCTCAATATAGAGCAGTAACATCAAGAGATTATGAGGCAATTATAAAAAAAATATATCCGGATACAGAATCGGTTGCTATTATTGGTGGTGAAGAATTAGAACCTCCGGAATTTGGTACGGTATCGATAATTATTAAACCAAAAAATGGAACTTTTGTTTCTGATTTTAACAAACAACAAATTATTAATAAATTAAAGCAATATACTATTTCTGGAATTAATCAAAAAATAATTGATCTTAAAATATTATATGTGGAGATTGATTCATCAATTTATTATAACTATTCTCAAGTATCTGCAGTAGAATCACTAAAAACAAAAGTAGTAAATTCACTAACAGAGTACTCAAATTCTATAGATCTTAATTCATTTGGTGGAAGATTTAAGTATAGTAAGGTTCTTCAAATAATTGACAATAGTGATACTTCTATAACTTCTAATATTACTAAGGTTAGAATTAGAAGAGATTTGATGGCAATGATAAACCAGTTTGCTCAATATGAATTATGCTTTGGAAATAAGTTTCATATTAATTCTGATGGTTTTAATATTAAAAGTACAGGATTTAAAATTTCAATAGATTCGGATACAGTATACCTAACGGATGTTCCTAATACTGACGGAAAAACCGGAATATTGTCAATAGTAAAACCTTTAAGTGATGGAACTATAAGAGTTGTTATAAAATCTGCCGGAACAGTTGATTATGAAAAGGGTGAAATTAAATTAGGAACCGTAAATATTATATCGACATCTAAGGAAAACAATATTATTGAAATACAAGCATTTCCTGAATCAAATGATGTTATAGGACTAAAAGATTTATATTTAAATTTTAGTATTTCAGAAAGCACAATAAATATGGTAAGAGATGTAATTGCCTCTGGTGATGAAATATCCGGTACATTATTTACCAGAGACTATTACACATCAAGTTATTCAAACGGGAATTTAATAAGAGCGTAATATGATACAGACTGGGTTCGAATCTAGAGTTAAGGTTCAGCAAGTTATTGAAAATCAGCTTCCAAATTTTATTTTGGATGAGAGTCCAAATACGGCAGAATTTTTAAAGCAATATTATATTTCTCAAGAATATCAAAGTGGCGTAGTTGATATTGCAGAAAATTTAGACCAATATCTGAAGTTAGATAATTTAACTCCAGAAGTTATTGTAGGATCTACCGAACTATCTACCAATATTTCATCTTCTTCGGGAATTGTTACAGTTACTTCCACTAAAGGATTTCCTCAAACTTATGGATTATTAAAAATTGATGATGAAATTATTACATATACTGGAATAACTACAAATACATTTACTGGATGTGTTCGTGGATTTAGTGGTGTTACTAATTATCATTCAGATTCGAATCAAGAGGAGTTAGTATTTTCGGAATCGGTATCTGCATCCCATAATGAAGGTTCTTCTGTACAAAATCTAAGTTCTTTATTCCTAAAAGAATTTTATAAAAAAATAAAGTATACTTTTACTCCTGGTCTAGAAGACGTTGATTTTGTATCAGATTTAAATGTTGGTAACTTTATAAAAGAAGCAAGATCCTTTTATCAGGCAAAAGGAACTGATGAATCATTTAGAATTTTATTTAATGTTTTATATGGAGTAACTCCTCAGGTAGTAAATTTAGAGAATTTTTTAATTAAACCATCTTCGGCAGAATTTATAAGAAGAGAAATTGTAATTGCAGAAAGAATTTCTGGAAATCCTTCTAAATTACTAGGTCAAACAATTAAAAAATTTAATGATGATGGTACTAGTGCCTCAATTTCTGAAATAGCACCATTTACTAGAAATAATGTACAATATTTTAAAATTTCACTTTTTGTTGGATATAATGATACTTCTGCTGTTCTTGGAAATTTTACAATTACCCCAAATACAAAAAGTCTAAAAAATGTCACTATTGGGTCATCAGTAATATCAGTAGATTCTACAATAGGATTCCCAGAACAAGGAACAATCATATCTGGAAACAATACAATTACTTATACTAGCAAAAGTATTAATCAGTTTTTTGGATGTACAGGAATTATATCTGAGATTTTCTCAACAGATGATATAAGATCTGATGAAATTTATTATGGTTATGAAGATGGAGATCTAAACAAAAAAGTTGAGTTGAGACTTACTGGAGTATTATCCAAATTTGTTCAAGTATCGGATACTTTGAATTTGGATGAAGGGCAAATAATCTCAGTTAAAAATATTGGAGATTTAATTAAAAATCCACAGCAAAATAAGACATACGAAGAAGTTTTTGCAAATTCCTGGATATACAATACGGGATCTAGATATGAAATAGAAAATATCAGCAACTTTACCCTTACAAGTCCTATTGACAGGTCTAGTTTAAAAATCGGGGATGAAGTTGAAATTTTAGAAAGAGATAGTACTACTGTAGTGTCATCCTCGGGTGCATATGTTTCGGACATTATATTTTCACAAAATAGAGTTATTATTGATAATTTGGTATTTTCTCCAGAAAATGAAGCAAAATATGATTTAAGAAGAAAAATTAATACCGCAAATAGCACTATTGTTCCAATACAGTTTGGAAATAATGTTATTTTATCCGATATTCAAAATTTATATACTGATGATGAGTATGCATATGTAGCTTCTAACTCATTACCTTCAGGTAGAGATGGATATAATGGAAATTTTACATACAGAATAACAAAAGATATTAAATCATCAGTTGCACTAGAGATATCCGATGAAATAGATAATAACTATACAAGCATAGTATTTCAAAACCCTGTTCCATTTATTACTGGAGATAGAGTCTACTACCAACCATCAGGAACACCTATTGTTGGATTAGATACTGGAGATTATTATGTGCAAGTTCTAAATCCTTCCAATAAAATAAGACTATATTCATCATTATCATTTGTTGGAACTAATGATTTCTTAACATTCTCAGATTCAAATTTTGTTAATCAAACTCATAGATTTACATTATATTCTCAAAAATCTAACATAATTGGAGCTCAAAAATTATTTAAAAAATTTCCATTATCTGAAAATATCGATACCGGAACTGGAGAATTAACACTTCCAGGTTCAATTGGAATGTTAATTAATGGTGTAGAAATTAATAATTACAAATCTAATGATAAAGTATACTATGGTCCCTTAAAATCTATTAGTGTATTAAATGGTGGAATTGGATATGATGTCATTAATCCTCCGCTAATATCGGTTTCTTCCGGAACTGGATCTACAGCATTAGTTCGTCCAGTAGTTAGTGGGTCAATTAAAAAAGTTTATATTGATTCTCAAGACTATGATATCAATACAATCGTATCTATTGGTATAACTGGCGGTAATGGGTCTGGTTGTGTATTAGAACCTATTATTACAAAGAGAAAGAGAGATATTTTGTTTGATGCCAGGTTGTCAACAAATTCCGGAGGAATTAGTTCAACCACAAATCAATTGTCGTTTTTAACGGATCACAATTTAAGTAATGGAGAATTAATAGTTTACAATTCTAATGGAAATTCTCCAATTGGTATTGGGTCTACAAATTTAACTTTAGTAAATAATGCAACATATTATTCCAAAATTGATAACAATAGAACTATCAGACTCTATCAAACTAATTCAGATTACTTATCCGGAATCAATACAGTATCTTTTAGTGGAACTAATACTGCAGGAATTCATAAGTTTTCTACCGCATCATTTAAAAATACCATATCAGAGATTAAAATATTAAATGGTGGTAGTGGATACACGAATAGAGAATTAATTGTCTCTTCGGCAGGAATATCTACATCCAACAACACAATTAATTTTAAAAACCACGGATTTAATGACGGGGAACTTGTAACTTATCAATATCAAACATCTACAATTGGAATTTCAACATTATCTCAATATTATGTATTGAAAAATAATGATGATTCTTTTAGACTTTGTGATGCTGGAATTGGTGGAACTGACATATCAAACTACACTAGAAAAAATTATATTAAATTTTCTTCTATTGGATCTGGATATCAATATTTTAGTTATCCTGATATTTCTGTTTCTATACAATATACCCCTGTTGGATTTGGTACTACAAGTCAACAGATTCAATCTCTTGTAGCATCTCCAATTGTTAAAGGCAGTATTATAGATGTGTATCTATATGAAAGTGGAGTTGGATATGGATCCACAATTATAAATCTTGAAAGAAGACCATTAATAACAATAAAAACCGGAAGTGAGGCAAAATTAAAACCAATTATCACCAACGGTCAAATTAATTCTGTAAATATTCAATATGGTGGTGTTGATTATTATTCAATTCCCGATTTGATTGTAACTGATTTAACTGGTGTAGGGTCCGGAGCAGATTTAAGACCAGTCATTACTAACCAAAAAATAACAGATATTAAGATAATAAATCCAGGAATTGGATACTCCACCAATTCTACAATAATTGAAGTAAAATCTGCAGGTTCTAATGCAATTCTAAATGCTAATATTAGATCTCTAACTGTCAATAATAACTTAAAGATTGGTGATGAGATTTTAATAGAATCTGAAAATGAATTGCAGTATTCTGTTTGTGGATATTTTGAAAATTTAAGAAATTCATTTGGTGATAATGGTCTGCAAGTATCTAATATAATCGGATGGGCATATGATGGAAATCCAATATATGGACCATATGGATATTTTGATTCGGAAGATTCAAACTCTGTTCCTAAATTGTTAGAATCTGGATATGCACTAAATCCTTCCAATGTTGTCGATAGACCTTCATTTCCATCAGGATTTTTTGTTGAAGATTATGAGTATACAAATTCTGGAGACTTGGATGAAAATAATGGAAGATTTGGAAGAACGCCAGAATTTCCAAATGGAGTATATGCATATTTTGCAACTCTTGACACTTTTTTGACCCCAATATTTCCCTATTTTGTAGGAAACAAATATAGATCTAATACTTTAAATGAAAATTCTACTTTAAATCAAACATTTGATTTTAATAACTCAAATTTACTTAGAAATACTCTACCATATAAAGTGTCTGATGATTATGCAAAAAATGATTTTATAACAGAGACTAATGAAATTACGAACCAAGAGTCAATTGTTGAATCAGTATCCGAAGGATTTGTAAATGCATTTGATATTATTAATTCCGGATCCGATTATAAAGTTAATGATGTTTTAAATTTTGATGGTGCCAATACTTCTGGTGGTGGATTAGTAGCAAGAGTCTCTTCAATAGAAGGAAAAGATATTACAAAAATAGATACTTCAGTAGAAACTTATGAGAATTCTATTTTTACATATAATGACGGAGAAGAAGTAAAGGTTACCATTAAACCATATCATAATTTTTCCAATAATGATTTTGTTGTGATTTCGGGATTTTCGACCAATCTATCCAAGTTAAATAATTCATATAAGATTGGAGTATCTTCCTATTACTCAAATGTTCTTAAGGATGTTCCCTCATCAACATCTGGATTCACAACTGAGATTTACATTACTCAACTTCCAACAAGGGTATCTGTAGGAAGTAGTATTAGAATAGGCAGTGAAACACTATCGGTGCTTGAAGTATATGAAAACCTTAATATACTTAAAGTACAAAGAGGATCTACTGGAGTATCTCATACGGCAACTACTCAAATAAACTTTATTCCAGATTCATTTACTATTTCACAAAAAATAGATTACTTTGAGTCTAATGTAAATAATAAGGTGTTTTTTAATCCAGTACAATCAGTAGGAATTGGTACTACACCTGGAATTACAAATAAACTAACATTTGAATTTGGAGATTCTAATATTACCAGAATTGTCCCAACACAGGGAATTTATATTGAGAATCATCCATTTACAAATAATCAACTAGTAACATTTACAAATAATGGTTCAAATATTGCAGTTTCTACTTCACCAACAGGAACTCAATTTAATTTACCTCAAAATGTATATGTAACTGATAAGAATATTAATACTATTGGAATAAAAACCACACTCAACTCTTCTGAGGTATTTTTTATTACTAATGGTAGTGATAATGATAAGTATTCATTTGAAAGTGTATATCCACAGATAGTTGGAAAAGTTGAAAGAGTTAAGTCTACTGTTTCAGTATCAACTTCTCACGAACTTTCTAGTGGAGATGTTATTAGTTTAAGTATCGAACCAAATCTTTCTGTAGGGATTGGAACTTCCACATCAATTTATATCAAAAGAGATTTAATAACTGACAATATTTTAATTAATCCAATTGGATTTAGTTCAACGGCAATTAATACTACAACAAATACTATTTCAATTAATTCACATAACTTAAAAACTGGAGATAAGGTTTTATATTCATCCAATTTAGTTGCATCCGGATTATCAACTGGATTTTATTATGTTTATAGAGTTAATGAAAATATAATAAAACTTTCTGAAACATATGTAGATTCTAAAACTGTTCCTCCAACAACTGTAAATATCTCCAGTACTGGTGGGTCGAGTCAAAGTATTTCATTAATAAATCCACAAATTAAATCATTTAAAAATAATAACTTAGTATTTAACTTATCCGATAGTTCTTTAGTGGGATATAAATTTAAACTTTATTATGATAATCAATATAATAATGAGTTTATTTCAACTCCATCATCCGACTTATTTACATTATCTGGTATAGGAACCATTGGAGTTTCTACTAATGCTTCTTCAACTATCAATTATAGTGAAAATCTACCAACTAAATTATACTACAATTTAGAAAAATCCGGATATATTAGTACTTCTGACAAAGAAGTGAGTAATTATTCTGAAATATTATTTGTGAATAGTATATACAATTCCAATTATACAATTTCTGGCGTAGGGTCAACAACATTTAGCATTTCTTTATCAGAAAAACCGGAAAAATTATCATATACTCAAAATGAGTGTGATAAATTGCAATACACCACAACATCATTATCAGCAAAAGGTTCTATTAATAAAATTAATATTATTTCTGGTAGTTCTGGATATAAAAAACTTCCCACATTTGTAGGATCTAATTCTATCGATGGAAAAGATGCCTACATTACTCCAAAATCAACGTCCATAGGTAATGCAAAAGAAGTAAGAATCATTAATGAAGGATTTCAATATTCATCAGATAAAACTTTACAACCAACTGCATTAATATCTCCACTAATTACAATTAAAAATTCAAATACAATTGGTATTATTACAGTTACAGATGGTGGAAAAGGATATACTGATGCGCCATCAGTAATAATTGTGGATTCAAGCACTGGTGAACAAATTGATAGTGGAATATTAGAAGCAAAACTGTCCGGAAATTCTATTGATTCTGTAAATATCATACAACAACCAAAGGGTCTTCCAGAAACAACGGTACAATTATTCACCACCAATAATACTAATGGAATTAGTATTCAACAAGTTCAATCTTCTTCAAGTGGAATTTTTACTTGCTTCATAACAACACCAACTTTAGGATTTTCCGCCTTCCCATTTTCTAGTGGAGATAAAGTATTTGTAGAAGGAATTCAAAAATTTAGCACTGAAGGGACTGGATTTAATTCTGAAGATTATGGATATCAATTCTTTACGATTAATAACTATAGTAATGCTGGAACTCTTGATTCAGTAACAATTAACATTTCTGGATTAACCACAAATACGGGGATAGCAAAAACAATTCAGGATTCTGTTGGAAATATTATAAAAAGCACAGATTATCCCATATTTAATGTTACACAAATTCAATCTGAGTTTATTATTGGAGAAAAACTAATCTCAAATAATACTGAGAGAGATTTAGAAATTTCCTCTTATGAAAATTCATTTATTAAAGTATCTGGAACTTATGATTTGTCTGTTGGGGAAATTATTGTAGGAAAAGAATCTGGAAATGTAGCGACAATAGATAAAATTGAATCTGGTATTGGTAGATTTAAGGTTGACTACTCAATTGAAAAAAATATTGGATGGTCTAATGATATTGGTAAATTGGATCAAGATAATCAAGTTGTTGCTGATAATGATTATTATCAAAATCTTTCCTATACTATAAAGAGTCCAATTACATATCAAGAATTAAGAACACCAGTTAATAGTTTAGTTCATACAAGTGGATTGAAGAATTTTGCAGATACTGGAATTACATCAACTGCAAACTTTGATGTTGTAACTTCCAATAATAATATAAGTATACTTTATGACATAATAGAGGAAAATAGAGTAGATACAATTTATGATTTTGATTTAGTAAAAGATATTGATTTAGTTGGAACTTCTTCAAAGTTTTTAAAATTAAAAAATAAAAAATTAACTGATTATATTGAGTGTAGAAGTAATGTAGTTTTAAAAATAGATGACATAAATCGTCAATTTTCCGACTCTGATGGAAATCCAAGTGAATTTATTAATTTACTAGAATTAAATACTGGAGTATCTTATGATAATATATTGGTCAGGGTTTCCAGTCTGGACAATACCGAAATTCAATTAACGGAATTAGTTTTACTGAATGATGGAAGTAATTCATTTTTGGCTGAAAAATCAACACTAGTCAACGCTGGAGTTGGACTTACGCATATTTCTGGAGAACCTATAGGAGAATTTATATTAATTACAGATGATGTAGATGATAGTAATTACTTAAGATTTGTTCCAAAAGATCCATTCAATATTGATTATGATATTAAATTAATTAATAGCAATTTTAATTCTGTTTTGCCAGGAATTGGAACAACTTCTGTTGGATTTATCAATTTAACTGGTTCAAATAGAACTGCGACAACTGGAATACAAACTTCAATTATATCCGTACAGGCAAATAAATTTTCTTCATTATATTCAAATATTCAGATTATTGATTCAGTAACAAATCAAATGAACTTTGTTGAAGTATATTTGAACCACGATGGGACAGACACTTATATATCAGAATATTATTTTGATTCTGAATTTTTAAGCAATTATTATTCTGGAAATAACATAGGCTCATTTGGTGCAAGCATTTCTTCTGGAGTTTTATCATTAAACTATATTAACAATTCCCCAAATTCAGTAAATGTTAGATCAAAGATTGTTGGGTTTGGAACAACATCTGTGGGTGCAGATACATATAGATTCATATCTCCAGGTCAAATACCAGGAAATGAAAGGAGTGCTATATATCAATCAACTTATTCATCTACAGTTTCTTCAGCATCAACTGTAATATCACTGAATAAAACTAATTTTAATGCAGTCAAATCTTTAGTAGAAGTAAGTGTTGGGTCAACAAGTGCTCTTCATCAAATAATGTTAGTGCAGGATGAAACTAACATTTATGTTCAACAATCACCTTTTCTTTCTGTCGGAAGTACAAACGGAATTGGAACTTTTGGTGGAGAATATTCTGGTAGTAATTTCATACTAAAATTTTATCCAGAACCATCAGTAACTTCTGAGGTTAATATTTTAGCATTTAATCAGTGCTTGTATACAACTTTAGATACACAAAATACTGCTCCAAGTTTAAGTTATGGAACAATAGAAGAATCGATTGATATTGAGCAGTATAATGCAATTAATGGAAATAGAATTAATAGAAATAATTTTAATTTAAAATCCAATGGAATTGAAATTTTTGCAAAAAGATTTAATCCTACAAATTCAACAATTTTAGATCCATCAACGGGAATATTTACTATACAAAACCATTTTTTCAGCAACTTAGAAGAACTTATCTATACACCAAAATCAACATTTATTGGAGTTGGTGCTAGTGCAATGGAAATTGGTGCTGGTCCGACATTGTTACCTTCAGAGGTATATGTCATCAAATTGTCAGATAGTACATTTAAATTAGCAACAACTAAGTCTAATGCTATTTCTGGAATTGCAGTTACATTTACTTCATATGGTAGCGGTAATGCACATCAACTAGAAATGGATAAAAAACTTGAAAAAGCACTAATTACTATTGATAATATAGTTCAATATCCATTATTATTTACTCCAATATCATACACTTTGCTTAATAATGGTGGACAAATAAGTGCAGGTTCTTCAATATTTGCCTTGAGTGGAATATCTACAATTATACCAAAAGATATTCTAAAAATTGATAATGAATATATGGGAATAATTAATGTTGGATTGGGAACAACCAATGTTGGACCAATTACAAATAGTGGAAATATCAATTTAGTCGAAGTCACTAGAGGATTTGTTGGGTCATCGGCATCGACTCACACAGATTCTACTTCAGTAAGAATTTATAAAGGATCTTATAATATTGTTGATGGTGATATTTTCTTTGCAGAATCTCCAAGAGGAAATCCTCAAATAATTAAAGATTCTAGTAATTTGACTTTTGAAACTTCCGATTTTACCGGAAGAGTTTTCTTGAGAAATGATTATACATCAAATCAACTATATGACGATATTTCAAGTCAATTTACAGGTATTGGTAGAACTTTTACATTAACTGTCGGTGGGGCAAACACTGTAGGGTTGGGAACCAGTGGAGGAAATGGAATTTTATTCATAAATGGTGTTTTCCAAACTCCAACAACTCTCAATAACCCAGAAAATAATTTTAGTATTATTGAAAATACTGTTTCAGGAATATCTAGTGTGGTATTCTCTGGAATTAGAGATCCAGATAATCTTAATATTATTACTTCGGAGTTTGATGTAAATCAAAACCAAACCCCTAGAGGAGGAATAATTGTTTCCTTGGGTTCTTCTACTGGTCTTGGATATGCACCTCTTGTGGGAGCAGCAGTAACTGCCGTAGTTGGGGCAGGGGGTAGTATAGTATCTGTTGGACTAGGAACTACCGATAATCTTGGTTCTGGATACAATGGTATTGTTTCCGTAGGAGTTTCAGTATATCAAAATGGACACACAGGAGCAGCAGCGACGATATCGGCAACAGTTGGAGCGGGCGGCGTCTTATCATTCGCCGTTGTTGGAGGAGGTACGGGGTATACGAATCCTCAAGTATTTGTATCAGAACCTTCATATGAAAATTTAAATGTAATCGGAGTATCTAGATTAGGAGTTGGAGCAACAACAAATACTGGAATAGGTCTTTTACTTAATGTCGAAGTTGGAGCAAGTTCTACAACTGGAATAGGATCAACATACTTTGAAGTTTCTAAATTTAGTATTTCAAGACAGGGTTACTCGTTCCGAAGAGGAGATGTATTTAAACCAGTTGGATTGGTGACTGCTAAAGGATTGGCATCTCCATTATCAGAGTTCCAATTGACTGTGGTTGATACATTTTCAGATTCTTTTGCTGCTTGGCAGTTTGGTGAGTTTGATTATATAGATTCTATAAAAAATTATCAGGATGGAGTCAGAACAAGATTCCCACTATATTATAATAATGAATTATTGAGTTTTGAATCTTCAGAAGGTTCTCAAGTAAATCTTTCAAATGCACTATTAATTGTTATAAATGGAGTAATTCAAGATCCTGGAGTTGCATATCAATTTGATGGCGGAACTAGTTTCATATTTACAACTGCTCCAAGACCAGAGGATAATGTTGCAATTTTCTTCTATAAAGGAACTGATGGTGTTGATGTTATTGTAAATGATTCAATTAATGAAACTTTAAAAAGAGGTGATACTGTACAAGTTCTTAAAAATAATTCAATTCCAGGAACAATAACACAAGACAAGAGAATAGTATTTGATTTATCATTCTCCGATAAGTTTGAAACTAATTTATATTCAAACCAAGGTGTTGACTCTGAAAATAATAAACCATTAAGTTGGATTAAGCAAAAAGTTGATAGGAAAATTAACGGAGAAGACGTTTATAAAACTAGAGATTCTATTGAGTCTTTAATTTATCCAACCGCTAAGATTATTAAAGATTTTTCAACCACAGATACTCAAATATTTGTAGATAATGCAGAATTCTTTGAGTATGATAATACTATTAGTCCAGAACCTTTTAGTTCTTTAATTGTCAATGGAATTTCCACTAATGCAAGTGGAGCAGTAGAATTAATTTCAAATATTACTTTAATTAACGGATTCTCTGGAATTATTACAGGAATTACAACCACAACAGGTAGTGGAGGTAATCCACTGGCACTTAAATTCCATTTAAATTCTTCATCATTTACAGGTCTATCTACTGGATATCCAATTTATATCTTTGATACAAGAGTTGGGAAGGGAGTCACTTCTATTAATACTTCTAATTCTGCGGTGGTTGGAATTGGAACAACTTTTATAGATAATATTTACTACATTCATCAGTTCTCCTCTAGTGGTACTGTTGGAATCATTACTTGTAATATATTATCAACCACATCTACGACTGGACTCTCTTCTTCTGGAAGTATATCAAATCCTGTTGGTAAATATTCTTGGGGTAGAATGTCTGGATTTAGTAGGTCAGGTTCTCCAATTTCAATAGGAGTAACCGGAAATACTGTGGATGTTGGATTAACAACCTTTGCAACGATTCAAAGAAGGGGAATTGGAATTAGACAAACAGGAGCACTTCCAAAACTCTTATAAATACTTAAAAAAAATATTAATATGGCAGCAATCGTAACAGATCAATTTAGAATATTAAATGCGAGCAATTTTATAGACTCTGTTGTAGATAGTAGTAATTCTTATTATGTTTTTTTGGGTTTAGATAATCCTGCACAAGTTGGATTTGGAAGAACTACTACTTGGAATGATGATACTCCAAATCCAACTGATAATTTAGAATATTTAAGTCACTATAGAGATACATCTTTATTTGGTAAAAAAGTTACGTCTAGCAATATTAGAAGACTCATAAGAAAGGTTACTTGGACTTCCAATACATCTTATGAGATGTATAGACACGATTATAGCATTCAGAATCCAACACCAAATTCAAACTCAAGTAGGTTATATGACTCAAATTATTATGTAATTAATAGTGATTTTAGAGTTTATATTTGTATAGATAATGGTTCTTCTGGTACAAATTTAAAGGGAAATAAATCTCAAGATGAACCTACATTTACAGATTTAGAACCATCTGCAGCTGGAATAAGTGGAGATGGTTATATTTGGAAATATCTCTTTTCAGTCTCTCCAAGTGATATTGTAAAGTTTGATTCAACAGAATATGTTGTTGTTCCAAATGATTGGACAACATCAACAGATTCTCAGATTATAAGTGTAAGAGAAAATGGGGATTCTGGAGATACAAACCCAAATCAAATCAAAAAAGTATATATTCAAAATGGAGGAAGTGGATATAGTTCTGGTGTTGTTGATATTCTTGGTGATGGATCTGGTGGTAGAGTTTCTATAACAGTCAATAGTAGTGGATCTATTGTATCTACTCAAATTGTTGCAGGTGGATTTGGATATACTTGGGGAATCGTTGACTTGGGAAGTCTTCGTCCTGGTGGAAGTCTTCCAAATCCAGCAAAACTAATACCAATCATTCCCCCATCAAACGGGCATGGATATGACATTTATACTGAATTAGGAACAGATAAAGTATTAGTATATGCCAGATTTGATGACTCAACAAAAGATTTTCCAACTGATACCAAATTTGCTCAAGTTGGAATTATAAAAAATCCAACTACTTTTTCATCTGATACTGTTATCTTTACGGAAAATCAATATTCATCTCTAGGGGCGATTAAATTAACTTCAGGTTTTACTGGAACTCCAGTTATCGGAGAAGAAATGACTCAAACTGTAACCAATGGAACTGCAAGAGGTTATGTGGCTTCATATGATAGTGAAACTAAGGTATTAAAATATTTTCAAGATAGATCTTTATTTTTTGGAAATAGTTTAGATCAAACTGACCGAAATGATAACTCTAAAGTTTATAATTTTGAATCTTCGGCAAATCCTATCAGTCCATTTGCAGGATCTATTGATACTAGTTTTGGTTCTCTCACCCCAACAAATAAAGTTACTGTTGGAAATAAAGTTATAGATTTAGGAGTAACTTTTACAGCAGGTCTTGCAAATCCTGAGATAAATAAAAAGACAGGAGATATAATTTATATTGATAATAGACCCCTGGTAACAAGAGACATTAGGCAAAAAGAAGACATTAAAATTATCCTGGAATTCTAAAAAAAAAAATGACACAGAAAACAGATTTAAACATCAATCCATATTATGATGACTTTGATTCTGAAAAGAATTTTTATAAAGTCTTGTTTAAACCAGGATATCCAGTACAGGCAAGAGAGCTAACAACTCTTCAATCTATTTTGCAGGATCAGGTAAAGTCTTTTGGAAGTCATATATTTAAAGAGGGATCGGTAGTTATTCCTGGAAATATTGCCTATGATGGAAATTTCAATTCCGTAAAACTTAATCCAACTAATTTTGGGGTTGATATTTCTATCTATATTAATAATTTTATTGGCAAAAAAATAACAGGGCAAATATCAGGAACAACAGCAATAATTCAATTTGTCGCGCTCCCTGATGGAGAAAATGTAGAGGATTTAACAATATATGTAAAATATTTGGATTCTGATAATAATTTTCAGTTTAATCCTTTTGAAGATGGAGAATCATTAGTTGCAGAAGAAAATATAACTTATGGCAACACTACTATTAATGCAGGAACTCCATTTGCATCATTAATACTATTGAACGCAACATCTGTAGGTTCTTCAGCATCTATTGGTGATGGAATTTATTTTATTAGAGGTTATTTTGTTAATGTATCTAAACAAACCATAATTTTAGATAATTATACAAATACACCTTCATATAGGGTTGGTCTAAAAATTGACGAATTAATTCTCAATGCTGGGGATGACAGTTCATTATACGACCCCTCTAAAGGATTTACAAACTACGCAGCACCTGGAGCAGATAGATTTAAGATTGATTTAACTCTAACAAAGAAATTAATATCAGATATTAATGATACTGATTTTGTTGAACTTTTGAGAGTTGAAAATGGAAAAATTAAAATAATTGAGCAAAAAAGTCAATATGATATAATTAAAGATTATATGGCAGAAAGAACTTATGATGAATCTGGTGATTATACTGTAGAGCCATTTAATCTGTCCGTAAATAATTCTTTAAATGATAGATTGGGTAATAACGGTTTGTTTTTTAATACAGAAATTACTGAACAAAAAAACACACCATCAGAAGACTTGATGTGTTTAAAAATATCCCCAGGAAAGGCTTATGTAAGGGGATATGATATAGAAAAAATTTCAACAACTATTATTGATGTTGATAAACCGAGAGATACTAAATCTATTCCAAATGTAAATATTCCCTTTGAGATGGGAAATATTATAGGAGTAAATAATGTATCTGGAACACCAAAACCAAAATACGCAATAGATTTATATAATCAACTCAATTCTACCGGATCCATAATTGGTAATGCACGAGTATATAGTTTTAGTTTAACTGATGCTGCCTATAGTAATGATATCACTAATTGGGATCTGTATCTTTATGATATTCAAACTTATACAACTCTTGTTCTAAATTCCACAATATCAAGTACAGAATTACCAGCAACATCATTTGTAAGGGGAAAAAGTAGCGGCGCTAGTGGATATGCAGTTTCTGCTGGTGGAGCATCTGATACAATCAGCCTAAGACAAACTTCCGGAACATTTTCAGTTGGAGAACAATTGATTATCAATGGTCTTGATTTTCCAAGAACTATCAAAACCGTAACTGCATATTCAACCGAAGATATTAAATCTGTAAAACAAACAACTGCAGTATCTGGTCTTCCAGTAGATTTTACCGCCGATTGTTTTCTTGAAAGATTTAGACTTCCAAATGGAGTGACTCAAGTAACTATCAGCGGAGGAAATACTGTAGTAAGTCCTGGAAAATTTTTCACTGGCATAAAAGTTAATTCAATTATTAGGTATCAAACTACCACAGGAGATGAGTCATTTAACAGAGTAACAGCAGTTTCTCCTGAAGGTACTTCATTAACTATTACTACAACTCCTGGAGTTTCTGGAATATATTCTGGTTCAGTTACAAACGGAACTTATAATAATATTTTCATTGGAGCACCAGTAATAAGAAATGAGAATTCTGGATTCCTATATGCACAGTTACCAGATCCTAATGTTTCTTCAGTAAATCTTTCAGATTCATTACTAACAATTTCTGAACAAATAACAGGAGAAACTACTGATTCTAATGGAGTATTAACATTTAACTTGTCAGCAGTTGCTGGTATTACTAGTGCATTTTTTACAACATTTGATGAAGAAAGATACTCAGTACACTATAATGATGGCAGTATCGGATCTGTAACTTCGGATCAATTTGTTTTGAGTGGAAATACGGTAACTATCAGTGGATTGTCCGCTTCTCAGTCAAATGTTGTCGTAAATGTCACATTAGTTAAAAATGGAATTCAAAGCAAAGTAAAAACATATAATAAAAGTAAAACTTTAACTGTAGCAAGATCGAAGTATCCACAATCAGGAACTGGTATTAGTTCTTCAATTGGGGATGGTCTTACATACAATCAATTTTATGGACTAAGAGTTCAAGATGAGGAAATATCATTAAATTACCCAGATGTGGTAAAAATTATTTCAGTTTATGAGTCATTTGATTCTTCAGCACCCACCTTAGATCAGATACAATTTGGCGCTAGTGCTAATGTATCGACAAATGCTATTATTGGTGAAAATATTTTAGGAAATAATAGTAAATCTATCGCAAGAGTTGTTTCAAGTCCATCTTCCAATATTCTTAGTGTAGTATATTTAAATTCAGAAAGATTTGAAGATTTGGAAACTGTTACATTCGAAGAATCAAATATAACTACAGAAATTGAAGCAATAACTCCAGGAAAGTATAAAGATATTACCAATTCATATAGACTTGATAAAGGGCAGAAAGATCAATATTACGACTATTCTAAAATTGTTAGGAATAAGAACACTACAGAGCCATCAAAACAACTTTTAGTTGTATTTGACTATTATTCGATTCCTTCTAATGATAGTGGCGATGTATTTACTGTGTTAAGTTATGACAAAGACCGATTTACACATGATGTTCCTTTCATTGGACCAAGATCTGTAAGATCTTCTGATACTTTAGATTTTAGACCAAGAGTTTCAATTTTTACCTCAGCTAGTTCTTCCCCATTTGATTTCTCATCAAGAACTTTAGAACCCACACGCATTTTATCACCAAATGAAAGTTCACTACTTGGTTACGATTATTACTTAGCAAGAATTGATAAATTATATCTTGATAAGAATAAAAACTTTATTCTAGAAAAAGGAATATCTTCAAATACCCCTAAGGCGCCAGATAAAAATGATGCGGTAATGGAAATTGCAACCATAAAATTACCACCATATCTTTATAATCCAGCAAATGCAGTAGTGACATTAAAGGATAATAGAAGATATACAATGAGAGATATTGGTTTAATTGAAGATAGGGTAGAAAACTTAGAGAGAGTTACTTCATTGTCTTTACTTGAAGTAAATACGCAGACTTTACAAATTCAAGATGCTGATGGCAATAATAGATTTAAGAGTGGATTTTTTGTAGATGATTTTAAAAATTATTCCTTCATTAATAGGGGATTATCTTCTATTAGAGTTAATACATCCACAAATGAAATAACACCGATTACTAGTAGAAATTCACTTAAATCACAAATTGCACCCGAATCTGCAGTTACTGATGAAAATTTAGATTTTTCGGAAAATTTTAAGTTACTAGATCCAAATGTTGTAAAAACAGGAAAAGCAGTAACTTTAAAGTATGAATCTACTGGATGGATAGAACAAGCATTTGCAACAACAGTTGAAAATGTAAATCCGTTTAATGTAATTGTTTATAGTGGTGATATTAAGTTAAGTCCGGAAATTGACAATTGGGTGAGAACAGTTCAACTTCCAGATAAAAATATTGACATAACATTAAATTCTAGTAGAACGCTTACTAACAATTTAACAAGTGATGTTTTTGTTACTCTAACACCGATTAATACTCAAACGAGTAAAACTGTTAATTTGCCAACTATAAGGGGAGGAGGTAATAGAACTGTAACGTCCTCAACTGATACTGTAACGTCCTCAACTGCCACTAATACTACTTCTACTATTTCAACAACTGAAAATTTTGATACCACAAGCAATACTGATACAACGATAAGAAATGTATTAATATCTTCATCTAAGGAATCATTTATGAGATCCAGAAATATTCAATTTTCTGCATCTAATATCAAACCATCTACACAATTTTATCAGTTTCTTGATGGAAATAGTGGAGTTGATTTTATTCCAAAATTAATTGAAATATCAAACCCATCTAAAGCATTTGTGGTTGGGGAAACCGTTGTGGGAACATTTGGTGGTAATAATTTAATTTCATTTAGAGTTGCAACACCAAATCATAAGTATGGTCCATATAATGCACCATCCACTACATATACAATTAACCCATATATTAGAACCGAATCCATAGCATCTGGATATAGTCAATCATCAAAAATTTTGAATATTGATACTGTTTCATTATCAGAAGAGGCTCAAGGAAAGTATTCTGGATATTTACTTAAGGGTATGCAATTGGTTGGTCAGACTAGTGGTGCTGTGGCAACTGTTGGTGATTTAAGACTTATTTCTGATAATTTTGGAGACTTGATTGGAACCTTTTATTTAAGAAATCCAAATACAATCCCAACTCCAACTGTAAGAATTTCTACTGGAACTAAAACATTTAAGTTGAGTTCAAGTTCAACAAACGATCCAGGTCTTCCAGGAAGTTCAGATACTTCAGTTGCCGAAACAAACTTCAATTCTGATGGTACGCTTGAACAGTGGGAAAATACTGTTACGGCAACTACTAAAAATCTAACAACAAAAACATCCACTAATCTTACAACAAATACAACAACTTCAGTAACAACGATAAACACTCATACTAGAACAACTATCCAGAGATTTGTAGACCCTCTTGCACAATCTTTTGTTGTTGGTGGAAATATAGAGGCTCCAGATTCTTCTAGAGAAGGATTGGCAACTGATGATTCTAATGGTGCCTTTTTAACTGCCGTTGATTTATTCTTTGCCAAAAAAGATAGTGGAAATGCTACGGTAAAAGTTGAAATAAGAACTGTAGAACTGGGAACACCCACAAGGATTGTTATTGGAAATTCGGTTACATTAAGACCAAGTGAAGTAAATGTTTCTTCAGATGCTTCTATTGCCACTAAAGTTACTTTTGATGAGCCAATTTATCTTCCACCTGGGAGAGAATATGCTGTTGTAATTATTTCAGAAAATAGTGATCAGTATGAGATGTGGACTGCGGTCATGGGAGAAAAAACTGTTAATACAAAAGATCTTCCAGATGTTAGTGCCGTCACTTATTCAAAACAGTTTGCGATGGGAAGTCTGTTTAAATCCCAAAATGGATCCATATGGACAGCAAACCAATATCAGGACCTTAAATTTAAACTTTATAAGGCACAATTTATTGAAAATCAACCAGGAACAGCATTTTTCTATAATCCAACATTGGATGAAAGTAATGGATATGTTCAGACATTAGAAAATAATCCATTAACAACATTACCCAGAACTGGTTCATTAGGAATTACCACAACAACAGATTCATCAGTAATCTCAAATTTAAGTAATGGTAGAAAAATTGTAGATGGAACAAAGAATTATGTTTATGGATATGTAAGTGGAACAGGGAGTGCAGTGGTAACAGTAGGATTAACTACGGGTGGAAGTAATTATGTTACGGATTCTAATGTAAGTACTTATAATATTACTGGAAATGGTTCTGGACTTGTGTTGAATATTACTGCCACTAATGGAACAATTACTGGAATAACAACTGCAAATTTAGGAAATGGATATGCGGTAGGAGATGTTGTTGGTATTGTAACTTCTACAGTAGGTACTGGAACTTCAGTGCGTGGACGTGATGCAAGAATTACAATTTCATCAATTACTGGAGTGGATACACTATACTTGGAAAATATTCAAGGGGATACTTTTACAGTTGGTGGTGGATTAAATTACTATGATAATTCCAATACAATAGTTTCTCTTGCAAGTACTGTAATTAGAAATTTTGCACCTTCAACTAATCAATATTCTGGAAATTATGTAAGAGTAGAACATTTCGATCACGGAATGTATGGAAATACAAATAAACTTAGAGTTTATGATACAGAATCTAGTACTGCACCAGTTACAATTACTTCATCTCTAACCTCAACATCAACAACAATTTCTGTTGCAATTGGAGATACTTCAAACTTTGCAACTTTTGAAGGAGTTTCCGTAAGTGGATCTAATCCTGGATATGCAAAAATTGGAAACGAAATAATTAAGTATGAGTCTATTGGTAGTGGATTCTTGGGTACTATTACCAGGGGTATTGATTCTACTATTTCAATTGATCATGGTATCAATAGTTTAATGTATAAGTATGAATTAAATGGAGTTTCATTACGCAGAATTAATACAACTCACGATATTAGTGATTTAGATATCGGATTGGATGGTTATTATTTGGAAATTGATAGAACTGCAAATGGAGTAGATAGAAGTGGTGATGGATCTCCTGCAGGAATGCCCCAACTGCAATTTACCTCCGAAGCAAACTTAGGAGGTTCTAAAGTTCTTGCAACTGAAAATATTCTTTATAGTTCCGTGGTGCCAACATATGACATCATTACTCCAGGATCTTCGACATCAGTTTCCGCTGTGATTAGATCTGTTTCTGGAACAAGTGTAAGTGGAAATGAGACTTCATTCTTGGATAATGGATTTGAACCAGTTCAGTTGAATGCATTAAATACACTAAAAACTGTGAGACTCGTATGTTCTAAAGAGAATGAAACGGAATATCTTAATAATTTACCTAGAAATAAATCATTTACAACAGGAATAACTCTAAGTACAACAGATTCTAATATATCACCCATAATATTTTTAGATACTGCATTTACCGAGTTTATTTCCAATCGTCTAAATAGTCCAGTTTCCGATTATGCATTAGATGGAAGATCTAATTCCATACTAGATGATCCACACGCAGTAGTGTATGTTTCAAGAGCAGTAAATCTGGTACAACCAGCAACCTCTCTTAAAGTTATTTTATCTGCATATCGTCACGAATCTGCTGATTTCAGAGTTCTGTACAGTTTGGCTAGACCAGATTCTTCTGAAGTTGAACAATCATTTGAACTATTTCCTGGTTATGATAATCTTACATCTACGGCATCCGGACTTTCGGTAGTTGATTCTTCTCTAAATAACGGAAAACCTGATTCTTTCGTAAGTTCTAGTTTGGATAATCAATTCAAAGAATATGAATTTACCGCAAACAATCTTGGATTGTTTAATGGATATGTAATTAAAATTGTAATGTCCGGAACTAATCAGGCATATCCACCAAGAATTAAAGAACTTAGGACGATTGCTGTAAGATGATTAGAGTAAAGGGGCATACAAATCTTTATAGGGATGAAAATAGCGGAGCTATTGTTAATTGCGATTCTGTCGCATATAATCAATATCTCAATATAGTTAATAATAGAGAATCTCAAAAAAAAGAATTGGATATGATTAAACAAGATATTGGCGAAATTAAATCTTTATTGAGAGAATTGCTAAATGGATCCGAATGATATTGAATTGAAAACTATCAATAAATTGTTTGAATATGAAAAACATTCTAGATTTATAGACGAATTAAGTGTTGAGGAATTAAAAAATTTTTCAAAACTTTACTGCAAATTATACTTAAGGCAGCAAGAAGTTTTAGCAACTATGAGTAAGATATAAATAAATTGTAGAGCTAAAAAAGATAGATGGCAGCAGTATACGTTAATAACTTAGTCATCAATTCTGGTTCTGATTTTAGTCAGTCCTTTACTTTAGAGGGATCTGATAACAATTCTCCACTAAATTTGAACAATTATGAAGTTGATGCTCAGATGAGAAAGTGGGCTGGTAGTTCTACAGCCATAACTTTTACATCTTCAATTGAAGAACCATCTACTAGTGGTAAAATATTAATATCATTATCGTCCGAAGAAACATTATCTATAAAACCCGGAAGATATGTTTATGATGTTGTAATTACTGATGTTTCTCAAATCAAAAATCGCGTCATTGAAGGAATGGTTCTCGTAAGAGAAGGAGTAACTAGGTAATGTCCGATATAAGAGTAAAAGTTGGACAACAAAATACTATAAAATCTAGGGTAGGTCAGCAAAATACAGTTAAAGTTGTATCTAGCGTTTCTGGAGCTGCTGGTGGACTTGCCTTTACTGCAGAAAATGTAATTGGTGGCATAGCATCAGTTACATCTCTTAACGTTAGTGGATTATCTACATTTATAGGTGTTACAACTTTTAAAAATAATGTTTATATTGATGGTGATTTATATGTTAATGATGACATTTTCTTTGATGAATTTACTGCTCGTAACATTAACGTAACTGGAATTGGTAGTATTATTACACTCAATAGTGTAAACTCTACTTTAACTAATATTAATTCAACCGGAATTAGTACACTTGGTATTGTTAATGCATCCCAATTTTATGTTTCCGGTGTCTCTACTTTTGTAGGTGTTACAACCTTTAAAAATAATGTTTATATTGATGGCGATCTTTATATCAGTGATGATTTAGTATTTGATGAATTTACTGCTCGTAATGCAAATATTACTGGAATCCTTACAGTAGGACAATCAATTTATTATCCGATAGGACAACCTTATGGTGTTGCATATTTTGATTTAAATGATCGGTTAGTTTCTACCGGTACTACTTCATCGGCAATATCAGAAACTAACTATATACTTACAACTGACAATTCAGGAATACCAACCTGGTCTAGTGTTATAGATGGAGGAACCTATTAGTGTCTAAACCAGCAAGTAGACAAGATCTCATAGACTATTGCCTAAGACGCCTAGGTGCTCCTGTACTGGAGATTAACCTTGCCGATGACCAAATAGATGATTTAGTGGATGATGCCCTACAGTACTTCCAGGAGAGGCACTTTGATGGCGTAGAAAGAATGTATTTAAAATATCAATTGACACAGGCAGATATTAATAGAGGTTCTGCCACAACCAATGGTGTTGGGATAGTTACAACTACTGGAACATCAACAAATGTAAGTGGATTGGGAACTATAACCTCTAATTTTTACGAAACATCAAATTTTATTCAAGTACCAGATTCCATAATTGGAATAGAAAAAATATTTAAGTTTGACACCAGTTCTATTTCTGGTGGGATGTTCAGCATCAAATATCAGTTATTTTTGAATGATTTATATTATTTTAACTCCGTTGATTTATTACAATACTCTATGGTTAAATCTTATCTTGAAGATATTGATTTTCTACTAACTACGGATAAACAAATTAGATTTAATAAAAGACAAAATAGAATGTATTTGGATATTGATTGGCGAGCGCAGCAAGTAGGTAATTTTTTGGTAATTGATTGTTATAGAATTTTAGATCCAAATACCTTTACTAATGTTTATAATGATAGTTTCTTGAAAAAATATTTAACTGCCACTATGAAAAGACAGTGGGGTCAAAATTTAATTAAATTTAGAGGAGTCAAGTTGCCCGGAGGAATTGAACTGAATGGTAGAGAATTATATGAAGATGCTGAAAGAGAATTGGCGGATATAAAACAAAGAATGGCTCTTGATTATGAATTACCACCCTACGATTTTATTGGATAATAATGGCACTAAATCCTTTCTTTCTTCAAGGTTCACCAAATGAACAAAGACTTGTCCAAGAGTTAATCAACGAACAGTTGAGGATTTATGGGGTAGAAGTAATTTATATCCCTAGAAAATTTGTAAGAAGAGAAACCATTTTAAGAGAAATTTCATCATCTAAGTTTGATGATAATTTTGCACTAGAAGCATATGTGAATAATTATGAGGGATATAGTGGGCAAGGAGATATTCTTACTAAATTTGGAATGAGTTTAAAGGATGATTTAAGTTTAATTATTTCCAAAGAAAGGTTTGAGGATTTTATTTCTCCTTTTTTAGAGACAGAAAGTGATGAAGAAATTGTTTTATCATCCAGACCTAGAGAAGGAGATTTAGTATATTTTCCCCTAGGACAAAGATTATTTGAGGTTAAATTTGTAGAGCACGAACAACCATTTTATCAGTTGGGTAAATTATATGTTTATGAGTTAAGATGTGAATTGTTTGAGTATGAGGATGAAGTTATTGACACTTCTATTGATGAAATTGATACTCAAATTCAAGATGAAGGATATATAACAACGTTGAATTTAATTGGACTTGGAATACCTGCAACAGCATTAGCAACCATTGGAACTGGTTATATTAGAGAAATAACCTTGAATAATGATGGATATGGTTATACCTCTCCTCCAACTATCGGCATATCTTCTGCACCTTTGGGAGGAACAAATGCGGCGGCAGAAGCAATTGCAGAATTGAAATCTGGATTTTACGCTATAAAACAGATAGTATTGACTAATGCTGGTACTGGTTATACTGTTGCTCCAAATATCTCAATTATTGGAAATGGTGTCGGTGCTGCTGCCACCTGCGGAATTGAAACCTCACAGTTTGGTGTTATTTCCATAGATCTCTACCAAGATCTGCAATGGACTGGTGGAGTTGGATATTCAACGGCACCTTATGTAAGTATTGTAGGAAATGTTGGTTCTGGAGTAACTGCAACTGCAATATCATCAGTGGTTGGAACTGCTCAGTCTGTATCTTCTATAAGTATTACAAATCCTGGAGTAGGATACACTATTGCCCCTCAAGTTGTTATTGATGCACCACCAATTTTAAGTGGAATTGGAACCTATATCTTTAACGAAATTGTAACAGGATCTAACTCTGGTACAACAGCAAGAGTTAAATCTTGGGATTTTGATACAAAAACTCTTAAAGTTTCTTTTGTTAATAATGTAACTCCTAATGGATTTTTCCCTGGTGAAACAATTACAGGATCAATTTCTAATGCTCAATATTCGGTAAATACTTATAGCAATTGGAATCCTTATGATAATTACGGAGATAATTTGCAGATTCAAACCGAAGCAGAATCTATTTTAGATTTTTCTGAATCTAATCCATTTGGTTCTTATTGATACTATAAATATATAATACGATAATGATTGGATAATCGGGTATAAAAAATGCTAGGGACCTATTTTTATCACCAAATTATTAGAAAGACCGTTACTGCATTTGGAACTCTTTTTAATGATATTTACATAGAACATAAAAATTCATCTGATGTAGCAATCAGTCAGATGAAGGTTCCTCTTGGATATGGACCTATGCAAAAGTTTCTGGCCAGGATTGAGCAGCAATCGGAATTGAATAAGGCAATTCAGATTACTCTCCCCCGAATATCATTTGAAATGACTTCTATTCAGTATGATTCTACAAGAAAGGCAAATGTAACTCAAACATTCAAAACTTGCGGTAATGGTGATACTGTAAAAAAAGTTTATATGCCCGTTCCATATAATATTGGGTTTCAATTAAATATTATGACGAAGTTGCAAGATGATGCTCTGCAGATAGTAGAACAGATTCTTCCAAGTTTTCAACCATCATTCAATCTAACAGTAGATTTGGTAGATTCTATCGGAGAAAAAAGAGATATTCCCGTGGTTTTAGATAGTGTATCTTTTACCGATGATTATGAAGGAGATTATTCAACTCGGAGAACCCTAATATATACTTTAAATTTTACTGCCAAAACTTATCTGTTCGGACCAATTTCTGATAGTACAGAGGGTCTCATTCGTAAGGTTCAAGTTGATTTATATACGAGTACTGATACTACAACTGCCAAGAGAGAAATGAGATATACTCTTGTTCCAGACCCAATTGACGCAGGTCCGGATGACGATTTTGGATTTAATGAAACTTTTGAAACATATGGCGATGCTAAAACATATAGTCCAACTCAACAAAGAGATATTTGATATATTATGAAAAATAATTATGAAGATTTGGATAAAGCACTGAATATTGAAAGTAGTATTGTTGAGGTAGAAAAGTCTATCACACCAATTGATATTATTCCGACACAGAATAATGATATAAAAAAAGATTATGAATATACAAGAGCAAATCTATATTCATTAATTGAAAAAGGTCAGGAGGCAATTAATGGAATTATGGAACTTGCTGGTGATGGTGGAAGTCCAAGAGCATATGAAGTGGCGGGGCAACTAATTAAGAGTGTTGCTGATACGACTGATAAACTCATAGACCTACAGAAAAAACTGAAAGATGTTGAGGAAGATAATACTAAAGTTTCAAATAATGTAACTAATAATGCTGTTTTTATTGGTTCAACTTCTGAACTTTCAAAAATACTGAAGCAAGGTTTTCTAAATAATAAAGAATAGTGTTTTCCTAAAGTGCCTAAATTAAAACCCCACCAGACGGTTGAAAGTATTGCGAAAAAGCATCGTCAGGATATTTCTTTTGTAAGAAATCAACTTAAGATGGGTATTGCTATTGAAAAGGAGCACACTAAGGATAAAGATCTTGCTGCTGATATTGCTCTCCAACATCTTGATGAGTTTCCAGATTATTACACTAAGTTGAAAAAGATGGAGTCTGATGCTAGAAAAGAGCATAAAAACTTTAAGGATGTGAAAGAGAGTCTTCGTGATTGGTTTGGCAAATCAAAATCAAAAGGTAAAAAAGGAAAGCCTGGTTGGGTTGAAGTAATCTCCGGAGAACCTTGTGCCCGTGAAGAAGGTGAAGAAGATGAAACACCCAAGTGTGTTTCTTCGGATAAAAGAGCAAGTATGACTAAATCTCAAAGAATATCTGCCCAAAGAAGAAAAAGTGCCGCAGACCCAAATCAACCAGAAAAATCTGGTGCTGCCAAACCAACTTATGTTTCAACAGATACCCCCAAAAAGAAAATGAACGAAGAATCAGATGTTAAAGGTAAAGGAAGCGGCACAAAAGACGCTTGTTATACTAAAGTAAAGTCAAGATATTCTGTCTGGCCTTCGGCATATGCTTCCGGAGCACTTGTAAAATGTCGCAAGGTTGGTGCCGCTAATTGGGGAAATAAATCAGAATCAATAAATCTATCACCAAAAGATTCTATTTCAGAAGAAATGGGTATGAGATATTGCCCCAAATGTGAGAAAGATGAGACTAGAGATGTATGCAGATATGGTCCCAAGTACTGGGATATGTTTTCACTACCTTCTAGATTATCTCCAAATCAGATGAAGTTTAGTATTGCTCAGGTACATCCTGCTAATGAGTCTAAGGAACCAGACCACGAATATTCTATGGCAAGGTCTGAACTTTCTACAATTATTTCTGCTGCCAAAAGACTTCGTGGCAAACTGAATGGTGAGGGTAATATTGAGGCGTGGGTTCAATCAAAAATTACAAAGGCAGCAGATTATATTGATGCCGCTGCCGACTACCTAGATAGTGGTGAGCATAATGTTCAAGGGTCAATGGATGAGGCGTGTTGGAAAGGTTATAAGAAAAAAGGTATGAAGACTATGTTTGGTAAAAGATATCCAAACTGCGTTAAGGTTAAGGAATCTAATGATGAATATTCTAATTGGAGGGAGGATTTTGGTCTGAATGAAGCATCCGCTGCTTGGCAAAGAAAGGAAGGTAAAAATCCCGAAGGTGGTTTAAACGCAGCAGGAGTTGCATCTTATAGAAAAGAAAATCCAGGTTCAAAATTGCAAACTGCCGTTACTACTAAACCATCAAAATTAAAACCCGGTTCTAAGGATGCAAAACGCAGAAAATCATTCTGTGCTCGTATGAGTGGAATGCCTGGACCTACGAAAGATGAAAAAGGTCGTCCAACAAGAAAGACATTATCCCTAAGAAAGTGGAACTGTAACTAAAATGAAATCCTTCAATCAGTTTATTTCAGAAAGTGTTAATATTGCTGGAAATTTCAACGGCAATCTTTATATGAATGGTTCAGAATCTCAATCAGAACCCGTTGGAGAGTCTTTTACCGCAGATATAGTTTGGGAAGGTAAAATGTATAGATTAGAAGTTGAAGGCAAGATGTTGAACAAAAATGAACTTGCGGAGCAACTTCAGGGAGAATATCCTGGAGCAATTGTACATAACATTTACCCCCAAACAACAAATTCTTTAAAAATTAAGAACTCACAAAGATATCAACCAGAAAGACTAACTTGGACTGATTAATTATGGCACAGTTTAATAAGAATACGCAGGACTTTCTGAATCAAGAAAGAAGTCTTTTTGAAGTCCCAATGATTGCGACTAAAGATGGAGAAGTTGTAAGTGAAACAAATAGATTTCCAGTAGGTATTGGAACAACTGGATTTGTTGCGATTAATCAAGGTGGTTCTCCAGTCACATTCAACAATCCATTTCCAGTATCATTAGGTTCTTCCAATATTACGATTACTGGTGATGTAAATGTAGGAACAACAGTATCAGTCACAAGTACTCCACAAGACCCAGTTCATACGCACATCACAGAAGTTGGTTCAAGTGGTATTTTAGAAGACGAAGGTATTCCATATATGCCTATTGGTATTGGAACTGCACAAAATCTAAATCTTTCATATCTTCCAGTTGGCATTTCCACATTACTGAATACTGTATCAATCTCTAATACTTCCTTTTATGTTCTAAATCCAGTTACTTCTGTGACTGTTGGTGGAACTGTTTCTATTGCAAATACAGTTTCTATATCCAATACTTCTTTTTATGTCTTAAATCCAGTAACAACAGTAACTGTTGGTGGAACAGTATCAATTGCTAATACAGTATCAATCTCTAACACTTCATTCTACATAACCAATCCAGTAACAACAGTCGCAGTATCAGGTATTGGTTCTACTGTTACAGTTCAAGGAACAGTAGGAATTGGAACAACAGGGCAAGTATCACTCAACCTTAATAGTGCTCCTGTAAGTTCTAGTAATCCCCTACCAGTTACGGGAACAGTATCAATTTCTACAACATCATCAGCATCTGTTACACTTCCATCAACTTCAAGTGATGCATTTGGTCGTTTAAGAGTATCAAACCCACTCACACTTTTTGATAGTTCTCACAGATATAGGGACAATAATCTCTGGAGTAGTTTAGTTGTAGGAACTGGTTCTACAGTTGGATTTGTAACCGCACAGGGTTTGATTAATATTGGAATTGGAACTACTGCTGGTTGTTCTGTGACTAGAGAAACAACAAAAGTATTCGCATATCAACCAGGAAAGTCTTTGCTGGTATTGAATACATTTGTAATGAACCCCAAGAAAACAAATCTTCGTCAAAGAGTTGGATATTTTGGTGCTGATAATGGAATGTATTTTGAGGTTGATGGGGATACTGCATATTTTGTAGAGAAAAGTTTATCTCTTGGAACAACGACAAGAGTTGCACAGGAAGACTGGAATGTTGATAAATTAGACGGTACAGGTCCTTCTGGTTTTACATTAAATTCATCCAAAGCACAAATCTTATGGATGGATATTGAATGGTTGGGTGTTGGTTCCGTAAGAATAGGTTTTGTAATTGACGGAGCATTCATTCACTGCCATACATTTCATCACGCAAACATAATTGAATCAACTTATATCACAACAGCATCACTTCCAGTAAGATATGAGATTGCTAATACTGGAATAACCACAAGTACAAGTAATCTCAAACAGATTTGTTCTTCAGTAATTTCGGAGGGTGGTTATAATCTTCATGGATTACAGCAGGCAGTAGGAACACCAATCACCACCCCAAGAACTCTTACAACTGCTGGAACATTTTATCCTATCGTAAGTATAAGACTCAAAACATCACCAAATAATTTAGATGCGATTGCAATTATCACGGCACTTTCGGCAATGCCAATCGATACAGGTGCCTATAATTGGCAGATTAGAGCATCTGGCACTACTGGGGGAGGAGATTGGGTAAGTGCTGGTGATGATAGTGCTGTGAATTATAACATTACTGGAACTTCTCATACTGGTGGAAGAATACTTGCGAGTGGATTTTTTACTGCTTCAAATCAAGGATCAACTCAAATTGATATACCCCGAGAAGCACTCTTTAAGTTTCAGTTAGAAAGAAATGGACTAACATCAACACCTTTTGAAATTACTCTTGTTATTGCTTCTAATGGTGGTGGTGATACTGTAGTTGGTTCTATGGACTGGGAAGAGGTTAGTAGGTAATTATGGATATTCAAGACATTCAACTAAAGATAGGGGACGCATATCTCTCCAATCCAAATCTAAAGAGAGCAAATACTCCAATACAATTTACTGAAGAACAAATTATTGAGTTCTTAACTTGTAAGGAAGACCCTGTTTATTTTGCCAAGAAATACATCAAGATTGTTAATGTTGATGATGGTCTTGTTAAGTTTAATATGTGGCCCTTTCAGGAGAGATTGGTCAGCAACTTTCATAAGAACAGATTTAACATAGCGAAGATGCCACGCCAAGTTGGCAAAACGACAACGGTAGTATCATACTTATTGCATTATATTGTTTTTAATGACAACGTAAATGTGGGTATTCTGGCAAACAAGGCATCAACATCAAGAGAAATCTTAAGTAGACTACAATTATCTTATGAGAATCTTCCAAAATGGATGCAACAAGGAATTGTATCTTGGAATAAAGGTTCATTAGAATTGGAAAATGGGTCAAAAATTATTGCGGCATCAACTTCTGCATCTGCTGTTCGGGGAATGAGTTTTAATATTATTTTCTTGGACGAATTTGCATTCGTTCCAAATCATATTGCCGACGATTTCTTTGCATCTGTATATCCGACAATTTCATCTGGTAAGTCCACCAAGGTTATTGTAGTATCCACACCCAAAGGTATGAATCATTTCTACCGTATGTGGCACGATGCAGAGCGTGGTAAGAACTCATTTGTGGCAACAGAGGTCCACTGGTCCGAAGTTCCGGGAAGAGATGAGGAATGGAAAGCACAGACAATTGCTAATACTAGCGAAGAACAGTTTAGGGCAGAGCATCTTTGTGAGTTTCTGGGGTCGGTAGGAACACTTATCAATCCAAGCAAACTGAAAATATTAGTCTATGATGACCCAATAAAAAGAAGCAAAGGTCTTGATGTTTATGAAAATCCAATAGAAGACCACAGTTATTTAATTACGGTTGATGTTGCTCGTGGAATAGGAAACGACTATTCGGCATTCGTGGTTTTTGACATTACAAACTTTCCCTATAAGGTGGTCGCAAAATACAAAAATAATGAAATTAAACCGATGCTGTTTCCCAGTATCATTAATGAGGTGGCAAGAGGATATGATAATGCCTGGTTACTTGTAGAAGTAAATGATATTGGAGATCAGGTTGCCAATATTCTTCACTATGATTTGGAATATGATAATATTCTAATGTGCTCTATGAGAGGTAGGGCAGGGCAATTAGTTGGGTCTGGATTTAGTGGTAAAAAATCTCAACTTGGAGTTAGAACAACTGCAGCAGTTAAAAAATTAGGTTGCTCCAACTTAAAACTACTGATTGAAGATGACAAACTATTCATTAGTGACTATGATATCATTAGTGAACTTACCACATTTGCCCAAAAACATAATTCATTTGAAGCAGAAGAAGGTTGTAATGACGACTTGGTAATGTGTCTTGTCATTTTTTCCTGGTTAGTGGCTCAGGACTATTTTAAGGAGATGACGGATAATGATATTCGTAAAAGAATATATGAGGAACAAAAAAACCAAATTGATCAAGATATGGCACCATTCGGATTTATTTCGGATGGGTTAGAAGATATGGAAGTATTTGTAGAGCAAGAAACCGGAGACCGATGGATGAATGCCACCTCAGAGAACGGAATACAGGAACAAGAAATTTGGAGTGTAGATGAATATGGTGACCGGTCTTATATGTGGGATTATGGATAAGTTATTGAAAGGGAAGGAAATTATAAATACTTTTAGAATAATTCGGGATAACGGAGAATAAAGATGCCGCTAAATTTAGCATCTCCTGGAATTGTAGTAAGGGAAGTTGACTTAACCTCTGGTAGAGTTCAACCAGCTTCTAATAAAGTAGGAGCAATTGTTGCACCATTCGCAAAAGGACCTGTAGATTCGCCAACATTAGTAGAGAATGAAAATGATCTACTGAATACTTTTGGTGAACCTTATTCCACAGATAAGCACTATGAAAGTTGGATGGTTGCCTCATCCTATCTTTCTTATGGTGGTTCATTACAGGTAGTCAGAGCAGATGACACCAACACCAAAAATGCCTTTGTTGGAACTGCAAGTAGCGTTAAGATTAAGAGTTTGGATAATTATGAAGAACTTGGATATGATGAAAATACCATTACTGGTGTTACTGTAGCAGCAAGAAATCCTGGTTCTTGGGCAAACGGAATTAAAGTAGCAATTATTGATTCCAAGGCAGACCAAATTTTAAGCGGTATATCTACAACTTCAGTAACAAATACTACTTTTGTTGGAGTTGCAACAGCATCTGATGGGGATATTGGGATCACCACCACATCTGTTACTGGTATTACAACAACCGGTATTGCAGTTGGGCAAACTCTAAAAGTAGAAACTGGAATTATAGGGTCCGGAACAACTGTAACCGCAATTGGAGTCGGAACAGTATTCATTAGTCCCGCATCATTAAATAGCATTTCTCTCACTAATGTAGAACTTTCTTTTGGAAGTTACACATCCACAACAACCGGAACCACAATTCAAGTTGGTTATGGCGTAACTCAATCTCTTACAGGAAAGACCGATACTTCTTCTGGAAGTTCAGTATCATTAACCGGTTCTTATCTAAAAGGAATTATTACTGAGGTTGGTGCAGGTTCAGTTGCGGTTAAGATTTTAAGTCGTGTATCATCCGGAAATACAGAAACTCCTGTTGATTATCAGCAAGATGGAACTTACTGTTTTACCGAAACTGGAAGTGTTGGTATCGTAACATATAGTTCAGGAAATACACTAGGAAGTGCTGCTTATACCAGCGAAGTTGATTGGTTCAGTCAACAATACATCAACCTTGATAAAATCAAAACCACAATCCAGTGGAATAATATAGCACAGTCTCCCGGAACTTCGGCATTTGCAGAACCAAGAGGATCTAGATTTGATGAAGTTCATGTTGTACTTATTGATGAGTTAGGAACTATTACTGGTAATGCCGGAACAATTCTTGAGAAGCACTTAGGTCTTTCTAAGGCAACTGATGCCGAGTTTTCTGCCGGAAGTACTTCTTATTGGAGAAAGTATATTGCCGCAGGTTCTGCAAATATCTTTGCTGGCGGTGCTCCTGCCGGACTTACCACAACAGGATATGATCCGAATCAATTTGACCTAACAACCGATAATGGATGGGACCAACCCGCAGAAAATGTTATTTTTGGTGCCGCAGGTTCTAATACCTACACATTAGCGGGTGGTCTTAACTATGATGGCGGAACCAATCTTAATACTGCTGGTGCTCTTACTGCAACTCTGGCAGAACTTAAGGATGGATATGATTTATTTGAGAACACAGAAGAAATCAAAGTAGATTTCTTATTGATGGGATCTGCAGGTTATGCAAAGGAAACCGCACAAGAACTGGCAAATAAACTCATCTCGGTTGCCGAACTTAGAAAGGATGCAGTTGCCTTTATTACTCCATATAGAGGTGCCGCTCTTGCAGACAATCCAGCAGAAGGAGACATTACTGTTAGAGCGCCAGAAGATATTACCAGAAATGTAATTAGTTTCTTCTCACCTATAGCATCTTCTTCTTATGCAGTATTTGATTCTGGGTACAAGTATATGTACGACAGATTTGCAAATACTTACAGATATGCCCCCCTAAATGGTGATATCGCTGGTCTGTGTGCTCGTAATGACATTAATTACTTCCCTTGGTATTCTCCAGCAGGAACCGCAAGAGGTGCTATCTTAAATGCCGTCAAACTTGCTTATACGCCAAATAAGTCTCAGAGAGATCGTCTTTATACTAACAGAATCAATCCAATCATCTTCTCACCGGGAGCGGGTATTATTCTGTTCGGTGATAAGACCGGATTAGGAAGAACATCGGCATTTGATCGTATTAATGTTCGCAGACTCTTCATCTATCTTGAGGATGCTATTTCTCGTGCCGCTAAAGATGTACTGTTTGAGTTTAACGATGAAATTACAAGAACTAATTTTGTAAATACTATTGAACCATTCTTGCGTGATGTTCAGGCAAAGAGAGGTATCTTTGATTATGTCGTAATTGCTGATGAAACCAATAACACAGCAGCAGTTATTGATGCTAATGAGTTTAGAGCAGACATCTACATTAAACCAGCAAGATCGATTAACTTCATCGGTCTTACCTTTATTGCCACCAAGACTGGTGTTGATTTTGAAGAAGTAATCGGCAACTTTTAATTAACAGAGGTTAAAAACTATGGCAACCAGAAATCAATTAAATCCACCTCCTTTAAGGAAGATTACAGACTTCAAGAGTAAGTTGTCTGGTGGTGGTGCTAGAAGTAACCTCTTTGAGGTTGTTCTTTCATTCCCAGATGCTGCTCCCGCTGACACTAATGTTCTTGACAAATCAAGATTTTTAGTCAAAACTGCAGCACTTCCAGGATCAACGGTAACTCCATTAGAAGTTGCCTTTAGAGGAAGAACTCTAAAACTGGCAGGAGACCGTACCTTTGAGACTTGGACGATTACCGTTATTAACGATACTGATTTTGCCATTCGTTCGGCATTTGAAAACTGGATGAATGTAATCAACCGTGTTTCTGATAACACCGGAGTCACCGATCCTGCACTATATCAGGCAGATGCATTTGTTTATCATTTAGATCGTGATGGTTCAACTCTAAGAGCATATCATTTTTATGATTTGTTCCCAACAAATATCAGCCCAATCAATTTGGCATATGAAACTGATGCCATTCAGGAATTTACTGTAGAAATGCAAGTTCTCTGGTGGGAAGCAGTCAGGGGTAATTCTCCTGCTGCGGGTGGCGAAGATATCAACTAAATAAACTATAACAGGTAAGCATACTTTATAAGATGGCGAAACTTTTTGGTTTTTCAATTGAGGATAATGAAAAAAAATCCAAGTCTATAGTCTCCCCCGTTCCTCCTAATAATGAGGACGGGGTTGATTATTATATTCAATCGGGTTTTTATGGGCAAACTATTGATATTGAAGGTGTTTATAGAACTGAATATGATCTAATTAGAAGATATCGTGAGATGTCTCTTCACCCAGAATGTGATGGAGCGATTGAGGATGTTGTGAATGAGGCGATTGTAAGTGACTTATACGATTCTCCAGTAGAAATTGAATTAACAAACTTAAATGCAAGTGATAAACTCAAGAAAATTATAAGAGACGAATTTAAATATATTAAAGAAATTATGGACTTCGATAAGAAGTCTCATGAAATTTTTAGAAATTGGTATATTGACGGTAGATTATTTTATCTCAAAGTTATTGATGTTAAAAAACCTGAAGATGGAATTCAGGAATTGAGATATATTGATCCTATGAAGATGAAGCACGTTCGTCAAGAAAAAAAGACGAGTAATAATGCTGGACCAAATCTATCGGCACTTACTAATTTTAACGTAAATCAGGTTACATATCCGGAAATTGAAGAATATTTTATCTACACCCCAACAACAAACTATCCATCTGGTATGCTTGGGTCTTCCGCTAAAGGTGCGGTAAAAATTGCTAGAGATTCCATCACTTATTGCACTTCTGGATTAATCGATAGAAATAAGGGCACCGTCCTTTCATATCTTCATAAAGCAATCAAGGCACTCAATCAACTTAGAATGATTGAAGATTCTCTTGTGATTTATAGATTATCCAGAGCACCAGAGCGTCGTATTTTTTATATTGATGTTGGCAATCTTCCAAAGGTAAAAGCAGAGCAATACCTCAAGGAGGTGATGAGTCGTTACCGCAATAAATTAGTTTATGATGCACAGACTGGTGAAGTTCGTGATGATCGCAAGTATATGAGTATGCTTGAGGATTTCTGGCTTCCAAGAAGAGAAGGCGGTAGAGGTACTGAAATCACAACTCTACCCGGTGGTCAAAATCTTGGCGAACTTTCAGATATTGAATATTTCCAGAAAAAACTTTATAGGGCACTTGGAGTTCCAGAATCAAGAATTGCTGGTGGTGGTGATGGATTCAATCTGGGGCGTTCATCAGAAATTCTAAGAGACGAACTTAAGTTTTCTAAGTTTGTCGGGCGCCTAAGAAAGCGTTTTGCAAATATGTTTAATGATATGCTTCGTACTCAACTTCTGTTAAAGAACATAGTAACTCCAGAAGATTGGGAAACAATGAGCGATCATATTCAGTATGATTTCTTATATGACAACCATTTTGCAGAACTAAAAGAAGCAGAATTACTCACAAATCGTTTAACTCTTGTTACAACGATGGAACCCTATATTGGAAAATACTTCTCAACTGAATATGTCCGCAAAAAGATTCTTCACCAAACTGATTCGGAAATTATTGAAATTGATGAACAAATTGATGATGAAATTGAAAAGGGTATTCTTCCAGATCCTAATGCTGCTGTTGATGAAATGGGCAATCCAATTCCAGAAGGTGGTGAAGTTCCACCAGCAGAAGGAGTTCCAGAAGAAGTTCCACAAGAAGCGGTTGCTCCGGAACCTCCCCCAGAGCCTAAAGGTGGCAAGATATAAATAATCTTATAATAATAAATTGTTTTTATGGAAGAACTTATCGATTTGATTGCAACAGATGGTTCAGCATCTGATGTATCCGACAGAATTAAAGAGATATTATACGCAAAAGCATCGGACAGAGTTGATTCTGCCCGACCTTATGTTGCGGCATCGATGTTTGGTGACAAAGACAATACAGAGGACCAAGAGTAATGGCAATTAAGGTTGTACAAAATGTAAATAGAATAACTGCCAATGTATCTACGGCCACTACTAGCAATCCTATTGCTCTTAAAAGTGGATATATAAGAGTATCTACCGGATTAACATCGGTGTATGTTGAGACTGGTTCAGATCCGGTTTCCACCATCAATTCTTTCCAAATTAGTCCCTATGGTAATGAAGTATTGAAGGAAAGAATTGCAAGACAAAGAATCGCAGGAATTACCACAGGAGCATCAACTGTTATTTCATTTGATGAAAATGCATCAAATCCATTTTTACTTGGTGATTATGTCACCATTCAAAATGCACAACCAGCAGGAATTAATACAGAGCATAAATTAATTACTGCAATAACAGATGGTTCTGTGACAATCTCACATAATAGTTCATCTATTGTTGGAGTAATTACCGTAACTAATGCAAATCTTGCAAGAAGCGTAAAGGTAAGTGCTCTTGCCGCATCAGGTGCTCAAGATGTTAGTATCACAGAAATCGTTCAGTTAGTCACCGAATAAAAATGAAACTCATCACAGAAGAAGTCTCACAAGTTAAGTTTATCACCGAAGGTAAAGGTGCTGAAAAGAAAATGTATATTGAGGGAGTTTTCCTTCAAGGTGACATTTGTAACCGTAATGGTAGAATGTATCCTATGCAAACTCTTGCCCGTGAGGTAGCGAGATATAATGAATCTTTCGTTGCAAAGGGTCGTGCTCTTGGAGAACTTGGTCATCCCGATGGACCTACCGTCAATCTTGACCGTGTTTCTCATAAAATTGTTTCCTTAGAACAAAAAGGATGCAATTTTATTGGTAAGGCACAACTTCTTGAAACTCCTATGGGTAAGATTGCAAAATCTCTTATCGGTGAAGGCGTTTGCCTGGGTGTTTCTTCTCGTGGTGTCGGTTCACTTAAACTAACTAATGAAGGTCATAAAATTGTTGGTGAAGATTTTATGCTCGCAACTGCTGCTGATATTGTTGCCGATCCTTCTGCTCCCGACGCTTTTGTTCAGGGAATTATGGAAGGTAAGGAGTGGGTTTGGGAAGGAGGTATTCTTCGTGAAAGACTCGCAGAACAAACAAAAAGCAGAATTAATACTCTTGTAGATGAAAAAACTCTTCAGGAGCATAAGGTTCAATTGTTCCAAGATTTCTTAGGAAATCTTTAATTTATAAATAAATATAGATTATAACACAGATCTAAAAAAATGTCCGTTGGTAGAAATTTACAAGAAATGGAAAACGTAGTAACCAAAGGAGCCACACCTGCCGAAACTCCCTCAAAGAGTGCAACTCCTGTTGTAACTCCCGGTCAAACGGGTTCTTGGGAAGATTTAGGTGGTCCTACTCCCGAAAATTATCGTCCCGATGACGATTCGGCAAAACTCAAGGATACAACTCTTGCACAAGTTAGAGATGTTGTGAATGCTAAGGCATCTGCAGCAGATTCTATGAAAGGTGTAAAGGAAGAGACGGAAGAAGATGAAGATCTTGTTGATGGAGAAGAAGTCGATGAAGACGAAGAAGTAGTTGCCGAAGAATCTCACAAAGAAGAAGGTTCAAAGTCAAAGAACGGCAAAAAATCTCCTAAAGAAGAAGATGCGGATGAAGAGGACGAGGACGAAGAAGATGAAATGAAGGAAGAGTTTGACATCGAAGAAGATGTTAATGCTCTCCTTGCTGGCGAAGAACTCTCAGAAGAGTTTCAAGAAAAAGCAAGAACAATCTTTGAGACAGCAATTCGTTCAAAAGTTGCTGAAATCAAAGAAGAACTTCAAGCATCCTATGAGGAATCTCTTGTAGAAGAAATTCAAGTAATTAAAGAAGGTCTTGTTGACCGTGTTGATGCATACCTTGAGTATGTTGCTGATGAGTGGATTTCTGAAAATGCACTCGCAGTTGAGCACGGTCTTAAGACTGAAATGACCGAATCATTCCTCCAAGGAATGAAGGGTCTTTTTGAAGATCATTATGTAACAATCCCTGAAGATAGATATGATGTAATCGAGAGTATGGTAGATAAACTTGATGAAATGGAAGGAAAACTCAACGAGCAAATTGAAAGAAATGTTGCTCTGAATAGAAGATTAGCAGAGTCGGTTGCTGATGTAATTTTTGCAGATGTCACTGAGGGTCTTGCACTTTCTCAGAAGGACAAACTCGCTTCTCTTGCCGAAAATGTTGAGTTTGATAGTGAAGCAAACTATCGTGAGAAACTGGTAACTCTGAGGGAGTCTTATTTCCCAACCAGAACAACTGGTACTCAAAGAGATGACTCGGAAACCCTATCCGAAAGTACTGATGTTCAGTCCCAACAACCACAAGTTGAGGGGAGAATGGCATCATACCTTCAGACTTTAGGAAGAGTCGCTAAACTGTGATTTTTAAATTATAACAATCAAACAAAAACTTCAAATAGGTAAAACAAATGCAAATGTTCAATGCAGAATATTTGCAGGAGAAGTGGGCACCAATCCTGGATTATTCCGGAATGGATCAGATCAAAGATGCACATCGTAGATCTGTAACCGCTATCCTGCTAGAAAACCAAGAAAGAGAACTCCGCGAAGAGCGTGAGTTTCTTTACGAATCTCCAACTAATAGTGGAAACACTGCTGGTTCGTCCGGTGGATTCGGTGGAAACGCTTCGAGCCCTGTAGCAGGTTTCGACCCCGTTCTGATTTCACTAATCAGACGTTCAATGCCCAACCTGATCGCTTATGATCTGTGTGGCGTTCAACCAATGAACGGTCCTACTGGACTTATCTTTGCGATGCGTTCACGTTACACCACCCAGAGTGGAACTGAAGCATTCTACAACGAAGCAGATACAAGATTCTCTGCTCAGAACGCTGAAGGAACTCTCCCATCGGGTAACGTTGGTTTTGGTACGACTGCCGCTCAGTCAGGAACCAACCCAAGCGTTCTGAACGATAACGGAGGAACCTATAACGTTTCCACAGCGATGAATACCGGAGACTCTGAGGGTCTTGGTGGTGCTGGTTCGGCATTCAACGAGATGGCTTTCTCAATCGAGAAAATCACCGTTACTGCTAAGTCACGCGCTCTGAAGGCTGAGTACTCACTTGAGCTCGCTCAGGACCTTAAGGCAATCCACGGTCTGAATGCTGAAGCGGAATTAGCAAACATTCTCTCAACTGAGATTCTTGCTGAAATCAACCGCGAAGTTATCAGAACCATCTACAAGAGTGCTAAGGCAGGTGCTCAGGCAAATACTGCTACTGCTGGTACTTTTGACCTCGACGTTGACTCCAACGGTCGTTGGTCGGTTGAGAAGTTCAAGGGTCTTATCTTCCAAATCGAGCGCGATGCAAACGCAATTGCACAGCAAACTCGTAGAGGAAAGGGCAACACCATCGTTTGCTCTGCTGACGTTGCTTCAGCACTTGCAATGGCTGGTGTTCTCGATTACACCCCTGCACTTAATGCTAACCTGAACGTTGATGACACCGGCAACACCTTTGCTGGCGTTCTTCAAGGTAAGTATAAGGTTTATATTGACCCATATTCGGCAAACGTTGCTCCTAATCAGTATTACGTTGTCGGTTATAAGGGTTCTTCACCTTATGACGCAGGTCTCTTCTACTGCCCTTATGTTCCTCTCCAAATGGTTCGTGCCGTTGGTGAGAACAGCTTCCAACCAAAAATCGGGTTCAAGACTCGTTATGGTATGGTTGCTAACCCATTCGCTAAGGGTTCCGATACCACCAATCCTGGTGTTATCACAACCGACTCTAACGTATACTACAGAAGAGTCAAAGTTGCCAATTTAATGTGAGCCTTTCTCACAATTCCACAAGGGACCTTCGGGTCCCTTTTTTTATATCTAAATAAAAATAAAAATGTCCTGTTCGTTTCCCAACCAAATTGATAATAGAAACTTCCTATCACCAGTTGGGTTTAAGTTTTCACTAGCAAAAGAACCTAAAGTTGCCTTTTTCTGCAATACGGCAAGAATACCAGAAATTACATTATCACTCAATACTCAACCAACATACTTAAAGGATATTGATGTTCCTGGTGATAAAATTACCTATGGTGATTTATCTTTAAGATTTTTGGTTGATGAGGATATGGAGAACTATATGGCAGTTCATAACTGGTTGACAGGTCTTGGATTCCCAGAAACAACACAACAATATAAAGATTTAATCTCCATAGTAAATGACGTAACACAACCTCAGGATCCGAAAAGAGCATTTAGTGATGGAAGTCTTTATATTTTAAACAGTAATTATAATACAACTGCCGTGGTAAAATTCAAGGATTTATTCCCAGTATCATTAAGTTCTCTTGAGTTTGATGCCACACAAACCGACATTCAGTACTTTACAGCAGACGTAGCTTTCAAGTATACTGTGTATAATATTCTTGATAATAATAATCAACCCCTATGAACCTCAGTCTTGATGAAATCCAGGAAATGTGGCAAAGAGATTCTGTCATAGACCCCGATAACTTACACGATGAATCTTTAAAAATACCTCAACTTCATTCCAAATATTATACTCTATATAATACCATCACTCTTCTTCGTGAAAAGGCAAGAGAAACACATAACAGAGTTAGGTTGGAACGCTATAACTACTACACGGGAAAGGCAACAGCAGAGGTCTATGCCGAAGAACCATTTCCGTATAAGGTAAGGGAAAAGGATGCCATACAGAGGCATATGGACGCCGATGAGAGACTGTCTAAGATTGATTTAAAGATTAGATATTATGATGTTATGCTTAAGTTTCTTGAGGAAGTGATTAAGATGATTACGAATAGAAATTACTCCATCAAGAATGCTATAGACTGGCATAAGTTCACGGCAGGGTACAACTGACCGAATAAATACTCATAACTGATATTTTATGAATGTCTCATTTGGTGATATCAAAAAAGAATGAGGTTTATCTGCAAATAGAGGCAGAACCTCATATCTACTATGAATTGAAAGACGCATTTCAATTTGAAGTACCTAATGCAAAATTTTCACCTTCTTATAAGAATAAGTGGTGGGACGGAAAAATTTATTTGTTTAGTGTAGATACAAGAGAAATCTATATTGGTCTTTTAGATAAGGTAATTCAGTTCTGTAAGGACCACAATTATACTTATGAGTTCACGAATAATAAGTTTTATGGTCTTCCTTTTGAGATAAATGAGAACATCTCAAAGGAAGGTGTAAAGGATTATATGACGGCAATCAGTAGACACGCCCCACGCGATTATCAAATTGAGGGAGTATACGACGCCTTAAGACATAATCGTAAATTATTGATATCTCCAACTGCTTCGGGAAAGTCATTGATGATATATTCTCTTGTGAGATACTACGTTGAGAAGCAGCAAAATATTCTCGTAGTTGTTCCGACGACTTCCCTTGTAGAACAAATGTATAAAGATTTTGCAGATTATGGATGGGATGTTGGTTCATACTGCCACAAGATATACGCTGGTAAGGAAAGAGAAACTGATTCCCAAGTTATTATTACCACTTGGCAGTCTATTTACAAACTTCCCAAGCAGTATTTTTCCAGATTTAATGTAGTCGTAGGAGATGAGGCACACCAATTTAAATCCAAGTCATTAATATCTATAATGACGAAACTTTGTGATGCAAAATACCGTTTTGGATTCACCGGAACACTTGATGGGTCTCAAACTCATAAGTGGGTTTTGGAAGGTTTATTTGGACCTTCATATAAAATTATCAAGACGGATGAACTGATGCAGAAAGGTCATCTTGCCAAATTGGACATTAAGGTTTTACTATTGAAGCATCCTCCCCACAGGTTTGAAGTATTTGAGGATGAGGTTCAGTATATTATTAATCACCCAAAGAGAAATAACTTTATAAAAAATCTTGCTCTTGATTTAAAGGGTAATAGTCTTGTTCTTTTTGCCAGAGTAGAAGGTCACGGGCAACCACTTTACGAACTCATAAATAATAGCAAAACTGACAATAGACACATATTCTTTGTTCATGGTGGGGTTGCTACCGAAGAACGAGAATTAGTCAGAGAAATTACCGAAAGAGAGAATAATGCAATCATCGTTGCTTCCTACGGCACTTTTTCTACTGGTGTCAATATCAGAAATCTTCATAATGTTATATTTGCTTCGCCTAGCAAATCAAGGATACGAAATCTCCAATCCATCGGAAGAGTCTTGCGAAAAGGAGAAAACAAAGTAAAGGCAACTTTATATGATATTGCCGATGATATTAGTTACAAGTCAAGAAAGAATTATACACTCAATCACTTGATAGAAAGAATCAAGATTTATAATGAAGAAAACTTTAATTATGATATTGTAAATATACCACTTAAAGATTAATATGGGAGAGGAATTTTATTGCATTTTAAAGTTAGTATCAAGTGAAGAAATTCTATCGCTTATTATGATAGATGAGAATGATGGTGATCCAATTATTATTCTACAAAATCCTGTAGTAATGAAACCTGTAACAACCTCTACCGGTGATTCTTATGTGAAGATTAAACCTTGGATAGAAATGTCTAGTGATGATATGTTCTTGATTAAACTTGATAAAATAATAACTATGACTGAAACAAAAGATACTAAGTTAATACAATTATATGAATATTATCTTAAAGATGATTCAATAGAAGTATATAAACCGGCTGGGGAAGTTAAACCTTCATCAACGATGGGTTATGTATCTTCGGTAGAGGAAGCAAGAAAGAATTTGGAGAATCTCTTTAAAGATAATAAAGAAAGCTAAGACTTATCTTCAACGGGGACAAACCTAGTCTATACGGTTTTTCAATACTTGTCAAGCCCTTGCAGTATGTGCTATAATAATTACAACTTATACTAAAAGTCCGATGCTATGCCTAAAAAGAAATCAGAACATTATGTGAACAATAAAGAGTTATTAGAATCTCTTATTGTTTATAGAACTAAAGTAGATAAGGCAGCACAGAAGTATTTTGAGAAGTATGATAAGTATCCTCCTAAGTCTGGTGCATGGGAAGGAAAACCTAGAATTCCAGATTATATTGGAGAATGCTTCTTGAAGATTGCCACTCACCTTTCATATAAACCTAATTTCGTAAATTATATGTTCCGTGAGGATATGTGCTCCGATGGAATAGAGAATTGTGTTCAGTACATTCACAATTTCAATCCAGAAAGGTCTCAGAATCCCTTTGCTTATTTTACCCAAATTATTCATTATGCCTTTCTGAGAAGAATTCAGAAAGAAAAGAAGCAATTGGAGATTAAAAATAAAATTATTGAACGAACCGGATATGATGAGGTTATGACAATTGATGACGGCTTGCTTTCTGGGAACAATTCAGAGTACAATAGTATGAAAGACGCTATTCAATACAAAAACGGAAACCGATGACCCGTATTGCAATTTTAACGGACACCCACTGGAGCGCCAGAAAAGCTTCAAGAAATCTTCACGACTATTTTCAATTATTTTACGATAATGTTTTCTTCCCTGCTCTAGAAGAACACGGGGTAGAGACGGTCATTCATATGGGCGATGCCTTTGATAATCGTAAAAGTATTGATTTCTGGGGTCTTGATTGGACTAAAAAAGTAGTGCTAGAACCTCTTAGAAAGTACCAAGTCCATATGATTGTGGGTAATCACGATATTTTTCTTCGTAATTCTACTGAAATTAATGCTCCAGAACTACTTCTCAAAGATTATCCAAACATAAAGACATATAGTTCTCCAACGAATACGAAGGTTGGTGGAATTGATATGACTTTTATTCCTTGGATTTGTAGTGAGAACTATGATGAAACTCTAAAAGTTATTCGGAAGTCAAAGGCAAAGATTGCGATGGGGCACCTTGAACTCAAAGGGTTTCGGGTCAATAAACATCTTGTAATGGAGGAGCATGGACTGGAAGCAAATCTTTTTTCAAACTTCACAAAGGTATTTTCTGGTCATTACCACACTCGTTCTGATAATGGAACTGTGTTCTATCTCGGTAATCCTTATGAAATGTATTGGACGGATGTAAATGACACTCGGGGATTTCATATCTTTGATACCGAAACTCTAGAACATACTCCAATCAATAATCCTTATAAATTATTCTATAACATTTATTATGAAGATACTCCACATCAGACTTTTGATGCCTCTGAGTATTCTAATAAGATTGTCAAAGTAATCGTCCGTAAGAAATCTAAGCAAAAAGATTTTGAGAAGTTTATTGACAAACTCTATAAGATTGGCATTCAAGACCTGAAGATTGTTGAAAACTTTGAGATTCAGGAAAATGAAAACTTTGTAATTGACGAAGAAGAGAATACAATTTCAATTCTGAATCGTTATATTGATGAATCCGAATGTGACTTTGATAAGAGTACTATCAAAGGTATATTCCAAGACCTCTATAAACAAGCTTGCGAAGTGGAGTAAAATGTTTCTTCTCACTCTTAAGGGTCGTAAAGATGATGGGGCATATGCCGTTCAAGACCAATATGGAGAAAAGGTTTTATTCTTATTTGAAGAAGAGGATGATGCCACTCGGTATGCTATGATGCTTGAGTATGATGAAGACTACGAAAAAGAAATGGAAATCGTGGAAGTTGATGATGAACTTGCCATAAAGACTTGTAAGCATAACAACTACAAGTATGCCGTAATTACTACTAATGATATTGTAATTCCTCCTAAAAATGATAACCTTTAAAAAAATTCGATGGAAAAACTTTCTTTCTACCGGACAGCATTTTACAGAAATTGATTTCCAAAAGAATCATACAAACTTAATTATTGGAACGAATGGTGCAGGAAAATCAACTGTACTTGATGCTCTTACTTTTGTATTATTCAATAAACCATTTCGCAAAATCAACAAACCTCAATTAATCAATCAAACAAACGAAAAGGATTGTTTAGTTGAGATTGAGTTTTCTGTCAATAGTCGTGATTATTTGGTTCGTCGTGGAATCAAACCAAATGTCTTTGATATTGAAGTAAATGGAAAACAACTTCATAAGGAATCTGATGACCGTATTAATCAGAAATTACTAGAAGAAAATATTCTAAAGGTCAATTATAAATCTTTCACCCAAATCGTGATTCTGGGTTCCAGTACCTTTGTGCCTTTTATGCAACTTACGACTGCCAATCGTCGTGAGGTAATTGAGGACTTATTGGATATTCGGATATTCTCTACGATGAACACTATTATCAAAGAAAAGATTCGTACTAAAAAGGACGAAATAAAATCTCTTGAGTTGAAGAAGCAAAACCTTAAGGACAAGGTTGAAATGCAGAAGAGTTTTATTGAGGAACTTGAGAATCGTGGTAATGCCAATATAAATGCCAATAAACGGAAAATTTCCGATTTAGATGCTGAAGTTGGTACTTATATGACCGAGAATGCCAAGACCGAAGAAGACATTTTCAAATATACGAAAGAGCAAGAAGAAGTTATTGGTGCCGCAGAGAAGTTAGGAAAACTTAATAATCTTAAGGGTAAAATCTCTCAGAAAGTATCTACGATTACTAAAGAGCACAAGTTCTTTAGTGAAAATACGGTATGCCCTACTTGTACTCAAACTATTGAGGAAGAGTTTCGGTTAAATAGAATTACAGACGCTCAAAATAAAGCAAAGGAACTCCAGAAAGGTTTTCAGGAACTTGAGGAGACTATGAAGTTTGAACAAGAACGAGAGCGTCAATTTCTAGCACTATCAAAGGAGATTACGAAACTCAACCATGAGATTTCTCAAAACAATACTCGGATTTCACTCAGTCAGAGACAAATCCGAAACCTTGAATCTGAAGTTCAAACTATTACCGAACAACTTAAAAATAGAAATACTGAAAATGAGAAGTTAGAAGAGTTTAGAGACAATCTTCAAAAAACATTTGATGACCTTTCGGATAAAAAAGAAGAAATCGTTCATTATGATTTTGCCTATTCCTTACTCAAGGATGATGGTGTAAAAACGAAGATTATTAAAAAGTATCTCCCGTTCATAAATCAGCAGGTGAATCGTTACTTACAGATGATGGATTTTTATATTAATTTCCATCTTGATGAAGAATTTAATGAGAGCATCAAGTCACCCATTCACGAGAACTTTTCTTATAGTTCTTTTAGTGAGGGTGAGAAGGCAAAAATTAATCTTGCTCTAGTATTTGCTTGGAGAGAAATTGCAAGAGTTAAGAACTCTGCAAATTGTAATATCCTTTTGTTTGATGAGGTGTTTGATGGTTCTCTTGATGGATTTGGTACTGATGAGTTCCTTAAGATTATTCGTTATGTGATTAAGGATACTAATGTATTTGTAATTTCACATAAGACTGGACTTGAGGACAAATTTAATAGTGTGATTAAGTTTGAGAAAAAAAATGGATTCTCATATAAAAGTGAGGTATAGGACACTTTCCCAACTGGACCTCTTGACTTCCGTGATTATAGATAGTATTGTGTTCTCATAAGCAAAGGGAAAATGAAACTTCCAAACTGGCAACACCATTCACGCAAGGAGCAGAAGCGGAGACTCAAACCGCAGGCACTCCGACAGGCAAAGGCACGACTCAAAGCCTTTAAGAAAAAGCACTCTTCGGAGTGTTTTTTTTTATAAATAATTAGAAAGTTTTGGAAAAATGAGAGAACAAGAAGTTAGAGAACTTTATGAAGCTTATTTACAGGTTCATCAACCTCAAGAAGTTGTAGAAGAAGTAGAAGAACTTGATGAGAATGTTCAAGATGCTGTAAAAGGTGCTCTTGAGAAAGGTGCTAATTTTATGAAAACAAATCCCGTTGGAAAAGTAGTTTCTAAGATTGTTGCTCCTGCTGGTAAAGGAAGAGGAACTCCAACAGCAACAAGTGGTGGATATCGTCCTGAAGAAGTGGAAACAGACCTTTTTGACACCATTCTTGAGCACCTAGTTTCCGAAGGTTATGCCGACACTAATGAGAGTGCTCTGGTCATTATGGCAAATATGAGTGAAGAGTGGAAGCAGAGTATTTTGGACGAAGAGAAGAAAGAACTTCCCCAAACAAAAATGTATCGTAAGGCGGGGGAACTTGCTCGCTCTGGAATTGCTACTGGTGATGAAGGAAAGAAGAAAAGGTCTGCTAAAATTGTAAGTGCCATTACAAGAGAGACTGAAAGAAAAAGATTTGATGAGATTGGCAAATCTCCAAAGCATAACTAATAAAAAACCACTTCCAAAACTGGCACACAGAGGGTCCTCAAGACCCTCTTTTTTTGTATAATAGGTTCATAAGACAAACGAACTCCGATGACCGTAAATTTTGAAGTAAAAGGTATGCTCGCCCGTCTTCTGGCAACGGAAGACCTGATTGTGGAACACAAGAAGGTTGAGACTGCCTGCTTTAATGTTCATACACGGGTTCTGACGCTTCCTATGTGGCAGAAGGCAAGTAATTGTGTCTATGATATGTTGGTTGCCCACGAGGTATCCCATTCACTTTATACGCCTGATGAGGACTGGAGTGAGCAAGTTCAGGTTCCTCAGCAGTTTGTGAATGTATGTGAGGATGCTCGTGTAGAGAAACTCATCAAACGCCGTTATGCCGGATTGGCAAAGACCTTCTATGGTGCCTATCGGGAACTTCAGGAAGAAGATTTCTTTCAGATTGGTGATGATGACCTTTCAACACATAATCTTGCCGACCGTGCAAATCTTTACTTCAAGGTTGGTAATTTCTTGACTCTTGAATTTACCAATAAGGAGCAAGAAATTGTTGATATGATTGGTAAGGCAGAAACCTTTGATGAAACTCTGGATGCTGCCAAGGTTCTTTATGATTACTGTAAGCAAAAGCAAGAAGAACCTACCAAACTCCCCAGTCTTGATAATCACGAAAAGTCTTCTGGTTCTGGTGCGGGAGACCAATCTGAAGAACAGCAAGAACTTTCTCCCGAAGAGGATGGTGAAGGTGATGGCGATAAGCAACAAACCTCTGGGTCTGAACAACAAACTCAAGGTGAAAAATTTGAGGACCAAAATACTCAACAAACTGGTGGGGAACACTCTGAACCGGAGGTGAAGACTATGAGTTCTCTTGAGGAAAACCTTAAGGAACTAGTGAATAACAACATTCAAGAAACTAATTATATTGAAGTTCCTAAATTGAATCTAGATTCTGCGATTATTTCTAATCAAATTATTCACGATTATTGTAAAGAAACTTGGAATAATCAAATCTATATTCACGAAGATAGTGGAATCTTTACCGCAGTAGATGCCGATTATGTAGATTTCAAGCGTTCGGCACAAAAGGAAGTCAATTATCTAGTGAAAGAGTTTGAGTGTCGTAAGGCAGCAGACTCCTATGCCCGTGCATCAGTTTCTAAGACTGGTGTTCTGGACTGTACGAAACTTCATACCTATAAGTATCAGGAGGATTTGTTCAAGAAAGTAACCACATTTGCCACCGGTAAAAATCACGGTCTGGTTTTTATTCTGGACTGGTCTGGGTCTATGAGTAGCGTTCTTATGGATACTGTCAAGCAACTTTATAATCTTATTTGGTTCTGCAATAAGGTTAATATTCCTTTTGAGGTTTATGCCTTTACAAATGATTGGAACTATAGGTCTTCATATGATGCCGATGGTAAAGTAATCACTCCTAAAGAACATACCGTTCGTAAAGAGAATGAACTCGTGGTTGATTATACATTTGGTCTTCTGAACCTATTTACCAGCAAGGTAAAAAGTTCGGTTCTTGATACTCAACTCAAGAATATCTATCGGGTTGCCAAACAGTATGACCGCTCCAATTATGGTAATTGTAAGTATTCTGCTCCCCATAAACTAACTCTTTCCGGAACTCCACTGAATGAGTCACTTGTTGCCTTACATCAAATTCTTCCACATTTTCAGAAAGAACATAAACTTCAGAAAGTCCAGTGTGTAATTCTGACTGATGGTGAAGCAGCTCCTCTGAAGTATTATCGGGAAATCAAACGACACTGGGAAAAGGAAAGTTTTCTAGGAACTCATTACATTCAAGATAATTCCTACCTTCGTGACCGTAAGACTGGAAATGTTTATAAGTTTTCTGAAAATACTTGGAATAACAATACATCTTTTACGGACCTTCTTCTCAGAAATCTCCGTGACAAGTTTCCCAGCGTGAATTTTATTGGAATGCGTATTCTTGATAGTCGTGATGCCGGGCATTTTATTCGGAATTATACCGGATATATTGGAGATGAATATCACAAAGTAATGACACGCTGGAAGAAAGAGCGCAGTTTTGCCCTTACTACTTCTGGTTATCATACTTACTTTGGTATTTCTTCCTCTGCTCTCAATAGTGATAGTGAGTTCAAGGTTGCCGAAGATGCCTCAAAGGCACAAATTAAATCTGCTTTTGTCAAGTCTTTGAGTTCTAAAAAAATGAATAAGAAGATTCTTGGTGAGTTTATTGAATTGGTTGCTTAACTAAATACTCAAAAAGTGCTTATAAAAATGAAGACCTTTCAGGAATTTATGGTAGAATGCTATTCTATCCAAGAGACTTCTCTTACTCGCGTAATGAGTAAGTCTGAAAAGGGTGGAATGGCAATTCTTTCTGGGCAGCGAGGTGACAAATCAAAAGCAGAAAACAAAGCAAGGTCTTCAAGAACCGAAAGAAGAATTAGAGGTGCCGGTCTTCCAGGTCCAACAAAAGTATCCGGAAGATATACTGAAAACCCAGGAACTCCAGATGAGAAAAAAGTGGGTGAAAAATCTCACGTAGTTTCTTCTGGTAAAATGGGTAAGAAAATCTTTAAGAGGACAGTTGAGAAACTGGGCACAGAGGCTGGACTTAAGCACAAAAAGAATGTAAAATCAGGGTCATCAAAGGATGATCAGGACTCCGTTCTGATTCAACGCAAACCAGGAGGATCTGCTACACTGAAAGGAACATCCAAAACATCTTGGCCTGGTAAAGGTAAGAATGTTGGAGTTGGAAAAATGAAACCAGGAAGAACTGGTGAGTTTGATACAAAAGTCAAAAACAAAACATTTACTTATGAAGAAGACTAACAAATTGAGATTAGAACACGTTGTAAATCACGAAACCAAAGAAGTTTGGGTGAAGTGTGACAGTGCGATTACTGCTATGGGTATTCCTGCTATGGTGAATGAATATTATCCTGGTTATAGGGGTCACTGTGCGAGTCTTGAGTACATAGATAAACTGCGAAACCAGCAGGTCCAATCTTAAAACCGTCCATAGGGGGTCCCACGACCCTCTTTTTTGTTGTATAATTACTTCAGTTAAACAAAACCACCTAACTACATTATGTCCCGCAAAACTGCCGTGAATGACGCCCAACTAATTGAAGCAATCAAAGAACTCTATGGTACTGAAATTACTTCTGGCGACCTCAGGGGTTTCTGTGCCTCTCGTTCGCTCAACTACCAAACCGTAAGTAATAAACTCTCACAATACAAAACTTCTCGTGGCAAATGGAACCTTGAAGTGACTCAAGAGCGTGTAGAAGAGATTGAGCGTTCTTTCCAAAATGTTGCAGTTCTTCCCGAACATCACCAAAACCTTATTCCCGATAAAGATGATACCTTCGTCAAGTTTGGTAGTTTTGCTGACGTTAAAAAAATTCTTCAGTCTCGTCTTTTTTATCCTACATTCATTACGGGTCTTTCGGGTAATGGTAAAACGTTCAGTGTGGAGCAAGCGTGTGCTCAACTGAAGCGAGAACTGATTCGTGTGAATATTACGATTGAGACTGATGAGGATGATTTGATTGGTGGTTTCCGACTTGTGAATGGTGAAACTGCTTGGCACAACGGACCCGTGATTGAGGCACTTGAGCGTGGTGCCGTATTGCTTTTGGATGAGGTTGACCTTGCTTCCAATAAAATCCTGTGCCTTCAATCTATTCTTGAAGGTAAGGGTGTCTTCCTGAAAAAAATCGGACGGTTCGTCAAACCCGCTCCCGGATTCAACGTGATTGCCACCGCAAACACCAAAGGAAAGGGTTCTGAGGACGGTAGGTTCATCGGCACCAACGTGCTCAACGAAGCGTTCCTAGAGCGGTTCTGCGTGACCTTTGAGCAACCATATCCTGCTGCTGCTACTGAGATTCGCATCCTTCAGGGCATCGCAGCATCTCTGGGTCTTACCGAGATTGATGATTTCTGCAAGCGATTGGCAGATTGGGGTGATGTAATCCGTAAGACCTTCTATGATGGTGGTATTGAGGAAATCATCTCCACCCGCCGACTGGTTCATATCGTCCGTGCCTACAGCATCTTTGGTGATAAGGCAAAGGCAATTCAGGTTTGTATCAATCGTTTTGATGATGAAACCAAAACTGCCTTCTTGGAACTGTATGATAAGATTGATGCTGATTTTGTAATGCCTTCTGAAACTCTTGAACTGACTATTGGGGGTGGTAGGGAGATTGACATTGACCTTCCTTTCTGATATAATTGGGGGAGGTTAATTATGACTTCTCCCCTTATGTTTGGACCTGAAGACGAACAAAATCTTATCAATAAATTCAATCTCACTATGAATGGTGAGACTGGCATACTTAATGTTACAAAAACTCCTGTTACTATGACTGATAAAACAAATCATCTTTGGAAATACAACGAAGATAAAATCCTTAAAGATGTTGAGGATTATGTGACCACTACCTATCACGGGCATTATTGTGGTGATAGTGATGGTTATGCCGATATTCAGACTATTGACCTGATGGCAGCAAAGAAGCTAGCAGCAGGTTTCTGTCAGGCAAACATCCTCAAATATGGTTCTCGTTATGGAGACAAGGATGGTCGCAATAAGCGTGACTTGATGAAAGTCATTCACTATGCTATGCTACTTCTCCACTTTGATGGGCATTATACTCGTAAAGATAATGGACTTACTGAATTCAATCGCTGATTATTATGAAACTGAAAGAAAACACTATGAAACTCTCTGACAATACCCTGACTCTTCTCAAGAACTTTGCTGGCATCAATCAGTCTATTCTCGTCAAGCAGGGTAATAAACTTCGTACAATTTCTATTGCCAAGAACATTCTGGCAGAGGCAGAAATTACCGAAGAGTTCCCCCGTGAATTTGCGGTTTATGACCTGAATCAGTTCCTGAATGGTTTGAGTCTTCATCAGGACCCAGACCTTGATTTTACTGAGAATTCTTATATTACCATTCGTGAAGGTAAGCGTAGGGTCAAGTACTTCTATGCCGACCCTAACGTAATCATTTCTCCCCCAGAAAAAGAAATCAAACTTCCTTCTGAGGATGTGTGCTTCCAACTTGAAACTGGTGCTCTGGAGAAACTGGTGAAAGCAGCAGGAGTTTATCAGTTGCCCGATATTTCGGCAATCGGTGATGCTGGTGTGATTCGTCTGGTAGTTCGTGACAAGAAGAATGATACTTCTAACGAATACTCCATCGTTGTGGGTGAAACTGACGAACAATTTACTTTCAACTTCAAGGTTGAGAACATCAGTAAGATTGTTTCTGGTGCTTATAATGTAGTTGTGTCAAGGAAACTTCTGTCACAATTTACCAACACGAAGCACAATCTTTCTTACTGGATTGCTCTGGAACCAGACAGCACTTTTAATTGATTCTTTCTTCTTTATTATGGAATTTCTACTCTATTTGACTCCTGCTGGTCAGGAAATAATTAGCAAAATTATGCTAAAGAATTATAATGTTAGAGAAAATGCTCCAGTCTGTAGAGACAAGCAGTTATTTGGACTTCTAAAGTCCCCAGACTTTATAATTTGTTTAGATAATATCAAAAACACAATTAGTCCAGTAAAGCATTATGTAAATGAAACTGTATATCACGAAGCAGTTCATGTAGCACAGGCGTGTAAGGGTGGTAAGTTGGGAATATCTGCTTCTCTGAACCAGTATAAACTAAATGATGTTATGAGGTCAGTAAAGGCAACTGGTTCATATGCCATTTACGAAACAGAGGCATATTATCTAGAAGATAAACCAGAGGAAGTTCTTCATCAACTTAAGAAATATTGTTTCTGATGAATATTTTTGTTACTTCTGAATTTCCGGCAGAGTCCGCAATTTGTCTCCCTGACAAACATATAACGAAGATGCCCTTAGAGGCGTGTCAAATGCTTTCTATTGTGGCATCCAAGTGGTATCATAATTATGGAACTCTTCCTAAAAAAGATGGAACTCCATATACAACTGAAAAAGGTGCTTTCCGCAATCACCCCTGTACTCGGTGGGCAGCAGAATCAATTGATAATGCTTACTGGTTAATCAAGTGGGGTATGAATCTCTGTGATGAGTATTCTGTTCGTTACGGAAAGACTCATTCGTGCTACAATACTCTTCTGGATGCTTATTACTTATTTCCAAAGGGTAAATTGACTAATGTAACTCCATTTGTTCGTGCTATGCCCGATGAATATAAATTTGACACAAGCATTGACACTTTTACTGCTTACAAGATGTATATTGCATCCAAGCCTTGGGTTAGCAATAATTATCTCCGTATGCCACAAAGGCGTCCAGAATGGGTATGAAAGCAATTAGAGTAGAGGTGGCAACAATAGTAAATATTCTCGTTGATGACGATGAAGACCACTGGGAAATAAAACAGAATGCGTTACACGCAATTCACGATAAAATACATTTTCTTGAAAAAGATTCTTTTTATATAAATTATGACAAATGATTTCTTATGGTGCGAACGACACCGCCCAAAAACAATTGAAGATTGTATTCTTCCTGAACAAACTAAAAAGACCTTTCAAGACTTTCTAAATAGTGGCGAACTGCCTAACTTGCTTCTGTGTGGTCCTGCTGGTGTAGGAAAAACCACCGTGGCAAAGGCATTATGTAATGAATTAGGAGTAGATTGTTATGTCATCAACGGATCCGACGAGGGTAGATTCCTTGATACTGTCCGAAACAATGCGAAAAACTTCGCTTCGACCGTCTCACTTTCGTCAGATGCTAAACACAAAGTCATCATTATTGATGAGGCAGATAACACGAGCAACGATGTTCAACTCCTCTTACGGGCGTTTATTGAGGAATTTGCTGGTAATTGCCGATTCATCTTTACCTGCAACTACAAGAACAAAATCATCGAACCCCTCCATTCCAGATGTGCCGTCATTGACTTCACAATCAAAGGAAAAGAAAAGACCAAGTTGGCAGGATCCTTCTTCAAGCGTCTACAAAACATCTTGGATAGGGAGGGCGTCAGATATGATCCGAAGGTCCTTGCAGAACTGATAAACAAGCACTTTCCAGACTTCAGAAGGGTCACTAACGAATGTCAAAGATATTCTGTTAGTGGTGAAATTGATTCGGGTATTTTGGCATCTTTTTCGGACATCTCCGTAAATGAACTAAACAGGTATCTGAAAGAAAAGAACTTTGCCGAGGTTCGTAAGTGGGTTGTTTCCAATTTGGATAATGACATCAATATAATTTTGCGTCGTATCTATGACTCCTTGTATGATGTTCTTGATGGACCTTCTATTGCTGCCGCAGTATTGGTTGTGGCAAAGTATCAATATCAATCAGCATTTGTTGCCGACCAAGAGATAAATCTACTTGCCTGTCTAACTGAAATTATGTGTGAATGTGAGTTCCTATGAGACCTGAAACAAGAGAAGCGATGGAAATGCTTTTTACTGCTAAGTGGAATCTTCCAAAGGCAGCAGAGCATTGTAATCTTACTCATAAGGAGTGTAAGATTGTATTTAATGAGTATTGTAATTTTCATCCTAAAACTTATGAAGTCTCTTAAGACCCCTTTAAGATACCCTGGCGGCAAGTCCCGTGCTTGTGTCAAGATGGACCCTTTCTTTCCAGACCTACGAAATTATGATGAGTTTCGGGAACCATTTATTGGCGGTGGGAGTGTTGCAATTCACATCACAAAGAAGTATCCACTCTTGGATATTTGGGTGAATGACCTTTATGAACCTCTGGTAAACTTCTGGCAGCAACTTCAGATGTTTGGAACAGATCTGAAAGATAATCTTAAAGGAATAAAATTAGCAAACAATAACCCAGAATTAGCAAGGGATCTATTTCTTTATTGTAAGGATAAATTACACGAAGAAGGACGTTCAAATCTTGATCGTGCGGTTGATTTTTATATTATTAATAAGTGTTCTTTCAGTGGTCTCACAGAAAGTTCTTCTTTCTCTCCTCAAGCATCCAATGCCAACTTCAGTCTTCGTGGAATTGAAAAACTGCCAGAATACTGTAAACTGATTGAGAAATGGCGTATAACTAATTATTCATATGATTATTTGATGGATGGAAACAAAGGTGCGTTTATGTATCTTGACCCTCCTTATGATATTAAGGATAATCTCTATGGGCGCAAAGGATCAATGCACAAAGGATTTGATCACGATAAGTTTGCTGCTGATTGCGATGCTAATGATATGGACCAATTGGTGAGTTATAATTCAGACCAACTTATAAAGGATAGATTCAAGAACTGGAATGCCACAGAGTTTGATTTAACTTATACTATGCGTTCGGTTGGTGAGTATATGAGAGACCAAAAACAACGAAAGGAACTTTTGTTGTTCAATTATACTAAAGGTCCTAAGATACAATTTAGTTTTGATGGGTGTTATAATTATGATAGATTGAAGAAGGAGGGATTGGTTGATGCCTGAACTAAAGGACTGGTTGAACTCGATCAATCAAACAAAGAAGAACCTGATTGATGAAGACCCTTCAACTGAGAAGGGGTATGCGCCATATATTATCAATCGGTGTCTTTCCGGAGAAATTGATTGTATTATGTTTGTGAATGAATTGAATCAGTATCATTTTCTTCCTAAAAAAATGCAATATGACTTTCTTATAAATATTCTGAGAGTTAAGAGGAGATATTCTCCTTGGCTTCGTAAAGATACAATCAAAGATCTTGATATTGTCAAACGTTATTATGGTTATAGTAATGAAAAGGCACAGCAGGCTTTGAGGATTCTAACAAAAGAACAACTAACATTTATTAAATCGAAATTTGAAACTGGAGGAACAAAATGAGTGTCGTTCAAGAACCGATTATACAATGGTCGCCTGATATGATGATAGAAGTCATTCTGAATGAACCAGATGATTTCTTAAAAGTTCGTGAAACTTTGACTCGTATTGGAGTTGCCTCAAGAAAAGAGAAGAAACTTTATCAGAGTTGTCACATTCTTCATAAGCAAGGTCGTTACTTTATTACACACTTTAAGGAACTTTTTGCTCTGGATGGCAAACACGCAAACTTAACTGTAAATGATATTCAGCGTCGTAATCGTATCGTTCAGTTAATTGCTGATTGGGGATTGGTTGAAGTAGTTGATGTGAGTAAGGTTCAGGATATTGCTCCATTAAATCAAATCAAAGTTCTTCCTCATAAAGAAAAGGCAGATTGGATTCTGGAAACCAAGTATAATATTGGATCTAAAAGGAAAAAGGTTGAAGAAACCGAATAATACAGTAGGGAGTTCAACACTCCCTTTTTTATTATGAACTGATATATAATAGTAAGGACGCCTTCGGGGTCCACACAATCAAACCTCGCTTTATAAGGAGATACTATAATGACTAATCTTTCTAGATACACATCTGCGGATCTTCCTGCCTTGATGGACAGGATTACACGCAATAGTATTGGAATGGACGAATATTTTGATCGTCTATTTAATCTTCACGAAACTACAAATAATTATCCACCTTACAATCTAATTCAGGTAAATAATGTAGAGTCTCATTTAGAGATCGCACTTGCAGGATTTAAAAAGGAGGAAGTAAATGTCTTCACAGAGTATGGAAAACTTTTTGTCGAGGGGCAAAAATCAGATACAGAATCGGATAGGACGTTTGTCCACAAGGGTCTGGCTCAACGAAGTTTCAAGAGAGCATGGACACTATCCGACGATACCGAAGTCCGAGAAGTCACCTTTGAAGACGGACTACTTGTCATTCGACTAGGAAAGATTATTCCAGAACACCATAGCAGAAAAGAGTACCTATAAATATAATTGAATATCGTTGCCGCAGGGAGGTAACTGGCAAAAACCAGTTGACACCTCCCTTTTTTATGCTATAATGAATTGAGAGGAAAACTAAAAATGTCTGTAAAAATTGCTCTATTAAAATCTGGAGAATCAGTAATTGCCGATATTAAGGAGTTGATTTCTGAAGATAAAGTATGTGGATATTTGTTCACGAATCCGCATAAAATGAAGATCAGCAATTCAATCTTCTTAACAGAAGAACCAATAGAACCAGAAGATGGTACAGTTAGTGTAACATTTTCTTCCTGGATTCTCTTTACAAGTGATAATGAGATTCCAGTTCGTCTAGATTGGGTTGTGACAATTGTTGAACCAGTAGAGGCTATCAAACAAATGTATGAGGAAAAAGTAAATGGAAAGGAATGTGAAGTGTCTTCTCTTGAAGGTTGATACTATCTTAATTACCGAAATTGTTGAGATTGGATCCGAACTTGGTGAACCTGATTGTAAGTTAATTAATCCATATGAATTTTTTAGTGTGGATGATATGAAACCCTGGCCCGAGGTTACTAATCAGACCGAATTAATGATTCATTCTGATAGTATTCTCACAATCGCAGAACCAACTCCCGAAATCGTTAACAAGTATCTTGAATTAACTGCCTGATGAATTTTTATACAAACGTGCAAATGGTTGGGGACCACTTCTTGGTTCGTGGTTATGAAAATGGTAGACATTTTATGACCCGTGAGAAGTTCTCTCCTACTCTTTTTGTTCCGTCTAAAAAAACAACCAAATATACGACACTTCAGGGAGAATATGTAGAACCTATTCAACCTGGTTCTGTAAGGGATTGTAGAGAGTTTATTAAGAAGTATACTGATGTACAAAACTTTAAAATTTACGGAAACGACAAGTACATCTATCAATATATTTCGGACAAATATCCGGAAAATGAAATTAAGTTTGATATTAGTAAAATTAAACTTACCACAATTGACATTGAGGTTGCATCCGAAAATGGATTTCCTGATGTGGAAAATGCGGCAGAAGAAGTACTACTCATTACACTTCAAGACTATAATACGAAACAAATTCGTACTTGGGGATTGGGTAAGTTTGATAATAATCAATCAAATGTTTCTTACCGAGGATTCTCTGATGAGTATAGTCTATTAAATGATTTTATTCACTGGTGGATGATTGAGGATAATACTCCAGAGGTTATTACTGGTTGGAACAGTGAACTTTATGATATTCCCTATCTCGTTCGTCGCCTGGATAGAGTTTTGGGTGAGAAATTGATGAAGCGTATGTCACCCTGGGGTCTTGTGACTGAGGATGAAGTTTACATATCTGGAAGAAAGCACATTTCCTATGATATTGGTGGTATTAGTCAATTAGATTACATTAAACTTTATAAGAAATTCACTTATAAAGCGCAGGAATCTTATCGTCTAGATCATATTGCCAGCGTAGAACTCAATCAGAAAAAACTGGATCACTCTGAGTTTGATACTTTTAAGGACTTCTATACTAAAGGTTGGCAGAAGTTTGTAGAATACAACATCGTTGACGTAGAACTTGTTGACCGTTTGGAAGACAAGATGAAACTGATTGAACTTGCCTTGACTATGGCATATGATGGTAAGGTAAACTATGAGGATGTGTTTTCTCAGGTAAGAATGTGGGATACGATTATCTATAATTATCTTAAGCAGAGGAATATTGTAATTCCTCCGAAAGAAAAAACTGATAAAGATTCCAAGTATGCTGGAGCTTATGTAAAAGAACCAATTCCTGGAAAGTATGATTGGGTGGTTAATTTTGACTTAAACAGTCTTTATCCACATTTGATTATGCAATTTAATGTAAGTCCCGAAACACTTGTTGAAGAAAGGCATCCTAGTGTAACCGTGGATAAAATTCTCAATCAGGAACTTACTTTTGATATGTATAAGGATTATGCAGTTTGCCCTAATGGTGCTATGTACCGTAAGGACATTCGTGGTTTTCTTCCAGAACTAATGGAGAAAATGTATAATGATCGTGTTGTATATAAGGAGAAGATGATTGAGGCAAAAAAACAGTATGAGAAGAAAAAATCAAAAGAACTTGAGAAAGAAATTGCAAGATGTAATAACATCCAAATGGCAAAAAAGATTTCTCTTAACTCTGCTTATGGTGCTATTGGGAATCAGTATTTCCGTTATTTCAAACTAGCAAATGCTGAGGCAATTACTCTTTCGGGTCAGGTTGCCATTCGTTGGATTGAAGAGAAGATGAACTCTTATCTAAACAAAGTTCTTAAAACTAAGAGTGTTGATTATGTTATTGCTTCTGATACTGACTCCATTTATCTCAATATGGGTCCTTTGGTTGAAACTGTATACCAGGGAAGAGAGAAAACTACTGAAAGCGTTGTTTCGTTCCTTGATAAGATCTGTAAGGTGGAACTTGAAAAGTATATTGAAGGTTGCTACCAAGAACTGGCGGACTATGTAAACGCATACGATCAAAAGATGCAAATGAAACGGGAGAATATTGCCGACCGTGGAATTTGGACTGCCAAGAAGCGTTACATTCTGAATGTTTGGGATAGTGAAGGTGTGCGATACACCGAACCTAAATTGAAGATGATGGGTATTGAGGCAGTCAAGTCTTCAACTCCGGCACCTTGCCGCAAGATGATTAAAGATGGTCTGAAGATTATGATGAGTGGAACTGAAGATGAGGTGATTCGATTTATTGATGAGTGCCTCCAAGAATTTAAATCTCTTCCACCAGAGCAAATTGCTTTTCCCCGAACGGCATCTGATGTCCGTAAATATTATTCATCATCAAATATTTACGCATCCAAAACTCCAATTCATGTTCGTGGAGCACTTCTCTTCAATCATTATATAAAAGAGAAAAAACTTACTAACAAATATTCACTTATTAATAATGGTGAGAAAGTTAAGTATATTTTCTTAAAAAAACCCAATATTATACAAGAGAATGTTATTTCCTTCATCTCCGAATTTCCAAAGGAATTGGGACTTGACAAATATATTGATTATGAACTACAATTTGAGAAGAGTTTCTTAGACCCACTCAAGTCTATTTTGGATTCGATTGGATGGAAAACCGAACATACAACAAATCTTGATTCATTTTTTACCTGATGAATTTACCTATTAACGAAAAAGAACTGAATACTATTATTAGTGCTATGAGGATTGGTGGAGATACTGCTCTTTATCAAAAACTTTGGTCTTATAAAATGAATTATCTCAATAAACAAAAACAGGAAGATAAATAACTACACCTGTTGAGAGTGCAATTTCACAGGAAGATTAGGTGCTTCAGGGCACCTTTTCTATTATAAATAGTAATGCACTCTCAATAGAATATAAATGAACTATCTAAAGCATTATTGCAATCTTATCAGGAAAGTAGAGAACAGAACTCCACCTGAAGGTTATACAGAAAAGCATCATACATTTCCAAAAAGTATCTTTGGAAATAATAAAAGGATTGTAGTTCTAACATCAAGGGAACATTATATCGCTCACGCTTTATTGGAAAAGATTTATATTAAGAGGTGTGGAATTAAGGATAAAAAAACTACTAAAATGATTCACGCTCATATTTTAATGAAATCAAAAGGTAGATATTATAATTCTCATCTTTATGGAATCGCAAGAATTAGAATGTCCGAATCAAAGAAAGGTAAAAAACCATATGTTATGACTGAGGAAACTAGAAATAAAATGAGTATATCTAAAAGTGGAGAAAATCATCCAAAATATGGAATACCCTTAACTCAAGAACATAGAAATAAATTATTAGATTCTTGGAAAGGAAAAATTCATAGTGAAGAATCTAAGTTAAAAATAAGTGAAGCAAATAAAGGCAGAATTCACACAGAAGAAACCAAGAAAAAATGGAGTGAAGCAAGAAGTGGGGAAAAGCATTATCTTTATGGAAAGAAACGAGATATTGAAATTGTAAATAAAATAGTGGAGAAGAAAAGTAAAGAATTTTCAATTATAAATCCTCAGGGTGAAATTATTTGTGGGAAAAATATTACTAAATTTTGTAAAGAAAATAATTTAGATGTTGGAACTACTTGGAATCTTCTTAATTATAAAAGGAATACGAAATCACATAAAGGTTATCGTGCTGTTCCTCAACAAAGTTGACTTGAAGTGGTTTTTGTAGTATAATCATTAAAAATGGGTAGAAAAATGGCAGATTCTGGATTAAATTTTTTGCGTGACATAGTGAAGGAGATTGGTGGAGAATACACTCAACTCGCTTCGGATATTGATGAAACTGAAACTTATGTGGATACGGGTTCGTACATTTTTAATGCTCTTGTATCCGGCAGTATATTTGGTGGTGTATCTGGGAATAAGATTACTGCAATCGCTGGTGAAACTTCTACTGGAAAAACTTTCTTCAGTCTTGCCGTCGTTAAAAATTTCCTTGATAATAATCCTACTGGATATTGTCTGTATTTTGATACTGAAGCAGCAATCACAAAATCCCTTCTGGAAAGTAGGGGAGTTGACACAAGTCGTCTGGTGGTTGTCAATGTAGTTACGGTAGAAGAGTTTCGTACCAAAACACTCAAGGCAGTTGATATTTACCTAAAGAAAAAAGAGGATGAAAGAAACCCTTGTATCTTTGTATTAGATTCTCTGGGAATGCTTTCTACCAACAAAGAAATTAATGATGCTCTGGCAGAGAAGGATACTCGTGATATGACGAAGGCACAACTTATCAAAGGTGCCTTCCGTATGCTGACTCTCAAATTGGGACAGGCAAAGATTCCTATGCTAGTGACAAATCACACCTATGAGTCGATGTCTCTTTATGGTGGTAAACAAATGTCTGGTGGTTCTGGATTGCAATATGCAGCGTCTACAATTATCTATCTTTCTAAGTCAAAAGAAAAAGATGGAACGGAAGTAATTGGAAACATTATCAGGGCAAAGACTCACAAATCACGTTTAAGTAAGGAGAATCAAGATGTTGAAATCCGTCTGTATTATGATGAGCGCGGTCTTGATCGTTACTACGGTCTTCTTGAACTTGGTGAGATTGGTGGACTCTGGAAGAATGTAGCAGGTCGTTATGAGATTGATGGTAAGAAACTTTATGCCAAAGAAATCTTAAAAAATACCGAAAAATATTTTACACCAGAAGTAATGGAAAAACTTGATGTGATTGCCAAGGGTGAGTTTAGTTATGGTGTATGAAAAATATTCGTATAATAAAAACTAATGTAAATGTTTCTAAAATATTAGAACAACTTAAGCAATATCCTGAAGACTGGGGTTCTCAAAAAAATATTGAAGACTCCGAACAACTAGACCCCACAGAATATACTGTTACTGTGGATGTGTTGCAACTTATAATGGGTGGAGTTGAAAAAGAGAACCAATATGTCGGGAATACTGAAATATGTATTAAAACCCCGGCATATGAAAAACATACGGAGATTCTTAATTACTTGGGAAAGTATTTTAAGAAACTCCGTCGTTGTGGATTCTTGGCACTTCCAGTCGGTGAAATTGTGGGTTCTCATATTGACGAAGGAACTTATTATCTTACGAAGGATAGATATCACCTTTCCATTCAGGGAAAATACGAGTATACTGTTGGGGATGAAACTACAACTATTGAACCGGGAACACTATTTTGGTTCAATAATAAACTACCCCATAAGGCAGTTAATATTGGCGACAACATTAGAATTACTTTTGTATTCGATGTTCCGCATCATAAACGAAATCTTTAATTAAAATAATGGAACGACTTGAACTTACAATCCTTAGAAACTTAGTATTTAATGAAGACTATGCCAGAAAGGTTATTCCTTTTATTCAACCGGAGTACTATGAGCAAAGAGTAGAAAAGATAGTTTTTGAGGAAATTGTTGAGTTCATCGTTAAGTATGGTTCTTCAATTACAATAGAAGCACTCAATATTGAGATTGATAATCGTAGAGATTTGACAGAATCTGAAAATAAGGAAATAGTAGAATTACTTTCTAAACTTAATGATAGTCCTGTGGATAAGCAGTGGATACTGGATACTACCGAAAAGTGGTGCCGTGACCGTGCTATTTACTTGGCACTCATGGAGTCCATTCATATTGCCGATGGTAAGGATGATAAAAAAGGTAGAGATGCCATTCCCAGTATTCTTTCCGATGCCTTGGCAGTATCTTTTGATAATAATATAGGTCACGATTATCTTCAGAATTATGAGGAACGATATGAGTTTTATCATCGTAAAGAAGATAAGATTGAATTTGACCTAGAATATTTCAACAAAATCACAAAAGGTGGATTACCTAATAAGACTCTGAATATTGCTCTTGCCGGTTGCGTTCATCCAGAAACTATAGTTAAAATTAGATTTAGGAAGATTTCTTGATTTTGGAGTTTGGTGCTGGTTCTCCAGTTCCAAACTTCCAACCTTCATTTAGTTTTATATCAACTTCTTCTGGTGATATTCTTTTCCATCCCTTTGTTCCGGGCAAATGCATTACCTTTTTTCCTTTATGCGCCTTTCCCCCTAATGATGATCGTGTTTTTCTTCCTTCATTAGATGCCCAATAACTAAATTCTTTTGACCCCATCTTCTTTCCTCCAAGAGATGCCCTTTCTTTTCTTCCCTCTTCGGTGCTCCAATAGTAAAAATTTTTTGTTTGATTTGTTAAGTAATCTTGTTTTTGACTTTCTATTCCTTTTATTGTCCATTTTTTTCTTTCATTTGATGGAATGGAAAAAATACCAATATTATTGTCACGACAAAATTCTCCTGTTATTTTTCTATATTGTGGAGATAAGTTTGCTCCCAACATTTTCATAGACCTTAAATCATTTGGATTTTTATATATCTTCCACAACAAATAATGTGCCAATATATGTTCTCTAACATTTAAATATGTTAGATTAAAATCTTCATCACTTCCCCCCATATGTTTGGGAATAATATGATGTTCGTGTAACCCAGAATATTTTTTATAGTTTTCTTTTCTTGACTTATTGCCTTCACATAAGTTAGAATAGATTTGATTAAACATTTCCCTGTCCCTGCTAATGGTATTTATACAAAATGTGGATTGAAAAAGAAACATCGATTGCTGAAATCAAAACATTACTTGATAATGGATATGAAGTGGAGGTTGATTCTCCCGATGGATATGTTCCTGTTAATTTTTTTATTAATAAGGGGATGTATGAAGAATATGAATTGCTTATGATGGGGGGTAATAAAGTTAGTTGTAATGAGTCCCATTTGTTTGAAACTACTGAAGGTTGGATTTCCGCTAAAGAAATGGAACAATCTAACTTAATATACAAATTGATTACTAACGAGGGTATTAAAATTGGTCGGGTTTATAAAAACAATAAACAAATACCTATTGTAGATATTAATGTAAATCATCCAAATCATAGATATTACACTAATGGAGTTTCCTCTCACAATACTGGAGTTGGAAAATCTCTCTTTATGTGTCACGTTGCCAGTTCTGCCTTACTACAGAATAGAAATGTTCTTTATATTACTCTTGAAATGGCAGAAGAAAGAATTGCCGAAAGAATTGATGCGAATCTTCTTAATGTTCCAATTCAACAACTGATTGATTTACCACGCTCAGCATTTGAGAATAAAGTAAATGGTATTTCCAAGAAGACTCGGGGTTCTTTGGTAATCAAAGAATATCCTACTGCTTCGGCACACTCCGGGCACTTCAAGGCACTTCTGAATGAACTTGCTCTGAAGAAATCATTTAGACCTGATATTATCTTTATTGACTATTTGAATATTTGCTCCTCCTCACGATTTAAGAGTGGTAGTAATATCAATTCTTATACTTTGGTTAAGTCTATTGCCGAAGAACTTCGTGGTTTGGCAGTAGAGTTTAATGTTCCTATTATGAGTGCGACACAGACGACTAGGAGCGGTTTTGGTTCTTCCGATGTAGAATTGACCGATACTTCTGAATCGTTCGGTCTTCCTGCTACTGCCGACCTTATGTTTGCTCTGATTAGTACCGAGGAATTAGAAGGTCTAGGGCAGATTATGGTGAAGCAACTTAAAAACAGATATAATGACCCAACAATCTTTAAGCGTTTCGTTGTTGGAATTGACCGTGCCAAAATGAGACTTTATGATGTAGAACAGTCCGCACAAAACGACATACTTGACAGCGGTAAAGAAGAGGAGTATAATAATGAAGAAAATAAACCAAAAAAATCATTTGAGGGATTTAAATTTTCATGACACAACGAGTTGATTTTAATAAGTATCAGAACTTCGTAGATGCCGTAACTTCTGATGCATCCAAAGATTTCCTTGCTCTTTCTGACCGTATGGTTCAGTTGGATGAGAAAGGTGCTAATATTGAGCGTCTTCTGACTGCCTCTGTGGGAATTAATGCCGAGGGTGGTGAGTTTTTAGAAATAGTCAAGAAAATGGTCTTTCAAGGTAAGTCTTGGAATGATGAGACCCGTACTCACTTGATTAAGGAACTGGGTGATACGATGTGGTATGTGGCACAAGCGTGTATTGCTCTTGATGTCTCTTTTGATGAAGTAATTCAGACTAATATTGATAAACTGATGAAGCGTTATCCAGACGGATTTTTTGACGCATACTATAGTGAAAATCGTGAAGATGGAGACATTTGATGACTAAAACAGTATCTGTTAAGATGGATGTTCGGACTGCCGCTGCCGTTCGTCAAATTCTTTTTGAGAATCAAAAAGGTTATACCTATGATGAACTTTCTGTTCCTCCTCGTATTTCTGACATTCGTGCCGTGATTTTAGACCTTGATGAAAAGATTGGTGCTGTAGTTGGTGAATGACCCTTCGGTAGTCTTAAGCACTAAATAAAAATAAAATACTTATGGCAGAATCTATTCCAGCAAATAGAGGTGATTTATTTGAGGTATTTTTTGCTGCCGCAGTTGCTGCTCGGTTTGTAAAAAGAGCAAAACTAAAGACTTCAAAAACATTACCAACTGTAAATACATCTGATGTTGATATTATATTGACTGAAATGATGAAGCGTGGGTATGCTAAACAAGTTAATGATGTTGGGAGTGCTGTAATTGATACGGTTTCAGTAACAGTATCTGTTCCTAGAAAGGCTCAAGATTTTTTATCAGTTAGAGCAAATTGGAATAAAGTTTCAGATTTAAGATCCGGTGCAGTATCATTTGTTAATTCTCATAGTAGATTGAATGCTCAAGCAAGGGGACTATCAATTAATGAAAGAGAAGATAATATTAGAATATCTGCTGCAGGAACATTAGACCAAAAAGGAACTAAAGCAGATGTTAACGTAGAAGTTAATTCCCCCACCAATCCTGATAAAAGGTTTAGAAATATTGACTATTCTTTAAAGGTTTCTGGTGGGGAACAATTCCATCAAGTATCGGGACAAGGATTTGATAAGTTTTTAAGTATTTTTGGTGAGATGGGTTTAGATGTATCTCCAATTCAAGAAAAATATCAGAAATTTATTGATAATTTTTTTGATATTGAAGTATACACTAAAAAGTATCCATCAAGGGAATCGGCAAAGTCTACTGGTGGTGGAGAACAGTTAAAAAAAGCGGCAAGACTTGTTTATGCATATGCAACTGAAAAATTAAATGAAGGATTAGATACTGTAGAATCTACGGATACTAAAGTTAAATTTGCTGATTATATTATTTTTGGACTATCTAGAAATGTAAATACCGAACTAGTTAAATTTACAAGCACAGGTCAAGTAAAGACCAGAGTTGCCAATAGAGAGTTTAGAGATATACTTGCAAACAGTAGATATAGTGCTAGAATGAATGCATCTGGAGACCCCAAAATAGAGATTTATCTTTCAAAACCGGATGGAACTAGACTTTCTGGTAATAGTAATTTAATTATTCAAATTAGATATAAAATGGAAGTAGCAAGTTCAAATGCTTCTATGGGAAAATCATATAGATTTTATCCAAGAAATTACCTTGAAGCACAACCAGGAATGTTTCTAATATGAAAGACCTCCAAGCATTTCTTAATAATATTATTGATATCTTCACCACTAAAAAATCATTACCAAAAGATGTAATGAATGATTTTATAAAGTATTTTTACTTTACTCTTGATAATGAAATTAAATTAAATAAATCAGAATTGTTAAAGAATAAATATATTAAGATTAGAAAAAATGGATTAAACTATATTGTTGCTAATAAAGAAGCAATAATGGCGAATATTCGTAAGAAAAAATTAAGTAAGTAATGAAAAGTTTCTTTCAGTTCATATCAGAAGCAACTTCTGCAGCAGACCAAGCTCAGCGTGTTGGATTGCAGGGTGACGGGCACGGTGGTTGGTATGATAGAAGAACTAATGAGTTTGTTGCCAAAACAGAAGGTGGAAAGTTAAAGTTCTATAATAAGAGACAGAGAGTAGGAAAGGACCCAAATCAAACTCCACACGAAAAGGATGTTCCTTCTCCAAGTTATAATGACCCAAATGCTCAACAACCACCACAGCAGCAGCAAGAACCAGCACCAGAGCAGCAACCAGTAGCACAGGAACCTCAACAACCGGTGGCAACGCCACCACCAGTTCCTAAGACCAAGGGAACTCTTACGATTGCTTTTGGTCGTTTTAATCCCCCTACGGTCGGACACCAGCAATTGATGGATGTTGCCGCTGCTTCATCACAGGCAGATGGTGGAGACTATCTAATCTATCCATCCAGAAGTCAGGATAAGAAAAAGAATCCGCTGGACCCTGATACAAAGATTTCATATATGAGACAGATGTTTCCTGCTCATAGTGAAAGAATTGTGAATGATGCCGCAAATAAAACTATCTTTGATGTTCTTAAGAAGGCACATAATGATGGATATACGAATGTTAGAATTGTGGGTGGTTCTGACCGTGTAAAGGAGTTTGAGAAACTTTCTGGTAATTATAACGGGCAACTGTATGCCTTTGATAATATTGAAGTAGTTTCTGCCGGTGATAGAGACCCCGATGCCAAAGGTGTTGAGGGAATGTCGGCTTCCAGAATGAGACTTGCCGCTGCCGAAGGAGATTTTCGTAAGTTTAGAGAAGGTCTTCCGCCAGAGATGAAGCGTAAATCGGCACAGGAATTATTTGATTCCGTAAGAGCATCTATGGGTATTAATGAAAGTTGGAACCTCTGGGAAATTGCTCCTAAGTTTGATTACCAGACTCTTCGTGAGAATTATATTTCAGAAAAAATCTTCCAAATCGGTCAACTAGTTGAGAATCTGAATACCGGACTTGTTGGAAGAATCCTGCGTCGTGGTACTAACTATCTGATTTGTGTAACCGAATCTGGTATGATGTTTAAGTCCTGGATTAAGGATGTAATGGAAACAAAGAAATATACCGAAGTTACGATGAATAGAAAGATGAGAGAACCTGGAAAACCAAATACTTTAGTTGGAACATCTGGATTCTATAAGTATGTTGCGGATATGACTCCCGAGGCACCCGAAACAAATCTACAATACGGAGCAAAACCCTATCGTGGTTATAAGGTATCCAATATCAGGGAGTTTATAAATAAGTATAGAAAATAGTAAAGTAGTAAAGTCTTAATATGAAAAATCATATTGCCGAAGAATTGCCAGCAAGAAAATTTGCTCCTGCTGCTGCCGGTTCTGGTCCTACTGACAAGAACGATAAAAAAGAAGATTCTGGAAAGTCTCCTGAGAAAAAGGCAAAGCAGGCAGTATATGATATTCGTTATAGAGCAAGAAGAGAAGATATTCCACTTCCTCAGGCATTTTCTCAATATATGCAAAATAGCAGTATGGGAGGTGAGGAAAGAAAGATGGTCAAGGCAAAACTATTCGGCAAAGAAGGTAGTAGTATGAAGGCAGAAGATTTTAATCCTGCATTTAAGAGTGCCGCATCAGATTCTCTTGCGAAGGCACTCTTTAAGGTTTTTGTTGAAGGAACCGAGCAAGAACAAGAACCAATTTCTCTAACCTATGTTGAAGAATTGGATTCGGCAGAGCACAGAAAGTATAAGGTAAGAGTAACCGATAAGAATACTAAAAGGTCTTATGTGAGAATGGCAACCCGTGAGAAAATTAATCAACTTCGTGCGAATCCAAATATTGAATCCGTTGAGATGACTCAGTATGGCGAACCTTATGAGGGTGAGAGAAAGAAGGGTTCTCAAACGGCAAGAGTTGCGGCAGGTAAAGGATTAGACCCCGTAGGTCAAGAAGATGGTGATGTTGATAATGATGGAGATAAGGATAAGTCCGATAAGTACCTAATGAAGAGGCGTGGTGCGATTGGAAATGCTATCGCAACTCGTAAAGAAGAGTTCATTCACGAAGCAGAAACCGAAGATTCTAATACCACAAAAATTGATTATAAAAAAGGAAAAGTTAAGAATAAAGTAGTTGTTGCTCCCGAACAAGGTAAGGGACTAATGGCACATAATGAACTTGAGGGTGAACTGATTGCCGAAAAGGCAGTTAGTCAGGCACAACAGCGTTTTATGGGTATGGTTTATGCTGCCAAAAAAGGAAAACCTGCCGCAAGTCCTGAAGTTGCCCAAGCTGCAAAAGAAATTACCAAAAAAGAAGCAAAGAAGTTTGCATCAACCAAGCACAAAGGTCTTCCAGAAAAAGTAAAGGAAGAAATGGAATGTGGTTCTGATGATAAGAAAAAAAAGAATGGTGAAGAGGAAGACCCCCGTTCTATGAAAACTGTGAGGGATAGATTAAGAACTAAACTTGGATTGATGGGTCTTAAGATGTCTTATGAACCAGAAGGTGAGCAGATTGATGAGCTGAATCGTTCCGAAAGAGAAACCGGTATTAATACAAAGACTGGTAGACCAACTCAAAAAGGTGGCGACCCTAGAGTTAAAGAAAGAAATAAACCACCCCTGAAGTATGGTGGTTCAAGGCAAGAACCAAAGAGTGGAGAAAAACCACCCTCTCCTAGTGAGGAGGCTAGAAAAAAGGGTGTTCTTAGTCCTTTAGAACGTAAAGCAGCACTACGCCGTAATGCTAGAAAAGCAGCAGCAGACTTTAGAATGGATACTAGAGGAACCTAGTTCATAAATAAAACAGAACTCTTCACACGAGGTAATTATGACCACTGGACTTATCTGGGCATGGATTGTTGCAAATGAAGCGACAGTAGCAACTATTCTTCTAGTTGTTTCCGAATTACTTGGTTCAATTCCACAACTAAAAGCAAATGGAATTGTTTCTTTTGTAATTCTTCAAATTCAAACACATCTTAAGAAAAAAGGTGCAGTAGACCCTACTCCCTGAATTAAACTAAGTTAATAATAAGGAGACCAAAACCAAGGTCTCCTTTTTTTATAAATATTATCAGAAAAGAATTTTATAGGTAAGAAACATGGCTCTTTGGGGCAAGGCAGACAATTTATTTTCTCCCGGTACAGTTTCAGTAAACTACTCTACTGAAACTATTACTGGAGCTGGTACTTCATTTACCGCTGCTGGTATTTCAACTGGAACTACAATTGTTATTGGTGTAGGAGGTACATACGGGCAGGCAGTAATTTCCGGAATTACTTCGGATCTAGTTGTTTCAATTGCAACAACTCAATATCTGAGTGGAGCAGCAATTTCTGGAGTTGGATATACTTTAACGCAAAAACCAGTTTATACATTAGAAGATTCAAATTACGCAGGTATTCAAACCACTTCTACTGGTTTAACCAATGCAGTTTATGGTGTAGATGAATACGAAGCTGCTGCCAACGCCGCAACTGGTTCTAAGTATAAAGTAGCACACGCCGGTTGGGTTGGGATTCACACTTACATTGACCAGCACGGATACTTAAGAGTCAAATCAGAAGTTCTCGTAGCTATGTCTGGTATTAGTTCTAATGTACCCGCAACTTATGGTGCAACAGGTGATGCTCTTGATGATGCCGTATTCCCAGACCGTTACATTACAATTACTACTCAACCAGTAAGTCTGAGTGGAGTTTCTACAACTGCGGCACAATCATTTAGTGTTGTAGCAAGTGCAACCCCAACAGCACCTCTCACATTCCAGTGGCAGTATGCTTCTTATGTTGGTGCAGGATTTACTAACCTTGCCAACGGTGGAATTTACAGTAATGTAACTACGGCAACAGTCGGAATTGGTTCAACAACTGTCGGTGCTAATATTCCTGATGGATACCAGTATCGTACCGTGGTTACTTCAACTGGTGGAGCAACAGCAACTTCTAACGCAGCAACTCTTGATTACGCATAATAACCTATGAGATTTGATGAGTTGAATGAGAATAATTATATATTATTTGCCATTAAGTATTATGAAAATCCTCAATCAGTCACGATGGAGGACTTTGAGTCTGATTTGAAAAGAATAAGATATGTAAAAAGATTATTAAAAAGATATAAAAATACCGGAGAATTAAAAACTCATCTCATCTTAAATCATCTCATTATTCTCTTTAATGTTTTTAATGATGCCGCAGTTCCTTTATTATTCTATAACTTAGAAAAGGAACTGTGGCCGTCTATTAAAAGTTTTTTACTGTTCTTAAATCGTTTACCGGAATATCCCAAAACTCAGATACACGAAATTGTTGAAGATTCTGAGTGCCTATCTCAACTACAAAAAATCTAATGGATATAAACAAGATTATTGATATTATTCATAATCTCAAAGAGGAGGGTGAGGGTGGTGCTGCCCCTACTAATAGTCTTGCTGGTGGAAAGATTGCCGGTACAGTAGAAGCAGGTGATAATCCTCCAGTAGATTTGAGAAAAGGAAAGAGAAGGAATTGGAACCCATTCTTCAAAAATCTTGCCAGAATGCAAAGAAGAAAACCCAAATAAATAATAGCAAGACCACTACTTGATTTTTTTGTTTTGTAGAACCATATACCCACCAACAAAAAAAATGTTTACCAAATCATCTAACGAAACAAAAATAGCGGTTCTCGAAGAACGTCTTACTTCCTATGAGGTTATGATGAAAAAGATAGATGAAGCCATTCAGATAATGGGACAGACTAGTCAAAGCATATCGAAGATGTTAGCAGTCCATGAAGAAAAGTTGGATAATACTAATAAGACTGATGAGGTAATTTTTAGTCGAATTCGGGTGATGGAAGATAAAAATACAGAAGAGCACGGTAGAGTAATCGAAAGGTTTGAATCATTAGAAAAAAAGATAGATAATCGTATAGAATCTGTAGATAAAAAGGTTGATGACGTAACAAAGTTTCGTTGGTTAGTTGCGGGTGCTTTAGTAATAGTTTCTTTTGCGTTTTCTCAGTCAAGTATGGTTGTGGATGTCTTGACACCAGACGCAGAAAAGATTAGAATAGAAAAAGCAAAATAGTACCCTTTATAATGGATTTGATTGATTCCAAGTATATTGGATTAGTTTCGTCACGCCTTCAGAAATTTAAAAGAGTTAAATCAAACCTCTACAATTTTCGCTGCCCTCTTTGTGGAGATTCTCAAAAGAATAAAAGTAAGACAAGGGGATATTTGTATGCCGTAAAGACTAATACAAACTTTAAGTGCCATAACTGTGGGTCAAGTTTATCATTTAATAACTTCCTCAAAGAACTGGACCCAACTCTTCACAAACAATATACACTTGAGAAATTTAAGGAAGGTCATACTGGTAAGAACTTTGTGGTTGAAGAACCAAAGTTTGAGTTCTCAAAACCAGTCTTCCAAAAGAAACTAAATCTTCCTAAAGCATCGTCCAATCAAATTGCTAAAGAATACTTGGAAAAAAGAAAACTCAATCCGGAAAAGTTTTATTTTGCTGACAAGTTTCAGGAGTGGGTGAATACTCAAAAACCTACATTTAGTAGGATTGTAAAGGATGAGAGTCGTATAGTCATACCACTATACACTAGGGAAGGAGAAGTCTTCGGATTTCAAGGAAGAGCACTAGGACCGAATAGTGTTAAATACATTACCGTCATCTTGGATGATTCGATTCCCAAACTTTATGGACTCAATAAGGTAAATGCAAATGAGACGGTTTATATTGTCGAAGGACCATTTGACTCTGAGTTTGTAGAGAATGGAATCGCTATGTGTGGTGCCGATGTTGATGTATCATCCTGCAATTTTAAGGATGTTGTTTATGTCTTTGATAATGAACCACGAAATCGAGAAATCTGTAATCGTATGAATAAGATTATTGAGAGTGGAAGTAAGGTTGTGATTTGGTCAAAATCTATTCAGCAAAAGGACATTAATGATATGGTGCTTGCTGGACTTTCGGTTATGGATGTGTTAAAATTGAATACACGAACAGGTTTAGAAGCAAAAGTAAAGTTTAACGAATGGAAGAAAGTATGAGCAACGGAACAAAGGTTATTAAAAGAAACGGATCGATTGAGGGTCTTGACTTAAACAAACTTCACCTAATGGTAGAAGAAGCGTGTAAGGACTTAGCAGGAGTATCGGCATCTCAAGTTGAAATGCAGTCCGGTATTCAGTTTTATGATGGCATTACCACATCGGAGGTTCAGGAGATTCTAATTCGCTCTGCAAGCGACTTGATTGACCTAGACCACCCTAACTATCAGTTTGTTGCCGCTCGCCTGCTTCTGTTCGCTCTCCGCAAGCAGTTATTCGGTCGTATGCACGAGTGCCCTACTCTGATTGAACACGTTCATAATTGTGTTGATAAGGGTGTCTATGATGCCGAGATTCTGAGTCTTTATAGTGATGAAGAGTTTGAGAAACTTCAGTCCTTTATTGTACATGAGCGTGATTATCTCTTCACCTATGCGGGTCTCCGTCAGGTGGTTGATAAGTATCTGGTTCAGGACAGAAGTTCCGGTGCTCTTTATGAGACTCCTCAGTTTATGTACCTGATGATTGCTGCTACCATCTTCTCTAAATATCCAAAGGAAACTCGTTTGGATTACGTTAAAAAATATTATGACGCAATCAGCAAACACAAAATCAACATCCCAACGCCGATTATGGCAGGAGTCAGAACTCCACTTCGTCAATTTGCATCTTGTGTTCTCGTTGATGTTGATGACACCCTCGATAGCATCTTTAGCAGCGATGTGGCTATTGGTAAATATGTCTCACAAAGGGCTGGTATCGGCATTAACGCTGGTAGAATACGTGGCATCAACAGCAAAATCAGAGGCGGAGAGGTACAACACACAGGCGTGGTGCCCTTCCTTAAGAAGTTTGAGGCAACTGTCCGATGCTGCACTCAGAACGGCATCAGAGGTGGTTCTGCTACAGTTTTCTTTCCTATCTGGCACCAAGAAATAGAAGACATTCTAGTTCTCAAAAATAACAAAGGAACTGAAGATAATCGTGTTCGTAAATTGGATTATGGAATTCAAATATCCAAACTGTTCTATGAAAGATTCATCAAGAATCAGGAGATCACACTTTTCTCCCCACACTCAGTTCCCGGATTGTATGATGCTTTTGGTACAGATTCATTCGATGAGATATATGTAAATGCGGAGCAAGATGAGTCTATTCCAAGAAAAACTATTGGAGCACAAGAACTTTTTCTGGATCTTCTGAAGGAAAGAGCAGAGACCGGTCGTATTTACATTATGAATATTGACCACTGCAACTCTCATAGTTCTTATCTGGATAAGGTTAATATGAGTAACCTTTGTATGGAGATCACCGAACCCACGACTCCAATACAGCATATTGATGATGAGAATGGAGAAGTCGCAACTTGTATTCTATCTGCGATAAATGTTGGAAAATTAAAGCACTTTGATGATATGAAAGAACTTTGCGATCTTTCTGTTCGTGCTTTGGATGAGATTATTGACTATCAAAATTACCCCGTAAAGGCAGCAGAGAACTTCACCAAGAGGCGCCGATCACTTGGGATAGGTTATATTGGTCTGGCACACTATCTTGCCAAGAATGGAGAAAACTATGGAGACCCTGGTGCCTGGAAACTAGTACACGACTTGAGTGAGGCATTCCAATATTATCTGATTAAGGCAACCGTAAATCTTGCGAAAGAAAAAGGTGCCTGTGAGTATTCTCATCGTACTAAGTATGGTCAGGGTATTCTACCGATTGATACATACAAGAAGGATGTTGATGAAATTGTTCCGAATAACTTAAAGTATGATTGGGATAGTCTTAGGGAACAAGTTAAGCAATATGGAGTACGGAACTCAACACTGTCGGCACAAATGCCTTCGGAGAGCAGTTCCGTTGTGTCAAATGCAACAAATGGAATTGAACCACCTCGGGGATACTTGTCCATTAAGAAATCAAAGAAAGGACCTCTCAAGCAGATTGTCCCCCAGTATCAAACTCTTAAGAACAACTATACGCTTCTTTGGGATATGCCTAGCAATACTGGTTATATCAATATTGTTGCTGTTATGCAAAAGTTCTTTGATCAGGCAATTTCTGGAAACTGGTCGTATAATCCAGAAAATTATCCCAATAATGAAGTACCTGTGTCGGTAATGGCACAAGACCTTCTTACAACTTATAAACTAGGTTGGAAAACAAGTTATTATCAGAATACTTATGATATTAAGACTGATGAAGTGGTTGAAGAATCTAAAGAAGAACTTCAATCCCTCCTGTATGATATTATGAGTTCTGATGAAGACGACTGTGAAAGTTGCAAAATCTGACCTGAGTAAATATAAAAGTGTGAGTTAATTTGGAGAAAAAAAATTATGGATTTTAACTTTAAAACAAAACTAGAGGAGAAAAATGTGGTCAATCAAATGACAGTTTTTAACTCTCAGGAGGTAGATACTAAAAAGCAACCGATGTTTTTTGGAGCACCTCTGGGCATTCAGCGTTATGATTCTTACAAGTATCCAATCTTTGATAAATTAACTCAACAACAACTTGGATACTTTTGGAGACCCGAAGAAATCTCCTTACAAAAAGATCGTGGTGATTATCAAACATTACGCCAGGAACAAAAACATATTTTTACGAGTAATCTGAAATATCAGATTATGCTTGATTCGGTTCAGGGAAGAGGTCCTGGTATGGCATTTGCTCCCTACTGCTCTCTTCCTGAACTGGAAGCGTGTATGAAGGTCTGGGAGTTTATGGAGATGATTCATAGTCGCTCATATACCTATATCATTAAGAATGTTTATTCGGACCCTGCGGATGTCTTTGATACAATTCTTCGTGATGAAAGAATCCTAGAACGTGCCGTGAGTGTCACCGAAGCATATAATGATTTCATCAATAGTGCCCATCATTATGGAACTTCTGAACTTTGGAAACATGCCCAAGAATCAGTTCCCTACGCACAGGCAGAAAGATATGAACTCAAACGAAAACTTTTCAGAGCAGTTGCAAACGTTAATATTCTTGAAGGTATTCGCTTTTACGTCAGTTTCGCTTGCAGTTTTGCATTTGGCGAACTCAAACTTATGGAAGGAAGTGCAAAAATCATCGGTCTAATTGCCCGTGATGAGAGTCAGCACCTAGTCATTACCCAGAACATCCTCAACAAGTGGAAGGAAGGTGATGACCCAGATATGAAGAAAATCTCACAGGAAGAAGAGCAGTGGGTCTATAAGACTTTTGAGAATGCAGTCAATCAAGAAAAACTCTGGGCAGAATATTTGTTCAAGGATGGTTCTATGATCGGACTGAATGATAAACTTCTTTGCCAGTATGTTGAATGGACTGCCAACCGCAGAATGAAGGCAATTGGTCTTCGCCCACTTTATGATATTCCTGCGAAGAATAATCCTCTTCCTTGGACCTCACACTGGTTGAATTCAAGAGAAGTACAAATAGCACCACAAGAATCAGAGATAACTTCATATTTGGTTGGAGGTATTAAGTCTGATGTAAAACCCGACACTTTCTCCGGATTCAAGTTGTGACACCAAAAATACTCAATAGTGATGGAAATTACGATGAGTGGTGTGAAGAAGAAATTATAAAATGTTATAAGGATGCTGCCGAATATGATGATGTGCTTTTTGGAGACCACGACTATTCTTATATTTGGTTGAATAATAAAACTAATGAGAGTCCTTGAGGCTCTCTTTTTTTATAAATAAAACTATAAAGAACTTATAAGAAAAGATGTCTAGACTTACTGGTACTGATGCATATGGTTTGATGGAGGCATATAATAATGTATATGCCCCTCAAGAACTCACCGAAGAGCAGGTTTGGGAAGAAGTTGAGACTTGGGTAAATGGCCTTATTGAAGAGGGTTATGACCTGAGTGATTATACTTGGGAAGAGATGTATGAGTCTTATCTTGAAGAGCAAGGTCGAGCAAGAACCACGGGACAAAATTCTTCAGTTTTTACATTACCAACAACTCCTGGCGCAGGTAGTGCTGGTGGGTCTGGTAGTGGTGGTAGGAGAGGTAGTGGTTCTTCTCCTGGTTCAGTACGACCCGCTACTACTCCTGCTCCTGCCGCAAAACCAGCAGCAGCACCAGCACCCGCTGGCGCAAAACCAGCAGCACCAGCACCCGCTGCCACAAAACCAGCAGCACCCGCTGCCGCTAGACCTGCTACACCAGCACCCGCTGGCGCTAAAGTAGCACCCACAAAACCCACAGCACCGGCAAAACCAGCAACTGGTATGTTAGGTAAAACTTCATTTGAGAGAAGAACTCCAACTTCCTCCGAATTGAAGGCAGCACAAGCAGCAAGAGCATCTGGAGCATCTCCAGAGAAAGCACTTCAGGCAGCAAAGTCTGCCGGTGCCCCTAAAGTTGCTCCAAGTAATACACTAAGTAATACTGTAGCAGCAGCATCAAAACCTGCTGCATTTAGTCCAACTCCTGCTGTTGCAAAAACATCGCCTACTCCTGCTGCAAAACCAACTCCTAGACAGCAGCGCCTGAATATGGAAATGGAGTATGATACTTTTGATACTGTGCTTGAGCACCTAGTTGCCGAAGGTTATGCTGATACAAATGAAGCGGCTCTGGTCATTATGGCAAATATGAGTGAAGAGTGGAGACAGAGTATTTTAGATGAGGGTGATAATTACGATAAAAATCGTCAAAGAGCAGCAAAAAGAGCAGCAGAAAGAAATGCTGCCAGAGATGCTGGAAAGACTGGTGCTGTTCCCGGCGTAGGTTATGTAACACCAAGAAGAGAAAGAGAAACCTATAGAGATTCTGCAGGCACTGAAAGGCACACTTCTGGCGCCAAAATGCCAAAAAAAGAAGGTTGATATTATTTTTCAAGTAATCACAAGACCTCTCCACCCGGAGGGGTTTTTTTATAAATAACTAAAAAAGTAAAAAAAATGAAAACATTTACTACCGACTCTTACGAGTGTGATGCCTATGACCTTGTGCTTGAGTATCTCCTCTCACAGGGGCACGTAGAGACCGTAGAAGAGGCACATTATGTAATGATGGAGATGGATGCCGAAGCTATTGGAACTATTGTTGAGGCAGCGGCAGACCAATCTGATAAGCAAATTGATAAAGGTGTAAAGACGACTTATAAGGCACAAAATGTTCTTGATAATCAACATCAAGGTAGAAGTAAAGGATTGAATAAACTTCCAAGAGGCGAAAGAGAAGAAAAGGCAAAAAGAATGGGAGGTCGTCTAAAAAGTCGTAGAGACGATTTATTTGGAGAACGCAATAAGCGTGAAGATTCAAAAAGAGAACAACTGAAAAAAATGTTAGGTTTATAATCTAAAATCCTAACATAACTTAAAGGAGGCTTGACAAGTCTCCTTTTTTTATGTAGACTAGGTTTGTCTCCGTTGAAGGATAAATAATAGCTCTATAAGACTACTAAATGAGCTATGAGAATCCTTGGAGATATAATGGGGAGATTTTTGAGTCAACTCATATAGAAGATTATTTTGGATTCGTATATCTCATATCCTGTAAGACCACCGGTAGAAATTATATTGGACGCAAGTACCTTTGGCAGTTCAGAACACCAAAAGGAAAGAAGAGAAAAGTAAAGTCAGAATCTGATTGGAAAAATTATTATGGTTCTTGCCCCGAACTGAAAGAAGATATAATTCAGTATGGCAAAGAGTTGTTCAGTAGAGAAATTATAAGTCTTCATAAGACCAAAGGTAAGTGTAACTTTGAGGAAACAAGACAACTTTTTCTAAATAATGTACTGACCGAATCACTTGACTCTGGGGTTCCAGCGTACTATAATTCTAATATTCTAAATCGTTATTTTCGGAAAGATTATTATGATGACACTACTAGAGCAGACTCTAAGAACATCACATGATTGGGCAGTTGATCGCATACATACATTATGTGAGAATAAAGGTACTGAAGATGCTCAGGCAATTCAGGCAGAGTTTAGAGAATGGATGGACCCCGATATTTCTGAACACGATGTTTTTTCACTTGAATACTTAGGAGACGAATAATGAGAATAGACCTTCACAACTTTTTTCTACATTATGACCCAAAGAACCCAAAACATGTTGCGGCAGTAGAGCAACTTGAAGTGAATCTTGCAAGTAAGTGTCCGGACCTGATAGAGGATACTGCTAACTGGGTCAAAATCTTTAGAACAAAAATAGAAGCAGTCATTCCTGGAATTTTGAATGTTCCATATTATCCTCAGACAGATAATTATAGAGACGCTAATCGTACTTGCAATAGTTCTTCCTGTGCTATGTGCCTTGAGTATTTTAAGCCAGGTACTTTAAAGGGAGCAAAGGGCGATGATGCCTATGTTCAGAAAGTGTTTGCAATCGGTGACTCAACTGATCACACGGTTCAGACCAAAGTTCTTGATTCTTATGGAATTAAGTCACGCTTTAGTTACAATCTTTCTTTTGCTGATCTTGATCGTGAGTTATCTGCTGGGAGACCCGTTGTTATTGGCATACTCCACCGTGGTACTCTATCTTCTCCTACTGGTGGGCACATGCTGTGTGTAATAGGAAAAAGTCCTGATGGAAAATCTTATATCTGTAATGACCCATATGGGGATTTGATGTCGGGTTATACTACACCCGTAAATAAAGGTAAAGGTGCCGTTTATCCTGTTGAAGTTCTAAAGTATAGATGGTTAGAGAACGGTAAGGATAAAACTGGTTGGGGAAGAATCTTTAAATGACTATCAAATTCATAGATGCCGTAGAGAACCATAAAGACCTGGAGCATCAAAATCGTGCCTGGGCATTTCTTCAGGCATCAGTTCACAAAGAAATCTTGGATGAGTTTGCTAGGATTTATAGAAATCAAAAGATAGAACCAACACTTGATGGATTGCCTATTGAAGGTGTAGAACTTATTAAGGAATTTGAGAAATGTCATCTTAAAGCATATTACGATCCTCTTACAGGTGGTTTGCCCATTACGATAGGTTGGGGAAGCACTCGTAGAAAGGATGGAACCCGATTTATGATTGGAAACAAAATCACTCAAGAAGAAGCAGATGATTTGTTCTACTATCAACTGCGTCGTGAGTTTATTCCTGCTCTCCAAAAAATACCTTACTGGAGTGAAATGAATGACAGTCAAAAAGGGGCTCTACTTTGCTTTGCTTATAATCTCGGTGCAGATTTTTATGGTAATCCTGACTTCAATACTATTACAAGAGTCCTAAAGAATAAGGAATGGGATAAAGTTCCGGAAGCACTTAAACTCTATCGTAATCCTGGAACTAATGTTGAAGCAGGATTATTAAGAAGGAGAAAAGCAGAAGGAAAACTTTGGTCTACACCATAAAAGGTTTTGCTATTCCTTCATTTATCATTCTCTCATTCACCGTAACTGGGTCTCCAACAAAATAAAGAGTGCCGAGTATTCTTCCATACTTATCTTCTTTGAAAGTTTCAATTACCCATTCACCTTCTCGGGACAGTTCTTTTTCTAACCACGCTTTTGTCGCAAGACCTTCTGCCTTTTCTTTAAGGTCTTTGGTTCTTGTTTCTGCTGCATTAATACCTTTGAGACGAACTCTTTGAACAGTTGTAAGATTGAATCCCAAATCTATTGAAACATCTAATGTGTCTCCATCAACAATTCTTTCTATCTTCTTGATTCTATAGTTATACATTATCTTCTTCGTATGCTAATTTAAGTATATAGTATATGATATAAGCAGCACCGGCAAGTCCAATACCTAATAGTATATTTACACTCCATACTGGGTCAGTCATTTTCTTTTTCTTCGGGTTTTTTATTTAAGTTTGCCTTCAAAGCAATAATAGTTGCTAGAAGAGACATCAAAACTTGAATTGATTCTGATGTATTATCGTCACATTTACTTGGAGGTTTTGCTCCACTTTTATCAAATGCCTTTACAAGATACAGATAATGTAAACTAGTCATTACCTTGAAATTACATATTACATAATTTGTGAAAGTCATTCCAACAATTGCTGCTGCTACAAATGCAACCATCACAGGAACTATATTATCAAGTGTTGGATATTTGAATTTCATAATCGTCCTTCGGTTTGGTGTATCCATTCCTTCAACTCAGCAACATATTTTCTGAGTTCTTGTGCCTTATTTAGATGCCATTCATCACCACTCTTGAAGTACTCGTGAGTGTGATTATCTATTGCTTTAAGCATATTATGTATCGGTGCGTTCCAGTCTTCTCTATGAGGTGTATTCCACTCCCGTGGCATAAAATGTGAAAAGTAGTTTGAAGTATTTAGATTCTTGGGAGACTTATTCACCCCTAACCACTTCTCAAACTGGCACACTTGACAAAACCTAAATAATCTCATATAATGCAAAGGAACCCACTCAAAAGGTGGGTTTTGTCATAATGAGTCTGTGACGTGACACTTAGAGCCGTGGAAGATGCCCTCCGAGAGTTGGGTGTACCCCTCTTCTATACGGATGCCGAATTCTATTAAACTAAATGCTTAAAAACCTAACAAATGTAACCGTAGCGATTTTGGGTGCGGTTGCAACATCAGCGGCAACACTGCCAACACCGAGTATGGCAACATCTTCAGTAGTACAACCATTTTCAATTGTTCCTGAAGCGCCAACTCAAGAGACAGAGACCAAAGAGGTTGTTCCCGAAAAACCTAAGGTAAAACGATTAGTTTGTAAAGGATGTAATACTAATGAGTCCCGTACTCTGGAATTCTTACAGAAACGAGGAATCACTGACAAAAACGCCCTAGCAACCATTATGGGCAATATTAAACAAGAATCTACCTTCACTCCTAACATATGTGAGGGTGGTGCTAGAGTGCCTTATCACCAGTGTAGGAGCGGTGGGGTAGGAATACTCCAATGGACAAATGCTCCAAGATACTATGGACTTGGTAAGTTTGCTGCCCGTATTGGTGGAGACCCTTCCACTCTTGATACTCAATTGCAGTATATGTTACACGAAGGTGATTGGAAGATGATTGAGAACCAAATGAAAACCCCTGGTAAGTCCATTACTGATTATATGAGACTTGCTAGAAAGTGGATTCGTTGGGGTCATCACGGTGCCCGAACTGACTTTGCTTATGGTTATGCTAATAAGATGGTTCTTACTGAAGTATGATAAAAATCATAAGTCCACAATAAATACTGAGGAGTTCTATACTCCTCTTTTTTTATGTTTAATTTCAATTTTGGTAAGAAGAAACCTGATATTAAACAATATGCAATTATAGGAGTCGTACTATCTTCTGTGATTGCAATACTTTCACAGTGCTCTAGTATTCCCAGCAATCAACTTTGGGATTTACTGGATGAGATACAAAGAAAATATTTTCCACAAACTATACTAAATGAGTTTATTATCAAAGATGATGAAAAACTCAAAAGAAGAATTGGACGGGATGTGGATAGAGCAATTGATGATTATTGGAAACAATCTGGAGAGAAACCAGTAGAAGTTCCTGCTCCAATATTTTCAGAAAAACCTGTTGATGAATCCGTGTGTTATACCGAAGAATGTAAGTCACTCGGCGGAGAAATGCGTTTATGTGCTCCCTGGATGCCTGATTGCCCCAAAAACTAGCTATATAAACATATCCTATTTTATTTTGGAGATTATTATGTCTGTATCACAAGAACTACTGACTGCTATTGAAGCGTGGAAAGTAGAAGACGAAAAGTTCACTGCTGGTAATAGTGCCGCCGGTACTCGTGCCCGTAAGGCACTTCAGGAAGTTGCCAAACTCGTCAAGACCCGTAGAGGCGAGATTACCGAAGAGAAGAACGCCCGTAAGGAAGCAAAGGGTTGACTTTAGTACCCTGATGCCTTATAGTAGGTTCACGGGTGGAGGAGGTCCAAACTTCTTATAAATCCCACACCTCCCATGCCTCTCATAGAAGCACAAACAGGGAGGTTCCTTATGTCCCGATAGCACAGCGGATTAGTGCAACATCCTTCTAAGATGTGGGTCGCTGGTTCGAATCCAGCTCGGGACGCTTGGGGAATTAGCTCAGTTGGTAGTAGCACTTGCTTTGCAAGCAAGATGTCATCGGTTCGAGTCCGATATTCTCCACTTGACTTTTTAACAAAAAAGTCTTATAAATAAAAACACTTAGGTCGAAAACAATGTCTTATCCGATGCCCACAAAACAGATTAGTAATCTCGATTGCCGCTATTGGCATATTGAGGGTTCTCCCCTGTTTGCGGATATGGAAAGACATATGTAAGATGTAATCCATAAAAAGCAAATAAGAAGGGGGAGAGAAACCAAAAGTTTCCTCCCCTTTTTTGTTGCCTGTACCAGTTTCCTAAGTGCCCACCAATCTCCCCCCAGAGACCAAACGGTGGTATTCTAATCAAGTGGTTGAGGGATTGCCTCTCCACCAGAACCTAGACAACCGAATATTTATCCATATTATTTGGGTCGTTGGCAGATCGGTTTTATGCACCCGGCTTTTAACCGGTAGAGAGAGGTTCAACTCCTCTACGACCCATTTGGGAGAAAGGCTACTATTAGATATGTGTGGCGGCAGTCTGTAAAACTGTTACATAAGAACCGTTGGGGGTGCAATTCCCTCTTCTCCCACCTTGACCCTATGATGAAGTGGTTATCATACTTCTCTGTCTAAGAAGAATCACGAGTTCGAATCTCGTTAGGGTCGTTGGAGGCAAGGAAAGTAAAAGGAGCATGGGAACGCCTTCGGGATGATACCGCACCTGCCTTCAAATCAAGTTCCTATCGACTAGCGGTTAGGTCACCTCCCTTTCAAGGAGGTAACACGGGTTCGAATCCCGTTAGGAATGTATCTGGGAGTAGCTCAGTTTGGTAGAGCTGGGTGTTTGGAACGCTCAAGTCGCAGGTTCAAATCCTGCCTCTCAGACCTTGGGAACATAGCTCCAATTGGTAGAGCACTTGTTTGAAGAACAAGGTGTTATTGGTTCAAATCCAATTGTTCCCGCCTCAGGAATATAGCTCAATGGTTAGAGCAATCGGTTGATAACCGATAGATTCCAGTTCAAATCTGGGTATTCCTATTGATAAGGGTCCACCCCCACCAAACATTAGTGTGACGGGGGAGGAGGGTGAAATAGTCCCCTAGTTAAACGACCCAAGCGCACTTTAAATCAGGCGCCCTTATCAACTTGGGAGAGCACCTTGGATGGTGAGCACGACGGTGTTAGAGACGGTTCGATTCCGTCCTTTGGCAATGGTGGTTCGATTCCACCTTCTCCCCACTTGGAAGATTGGCAGAGCGGTTAATGCATCGGTTTGCTAAACCGTGAGGATAAAACCTCCGTTGGTTCGAATCCAACATCTTCCACCAGGTTGTATAGTTCAGTTGGTAGAACGCTTCTTTCATACGGAAGTCGTCGGTGGTTCGAATCCATCTACAGCCACTGTGTCGTTAGTCTAGTGGTTAAGACTGGAGATTGTGATTCTCCCTACGAGGGTTCGATTCCCTCACGACACCCCAATGAGAAATCGTCTAATGGTAGGACACCGCCCTTTGAAGGCGTTTATCTAGGTTCGAGTCCTAGTTTCTCAGCCAGCCCGATTGATGGAATTGGAATACATACTTGTCTTAGAAACAAGGTTTTACAGGTTCGAGTCCTGTATCGGGCATTGGATTTTATATCCAAATTTTGTTGGGTTAGTCTAACGGTAAGATGCAGGTCTCCAAAACCTTGCGATGGGGGTTCAAATCCCTCACCCTTCGCCTTGTTCTTTTAGCTCAGTGGATTAGAGCAGTAGGCTACGAACCTATGTGTCGGGAGTTCGAATCTCTCAAAGGACGCTTGACAAACCTTCAAAAGTTTGTTACTATATAAACTGATAGGCGCCTCTATCAAAATGTAGGAAGTGCAACACCTCTCTCTGGTCTGTCCAAAAGTCTAGATGATGTGCAAGAGGGATGAGGTAGTCACTTTGTTCTCCCCCTCCTACCAATATTCCCCTATAGCTCAATTGGCAGAGTATTTGACTGTTAATCAAAGTGTTCCTGGTTCGAGTCCAGGTGGGGGAGTTATCGGTATAAATAATAAAAGTTATACCAATAATAATGGCAAAAATAGAAACACGAACTTATGCTGAAAGAAAAGCAAAAAATCCTGATTGGGCAAAGAAAAGCGCAGAGCGTGTATCCGCTACCAGAAGGAAAAATGTTGCTATTCTAAAAGAGGAAGCAGGAAACTGTTGCTCTATATGTGGGTATAATAAGTGCATTGCCGCATTAGATTTCCACCATCTTGACCCAACCGTAAAGGAAGGTGGTATAATTGGGTCTACTCTTTCTCTTGAAAAACAAAGAGAAGAAGCAAAAAAGTGTATTCTTGTTTGTGCTAACTGCCATAGAGAATTACACAATCCGCCCTATAAGCATTGTGGTGATGCAGCAGTTTTGTAAACTGCAGAGAACAGTTCAATTCTGTTATGGGGCTTGACATAATACTCATTATGTCTTATAATTCCATGGTGTGAAGGAAGTACGCTGAGAGTGATGCCAAAAGTAAGGCACCCCGACAAGGGATACAGTAGAAGGATGCGAAACCTTCCACTCTCAACATTGCGGATATGGTGTAGTGGTAACACAAGAGTTTTCCAAACTTTTATCCTCGGTTCAAATCCGTGTATCCGCTTCCCCTAAAATATCAGGGGGTCTAAATAAACTTCGTAGTTGTAATTCTTAACGAACTATATGAATTTTCTTAAAAAACTAATGCTCGTCCCTGTTGCTCTGGGTCTTGTTGCTCCTGCTGCTATCGCTGCAGAACTCAATACTGAGGATGTCAATAAGTATGCTTCGGCAGCACAGGTTACAAGTGTTACTCAATTCTCTGATGTCCAACCTACTGATTGGGCATATCAGGCACTTACCAACCTCGTAGACCGTTATGGTTGCGTTGCTGGTTATCCTAACGGCACATACAAAGGTGGTCAGGCAATGACTCGCTTTGAAGCAGCAGCACTGCTGAATGCCTGTTTGGATCGTGTGACTGAAACTACAGATGAACTTCAACGACTGCTGAACGAATTCAAGAGTGAACTTGCAGTACTCAAGGGTCGTGTAGATGGTCTGGAGAACCGTGTTGGAAACTTGGAAGCAACACAATTCTCTACCACTACTAAACTCAAGGGTGAAGTCAATTTCATGCTTGGTGGAGTTCCTAGTCTTGAAACCAATAAAGGTGCTGATGTGGGTAACACCGCATTCAACTATGATCTGCGTCTGAACTTTGATACCTCGTTTACTGGTAAGGACTTGCTCCGTACTCGTCTTCGTTCCGGTAACTTCAGTAGCGATCCTTTTGGTTCTAGTTCTTCTTTGTTCAAACTTGATAAGGCAGAATCTACCGATAGAACTGTAGAGATCGATCGTCTTTACTACCAGTTCCCTGTAAGTAAGAGTCTAACTCTAACTGCTGGTCCTCTGGTTCGTAATACCGAGATGGCATGGATTCCTTCTGCTTATAAGTCAGAAATTCTTGACTTCTTTGCTGTTTCTGGTGTTCCCGGTGTCTATAACAAGGCAACTGGTGCTGGTTTTGGTGCTCAGTGGAAACAACCTACCAAGAAAGGTCAAGGTGGATTTGTTGCTGGTCTGAACTATGTTGCTCAGAACGGTGATGATTCCGAAACTGGTGTATTCAATGCTGATGGTGCTCTGAACCTGCTTGCTCAAGTTGGTTATCGTGCTCCTCAGTGGGGTGTTGCCGTAGGTTACCGTTATGGTACTGAAGGCACTCGTTCGCGCACCTACAACGGTCTCTTGAGTGCTAATGGTACTCTTGCTGCTGGTCAAGAATCCAATAGTGTTGCTCTTAATGCTTATTGGCAACCACAACAATCTGGTTGGGTTCCTTCCGTTTCTGCTGCTTATGGATATAATGGTGTAAGTGGTACTCCTGGTTCGGGTGATGCTACTGATTCCAATTCTTGGATGGTTGGTCTTCAGTGGAGCGATGTCTTTGCTAAGGGTAACTCTGCTGGTATTGCTTTGGGTCAAGCACCTTCTGCCGAAACCGCTGGTGTAGATGATGCAACTCTGCTTGAAATCTTCTACAAGTTCCAAGTCACCGATAACATCAGCATTACTCCTGCTCTGTTCTATGTTGATAACAATCAGCGTTATCAAGATTCCAGCAAGTGGGGTGGTGTAGTCCAGACTAAGTTCACATTCTGATAAACAACTCATAATATGAGTAGAAGCACCCATTCTTTGGGTGCTTTTTTTTGTCTTAACCAAATCTTAGTTGATTTTATCTTTCCTTTACCTTATAATTACTCTGTAGTTATTCACTTTTTATGAAACTCAAAAATCTTATTGTTGCTGGTCTGGTTGCTGCTCCTGTTGCCGCTCTTGCTGGACCTCCTTTGAATGGTGCTGGTGCCACCTTTCCAGCACCCATCTATCAACGCTGGTTCCAAGGTTATGCTTCTGAAACTGGCAATCGTGTGAATTATCAGTCAGTTGGTTCTGGTTCTGGTGTCCGTCAGTATGTCGCAGGAACTGTCGATTTTGGTGCAACTGATGAACCTATTTCGTCAAAAGAGGCAAGTAAAGTTAAGCGTGGCGTGGTTCAAATTCCTATGGTGGGTGGAACTATTGCCGTTGCTTATAACAAACCTGGATGCACTCTGAAACTCACTCAGAAGCAAACTGTAGATGTGTTTTCTGGAACCATCAAGAACTGGAAGGCACTTGGATGTGCTGCTGGACCTATTCTTGTGGTTCATCGTTCTGATGGTTCTGGAACTACTTTTGCATTTACTAATTCTCTGGATGCTTTTGGTGGTTGGAAACCTGGAGTTGGTAAGTCAGTAAAATGGCCTGTTGGTATTGGTGGTAAAGGAAATGAAGGTGTTTCTGGTACTGTTAAGACCACTCCTGGTTCTATTGGTTATGTGAATACCGGATTTGTGAAAGCAAATAAACTTCAGACAGCAGCAGTTCAAAATAAGGCAGGGCAGTTTGTTCTTCCTACTGCTAAGTCTGGTGCTATTGCTCTAAACTCTATCAAACTGGATGCAAATCTTGCTGGCGAAAATCCTAATCCTTCTGCCTCTGGTGCATATCCTATCTCCACTCTGACTTGGATTCTTGCCTATAAGACTGGAAATGGTGCAAAGACTGGTGATATTCAACAGGCACTCAATTATGCTTTGAGTTCTAAGGCACAAATGCTTGCTGATGATCTGGGTTATGTTCCTCTTGCCGGTAGCATTCTCAACAAATCAAGAATTGCCGTAAAGCGTATCGGTAACTGATATAGATATGGGGGGTTGACGAAACCTCCCTTTTGTCGTATAATAAGAAACGAGTTAGGAGGTCTATGTCGCTTATTTCTCAACGTGATAGAAAACTTGCTATAGAAGCATTAGAATACTATAAAACTGCAATTCCATTAATCATTAACTTTGGAGAACTTCCTTCTGATATCGTCATTAAACAAGATGAACAAAAAATGATGGAAGTAAATGCTCTTATAAATTGGATTAAGTTAGAACACTATAAGAATGAAGATAAATCTATGGTTCTGCTCAGAAATGAATCAGTGGAGGTGGACTCTGTGTGATAGTTCTCGTCCAATTCGTAAACAAGAATCTGGTCAAAGAGAAAATCTCCGTGATGCTATGAATGATATAGCAACTACGGTAGAATATATGATGAATCAGTCTTGACTTTAGGGGCGATTAACTCAGCGGTTAGAGTGTCTGATTTACATTCAGAAAGTCCGCAGTTCGAATCTGCGATTGCTCATTATAAATACTCAAAACTACTTTGAGTAATGGAAAAACTATTCAAACTATTGAGTGATACACAGGCATCACTTTTCGTCTTATTTCATAAAACTTGGATATATCACTGGAATGTTGTTGGACCCAATTTTAAGGAGTATCACGATTTGTTTGGTGGGCAATATGAGGAAATGTTTGAGGAAATCGACCGTATCACCGAGCATATGCGATTCCTGGGTATGAAACCTGTAAGCACCCTCACACGCATTACAGAGGTCTCTGGAGTGGAGCAGGCGTCAAATAGCACACAGTCTATTGATGCCAAGACTATGGTTGAGCAATTGATGGGAGACCATAAGAAAATTATTGAGATGCTTACCGAGGTGTCCGATGAAGCAGAGAAACAAAACTCAAAAGGAACTATTAATCTTGTTGACGATTTGAATGAATCTCACGGAAAAGCAGTTTGGATGTTAAGATCATTTACTGAATAATTAATTATAGCGATGGAAAACTTAAAAGTTAGATGTAAGCCTTGCGGAAGCGAGATTGAAGGGAAGTCTGGTAAAACAATTACTTGTGGATGTCCTAATATGGCAACCATTCGTAATAATGAAAATATTGCGGCACTTGACTTATCAAAGGTCGTTATGGTAAACTATATGAGTATCAAAGAAAAGTCTACTGTTCTTACGAATGAAGACCTTGCCTTTCAAGAAGCAAGGCGTCAGCGTAAAGTAAGACGACTTGATTTTGAAGTCCGTTAAGGACTTATTTTGGAAAGAGTCCGGTTGGTCGAGGACACCGCCTTGAAAGCGGCTGGGTGTAAAAACTTCGCAGGTTCGATTCCTGTTCTTTCCGTATTGACATGATGGGGTAGTCATGGTATTATACATAAAGAAATACGGGCATTAGCGCAGTTTGGTAGCGCGTTCCGCTTGGGCCGGAAAGGTCAGAGGTTCAAATCCTCTATGCCCGATTGCCAGTTCCGAGACTGGTACACTTGACATAAAACTCAAATCACTCTATAATAACAAGGTAAACAAATCAAAGCGATGTCTCTGACTATCAAATTCAAGAAAGAACTTAGTACTCTTCGTGCCGCCGCGAATGGTGATTTTTATCTTGATGTAAAGAGTCCAAAACTTTACAAAAAAATTCGTCGATATTATCAAAATGAAGGTGTAATGTTCTCTGAGGATGCTTTGGATAACTATGACATTCTAATTGATTATCTTATTCAGGACCTTGAAACTGTTGAAGTAAAATGATTCAATCTAAAGTTCTCTTGGAACGAGAAGAATATCGGTTTGTAGAAAAGGGTATTATTGAACTTAACAACAAACCCGATTATCGCCTTCAGAAAAAAGATTATTATACCAAACGATGGAATGATATCTATCTGTTTGATAATCAGATGCAGTGCTTGACTGCTATGGAAGACTTTAATTATGCTAAATGGTTGGACCCTGATAGAGTACCTTGTTATATAAGAGACGATGATGAAGACACGGAGAGTCTCTAAAAGTACTGGTCGGTGATGAACCCCCTTTAGTCACGGAGAGACTCTAAAAGTACTGGTGGAGTCAAATATGACCCCTTAATGCCCTTGTCGTATGGGCGATATAAATGACGACTGGTGCGGATGGAGGTTACTCCCGTCTGGTTTCCAATTTCCAGTCAAAGAATTGGTGGCGAGCAACCTGGAGAAGCGCAACTCCCCCTTGATTAAAGGGTTATTACATGCTATACAAGGAGAGTTGCATAAACTCTCCTTTTTTGCTATAATAATAAAAAAGTAGTTCTTATATGAAAGTTGCTTTAATTTCGGGAATTTCAGGTCAAGACGGATCATATCTTGCCGAACTTCTCCTAGAGAAAGGATATGAAGTTCATGGTATTATTCGTCGTGCTTCTCAAATCAATACTCAAAGAATTGATCATATTTACAATCAAATCAAATTGCACTATGGTGATTTGACTGACTCCACAAATCTTGTAAGAGTTATTCAGCAAGTTCAACCAGATGAAATATATAATCTGGGTGCTCAGAGTCATGTAAAAGTGTCTTTTGAGATACCTGAGTATACTGGTATGGTTGATGGTCTCGGCACTCTTCGTATTCTTGAGGCAGTTCGTCTTCTTGGTATGGAGAATAAAACCCGAATTTATCAGGCATCTACTTCTGAGATGTTCGGTAAAGTTCAAGAGATACCTCAGAAAGAAACCACACCATTTTATCCTCGTTCACCTTATGGAGTTGCAAAATTATATGGATACTGGATCGTCAAAAACTACAGAGAATCTTACGGATTACATGCATCTTCTGGAATTCTTTTCAATCACGAATCCCCTAGAAGAGGAGAAACTTTTGTTACAAGAAAAATCACTAGAGGATTATCACGCATTTCAACTGGGGAACAAGATATATTATATCTCGGGAATCTAAACTCAAAGAGGGACTGGGGACACGCTAAGGACTTCGTAGAGGCGATGTGGTTAATGCTTAAGCAAGATGAGGCAGATGATTATGTAATTGCCACAGGAGAGCAGTACTCGGTGCGTGAGTTCGTTGAGGCAGCAGCACCTTACTTTGGTATGAAGATTGAATGGATGGGTGAAGGTCTTGATGAGGTGGGATATGATTGGAATACTAAGAAAGCAGTCATTAAAGTCAATCCTAAATATTTTAGACCTGCTGAAGTAGAGACTTTATTGGGGGATGCCTCTAAGGCAAAGAAAAAATTAGGTTGGGAACCTAAGATTTCTTTTAATCAATTAGTTGAGGATATGTGCATTTATGGACAGTGATTCTAAAATTTTAGTTGCAGGTGCCAACGGAATGGTTGGATCTGCAATTGTCAGAAATCTTGCAAGTAAAGGATATACTAACATCATCAAAGGAACTCGTGACGATGTAGATTTTACAAATCAAGATGAAACTGAAAGATATTTTTGCTCAGAAGAACCTGAATATGTTTTTCTTGCCGCTGCAAAAGTTGGTGGTATTATGGCAAATTACAATTATCCTGGAGAATTCATATATGATAACTTAATGATACAAAATAATATCATTAATTCATCTTATAATTTTGGTGTTAAGAAACTTTTATTTCTTGGTTCATCTTGCATTTATCCAAAACTTGCTAAACAACCGATTACTGAAGATCAACTATTATCAAGCCCTCTAGAACCTACAAATGATGCTTATGCAATAGCAAAAATTGCTGGCGTTAAAATGTGTCAAGCATATTATAAGCAATATGGGTTTAAGGCAATTTCTTTAATGCCTACAAATCTTTATGGTCCTTATGATAACTTTGATTGGGAGACTGGGCACGTTCTTCCTGCGATGATTGCTAAGTTTCATAATTCCCTTAACCATAGCGAACATTGGGAAGTGAAACTATGGGGAGATGGTTCTGCTATGAGAGAATTTCTTCATGTTGACGATTTGGCTGAAGCATGTTATATTTCTATGAAAAATTATAATAATCCAGAACATATTAATGTTGGGACTGGTGAGGATGTGACAATTAAACAACTGGCAGAAACAATTTCTGATGTTGTTGGTTATGACCGTCATATCAATTGGGATGCAACAAAACCAAATGGAACACCAAGAAAACTTTTGAATGTGGATAAAATTAAAGCACTTGGTTGGAATCCCAAAATTGGTCTTCGTGAAGGTATTCAATCAACTTATAAGTGGTATTTGGAAAATATTATTTAAATTATTTCTAATGAAAGTAGCATAAAATTTATCAATATCCTCAATGTTAGATTTTTCTGTAGGATTATCTGGATGTAAACTTGAATTAATTGATAGCAGAGTACTTAGAAAATATTCTTCATCAATCAATTATAACTCAAGACTTTCTTTACAAGTTAATAAACAAGTTTTATTTTCTCATCGAATTTTAAAGAATATAGATACCCCCAAAGTTCATAATATTCAGGACGGGTATTTTGATATGGAATACATTCCTGGAAAATCTTTTGTGAAATTTTTTTCTACATCTTCTATTAAGGACATAGAATTTGTCATTGATACTTTATTTGAATATTTTGATTCTCTTATTTCAAACTATCGATTGATTAATGTTCAACCAAATATTGATGAAAAAATTAAATTTTTAAAAAATAAAACTTGTTATAAGAATTATTTGGAATACATTGAACTTTTAATTGGTAAGCAAGATGTTTATGTTCCTAAAACTTTTTGTCATGGAGATTTAACTTTTAATAATATTATTTTTCATAAAAATAGATTATTTTTTATTGATTTTCTTGACTGTTATGTTGATAGTTTTATTTCTGATCTTGTCAAATTGAAACAAGATCTTTACCATCTCTGGGGTATCAAAACTCAAAACATACAGTCAAATAGATTGGAGCAAATTTATAAACATATCTGGAATCAACTTTATTATAGATACTCTAAATTTATTGATACTGATGAATTTGATATTTTAGAAGCAATGAATAGTTTGAGAATTGAACCTTACTTGACTTTTTCTGATCAAAGAAGTATACTTGATACAATGGTAAAATCGTCAAAGTTATATGCGGACTTTAATAATTCCTATGGCGGGAAGGTCTAGTCGTTTCCCAAATATGAGACCAAAATGGATGCTAACACATCCAATGACTAATAGATTTATGGTTACGGAATCTATATTAGGATTAAATTTAGATTTTTTTGAAAGTATATATTTTATTTGCCTTCAAGAACATGAAGACAAATATAATTTTATAAAAGGTTTTACTGAAGAACTTGAAGAACTTCAATTAAATAAAAAATCAAATATTATTCTACTATCCAATCAAACTAAATCTCAGTCAGAGACTGTTTATAATTTTTTAAATAAAAATTCATTAGATGGATTCATTTTTATTAAAGATTCTGATGGATATTATGAATGTGAATTGGTAGAAGAAAAAAACCAAATTGCATATTTTGACTTAAATGATATGGATAATATTAATGCTAGAACTAAAAGTTATATTGAACTTGATATTAATGAAATAGTAACTAATATTGTAGAAAAACAAGTTATTAGTTCTACTTTTTCCAGTGGTGGATATGCTTTCTCTGATGCAAAAGAATTTTGTGTTACCTATGAGAAACTAAAAGACATGGAAGGTGAGTGCTATATTAGCCATATTATATTTGAGATGATGTTATCTGGTTCTACTTTTTATGGTCTTAAAACTTTTAATTTTAAAGATTGGGGAACGCTTGAATCTTGGAACAAGTATAAATCTCAATATAAGTGTTTATTTGTTGATATCGATGGAACTTTGGTAACAAACTCTTCTATACATTTTCCACCTTATATTGGTAATGCCGATCCTCTTCAAGACAATATTAATTATTTAAATTCTTTATATGCATCAGGTAAAGTAAAAATAATTTTGACAACAAGTAGACCAAAACATATGAAAGATATAACGGTCTCTGAATTAGAAGAAAAAAATATTTTATATGATGAACTAGTTATGGGATTACCTCATTGTAAGAGAGTGATCATTAATGATTTTGCAAAAAGTAATCCATATCCTTCTTGCGAGGCAATTAATATACCAAGAAATAGTGATAATTTAAAGGAGTTCTTAAAATGAAAATACTTTTAACAGGAGCGGCAGGTGGAATAGGATCTACTTTAGGATATTACTTATATAAAAAAGGACACATACTTACATTTATTGATAATTTAAGAAATGGATATTTGGAAAATTTAACCATTAACGGTGAAACTTTTGGAAAATTTTATAATCTTAGTATTTGTAATTCTAATCTAAATGAATTAATCAAAGATGATTATGATTGTATTATTCATCTTGCCGCTATTACCGCACTTCCTGATTGTGAAACTAATGCAGTTGAAACTATTAATGTAAATGTTTCTGGCACAATGAATATTCTTGAATGTGCTAGGAAATGGAATGTTCCCCATGTAATTTTTGCAAGTACAAGTGCAGTTTACGAGAATAATAAAGAAAAAGTTTTTACTGAAGATTTAAAAGTAAATCCAAGACTTTGGTATTCTTTATCTAAAAAAATGTCTGAGGAAGTTTGCGAATCATACCGATTAAATTATGGTATGCCAGTTACTACACTCAGATTTTTTAATGTATTTGGTCCAAGACAAGATATTCATAGAAAACACCCACCTTTGATTAACTATATTGTTAGGGAAATTATGAATAATAATTCTCCAATACTACATTCTAATGGTGAACAGAGTAGAGATTATATTCATGTTGATGATGTTGTCAAATTGATTGATTTATGTTTAGAGAAAAAACCAGATGATACCTTTAATGTTTGTACGGGGACACTTGTTTCTGTAAATCAAATCGCAAGTTATATCTGTGAAGTGTTTAACACAAATATTAAACCAATTTATAGAGAAGCATCAAAACTTTGGGATAATTATCCAGAACTATTCGATGGGTTTTATTCACTCGATAAGCAAATTGTTGCAAAAGAAACCAATAAATATTCTAAGGGAACTTATCAAAAAGCAAAACAAATTTTGGGATGGGAACCTAATACAAATATTGAATTTTTAATTAAAAAAGTGGTAAAAGAAATTTCCTTATGAAAATTGCATTATGTTTGTCTGGTCAACCACGTAATGCCATACAAACTTCTCAAAGAATTAAACAAACTCTCATAGATGGTAATGATGTAGACGTTTTTCTACATTGTTGGTATGATCCTAATAATCTAGATTATGGCAAAAGAACTCCAGGGCATTGGGGTAGATCTTGTGACATTGATATGGATAAAAAACTTTTAGATATCTATGCTCCAAAATCTTTTTACTTTGAAAAACCAAAACTTTGGGAAAATTCAAATATTAAAGTAACAGAAGAAAACATTAAAAAATGTTTTGATTATGGGTTGGATGATCCAAATGGAATAGAATTTTTTGAAAAGTATACTATTGATAGATGCCATAGTCAATGCTATAGTAAAATGGTGGTCAATTTTCTTAGGGAAAATTATTCTATTGAAAATAATGTAAAGTATGATTTTGTAATTACTTTAAGATATGATGTAAGCCCTTCTGTTAAGATAGATTTTTTAAATTCAAAATTTGAATCAGATATCTTATATTATCAAGATTTAAATCAACCTTCAGGTATGATTAGTGATTGGTTTGGAATGGGATCTCCTAAAATTATGAATGTTTGGAGTAGTCTATATTATCATTTTGAACCAGTTTATCATCAAGTAATGTCTGAAGAAAATATTTGGTGTGTTGAACTATTACTTAGAAATCATTTAAAAAATAATCAAATTAAAACAAAGTCATTAGATTTGGGGGTATCATTTTGAAACATAAAAGAGTTATTGTGTGGGGATATAAATTATATTCTCATACACATTCATATATTCATTCCGGATATTATAATGCTTTTAAGGCACTAGGATATGAAACTTATTGGATTGATGGTTCAGATAATTTTGATCCTCAAATATTCAATGATGCTTTGATTTTTACTGAACAGTGGGCAGTTATTGGAAATCCAAATATTCCACTGTTTAGCAACTCTACTTATGCAGTTCATTATATTGGAAACAAAGATAATCGTGTAGAAGGTAATCCTGGAGCAGGCGCTTATCTTGGTAAGGTTGGACGATTGATTGATGTTAGATATAATGCTGATAAATGGGTTGATAAAAATTACAACTATTCTTTAGACCGCAGTAAAGCAGCAAAGATTGGTTCTGGTTGTTATTTTGAGAAAGGTTCGGAATATGATTATTTTTATACAACTTGGGCAACTGACTTATTGCCCGATGAAATAAATTTAGAAGATATGTATATTCCCAAAGAAAATTATGTCTTCTTTGCTGGAACAATTGGCGGCGGGCAGGGTGGTCCAAAAGATTGTAAAACTGCACCACCCGAGTATGATAACTTAGTTTATTTAAATCCTTTTATTCGGGCTTGTGAAGAGGGTGGTATTGAATTTAAGTATAACTGCCCTTGGATTAGTCCTCAATCTTTTGAAGAACAGAGGAAAATAATTCAAAAATCTTATCTTGCGCCCGATGTAAGACACAAAGCATTTAAAGAGTGGGGTTATATTCCTTGTAGGAATTTCAAAAACATTAGTTATGGTCAACTGGGAGTTACTAATTCAAAACCAGTATATGAATTTTTTGATGGTAATATCATTTATAATGAGGATACATATCAATTATTCTTTGATGCTCAAAAAGAAAAAGAGAACTATGACTTAATTAAATCTCAAATGCTTTTTGTTAAAGAAAATCATACTTATATAAGCAGAGTTAAAGAACTTATTGAAGTAGTTAATTATTGATTATTATGTATCTATTATCTTTTTGCTCCGAAGGTCCACCATATGATGAGGGATTTTCTTTATTAGAAACATCTAACCAAATTAAAGAACGTTTAGCACCATTTTTTGAAGATATTTTTGTTCATACAAAACGAACTTTAAAACTTCTTCCTAATAGTGAAGACATTTGTAATTGTTATGATGAACCTTTAGACCAAAACACTCACGTTCATAATTTTGGTTATTTTGACTTTAAACCATTTCTGATTGACTATACATTAAAGAACATTCCAGAGGGTTCTTTACTTTTATATCACGATGGTAATTTTATTAAGAACGAACAGTATTGGCAAACTGATTGGGAGAACATTACATCCATTTCTGAAACTATGTTGAGTGAGAACTCAAGTGATGTTTGGTTTCAGATGGAAAGGGAAGGTTGTTATGTAAAGTCATCTGTCAAAGAATATACATTAGATTATTTCTTCAGTGAAGATGAAAAACGAGTAGTGAAAAATTCACATCTCATCAATGCTGCAAGAGTCTTGGTAAGAAATAATAATTTTGGAAGACAATTTATTTCTGAGTATCTTGACTTATGTAAGAATAAAGATTTAATCGCAAAGAGTCCTAATCATAATCCAGACCCAGAATTTCAATGGTCTTGTGGCGATCAAGATGTTTTGAACTGTTTGGTGTACCGATATATACTAGATGGAAAATTACCTAGAACTTTTCCAAGATTTTCTTTCTTATATCGGGTGTTAAGATACGAAAATAGACCATTCCTTTGGAGTGGTGTAAATAATGATAACTACCATTTTACTGGTATTAGCGAATTAAAAAATACTGAATTATTAAACTACATGGAAAATACTTCACTTGAAATTGCTGAGAATGAAATTCTTTCATTTTTAGATTTAGATAAGTTAGCAAACAGAACTGACCTTTGCAGTATCCTTGAGAAGCATGGATCAGACAAGTGCTCGAATTGGCATAATTACTCTGCTCTTTATAATTACTTTTTTAAGAATTTTAGAGACGAAAAAATTAACTTTTTTGAAGTGGGAATTTATCACGGGTCTTCAATAAAGAGCTGGAGAGAATATTTCTCAAAGGCAAAAATTTATGCCGCAGATGTTGATGAAGAAACGTTTTTAACCATTTCAGATCTTGATGTTGAATATTTTTATTGTAACCAAGATAATCCACAGTCAATTCAAAATATGTGGAAAAATGATTCTCTTAATGATATTGAGTTTGATGTGATTATTGATGATGGAAAGCACGAATTTATTTCCAATCTAAACTTTTTTAAAGAGTCCATTTATAAACTTAAACCAGGTGGCATTTTTATTGTAGAAGATTTAACCATTTCAACTTATGATTCATTTAAAGCAATACTTTTAAACTTGAAAAATGAGTATTCTTTAGATTATATTAAATTGATGAATCTTCCAAATTCAAATAATCATATTGATAATAACATTCTTTTAGTAATTAAATAGTATGGACTTAGGTGTATTTTATATCTGCTACAAAGAACAAGCGGCGATTGAGTATTCTTTGGAAAAATTTAGACAATTTTACCCAGAAAATCCAATTTACCTTGTTTCTGATAATGGTTTAGATTTTTCTTATCTAAAAGAAAATTTTGGAAATATTGAGACTATAAAAGAAACTATGGAGGTAGTTGGTATTGCTAGAGATGTAGATCAATATATTAGAGAAAACTCTGGAGATATTGACCTTTTTATGGGAATCTCACTTGAGTTTTTGAGAAGACTAAAAAATGGATGTGACTTTTGTAAAACCGAATATATGGTTTTGATGGAACCAGATGTTTTGGTAAGAGGAGAGTTGCATCCATTTGATGCTGATCTTGTTGGACCAACGGCGAATGTAATGCCCAAAATCATTCAGAAATATGTTATAATGAATGGAGGTAAAAATAATGGAACTTGGGGACCCGCTGGCGGTATCATGAAAACATCTTCATTTTATGGGATGTATGATAAGTTGATGAATGATCTTGATAAACTTTCTGGTGGTTTGGAATTAGATCCAAGAATGATTTGTTACGATTACTTACTCGCTTTTCTTTTTTCTTTATTTGGGTATACTTATACAGATAATCCAGACCAAACCGAGTGTATCAGAAATCCAAATTGGAAAAACTCTGGTCATCCATTATTGCATCAACATAGAGAACTTTATTCAACTAATTACGGAGGAAAATGGCAAAATACAAAATAGCCAACTTTAGTAAAGATCCCGCAGGTTGGGAGCATGGTAATCCCTTTCATGGAGACACTTACATTATTGATACTGTTTATGAGTGTATGAAAGATTCGGATATTTTTATTGAAACCGGAACTGCTTATGCTGAAAGTTCCTATTTTATTGCTGATAATTTTTCGGACAAAAAGGTATATACCTGTGAGATTGATGACTACAGATATTCGGTGTCTTATGATATCTTAAAGGATTTTAAGAATGTTGATATGCAAAAAATGCCATCACCAGAAATTCTTCATTATGTCTTTGCTAAAGAACCAGATCTAAAAGATAAGAAAACCGTTTTTTGGTTCGATGCACATGGGGAGTGGATGGAAAACGGACAGCATATGTATTCCTGGCCCTTGTTTGATGAAGTCAATTTTGTAACTACTAATTTTAAAAATTATACAATTTTTATTGACGACTTCCAAAACCCATATGTTTCACATGCTAAGTATGATGTTTGTGGTGGAAAAATTTGTGGACCTGGAGAAGTTATGGGAGCATTAAATGGGGTTAAATTATATGTTCCAACATATACTGATGTTACCTCAGAGTATCACGAAGATATTGTTGGAGTTGGATTGATTACTGATATGGAGGTTATTGAAAACTCAGCACAGTGGAAAGAGGTTGTTTGAAATGAATTTTAATAGTAAATTATTGAATGCAATTGATTTAGAGTTTTGTAGAAGTAAAGTTAAAGAGTATGGGTATCTTCAAAAATTTCCCCATGTTACTTGGGAAAATGATGATGCTTTGATGAAGTGGTGTTTAATCGCAGATTATTTTGAAAAACTAGATCAAACTGAAAAAACTGTCGTAGATCTTGGATGTTCTAGTTCTCCCCTACCTCACATCATCTCTTCATTGGGTCATGATGTAACCGGAATTGATATTAGCGATGTTAGTCATTCATTTTCCGGAAGTTTAGTTCGGATGGTTTTGAATGATGCTCTTGCCGAAGTTAAGGATATGGAAAATAATTCAGTAGATTATTTTGTAGATTCTTGCGCTGTAACACATTTTAATGGATCTCATACTAATAAAATTAATAATCAGGGATGGAAAGATATTGCAGAACAAGTTTATAGAGTCCTCAAACCTGGCGGTAAATTTATTATTGTTTCTGATGTTGATGTTGAAAATAAATTTGGTGAGTTTATTAAACCGGAATTAGTTGTTAAACTGATTGAATCGACGGGTTTAACTCTGATAGGTTCTTGTGATTATTCTGAACCAGATCCTTTTACAATTCATTGTGGGAAATATACTCTACAAGTTGCAAATTTTATTTTTGAAAAATGAATTGCGCTTTTTTATTTTCTGGACAACCTATTTTTTATGATGAAAATATTAGTTATTTTTCCAATTATCAGATAGATGAAAATGATAAGGTTTGCTCTCATCTTTGGTGGGATAAATCTTATCATAAAAAAGTTTATAAGTTATGGTTTACTGATCGGTTTGGTGATGAAAATTTAGATAAACAATTTATAGAAAGATATAAGGTAACTGATTGTAGTGTTGAAAAGCATAAAGATTTTGATATTACATTCTTTAAAAAATTTAATTTTGATGTTTGGAAGGGTGAAAGTATAGAGCATTATAAAATCATTACTCCAATAGTTTTATATGGTCTTCTAAGTCAAACTTATTCCAACTATCAAGCATTTTTGCAAACTAAAAAATATAATAATATCGATGTCGTTATTAAATCTAGACCAGATGTTATTTTAACTAAACCAATTAAAGATATATTATCCCAGGTTACTCTAGAGTCAGATACAATATATTTTCAAAGTTCAATGAATGGTGGTCATTTGTATGCCGGAGAGTTTCCTAATAATCCTTGCGATTGGTTTTTCTTGGGAAACCCAGAATCTATGGAAAAGTTTTTATCTGGATGGTATGAATTTATTCCAAGTGTTTATGAAAATGGTGTAATTCATGTAAGAGACTATTGCATAGAAGTTTGCTCTAGGAAAAATTTAAAAATCGGATTGGGCGACTTTGGAGCGATCATATATAAACAAGCAACAGATTGGTATGAGAAATATAAAATTGATTCCAAATTTTATATTCATAATTTTGACTACGAATCTTGCAAACCTTTACAAGTTAATATGTGGCCAAATTGGGTTGAGCATGTTAACTTTGAACATTTTAAAAATATGAAATAAAATGGCAAAATCATTCAAACAAAAAGCAAAAGAAATCATTCAACATTATAGTTCTACCCCCTGGACTGGTTGTAGTGATAAGGGATCAGATCATTCTTATGAACTTTTTTATCCGGAAGTTTTCGAAAAAGTTAAAGACAATAAAGATCTTTGTGTTTTAGAGGTAGGAGTATCTTCTGGTTATAGTTTGAGAATGTGGAGAGATATTTTTTCAGATAAAACTAAAATCTATGGATTTGATAAAGAATATTCTAATCTCCAACTTACAGAAGAAGAGAAAGAAAGATTTATTTTTCTACCAGAAGGGTCTCAAGATGATCCAAGTTCATTTGAAAACTGCCCACAATTTGATTTAATTATTGATGATGCTTCCCATAATCCGGATCTTACATTAAAAACTTGGAATATTCTTAAATCAAAACTTAAACCAGGTGGTTATTATATTATTGAAGATGTTGATGATAATCCAGGATGGAAAGTTTCTGAATATCTTGATACTTTTGAAATTGTTGATTTGAGAGCAAATAAAAATAAGTATGACGATATTATCTACCTCTATAAAAATGAAAACTGATTTTGTAATTGTTACTTCTTTATATAATGTTCAAGAACTACAAAGAGATGATAATAGAAGTTGGGAAGATTATCTAGAATGGTTTTCAAAGACATTAAGTGTAAAATGTCCATTTATTATTTTTACAGAAGAGTCTTTGGTTGAAACTATTAAAGAAGTCAGGCAAGATTTACCGACCGAAATTATTGTTGAACCTTTGGAACAAATACCATATTTTCATCTGAAAGATTCAATTCAAGAAGTTATCGATTCTGAATTTTATAAAGAAAATATGGCAGACACAAATAGAGTTGAGTGCAACTACTCAATGTATCCTGTCATTCAATATTCTAAATTTAAGTGGTTGAAAAAAGCATCTGAGATTAATTCTTTTGACTCTAAATTTTTCTTTTGGTTAGACGCAGGTGCCAGTCGATTTTTATATGACTGCAATCTTGAAAATGATTACCCCAGTGAAGATACTCTTCAAGCATTAGAACAAATTGACAATACCTTCTTAATCCAGTATAATACTGAATGTTATCCTGATCTTGTAAATTCTCAAACATTATCCGAAAGTTATTTTTGGGATAATCGGTCTTTTATCTGTGGAAGCATGTTTGGTGGAAATAAAATTGCTATTAAAAATATCAGCAATGAAATCGATCATGTTTTGGATTATATGATTAAGAATAAAAATGTAAATAATGAACAAATAGCAATTGGATATCTCTGTAAAACAAAAGAGAATCTTTTTACTAAGTTTCATAGAGTTAATGGTAAAAATCATCTTTGTTTATTTCAAGAAATGGTATGAAAAGTTTAGTTACTGGCGGCGCAGGATTTATCGGATCAAATCTAGTAGATTGTCTTCTTGAAATGGGGCACGAGGTTGTTGTAATTGATAATGAATATTCGGATGTTCATGAACAGTTTTACTGGAATGATAAAGCGCAAAATTATAAGTATGACATTCGTGATTATGAAAACACTCGCCCCCTATACGATGGAGTAGATTATGTCTTCCATATTGCTGCAGAGGCACGTATTCAACCTGCAATTGAAAATCCTATTCAAGCAGTAAGTATTAACTCTGTTGGTACATGTACAGTTCTTCAGTGCTCAAGAGAAGCAGGGGTAAAGCGATTGATGTACTCCTCAACCTCTTCTGCATATGGAATGAATCAATCACCAAATATTGAAACACAACCTGATGACTGTTTAAATCCTTATTCAGTTTCAAAAGTAAATGGCGAAAAACTATGCAAAATGTATACTAGTCTTTATGGTCTTCCCACTGTTTGCTTTAGATACTTTAATGTTTATGGTGAGCGTCAACCTTTACGTGGACAATATGCTCCTGTGATTGGTATTTTTCTTCGTCAGAGGGCAGCAGGAGAACCTCTGACTATCGTTGGTGATGGTAATCAGCGGAGAGACTTTACTCATGTTAGTGATGTTGTGAAGGCAAATGTGATGGCTGCTATTTCCAATCCAGATTGGGAAGCATTTGGGCAAGTATATAATGTCGGCACCGGAACAAATCATTCTATTAATCAAATTGCAAGAATGATTTCGAATAATGTTATTAATCTAGCACCTAGACCTGGAGAGTCAAGAATTACTCTTGCAAATAATAAAAAAATTAATAAAATTTTTGGTTGGAATCCAAGTGTAAAATTAGAGGAATGGGTTGAAAAGAATCTATGAAAATATCTTTAATCGGTCCTGGAATTATGCCTATTCCACCTCTTGGTTGGGGTGCGGTAGAAATTCTTATATGGGACACTAAAATTGCTTTAGAATCTCTAGGACATCAAGTTCAAATTGTGAATACTAAAGATTATAATCAGATTATAAAAGATGTTAATTCTTTTGGATCTGATTTTGTTCACATTCATTATGATGAATTTATTACTTTATATCCTCATATTCAACAACCAAAGGCAATTACAAGTCATTATGGTTACTTAGAAAGACCTGAACTCTTTGGTGGATATGTGAATATTGCTAATGACTTTGCTCGACTCAGACCGAATACATTCTGTCTGTCTGAGGGAATTCAAAATATGTATAAAGTATTATTGAATCTGCCTGAAGACAAGTTGTTCTTAACACCAAATGGAGTAAACAGAGGAAAATTTAATTATGTAGATAATCCAGAGTATCCAGATCGTTCAATCTATCTTGCAAAGGTAGATTATAGGAAGCGTCAGTTTATGTTTCAGACAATTCCTAGTCTTTGGTATGCTGGAAATATTGCTGATTCTAGATTTGATACTTCTAAAAATTATTTGGGTGAGTGGGGAAAAGATACATTATATAATGAATTAACTCAATACGGAAACCTTGTTTTACTTTCCGATGGCGAAGCACATCCACTTGTTTGTATGGAGGCACTTTCCGCTGGACTTGGTGTGGTTGTTTGTGAATGGGGGAGAGCAAATTTAGATATTAATAAAGAATTTATTACAATCATTCCCGAAAACAAAATCTCCGATTTGGAGTATGTTGAGAATAAAATTATTGAGAATAGGAAATATGCTGTAAATAATAGAAAAGAAATTGTAGAATATTCAAAGCAGTTTGATTGGAAAGAGATACTTCAAAAATATTATATTTCTTCAGTTGAAAAAATCATTACCAATAGTTAATATGAATAAAAAAATAGCAATAAACTTTATTGGAACGGGAAATTATCTTAAATTCTTTCCAAAGTATTATGAGACACTGATGGAATATTTTGTTCCAGAATGTCAGAAAGATTTTTTTGTTTTTACAGATGGAGATCTTGGAGATGACATTCCAGACAATATTAAAATTATACCATCATCTGAAAATATTGAAATTACCACATCAGATTATTCTTCAGATAATTGGTATAATTTGATGTATAATAGTATCGGTGGATTGAGAAGATTTGGAGAGATTAAAAAAATTGAAAGCCAATTAAAGGATTATGATTGGTATGTATACTTTGATGCTGATATGTATTGTTGCGATCAGTTAATTACATATCAAGATTTTTTCAATGATGAAAAACCATTTTTCGGAGTACAACATCCGACTTTTAGTGCTAACTGGAGTAAATTTCTTCAATATTTACCTTTTGAAAGAAATACAAGATCCTTATCATGTGTAACTGAAGAAGAGGAAAAGGACGATGTATATCTTCAAGGATGTATTTGGGGTGGTAAAATTCCAGAAATTTTTAAATTAATTGATGAACTTGATGAAAGAATCAAAAAAGATTTGGAAAATAATGTAATGGCAGCGGCACATGATGAAAGTCATTTAAATAGATATAGGATTGAAAATTATGATGATTTCCACATACTGCATCCTTCCTTTGCAAAACCTGGAAATTATCCTGATAATGAGTTTGATTTTTCTGCAAGGATGATTCATTCTCCTGCTGACAAAAAAACTATTCTTTATTCTTAGTAGCATGATTGGATTTAATTATCTTGGTCAGTATGGTAGACTGGCAAATCAAATGTTTCAATATGCCTCACTGAGAGGTATTTCTGCAACTAAAGGATATGATTTTTGTATTCCTAAAACTGATTATGGTGATAAATGGAAAGATAATAAACTCTTTGATGTTTTTGAGATGAAGAGTGTAAAGAATATTGGATTCATTCCTGCAGATTTTTATCCCGAAAAACAATTTCACTATGACCCAGAGTATGTTGATAACTGTCCAGATAATGTAAATTTACATGGATATTATCAGAGTGAAAAATATTTCAAACATATTGAAGATAGTATCAGAGAAGATTTTACATTTAAAAATTATATTTTAGAACCCTGTGTATCTAATTTTAAGTTTGATGAAATTATTGCTCTGCATGTAAGACGAACTGATTATGTATCTAATTCTACGAATCACCCTCCTTGCAGTCTTTCGTATTATGAACGAGCACTAGAACACTTTGATTCTGATATTCCTGTAATAATTTTTTCCGATGATGTTGGTTGGTGTCAGTCGCAAAAATTATTTGAATCGGAACGATTTATTATTTCAGAATCTCATAATGGATTTATTGATTTGTGTTTGATGAGTATGTGCGATTATCATATTATTGCTAATTCTTCATTCTCTTGGTGGGGTGCATGGTTAGCAAAATCTAAAAAAGTGATTGCTCCTTTGCGGTGGTTTGGGGAAGATAGTAATACTTCTAAAAATCAAACACAAGATTTATATTTGGATGAGTGGATTAAAATATGAAAAAAATAGACTTATCAGATTGTACTTTCATAATTCCTATTAGGATTGATTCTGGTGATAGAACTAGAAATATTACTACAGTTCTTTGCTATCTTCTTAAAACTTTTAACACCAAAGTAATCTTAAAAGAAGTTGATTCTAAACCTCTTGTTCAAGAGTATGTTATAGAACAAATTAAAGAATTTTTGGATGAAGATGAAATTAATAATCTTATATATTTGTTTGAAGAATCTGATAGTTTAGAATTTCATAGAATGAAAATTCTAAACGAAATGCTAGATCAAGTAAAAACTGATGTTGTGGTTAATTATGATTGTGATGCTTTATTGAAACCAGAGGCATGTATAGAAGCAGTAAAATTAATCGTAGAAAAAAATTATGATTTAGTCTATCCGTATGGGTTTGGAGACTATCAGTATCAAATTTTTACAACTGATGAACTTGTAAGTGATTTTATTAATAATGATTTTGATTTTTCAATTTTAGAAAAAAAATCAAATATTTATAGGTCTGAGTTTGGACATGTTCAATTCTTTAAGAGAAAATCCTATATTAATGCCGGAATGGAAAATGAGAACTTTATTTCTTGGTCTCCGGAAGACAAAGAAAGATATTTACGTTTTAAAATTTTAGGTTATAATGTTGGGAGAATTGATTATTCATATGTATATCATCTAGAACATTTTAGAGGTCATAATTCTGGCTTTGGTAATCCACACATTAGGAGAAATAATGAGTTGTGGGATTACTTACAAAGTCTAAATCAAAAACAACTAGAGAGATATTATCAGTCTCAAAAATACTTGAAAAAATATCAATCTTACAATTTAAATAAAATTTAATTTACGATGGACAAAAATAAAGCGGCATATAAACTTAAGAATATTGGACCTATTTATTATCTTAATCTTGATGGGCAACCAGAAAGAAAGGAATATATGGAGGAGCAGTTTAAGTACTGGGAGATAGAAAACTATACTCGTATCTCTGCCTATGATGGAAGAGAAGATGACCTGAGCGACATCATTAAGGGTCGCTATCCTGACAATATGACCTCTGGTGAGATTGGATGTACAACTTCTCATCTCAAGGCACTCAAGCACTGGATAGAGACCTCTGACAGTCCCTATGCGGTGATTATGGAAGATGATGTAGATTTACAACTTGTCAGATTCTGGAACTTTACTTGGAGTGATTTTGTTGCTAAAGTTCCTTATGATTATGATGTAATTCAACTTGCCATTATTTGTACCGGTGATTTACATGTTAAACTTCATAAGAGATTTGTGAATGATTTTTCAACTGCCGCTTATATGATTACTCGACATCATGCAGAAAAGATTCTAAGACATCATGTTCGTGGAGATAAGTACAAACTTGATAATGGTGTAAAGCCCAGAGCAGTTGCTGATGACTTGATTTACAATTCTGGTAATACTTTTTCAATTCCTTTGTTCCTTTATAAGATTGCTTTAGGTTCTTCCATTCATCCAGAACATATTGATGTTTTTCATCGTCAAAGTCACGATGGTCTTCTTCATTTTTGGGAACGCCAGGGTTATGATATGAAAATTGATGACTTGATGAATTATGATCCATATCTTGGTAGGATTACAAACCCATCCCCGCCACAAAGTTAGGGTCTTCTGACTTTGGGTACTTGACAACGCCCTCCTCTGCATATATAATGACATAGTTCTTAATGAAACTACGATGACCGTTACGACTAATGAGCACGGGCAACAAAACCTGTTCGCAAAGGAACCTGAAATGTATGTGTCTCCAACTGATGCAGAGCGTTATGCACTTGAGACTTATGCGGAAAGAGCAGAAAAGGCAAATTCAAGATGGGCAATGCTAGGATTTGTTGCCGCAGTTGTTTCTTATGCACTCACAGGGAACCTCTTCTTTGGTGTAATCTGATGAACGAACTCATTTTTACCGTAACGAGCATTTCTTTTCTTGTGCTTCTTGCACACTCTATCAATCAACTTTCCGACACTTACTAAGGAGAAACAAAATGAAATTTGGATTTACCCCCGAGGCAGAAATTTTAAACGGAAGACTTGCCATGCTTGGTTTTGTAATTGCCGTAGGCACTTATCTTACCACCGGTCAAATTCTTCCGGGAGTATGGTGACTTCTGATATTCTCTCAATATTCTGCGGAGTATTCATATCAGCAATAGCACTTAATATATTGAAACTCACATTAAAAAAATAATTATATCAATCCTTCTCTCTAAATACGGAGAGAAGGATTTTTTATGCCCAGAGGACAATTGACTAAAGAAGAAATGAAGTATCAGGTTCTGAAGTTGAAGCAGAAACTTCAGACTGAACATATTGGATATACTTCGGACCCAAAAGCACTTGCGGACCAATACTTGAATATGGTTTTGGATAAAATCAACGAATATTCCTGCTGACAAAGGGTTCTTATTTATGCTGTGCCACTTAGGTAATTGGACCTATTGACAGGATTTCCTAACAGTGTTATTATATATACATACACGGATTAAGAACCGTGTCTTCTCCAACCGGGATCACGAGAAGTAAAGAATCCCTCATATCCACGATGGAGGGTGTCGTGGAACATAATGTAACCAGTTCGTTCCCCCGAACTCATACTTACCCTTTTTATTTAAATGACTGCTACAATTGCTCAACAACGTTCCACAAATACTTGGAACGATTTCTGTGACTGGATTACATCTACCAATAATCGTCTTTATGTCGGGTGGTTTGGTGTATTGATGGTGCCTTGCCTTCTTGCGGCAACGGTTTGCTTCATTATCGCTTTCGTTGGTGCTCCCCCAGTGGACATTGACGGCATTCGTGAACCAGTAGCGGGTTCTCTAATGTATGGTAACAACATCATCTCTGGTGCCGTTGTTCCTTCTTCTAATGCTATCGGACTGCATTTCTACCCAATCTGGGAAGCTGCAAGTCTTGATGAGTGGCTTAAGTAAAATAGGGTCACTATAAATTGGGTGAATTGCTGGAACCCTAAATCGTTTATACGACAAGGCAATCAGCAGCCAAGCCACAGACGATACTTCTGTGGAAGGTTCAGAGACTACTGGGGTCAACAAGCGTGTTGAGTAATACCAGATTAGCGCCCAACACCTTAAATAGAAATAAGGTGAAGATATAGTCCAATCTATATGGAAACATATAGTCCCCCGATTGCTATAATGGGGGTCCATTCCAACTCGTTGTATTTCACTTCCTCATCGGCATCTATGCTTATATGGGTCGTGAATGGGAACTTTCTTACCGTCTAGGTATGCGTCCTTGGATTTGCGTCGCTTACTCAGCACCTGTTGCTGCTGCGAGTGCCGTATTCTTGGTCTATCCCTTCGGTCAAGGTTCTTTCTCTGACGCTATGCCACTAGGCATCTCTGGTACTTTTAACTATATGCTTGTATTCCAGGCAGAACATAACATCCTTATGCACCCATTCCACATGCTTGGAGTTGCTGGTGTGTTCGGTGGTTCACTGTTCTCTGCGATGCACGGTTCTTTGGTTACTTCGTCACTCGTTCGTGAAACTACAGAAACTGAATCACAGAATTATGGTTACAAGTTCGGACAAGAAGAAGAGACATACAATATCGTTGCCGCTCATGGTTATTTTGGACGCCTTATTTTTCAATATGCTTCGTTTAATAACTCTAGGTCGCTTCATTTCTTTCTTGCTACATGGCCTGTTGTTGGAATTTGGTTCACTGCTCTCGGGGTTTCTACGATGGCTTTTAACCTCAATTGGGGTTCCGTTAAAGCAATTTAACGGCAAACATCGGATGAATTGCTGGAAACCCTCCAAATAAAAGGGCAATCAGCAGCCAAGTCTTGAGTACACTCAAGAAAGGTTCAGAGACTACCTGAGGAATATAGTTTCCTTAATAACAGGTTTAAGCGTCCGACATCCTACTGGGATGAAGATATAGTCCACTCCATAAGGATGGAAAACTTATGGGTCTAGTGCAACGGTTTTAATTTTAACCAGTCCATCGTTGATAGTCAAAACCGAGTAATTCCTACTTGGGCTGACATTCTTAATCGTGCTGGTCTTGGTATGGAAGTGATTTCCTAAATGTAGTCACCCTGGAATAGGAATATTCCTTGACGAAACTGGGTTAAACGGGGAAACTCTCAAGTAGACAATCCCGTACCAATCCGAAGAGGACATAGGTTCTTCGGCAGGTCTAACGACTAGGTAGTGAGTTCCAACAATAATCTACCCACGAATGCCCAGCATCCAGAACGGATGAAGAGATAGTCTGGTCTTACTGGCGACAGTAAGAAGTAAGAAATAAAGAGTTCTTACGATAACAAAAACGGCATGAACGGAATGCTCACAATTTTCCACTTGACCTTGCTGCCGCTTCTACTCAAGAAGTTGCTTTAACGGCACCGTCAATCGGTTGATATAAAAACCAAATAATGGTATAATAAGGGAACTCTTCGAAGTTCCTTTTTTTATAAATAGTTATAACTTTGGTATAGAAGTTGTGGTAAATGAAATAATAGATTTATATAATTCTGGTATGAAAATGAGAGATGTTGCTAAACAACTTAACATCTCTCATCATAAGGTCAGTAAAGTTCTTAAGGAATGTGGTGTAAAAATTCGTATTCGTAATGACTATGGAAATCCGGCACAAGCACCAGATTTTGCTGAAAGAGTTATAAGTAAAAGAAGAAGTTATGCTGGAGAAAATAATCCAAACTATGGAAAATCTTGTTCTCAAAAAGCAATAGAAGCAACCAAAAAAGCAAATACTGGAAAAGTTAGTCCTAGAAAAGGAAAACCATATCCACAATCAATCGGGTGGGTATGTAAAGACCCAGAGCATCCAGACAAACTCTATTTCATAAAACTCCATAATGGTAAGTATAAAGTCGGTAGGTCTTATAAGGGTTGGTTATATCGTAAAAAAGAAACCGCAGAACTGATTGGAGAATGGTCTGGGAAGTCCATAGATATTTGGAACTTGGAAAGGAAAGTTCTTAATCATTTTTCTTCATATAAGGCACCACTAAATGAAATGAGTATGGGTCGTGGAATGACCGAACACTTTATAGATACTTTACCAGTTCAAGAAGTAATTTCATTTATAGAAAGATGCTAACAATCCTCGCAGCATTCATAGCATTCGGAGTGTTCCTTTTCATAATGTCTCTGCTATAATACATAAGATAAAACCATAACTCTTTATGACTTACGATACGGTATTTGTTTCAGATGTGCATTTAGGAACTCCAAGATGTAATACCGAAAAGTTTCTTAAGTTTCTGAAAGAACTCAAAACCAAAAAGTTAGTTCTGGTAGGTGACATTATAGACATCTACTGTATGGAAAAATATAATACTCTTTGGAAAAAGGAACATACTGAATGCGTTCATCAAATACTCAATCTCGCAAAGAAAGGAACCGAGATTGTTTATATTCTTGGTAATCACGAGGGAATGATTCGTCGTTATACTGACTTTGAACACAAGAACTTTAAGATGGTAGAAGAGTATATTCATAAGGACTCAAAGGGAAATAAGTTTCTTTGTATTCACGGAGATAAGTATTCTGAGTACTCTTCTGGGTCTTGGAAGCAATTAATGTTCAATAAAGGTTATGAATTAATTACACCCTTAAGTATTTGGTTGGAAAGATTCTTTAGATTTTCTTTAGTATATTTCCTCAAGAATACTGTAAGAGGAAAGAATTATATCAATCAATATGAGACCGATATTGCTTCTTATTGTGCCCAAAGAGATAAGAAATATTCTGGTGTAATTTGCGGGCATATACATTCTGGAAATATTCGTAACTTTGGTAAAATCACTTATATGTGTTGTGGTGATTTTGTGGATACTTGCTCTGCGATTACTGAAAAGAACGGCATATATTGTTTGGAAAAGTATTGATGATATCCTCGCAGAGATTATCCAAGATACTTGGCCTAATCTTTACAGACCGATAAAAATGGTCTATAATACTGAAAGAACTCAAAAGCAAAATGATAGAAAGGATTAACGAACTCATCGCAGAACTTGGATGGGAACCAACGGATGAGATTGTAGTACAAGTCGGTGGTTGTGCCATAACTGGTACTGCAACTCATCCAGATGCAAATCCAAAGTGGTCTAAACCTTTTGGTACTGTTACTTATCAAAAAGATGCTTTTATCGTCATTAAGAATGTCAATCGTAATCCAGTAATTCCTTCGCAACCAAATAATGAAAAAGTATAATACAGAAGATTATTTTTCCGTCATTGAGACTAAGACTGGTAGAAAAATCCTAGACTGTGGTGAAGAACAAGATGCACTGGCAATGGTTGCTTTTGACCCTGCTAATCGGTCAATCTTAAGAAATAAGTTCCTGATGGGTCAGGTGATTGATATTGAAATGCCGAAAGCACTTCCTACGAATGAGGTAGTGCAAGGTGCTGTTGGTAGTTCTTGGGAAAGTCCAATCTCAACTGGTGGAAATGGACCTAACAGATCACTACCACAAATTAAACTTCCCGAGGGTCAACAAAAACCTTTTGTGGTATGATGCAAAATATCAATTGGTTTAATGTTTTCTTTGATTTGTATATCATTTATTGGGGTTATAATTTTGGAAGAAATAAAGAAGAATGAATCATAAGACAACATTATCCGAACAGTTTAGTTATATTTGGATTTGTCTAAAAGAAACCATCTCAATAACTCTAAATAATCATAAGTCGCAGTAACTTATGGGACCTCTCCATTCGCCTAAAGAGTATCTGTTTAATCTTTGTACAGCAAGTTCTGGGGATGCTAAACGAATATGGAGAAAAGATATCAAAGAGAGTTGGAATCATAAGTGTGCCTATTGTGAGTCCGAAGATAATCTTACAATAGACCACATAGTTCCTCAATCAAAAGGTGGATTAGATACTACTACGAATGTAGTATGCTCTTGCCATTCCTGTAATCAATCTAAGGGGCACGAGCACTGGAAACTGTGGTATGTTCAGCAAGATTTTTATAGTGAAGAACGATTTGATAAAATACAAGAATGGATGAAACCTCCATTACCCACAAATCTTTATGCCTATCGTCCAAGAAAAAATAATGCTTCTTGAGGTTTTATAAATAAATCAAATGGCAGTATATACTGTCTAATTTTGGTAAATACCGAATGTTATAAATGGACGGAACCCCCATTAGGATTAGAAGGTCTGCTGTTCCAGGTAAAAGACCTACAATAGAGAATCTCTTAAGTGGAGAATTAGCCTACAACACTTATGATGGTGAATTAACCGCAAGGAGGGACCGTACTGGAATAGGAACTGATATTATCCGCATCGGCGCCGGAGCAACAGTAACAAATATTTTATATGTCACAACAGACGGAAGCGATACAAATACAGGAAAAAAACTCGGAGACGCAAAACGAACCATCCGAGGAGCAGTTGAGGCAGCAACAACAGGAACTGTTATTAAGGTTAGTGCTGGAAGTTATATAGAAAATAATCCAATTAAGATTCCCGAACAAGTTAGTATTGTTGGGGATAGTTTAAGAGAGGTCTCCGTCACTCCACAAAATCAAGCAGACCTTTTTTATGTAAGTAATGGAAATTATATTGCCGAAATGTCCTTTGTTGGACCTGCAAATACTGGTGCAATTTTTGCCTTTAATCCAGTAGAGATTGGATACTTCAATCAATCACCTTATATTCAGAACTGTACAAACTTTATTCCAAACAGTATTGGATTAAAGATTGATGGAAATGATGCCATAGGACCAACTAAGAGTATGGTTCTTGACTCCTATACTCAATATAATCAGGGTGGTATTGGAGCATCGATGACCAATGAGGGATATGCTCAGTTAGTTTCTCTCTTTACTATTTGCGATGATGTTGCAGTTTTTTGTGGGTCTGGTGCTGCATGTGACCTTACAAACTCAAACTCCTCTTTTGGTAATTTTGGACTAGTTGCGGATGGTATTGGACCCTTGAAATATACGGGAATAGTCACAAGTGCTGCGGCAGAAAATTCAGATACTTTTGTATTGAATTTAAATACTCCAACTTTAAATGTTACAAACGCACTTTATAATAATACTACAGGACTCTCTACAATTACTTTAAATGCTCCACATAATTTTAATGTTGGAATGGGAGTTTCAATTTCCGGATTGAAATTTACCTGTTCTTCGGTAAATGCAGTTACTAATTATAATATTAGTACTGCAAATTATACTAATACGACTGGTATTTTGACCGTAACGACATCTACTAATCATAATTTTACTGTTGGTATCAGTGTTACGATGTCTAATTTGGTATTTTCTTGTAATTCTGGTGGTGGTATATCTACGGCATATTTTCCACCAGCACCGGGAGATAATAATGGAGCTTCTAATCATATTTTTAATGTAATATCAATACCGGCATCTAATCAGTTTGTGGTAAATGTAGGGACTTCTACAATTACTCATAATTATGTGAATAATGGTATTGTATCAATTAGCACTATTTCCAATTTTCCTTCTGGAAATTATGGATACATTTTTGAAGTCGTGAGTATTGCTTCATCTACATCATTCTCAGTTTATACTGGAGTTTCTACATTTTCCCATACTTATGCCTCTGGTGGAACTGCAAAGATTAATGTCATAAGACCCTTTGACGGTCAGGTGATTTATTTTGGTGAACTTTTCTATACAGTAGAAAAAATATTGGTAAGTATTGGTGGGTCTGGATATTCTGTTTCTCCCGAAATTACTATATCTGATCCAGAAACTAATTTTGGAGTTACTGCACAAGCAGTTGCGGAAGTTAAAGATGGGTCGGTGGTTGCAATTGATATGGTTTCTAGTGGTAGGGGATATGTTTCTACTCCGACAGTTACATTAACCGGTCCTGAAGTTGGGATAAATACAGCAATAGCGGTTCCCGTAATGGTTCCAACTTATTATTCAATCTTAAGTTCTACTCCAATTTCTGCCGGTATTTGTACTGTTACGGTAAATGATAATGTTCCTTATGAAGTTGGAATCGGAACTCAGGTGCCATTTTTTAAACAGAGTCGTATTTTGGCATCTGGGCATTCATTAGAATATATTGGTTCTGGTACTGAAATTGCAACTGCTCTTCCTACAACTGGTGGTGTTCCAATTCAGGAAAATGAAACTGATGCTCGTAATGGAGGATTAGTTGTATTTACAAGTACGGACCAATCTGGGAACTTTAGAATTGGTGATGGTGTTGTAATTAATCAACAGACTGGTACTATCTCTGGTACATTTTATTCTAAGAGTTTGTTTTCGACCCTTACACCATTTATTTTAGCACTAGGAGGAGATTAAAGAATGGCACTAGCACTTAATATATTTAAAACAATTACTTCTGTTGGGTCAACAAACACGGTTGGAATTTATACTGCACCCGTTGGATATACTGGTGTTGTTCTTTTGGCACAGGCAACAAATGTAGGGTCAGATACTCAAATAGTTTCTTTATCTCATCAAAGAACTAATAAGAGAACAGGAATTGCGGTGACTACCGAACTTCTTAAATCATATCCAATCTCCTCAAGTGATAGTGCAAATTTATTATCCGGAAAGTTGGTTCTTGAATCTAGTGATGTTTTAAAATTATCTGCAAGTAATAATACTGATATTAAGTTTGTATCCAGTATTCTCGAAACTCTTAACTAAAAAATGGATAAGTACGTCAGCGGTAGGCAAAGAGAACTCAAAGTAGGTTTATCATCCTATAGTGAAGATAAGACTGTTATTCAGGTAACGGGAAAGGTAGGTATTGGAACGACAAATGCCGAACAATATTCTCTTAAAGTTATTGGTGATACAAATATTGTTGGTGATTTATATGTAACCGATGATGTATTTTTTGATGATCTTACTGCAGATAATTTAAATGTAACGGGAGTTTCTACTTTTGGTGGTAGAGTTGGTATTAATTCGGATTTAATTATTTCTGGAATTACAACATTTGAAAATAATGCATATTTTAGATCTAATGATAGATTATATTTTGGTGATAATCCAGATTTAGAGATTTATTCTAATGGTAATAGTTCAATAATTCGTGATATTTCTGGATCTACTCTTTATATTTTAGGCAACAACATTCAAATTGCGGATCCTTTTGCCACAGTTACAAGCGCAATTTTTAATCCTAATGGTGGTGCTCAACTTTATTATAATAATAATGTAAAACTTGAAACAACCGAATCTGGGATTACTATTTCTGGAGACGCTTATATTACAGGTATAACTACATCTCTTGGTGGATTTGTAGGCAGCTTGACAGGCATTGCCGCATCTGCAATTCAATTAGTCACTCCAAGAACTTTTGAAATTACTGGAGATGTTGTTGCTTCTCCAATTAGTTTTGATGGAACTGGTAATGTATCATTAGCAGCAACTATTCAACCAAATAGTGTTGGGTTAGGAACTGATACATTTGGAGATTATATTCAGACAATTTCTGGGGCGGCAAATCAGATTTATGTATCAGGAGGAACGGGAGAAAGTTCAACTCCTGTTGTTTCAATTTCAACAAATCCAACTTTACCTGGAAATGTAACGATTGGAAATGATTTACAGGTTAATAATAATCTTAATGTAACTGGAAATATTACTGTTGGTGGTACAGCAGGTTATATTCTTGTTGAAAACTTTAGAGTTAGTGATGCGGACATTATTCTTGGATTTACAACCGATTCTCAGGGTAATGATGTTTCCACAGATACAACGGCAAATCACGGTGGTATTGCAATTGCATCTACCGAAGGAACTCCTCTTGTAAGTCTCAATATTGTTGGTATTGAAACATTACCTGCCACATATAAGAAAATAATGTGGTTCAAGTCCGGTGCTTTTGCCGGATTGAATACTGATGCCTGGTTATTTAATTATGGTGTTGGTATTGGTTCAACTCAAGTTCCTTATGGAGTTCGTTTGGCAGTTGGTAATGTTCAGATTACTGATACTGAAGTAACTGCGACTCGTTTTAATGGAACTGCATCAAATCTTGATATTAATGGTCTTCCTTTAATTGCCGATCCGCAGAGTGGAGACTTTATTGCTCTTTATGATGTAAGTGGGACAGTTGTAGGAAAGGCAACAATTCAAAATGCTGCGTTGCAAGGTCTTCAAGGTACTCAAGGACTTCAGGGTCTTCAGGGTCTTCAAGGACTTCAGGGTCTTCAAGGGGAACAAGGTACTCAAGGTCTTCAAGGTACTCAAGGTCTTCAAGGTACTCAAGGTCTTCAAGGACTTCAGGGTCTTCAAGGGGAACAAGGTACTCAAGGTCTTCAAGGTCTTCAAGGACTTCAGGGTCTTCAAGGACTTCAGGGTCTTCAAGGAGAACAAGGTACTCAAGGTCTTCAAGGTACTCAGGGTACTCAGGGAATACAAGGTCTTCAGGGTCTTCAAGGAGAACAAGGTACTCAAGGTCTTCAAGGTACTCAAGGTCTTCAAGGTACTCAAGGTCTTCAAGGAGAACAAGGTACTCAAGGACTTCAGGGTCTTCAAGGAGAACAAGGTACTCAAGGTCTTCAAGGTACTCAAGGTCTTCAAGGACTTCAGGGTCTTCAAGGTACTCAGGGTACTCAGGGAATACAAGGTCTTCAAGGTACTCAGGGTACTCAAGGTACTCAGGGTCTTCAAGGGGAACAAGGTACTCAAGGTCTTCAAGGTACTCAAGGTCTTCAAGGAGAACAAGGTACTCAAGGACTTCAGGGTCTTCAAGGAGAACAAGGTACTCAAGGTCATCAAGGCACTCAAGGTACTCAGGGTCTTCAAGGTCATCAAGGCACTCAAGGTACTCAAGGACTCCAGGGTGAGCAAGGTACTCAAGGACTCCAGGGTGAGCAAGGTACTCAAGGTACGCAAGGTACTCAAGGTACGCAAGGAACTCAAGGACTCCAGGGTGAGCAAGGACTCCAGGGAACTCAAGGTCTTCAAGGTACTCAGGGTACTCAGGGAATACAAGGTCTTCAAGGTACTCAGGGTACTCAGGGAATACAAGGTCTTCAAGGTACTCAGGGTACTCAAGGTACTCAGGGTCTTCAAGGACTTCAAGGTACTCAAGGTCTCCAAGGTACTCAAGGTCTTCAAGGTACTCAAGGTCTTCAAGGACTTCAGGGTCTTCAAGGTACTCAAGGTACTCAGGGTACTCAGGGTCTTCAAGGTACTCAAGGTACTCAGGGTACTCAGGGTACTCAAGGTACTCAAGGTACACAAGGTCTCCAGGGTACTCAGGGACTACAGGGTGAGCAGGGTACTCAAGGTGCTCAGGGTCTTCAAGGTACTCAAGGTACTCAAGGTACACAAGGACTCCAGGGTACTCAGGGACTACAGGGTGAGCAGGGTACTCAAGGTACTCAAGGTACTCAAGGTCTTCAGGGTCTTCAGGGGACTCAAGGCACTCAGGGTCTACAAGGTACAGTAGGTTCACAAGGAACTCAAGGTACTCAGGGTGCTCAGGGTGCTCAGGGTCTCCAGGGTCTTCAAGGTACTCAAGGTACACAAGGACTCCAGGGTACTCAGGGACTACAGGGTGAGCAGGGTACTCAAGGTACTCAAGGTACTCAAGGTACTCAAGGTACTCAGGGTCTTCAGGGGACTCAAGGCACTCAGGGTCTACAAGGTACAGTAGGTTCACAAGGAACTCAAGGTACTCAGGGTCTTCAAGGACTTCAAGGACTTCAGGGTCTTCAAGGTACTCAAGGTACTCAAGGTACTCAGGGTGCTCAGGGTGCTCAGGGTCTCCAGGGTCTTCAAGGTACTCAAGGTACTCAAGGTACACAAGGACTCCAGGGTCTTCAAGGTCAAACCGGTCCAGTAGCAGGTTCTGCAAACCAAGTTGTTTATAAAGATGGTTCTAATAATCCAACTGGTTCTAATAATTTAACTTTTGATGGGACTCAATTAAATGTCTATGATTTAAATGTTCAAAATAATCTAACAATTGGTGGTACATCAGTTTATATTAGTGCAACAGAACTAAGAGTTCAGGACAAAGAAATTGTCCTGGGTTTAACAACAATATCTTTACCGACTGATACGACCGCAAATCACGGTGGTATTGCTATTGCATCTACCGAAGGAATCCCATTAGTTCCATTCCAAGTTGGTACTGCTAATACACTTCCAGAAAGTTACAAGCAAATAATGTGGGTTAGGTCTGGAACTTATTCTGGACTTGGAACTGATGCTTGGTTATTTAATTATGGTGTAGGTATTGGTTCAACTCAAGTTCCTTATGGAGTAAGACTTGCTGCTGGTGGAATGCAAGTTACTGATACTACTGTAACTTCTCCATACCTTGATGGTATTGTTACAAAACAAGCGATTAAAGGTCAAATATCTACAAGTAGTGTAACTTCTGATGATTTGATTTTAATTTATGATAATGCAACTGACCAAATTTATAAATCAACAATTCAGGATGCAGCCCTACAGGGAATACAAGGTACTCAGGGTCTCCAGGGTACTCAAGGTCTTCAAGGTCAGCAGGGAACACAAGGTACTCAAGGTCTTCAGGGAGAACAAGGTACTCAAGGTACTCAAGGTACTCAAGGTCTCCAGGGTACTCAAGGAACTCAAGGTCAACAAGGTACTCAAGGTACTCAAGGTACTCAAGGACTCCAGGGTACTCAAGGTACTCAAGGTACTCAAGGTACACAAGGACTCCAGGGTACTCAAGGTACTCAAGGTACTCAAGGTACACAAGGACTCCAGGGTACTCAAGGTACTCAAGGTACTCAAGGTACTCAAGGACTCCAAGGTACTCAAGGACTCCAGGGAACTCAAGGTACTCAAGGTATTCAAGGACTCCAGGGTACTCAAGGTACTCAAGGTACTCAAGGACTTCAGGGTACTCAAGGACTTCAGGGTACTCAAGGAGCACAAGGAACTCAAGGTCTTCAAGGTCGTCAGGGTCTTCAGGGGACTCAAGGTACAGTTGGTTCACAAGGAACTCAAGGTCTTCAAGGTCTTCAGGGGACTCAAGGTACGGTAGGTTCACAAGGTACAGTTGGTTCACAAGGTCTTCAGGGACTTCAGGGTATAGTAGGTTCACAAGGAACTCAAGGTCTTCAGGGACTTCAGGGTATAGTAGGTTCACAAGGAACTCAAGGTCTTCAGGGACTTCAGGGTACAGTAGGTTCACAAGGTACAGTTGGTTCACAAGGACTTCAGGGTCTTCAAGGTACTGCTGGAGGAACAGGAGGTACAGGTACTCAAGGAACACAAGGACTTCAGGGTCTTCAAGGTACTGCTGGAGGAACAGGAGGTACAGGTACTCAAGGAACACAAGGACTTCAGGGTCTTCAAGGTATTCAAGGAACACAAGGTCTTCAAGGATTAATTGGTCCTGTTGCTGGTATTAATAAGCAGATTATATTCAATA